AATGCGAATTTGAGCAATGCGAATTTGACCAATGCGAAATTGATCGGGGCAATACTGGACGGGGCAAAAACTCAGGGAGCCGATTTCACCGGAGCCGATATGGATCCTGAAATTATATGATGGACGTGAAAAGAATATCAATGCGGATCGCTTTTGGGAATTCGAACTTGATCGCCTATCTACGGGGTTCAACAGGTTTTAAGTGGTTGGTTCCGGAAACCGAACCGGAGTGCAATACTCTACTGGTATTCTGATTTCCTGGTCTTGATGTAAGCCAAAACATTTAAGATAGACCAGATAATCAATAGTATGACACGCATCCAAATATCATCTGTACCAACCGACTTAGGGTTTGTTGCAGTTACTATGATCAACGCAGTAAATAACTGTAAAAGACCAATCACTAAACTTACATATTTAAGACCTTTCATCCAGGCGTTAACAGGACTTCCGGATAACACCAAAATGAGAAGAACAGGACCGATCAAACCGAGTAGTATGCCGATGATTTCCATCAAACAACATACACCGGAGTAATTATTTTTACGTCGGACTATGAACTGGTTTTTTTGAATCCGGAATTTCTTTTTCGTAACGCTTTTTGCGCCGTGAAGCAGAAGCCCTTTCCGCTTTAGTCATCTGGTGAGCTTTAGAGCGAGGCAAACATTTCAGAGGGTCTTGACCCTTGTGAGTCTCTTTGGGTCTATTCTCTGATTGGCCACATGGTCCTACTATCTTGCCATGTGTATCAATAGCTACCCAATCTTCTTTTTTGAACCAATCGCTAAGATTAGCTATTCTTAACGCAATGCTAGCATTTTTAGAGGAGACCCATTTCCCACCAGATTCGTTATATAACTTCACCGCCCAACCGTTAGAGTAAGCAGATGGGTGCTTCTTAAACCCTTTACCTCCGTTCGGTCCATCTACACGGCGTTTATTATGTATAATATAGGCAACATCACCGCGAGTAAGCTTCTGAATCCTATCCCATAAATCATGGTTAGCAGGAGAATTTTCACTCATGGTGCAATATTAATACGTCAATAAAGTCATATCTATCATTTCTTTGAAGTGACTTCTTGTAATTTACCCACCAAATCAAATGGAACTAAATCGACCCATACTTTTATATTCTTAGAATTAAATACCTTCCCACTTGGACCTAAAAGAGCAGTAATGTGTGGAACCCCAGATTCTACAGAAATGGGTGATTTCACACGCCACGCTGCTACTTTTAGCTCCGGATCAATACCGAATCCGTCTATGGTCAGTTTCAACTCCTTTCCTAAATCTTCCCGAACTTCTTCATCTGCTGGTTTAGCATATATGGTCATATGATGATTTAACTGTTCATGACCGTGGGTAGGATTTATATTAGAACGTACCCATTGTTTTACTTGGGCATATTCGTCCGTGTCCATAGATTCGTAAAATGAGTCTAAAGCATCATCTAATGAATCACGAAGGTTTTTGATTTCCAAATCGTCTAAAACAACGCCAGTGTAGTATACCTTATCATCGCTCATACTTAACACATTACATAAAAATGGTATTAAAATCCACAGTCAAGACTTTCCTAACCTGACGGACCTAATCAAAACAGGTGCGTCTTCAGGGCCTCTAATGTAGGGTTCTATCCAAACCGGACGACCGATCCTAGAAGTCAACTTGGGTTTCCAATGTCCACGAACGATCGTTTGCACTGAGGGGGTTCCCCCAGACCGACTACGCCCATGCATGTAGTCATTTATGGCTTGTCTTACGTCTATAGAAATGGGTTTCCCTAATTTGTAGGTTCTCACATTTTTAAAATTTCCTCTGTTAGAGGATATGCTACCTACTGAACCATTCTCGGGTCGTGTCTTTACATTATCAGGATCAGACATGGCCAAGCAGACGTTTATGATTAACTTACCTATTAGCTTATTAGTAGCGTCGTCAATACTATTAGGCGGTAAACTAAATATCGTATCCGCCCATTCATTTTCTACCCCTTCATACTTTTCAAATTGACCTTCTGCCATCTGCACCGATTTGACACCGTGGTTCCATATAGTGACATCAGTATTAGTAAAAGCCACATATTGCCAGATGCCTGATTTATCTTGGAAGTTCCCGATATACTGAACCAACACTCTTTTGATAGGTATTTCCTCAGATTTAGAATTTAGTATAAATAAAAGATTGTCCGGAATCTCGATACAAAAAGCTTTCCAAGGTGGAAGCGTTATGGATGAAATCTCGGCAGGCACATGTGTGGCCATAAGCGCTGCAGCGTACTTATGTCCCATAACAATAGAAGGAAACCCCTGATCTGCCCACCTCGCTGAAGCTAAAAAAGCGATGCGATCCGATGGTATCATTAAAAATGCTGAAAACTGAGGATTAGAATACACATAATCAGACAGGTGATCCATAGCTTCTTCATCATTATCTGATTTTTGGTAACTATGGGGCCATATGGCAGTTCCTAAAGCTTGTAGCTTTTCACGTTCTATCCCACTACCATCGTGCTGGGATACTTCTTTCCTCCACTTATGAAATGACTGAGCGAAATATTTGTAGTCATACCTATCAATACTCATTTATATGCCTTGTGAAGATTTTACATGGAAGATAATACCACATCCGGTATCATCTCTAATTTTTTAGTTCGAGTACGAACTTGAGTTTGGGTTGAGTATGGACTTTTTTATATCATAAAGCTTCAAGACACTCACATTCTTTTCATACCTTTAGTCTTTGCAAAGCCACCTGCGCGGGGCGGACCTGACCGGGGCGAAATTGATCGGGGCAATACTGGACGGGGCAAAAACTCAGGGAGCCAATTTCACCGGAGCCGATATGGAACCTGAATGACCCGTATATATTTTATCTTTTAATATACCATTCATAGTATGAACCCCGTAAATGCATCTAATATGATGAAGAGAATGGCTGCCGCGTTAGCGGCATCCAAGTCTCCCAATAAATCTGCCGTAGCAAAAGATCTTATGGCGTTATCTGATGCCATAAACGGAAATAGAAAAGCTGAGGCTTATTTAACAAATAAATTGGCGGGAGGAAGGACTCACAAAGGAAATTCGAATTTCGAATTGACGGATTCAAGATGGAATTACGATAAGAAGAAGGATCTTACGGCAAATTTCACATTTAAGGGTCGTTTCGATGGAAAACCATTCGAATTTACGGTTCCAGTCGAGTACAGTCTTTCTATGAAGAAAGATTCAGATGGTAGGACCTCTTGGTCATATATTAGTGTTGATATTTCTGATGAACCAGATTGTACCACTGGTTGCACTCTAAAATTAGATGGTGTTGAGGTCCTCAGTAGTGATGAACTTTATGAAAGATTTTTAGATGAAAAAGATCTCAGCGACCAAGAACATGGGTGGTCTTCTCTATCCGATTCACTCCGTGAGGATGCCCAAGTTTCTAACGAAGCAAAGGCATTTGCTGCCGATTATGCCGATAATGCCGAGGAAGCGGAAGACCCTTATGGTTATAGAGGGTTGAGCCGCGAAGACTTTATATAGTATGACTGCGGTTGGATTTACAACTTCATACGATGTCTTTGCTTTACTTGATTCATTATCCTTTCACCAACTTCCTTCAACAGCTTAGTAATTAAATCCTTCGTATATTCCTTACCTTCATAAGACCAATAAACATTAAAGCTCGATCTGGGGCTGGACCAGTATTGTATGGCAGCCCTAACGAGTACATCTAACTCCGAAAGCTCGTTTAGCTCGGATTCATCTAAAGGTGTGAATCTATTAATGGAATCTAAGTGTCCTGAATCCTTGATTAAAGATGCGAAATCATACGGGATATTAAATGGTGCCCTTTTTGAGTATTTCGATGATAATTTAGAAACTAATAAGCCTTAATCGCGAGCGACTAATTTGCGAGATGGATTTTGCGAATTTTCGATTGCTACAGCTATACGACGAAGAGCATTAGGTATATCAGACGGATTCATATAGGTATGAATTAAAAAAATCCATCATATACTATTGGACATTTGCCTAAGATATCGCTTGAAAAGCCATTAAGGTCATAAAGTGTAGGAATACTTAAATTTCGCGGGTGTCTGCACTTTCTTATAACCTAAAGACTCAAAATATTCGCGCTCTATTAGGCCTTGACGCTTGGCGGACTGGTAAAGAGTCTTTTTGTTAACTTCATTTCCATTAGGATCGAGGTAATAATAAGAGGGAGCAGTTTTACCTAAATCGGTCCAGTTAGATGCCTTGTAGATATGACCGGTATGACCAGCACGAGGATCGGCAAAGCTAACTAACTTACGAATGATAGGAAAGTCCCGCTTAATAAGGCGAATTACACGAGCCATGATGAATGAGGCAAAGTTTTTCTTGTGACGAGACGGGTGAATGCAAAAACGGTCTAACTCCAAAAGCTGCTTTGACTCTATTTTGAGAGTGGCGGCGATGCCCTGACGGACAGGCGAGGCGAATTTAACAACTGCAAGCAAATCGGTACCTAAATACACTCCATAATTTACAGATCCTGCACGCCCATATCCAGAATAATGATAGTCATCTAAAAACTTTTTAGCGTCATCGAAACTAGATAGACGTGATATCTTAATATCTGAAAAGGAAAAATCTACCAAATCCTGATTGATAAGTGACGGATTACGCTTGACACCAACAGGTACTGAATTGCTTATCTTGATCCTATTAAGATAATATTTTACTTTAGATTTCCAATTATTTGTCTTAAATTCATTTTCCCAGATAACTAAACAATTCATACCTATTTCATTCCATGCTGCAATAGTCAAAGATTCATGGTCTTCATTATTTAATCCTGTAAAACGTTCAGAATGCCAATAATCACCAAATATTTCTACTATTGAGTTTGCACCATGGAACGGATTTTCAGGTTCGGGACCTATCAGAAGAAAATCAGGGTTTTTATTCTTACTTAATGCTGGTAAATATCTCCAGTATGAACCATCTCCTGTAAATAAAAATTGAGGGAAGATGCTCTGGAATTTTTTCTCTAGATTATTCGGTCCTGAACGTCTAGAATGTTGTAATTGATTTCTAGCATACTCGGGGTTCTGCATAGGATGGGGGACCCCATAGCGTTCTATGTTGGTAGCATGAAATTTGTCTAATGATTCAGGAAATTTGTCTTTTATAATTTTCTTAGCCTCAGTAGTCTGAAAGTAATAACTACCGTAATGATTAATCTGGCTTTCATATTGTTTTAAACGTGTATTCATATCTTGAGTAGTCCATTCAACACCGTAATTTTCTAAATTAGTTCCCTTGACTTTATTTTGGATTTCTTCAAGTTTCATTGCATTGGGAACTCCATATTTTTCAATCATAGTATTTATTCCCTTGGCTCTAATTTCAGGAACTCTTAAAGTCTGTTCATCACCATAACGCTCCTTAGAAGTGGCCAGCTGTTTAGCACGAATTTCTGGATGTAAAGACGGATTGGTTACACCATATTTTCTTAAATTAGATTCTTTAATCTTGGCTTTAACTTCAGGTCGCGCCCAGTTATTTTTATCTAAGTGAGCTGACCTATCTTTTCCATTCCAATAACTTTGAATTTGATCATATAATATAGAATCCTTACAAAAGGTATTTATAGCCCCGTACTTCTTTAGATTGGTTTCTTCCTTTTTTCTCCTAGCATCTGGAATATGAATAGCATTAGTTACACCTGACCCATACCTTTTTTCGAAAGTATTTATTATTCTTTCATTAGTTACTTGTTTTTTATCTCTATTTTTCCATAATTCACATATACCTCTGTGTCTCTTCATACTAGTGAAGGAATTTTCTTGATGACCACAAAGACATGCAGGTGGTTTTCTCTCATCTAAGGGCTTAGCTGCGAGGAACTCCGGACACTTCCTCTTATGACCAGATGTGACTGGTCGTGGAAATTCTTTCCCACAATACTCACAATTATACATAAATTACTATACAATTTGGACTATAAATTGGAATTAGTACACATCATGGTCCTAAATATGTATTATATTTAGGACCATGAACCGGAAGAAGAAATCAGTACTAATCAAAACAATACTAAATATTCTCTAATGACAGTATATATTTAATCACATTCCAATAAACCGTCGAGGGGTAAGAGCACCACGGCCTACTGATGGACCAAATGATGACCTTATTCCTATCCCATATTTTGACTGTTGTATACCGCGAATGATTTTAACGGTAGCTTTAGCTCCAGTATCAGCGGATAACATCTCTTTAAATCGTCCATCTATTGCATCAGCCATGGATGAATACTTGGATGATTTTTCTAAATCAAGGGAAACGCCGCCTATTGAGTAGGCAAACTCGTCTGCCACCCAGTTCAGACTTAATGCTTGTAGTGAATATACCATAGCACCAGTTAGCACTAAAGACCTCCACCCTGCATTCTGTTGCATTAGTTGATCCAAAGTCGCATAGAAAGTCCGAGGCGGATACATGTTTATGATGTCTAAAGACACGCGGAGGTACTCAAGAAGCTCTGGATCCTCCCATATATATCCGAATATTCTATTCATCTGGTTAACGCTTTCTTCGCCAGACGGAGGCAAGAAGTGATAGTTTCTTGCTGGATTATTATCTCGCAACAATATCCTAAGGCTCTTTATCATATCTAACTGATTATTAGAGGCACCTGGCAAACTTACCAATTGAGTAGGGTCAGAAACTATCGCAAATTCTTGCAATATGTTCACTACTGGGGAATTTAAATATTCTCGAGCCTTCCACCGAATTCGGTAATCTCCTATATTCGCATCAATAGGCACCGTAAAATCAGCGTAATACTCACCTACCGTAGGGTTTTGTGGTACTCGATTAGCAGGTGGAAGTAATACTTCAATACCAGTAGTAAAATCGAATATATCGTAAAATAGTTGGGCAGCATTTTTAGAAGTCCTATCCTGGCCCTTAAGAAATAAAGATAAACCACTCGTTCTACTTAATTGTTGATTTCTTTTAAATACAACACCACTCATAAAGAAAAATACCGAAAACAGGCTTAATGTATATTTGGTACAATCACTAGTGTTGCACTAGATTCACACACACAGGAACCATGTATGTCATATAGTAATCTATTCGAAATTCGTGCAAGTCTTTTTTGCTTATTAATTAAATAGAAACATCATGCGCAAGATTCATTATATTAGCGAAATCCGACACCCAGAACCATTAATGATAGAGTTTTTCGACTCCATCAAGAAATCAGTTCCGGTATTCAGAGGCCCAGTATATGGAAGTTATAGCGAGGGAGAATCAATCAATCTGGAAGCATTAATACTCAGTCGCATAATATCAGAAAAAGTAGTGTGCCTCTACTCTTTCTTTGAATCTTACGATTTTAGGAAGACACGGTCTAAGGAAGGTTTCATATATGATATCATAGACACATACATAAAGCGTGATAATTTTGATTCGTTACTAGATCATACAGAAGCTCCAAGAATTAGAAAATTCATGAACTTGCGATAATTGTGGTTTTAATCCGAAATTTTAATGATTATTTATGAATCTTAAAAGGATAGCTACTCGGATCGCATCATTAGATTTAATACCTAAATTCGATAACTTACCTAAAAATCCTGATTTTTGGAAAACAGAGACTTCTAATCTCGTGGCTTGGGGTATGTCGGGTGCTTTATCAGGTAAAGACCCGGAAACAATAGGTTGATAACCTTACCATACTAGATAAAAGATTAGATTATTTCTTTAGAGAGTATGAAAAACCAGCACCTGAAACTGATGATGATGATGAAAATGAAGCCGAGGACATGGCTAACCTCCTCTCCGAGGAAGCAGATCTCGATAGAAACACTACAGTAGACAGAGAGACCAGAAAGACCAAGAAACTGTTTGATAAACGTTAACAGTCACACTCTTTAAATTTTAGGTTTGTAGTATTTAACACTGAGAATCTCTGAGTTTTTGACATCAGAGGTGAATTCACATTCTCTTTAAATTCCCATACTATATCATATTCAGCAGTCGGACCCATTACGGTGTACGGGGCGTAAAATTTACCAACAGCGTATTTAGACCCAACAGTTTTCCGGGTTTCGATACAACCGCGACAGTTAAATATCGTCCAATATATTGAATAAGGGTCGATGAAAAGACCTGTTATTGAATCGTTCAAGTACATATTTAAATCTTCAGGACCTAATGTTGTTCCTGATATAAAGACTTTTGATAATGGATTAGGTATACTAGAAGGCAGAATACAACAGACACTTGAAGGAGATTTAGGATAAGCCGCCTTATCTAACACAAAAATATATGATTCTTTGATTTCTATCTGGATGCCATTTGTATTGATTTCCCACAAAATTTTATAAGTACCATTTGGTATATTGGATTCCCAAGGAATATAGTATTTTCCATCAACAGCCAAAATGGCTGGTAAAGATTTTCCCGAAACTAATTTCCCATCTAACGCATAAATAGAGTATGTGACGGAATTGACATTAATGATTTGCCCTTCAGCATTCTGTAGCTGCAAGCTTATCTCGCCTACACTAAGCTGCTGATTCTTATAAACTACGGTCATATCAAGTAAAGCTGGCGACTATGCCAGAAGAAGAAGACCCGAAGAAATTTCTTGGTACTAAATCATAATCCCTAACAATTTCAAGCGAGTTTACACTATATACGTAAGATGTATACCAATAGCCAGTTTTATCAGGATAGAATCTTACAGAATAAAAACCCGGGGATCCACTAATTTCATTAAAATAAATACTCCCAGGAGAGATATTTGAATCTAATACTGATGATCCATCTAAGATATCCCAGTTATATTTCACATTGTTAACAAAAAGATTTAAAGATAAATCACCGACTAAGACATCCAGTACTCTATCCTGAGAATTCAGAGGATCAACTATTACTATCTGATCGTATATTATAACACCACTAGACACTAAACGGCTCATAATTGAATTAATTATTAGTAATCTAATAAAGGCTCTTGAATAGAGCAAGAATTATGAATCTGAGAAAAATCTCCTTCAGAATAGCTGGCATCGAGGAACTCAATTGGTCAGGAATACCTAAGAATAAAGAATTTTGGTATTCTGAGAACTTAATCGAAATATTAGATAAAATTCATAGAGTACTGACTGCACCTAAAGAACTTGAAATAACGGAAAACCTCGGTTATTTAGCAAATATGATACGTGACAAAAAAGACGAGATGCAGGGAAAAGCTGAATCCACCCACCTAGATAGTGGAATATTCGAATCTAAACCAAAAAAATTGCGGCAAATAGCAAGTCAATAATCACTCATTCAAAGCAAAGATTCTTCATCCCGATCACTTTTTGTGAGAAGTCATGGGCTTTTACAGTCGCGCTACCAGCATAATACGATTCACGTAGTTCATTTATAGAACCTGCAGGATTTACAAATACAAAATAAACCCTGGGACCAGTTCGATATCTGCGTTTAAGCGCACAACCCGCGATGCTAAGATAAGCCGCCAAATAAATGTCATGAGTTTCTAATTCTTCTTGTTCCATTTTAAATTTTCCAACACACAATACTCATCGAACCACTAATACGATTATGCCTACCCGGGGATTCACACCCTGGGTAGGCATAAAATACTACGCTCTCTCAGACTGAGAAAAGAGTAGAACCGTCGTCTTCTAAGCAGACAACAGCCGCACCAGCAGTTAAACCTGCTCTGTCTCCACCCGGCTGGAAATCAGCCGAGTTGTACTTAGAGAGATTACCATAAACGAAGGACAAGAGAACGGGACCGGTCTCAATGAGACTTGGTGCTGCCAAGTCTGCTATACCGCCGACTAGTGCATCCTGAGCTGCAGCAAGCAAACGGGTAAAAGTAGAAAGAGCCAAAATAGTGGCGCTCGAAACATCTACTGTACCACCAGCATATACTGCCGCTTTAAGAGCAGTAACTGATAACCCAGAGAGTGCACCAGCCGTGAAGCCCACTATCGGATTGAGTGTTGAATTGCCACCAACATCAACCCCAATGTAAGCAGCCGGACCGGAATTTGATCCATTTGAATCTACGATGATGCGATTGCCCACTAAACGAGCAACTAGCGGAAGGCTGGCAGATTCAAATCCTGCATTCAACTCATTACGGATCGTAGCTTTAGCTAAAGCAGCATTCGAGGTAACGTTAATGGTCGTGTAGGCAGCTGTCGCTGAAACGCGAACCTTAAAAACGTTATTTCCACCAGTCGTGTTGACCGTAGCCGCATTGTTAGACCCGTACAGCGACAAAAACGCGTACGTATCTAACACGCTCTTAAAGTCGTCATCTGACGGCTTTTCGAGATAACGAGACTGCCCTGGCGGCTCGCTAGAGAAGCAACGCTGAGCGCGATTCTCAATGTCCGCTAAGTAAACCTTTTGAATGTCCGTTCTGATAGCACCGACTCGCATTTGTTTGCTCCTCTTTATTCTAAAGTCTTATCAGAGAGTGAACCACTCGCTAAATAGCGAATTAGCCTGGACTCTCACTTGCCACCCTGCTGCTGGAACGCCAATAGTTACTACTGCATCCAACACACGGATAGCTATACCGGTAAACACTGCAAAGTCCCCTGAAGTAATTGTCTGGACCGTTCCACCCATATTCTTCAATTGGAGACGAGTGTCATCTGGGTAAACAGATGTAAAAGTCAAGCCATCCACGTCAGTCCAGTTGTTCATGACGTCGTTGGCCGCAGCCACAACCACGCTTTTCGCAATCGCTAAAGCGTCTACAGGAGAGAAAGTAATGTAGTTAGCGTCTGAAAGACCCTTTATAGATCCATTATTTGCCGCCAACAGGACTTCATCCGTAGGTACCAGATTTAAATACCCCTTTACAGAAGTATCATCCGGATTTACGTAAGGGATATAAACAGCCTGTTTTGCACGCTGAGCATAACCTTCAAAGTTCCCCTGGCTCTTGTCAATTTTATCTATTAAAAGTGACCGGTCAATGACTTGTTCATTAACAACTCTTATGTAAATCAGGGGCATTGAAATCTCCTACCAATTTTGGTAAAGTATTATAAGGCTAAACTGTTCATCAGTCGGAAAGCAGCACTGAATTCTGTGTCCATTCCAGTACTAGACAAGAATAACTGTCCGGTTGTGTGGAATGTTGACCAATACTCAACGTCAAGACCCGCATTTAGTGGGATAGTAAATACGGTTCCATTTTCCTCATAGGCCAAATTTAAACCATCTGGACCCACTACATCTATTACAATATTAGAAACTAATTGTGGTAATTGTATTTCAGTAACCGTAGCAGAAACGCTTCCCGAAATATTAAAGCCTAGATTAGGGGTGGTGTTATATGGCAACACCAAATGGGGTGCACTAGGAGCGCCAGCAGCTCCTCCATAAGGAATTTCGGATACAGTAATCCAAAAAGGCTTTGTATCATCCAGGTCCGGGAAAGACATCACGTAGTCTTCTGGATTTAGAAGGAATCTGGTTAACCCTCTAAACCCCGAATAAGACTGAGATCCTTCTACTACACCTTTAGAACGGTATCCCGCCTTGGGCACTACTTGAAAATCCGAAAACATTCCATCAAAATTATCTGATACCGCGAATTGATATGATCCGACGTCAGATTTTGAAGAAATGACTATATCTAAAAGATTTTTCCTGCGACGATTTAAAGAAAATACTCTCGGCATCTTAATGTAGACGACTGAATAAAAGACCAATAGTTACTTCGTCTTTTCGGATTTTACCTTATCATTATATGTAGCAGCACTTTCCACACCTTTTTCTTTCATAGCCTGAAATTGAGCTTCTGCCCAAGTACCCGTATCTTTACCTTGAAAATTCGGGACAGCCCCGCCCACTGCACCATATCTATCTCTTTGCCTTAGGCTAGCGGCTTCAGCAGACTTTTCTCGGTGCTTTTTGAACCGATTTCCCTTTGATGGCCAACTGCCCGAAGGACCGTCCAAAAATGAAACCAAGGGAACCGAAGGCACATAGAAATAATTACATAAACTACCACACTCTTTACATGCTGGAGTGATTACATTATATTCTTTCATGGAAGCTACACACTCCTGAACATTTTCACATGAATCAGAAGTGCACTTATAACTATATGTAGGCATATACTACTTTACAAAGTAGTGAGTTATTTTTGCTGTTGCTGTAAAAATTGGACGTCATCCTGAGTGAGTTGGATTACATCTTGTTGATCCTGTTCCATATCGACAGGAGTTTGTTGCTGCTCATCTTCATCAAAATAAACAGGGATTTGTTGTTGCCCATCAAATCCCTCCCAATCTACTTCCACGTCCTGCTCGACATCTTCAAGAGGAACTAGAGTCTTCTCTGCTAACCTATCATACTCCCTATCTACTACATTTAACAAGGACTTTTCGTCAAGTTCTAGATTTTCCGAAGAAATGTCCTTCAAGAAATCGTCTAATCTAACTATGACAGCATACGTATGCTTACAAAGCCAATATTGTCGCTTAGGATCTCTTATATTTGGGGGAGTAGCACGACCAACGGGGGGACCTAATAAAAATTTGTTGGTTTTCGCATTGTAATCAGGACCATTGTATCTCCAGAATTCGCAATTGCAAACCAGTACAACATTTCTTACATCAGATAAAGCGGCTTTTACTACTTTTTTATCGCTACCACAAACCACATTAAATGTAAAAGTTCGTGTCTTCCGATCATAATCTATCAAAATTACAGTGCATTCATCAGCATTTTTCTTTATTTTTCTGGGAGTTTTCGTTTCCAAATAATCCGGATTTAGTGCTAATCTGATTAAAGCAACATGATGGGAGTTCAGTGAGGATTTTCTTACGGGCTGTTCTACCGTTCTATATGGATAACTGAAATATTGAGTCATATCAACATCAGACATATAACTCGTATCAGTCGGAACTTGAATATTTTGATCGAAATTATACTCTTGATGATGGGTAAGACTATCGGCGTCACTTATATCGAAAATAGATCCCGGAGATGAATTAGGAATAGTAGGTTCTATATCATTATATAAGAATGATTGATAACTAAAAAGATCACCCTCAGGGGTGGATCCATCCATAGCACACGCTGCTATTCGAGTAGCTATCAAATAGTTAGATTCAGAAGCCACAATAGCTTCCATCTTAACGGGTAAAAGAAATATCGGCTTGAGATGTTCTGGGATTGCAGCAGCAAAAGACAAAATGTCAGGATAAACATCCTGACATTTAAATGCATATTGAGCAGCTTCTGTTAATACAAACCCATGACTATCCATTACAAAACCATATTATAATCAAAAGCTAAATAACAATGTCAAGACTTAGCAAGAATAAATTTATATTTTTCTTTTCCGTATATTTTTACATAATGATGCTTTTCAGCATAATCAGACTCCCTCATTTTATTTCTTACAGCTTGATTATATAATGTCTTTTTGTGTAATATCCAGCCCTGACCATTAACGTAGTAATAATCAGGGGAAACAACACCAACATACGCCCAATTGGCTGCTTTATAAATAGTTCCTAAGTGATTGTAAGTGCTATCAGCAAAAGACACCAAGTGAGATTTTGAAGAATCTATACTAAAAATGAGTTTAGCTGCTCTCGATAAAAACCAACTAGCAAAATTCTTTATTTGCCTATCTGGTTTTATACAGAACCTATCAAGCTCAAGCATATTTTTAGGACTAATGCCTAAAGAGGTGGCCACTTCCTGTCTTATTGGCGGTGAAAACTTACATACGGCTATGAGCTCCTTATCCTTATATGCTCCAAATATTACCTTAGCAGCTCTACCAAAACCCGCATAATGAAAACTAGTTAACAAGTTATGTGCTAAATTAAAATCCCGATCATCCTTTTTAATTAACTTAATATCTACACTTTTTAATTCGAACGACTTAACCTGTGTTATGGCAGTCGAACCACAAATACTAATAATTTTTTGCTTGATTAAAGTAGGATTGCAGAAATCTACCTCATTTAAGTACAAAAACTTACTATCAGAATGAGCCTTCCTTAGATAAGTAGATTTACTCGCATCACGCTTAACAGCAGATTCTAATGAATGCCAATACTCTCCTTGACATTCAATATATACTTTAAAATCGGGAAGATAAAAATCAAAAATATAGGGTCCTACTACATACTGCTCTTTATATGAAATACTAAGAGCAGTTAAAATATTAGATGTTATGATCTCTAACGATGATTTAAAGTCACTACTGAATTTTTTTGATAAGGACAGAAGGGTTTTTTCTACATATTTGTTAGAATTCCATAAATCACGCATTGATTGTGACTGTTTTGCTTTAAAATCAGGAGTATTTCGAGTTTTCAGTTGGTTTTCTCTGAATTCTACACTCTTCCAATTGTCTATTGAATGTTCTCTAGCTGATTTTAGATATTCGGGGTCGGAGTGAATTTTTAACTGAGCAGATTTGTATTCGGGATCTTGCCACAATTTCTTGCTTTTTTCCGATATTTTATTTTTCGTATCAGTTTCATTCCATATTATTTCTTGACTTTTCTTTATTTTAGATCGATATTCTTCATCTTGCCATTTCTGCTTCAGTGAACACTTCTTACAATATAACGAGCCCTTAGATATTTTTTCTTTAAAGCATTTTAAAATAATGTGATTTTGAATACCACACATCTCACAAGTATAAGTTATTCTGGATTTATTCGTATACCCAGGCTCTAACGTAGCTAAATATTTAGCTAGTTTTTCTCCATTCATTTCAAAATAATCGGCCAGTCCTTCGAGGAATTCTCAATCTTACATCCTCAAGTACTCTTTCTAATTCATCTACTTTCTCAGGGCGCAGAGTCATGCGCAGCTCTTCATAATCTATCTTATTAACTGCTAATGCTGTGGCGTCTAGAGATTTTTCTAATTTCAAAAGTGTACTCGGTATTGACTCTATCAAATCGCCAGCTACTGCGTAGAAGTGATCCTTCTTTTCGCTTGCATTAACTAAGTCAAATACTTTAACTATATAATTTTTTAACTCATTACAACGTAATCTAGCGTCAGACAATTCTTCTTGTATGTAAATAGTAGCCGACATATATTAATATTTCTAATTATAACCTCAAATAAGAATCAGGGAGTAACCATTAAGGGCTTCTCCATGATTCTTATTCGATCAAGTCAAGTCATCCTTCAAATTGATCAGGGAATTCCTTGACCAACGTCTTTCTCATCTGATCACCCTCTGCCGCATACAGAGCTTCCAAAAATTCTGCGGTAGCCCCATGACGCTTAATGTTTTCTAAACGTTCAGCGAGCTTACCAGTAAAAGCCCAATCCATGGGGAAGCTAGGATCAATGGCGCGAGCTACCCTTAAGCGAGGGTCAGAAATCTTAGGAGCGCCGGGCTTCTTATTCCTAATACCACTAGTGTCCTTAACAGAAATGCCTTCAAAAGATCCCTTGGAAGAATTTCTGACCTGAGCAATCACTGTCCCAGATTCATCATCAGCTTCTCTAACAGAGTTCATTTTACCTAAATTGGTGGTAATGGTAATCCCTTCTCTTTGAATTACCGAATCTTTAAATAAGTCGGCTTTAACGCCGCTCATATTTTCCAATTCTTGCATTATTTTTATTGAGTCAGGACGCGAAACGTCATTAAAAACAGCCTTGGCACTAGTGCGAACCCTGCCAATTGATACAGCTTCCTGAGCATCAGTCGTATCACTAGACACGGCCATTCCCCTGGATTTACGGTTATCTGTACCTACCAATACTTTAGGATTCTTTTTATTGGAGGATCCTCTATCTTCTACTTTGAGAACCTCATCTTCGTCTAAAGTAGTAGTGGTTAATTGTGCACCAGACGCTCGCTGAACGCGGCTCAAGTCCTTGTTTACAGTTTGGGCTTTTGCTATGTTACGATTGGGTCGTATGGTATCTATCCTGTCACCAGATTCTTCTAAACTGGCGGGTACTACCCAACCGTTTTCTACTGCCCCTCTTAATTGAGGTGATGGGATATCCATACCTGAGTACCTTAAAATCGAACCATCATAATCAAATTCATCACCACTTTGAATATCTATCGGGGTCCCGCCACCCACCCGGATTTTCATCTTAGCAAAGAATTTGATGTAATTTCCCCGTTTCCAAGACATAGTGCTCATTTCAAAACCTCCAGAAAACACTACGACATGAATGCTTTTCCAATTATAAAAAACCTAAAATTCAAAATCTCCTTTATGGTATTTTTGATTCTTTCAGCAACGATTACATACTTACCAACATATGTAAAAAACAAAATTATAGAAAAGTTAGAATCTAAAGGGTACTCAGTTCAAGTACAAGAATGCAGCATGAGGTGGATGGGTGCTGACTGTCATGAGGTACACATATTTAAGGAAAACCAAGACATAAACTTCCGGTCACTGAACATTAATTACGTATATCCGGAACAGTACATAATAAAAGCAAATGATGGGTATGTAAACTATACACATATCCAGGATAATAAGAATTCATACGACAGCCATAGAAGCGTTTATGAATTACACCTAAATAATATTAGAACCAACATTAAATCCCACGGGTATGACGTTAGGTTAGATATTGCAGAGGCATCATACATGAATGGAGAGAAATATGTGAAATTTACAAATGCGTCTTTGGTAAAGGGAGATAATGCGTTTACAATAGACAAAGGAGCATATGAAGACGGAAGGATATCACTAGGAAACATATCATTTGAGCTGAAGCATCAGGATGATAGGAAGATCGAACCCCGAGACTCTAAAAATAAAAAGGAAGCAGATATGGAGTCCTACATTCTCAAAATATATAACCAGTTAGAATCAGTACCATCTTTTTCTTTTAAATCGATTAAAGCTAAATATAACAGTTATTCCATAAATGCCATCAGTGGCGACTATAAGTCGCATACAATGAATTGCGAATCAATTCAAATCAGTCAGCATCAAGAAGAAATTACGAACATGGAAGGCGTTAACATAGAAATAAAGAACAATAAGATGTTTCTTAAATCTAGCTACATCTATGGGTCTAATGAGAAGTTAAGTAAGTCAAATATAAAAATACGCGGTGTTGAAATATTTCTATCTAAAATAGATGATACTTTTGATTACGATCTAAAGATTGGGGAAGTCCACATTTCCGGAATTCTAAAGAAGAATGGTGAAGACCTTGAAATCAAAACAGTGCTTGATACAACCGAATGTCAAGCACTGATAGAAGCCTTGCCAGACAGCATGAAGGACAATTTAGATGAATTCATATTCGCTGGACAAATATCTGGCAGTACATCGTTACTAACCAAAAATCCCCAAGTTAGTATAAAACTAAATCATAACTGCCATTCGGTGAGCTCTCCCAAAAAATACTCACGAAATGTACTAATGTCCAAGTATTCTCGAATAGTAATAAACAGTAAAGGAGAAGAAATAGAAGAAGTCACAGGTCCACAAACACCAAACTGGGTTAGTCTTTCTAACATTTCACAATATATGCCGATTTCTGTTATGGGAACCGAGGATTCAGCATTCATGAAGCATAAAGGCATACTGATTAATGCAATCGAGAATTCAATGGTTGAAAATATCAAAGCCCATAAATTCATTAGAGGAGGTAGCACGATTTCAATGCAGACTGCGAAAAACTTGTGGCTGAATAGAAAGAAAACCATGGCACGTAAAATTCAAGAGGCATTTTTTACTGTTCATTTGGAACAGATATTATCCAAGAACGAAATTATGGAAACATATCTAAACATAGTAGAGTTTTCTCCCGGTGAATATGGAATCGGGAACGCAGCCAAGAAATATTTCAATACGAACCCGGCCAGTTTATCTCTCACGCAATGCATACTTCTGGCTTCTTTGCTTCCAAATCCTAAATCAGTATCATGGGATAAAATCGGAAGAGTCACCGATTCTAAAATGAAGTTCATCCATTTAGTAATGAATAATCTGAAAAAGTTAAAATTCATCACAGAGGAAGAAGAAAAAAACGGGTTGAATGAATGGGTAGTAATAGGCCAATCAGAACCCGATTTAATCGATGAACCTGAAGTACCAAATCCAGAACTACAAGAATGAACGGTTAATGATGCAATAAATATATGATAGGATATTCGGAACTTCCGGGAGCCACATCTTCGAGAGCTTTAAGCGAACATTTAAAGTTATTTGATGGTTACATTAAGATGCTTGAGAAAGCAGATTTAGAGCTAAAATCAATACATTCACTAAATAAAAATGCCCTAGACGGGAACATAGCCAAGTCATTGCGTAATCATGGATATGCTGTAGGAGGAGCAGACCTCCATTCTCTTTATTTTAGCAATCTGTCTCTGGAACCAAAACCGCCCGAAAGTGCGTTTGTAGAACATGTACTAGAACATTGGGGGTCTCTGGATAATTTGTATGAACAAATGAAATCGACGGGTCTATCTTGTCGGGGATGGGCCGTTTTAGCACAAGATCCAGGCTCGAAAAATCTCCGCATTTTCGCCATGAATTCTCATGATGAAGGAGCAGCATTTGGATATAATCCTTTGTGTGTCATTGATGTTTGGGAACATGCATACTGGATGGATTGGGGAACCGACAAGAATGGTTATTTAACTGCCTTAAAACCATATATAGATTGGGGAATGGTGTCAAGTAGATTCTCATGAAATAACCTTGTAATAATTAATTCGATTATGGATAAGTTAGTGACTCTCTATATTAATGACTCTGATGTAAAAAATATTGCAGATAATTTATTAAATTCATTGAATGATAAAGCACTTACTACACTGGATGAATTTATCGTAAAAAACATAGAGTTATCCAGTTCTCCGTCTACAATATATAAAGGTTTGGTTGATAAAGGAATTCCAATCCCGAAAGCTGCATCAAAGAATCAAAAAGCATTGAATAAGGCCATTTCGTTTTTAACCAATTCTTTATCCGGAATAGGGTTGGGAATCCTATTAACTAAGGGACTATTAAACGAATTAAATCCCGAAAAGCATCCACATTTATTCCCGAGAATTACAGATGAACGATTAATGATAGCAGCTATCACATCTCTCGGATTAGTATTAATATCATATATTATATATTATAGAACACTATCTATGGATTTACAATCTAAATTGGAGGAACTGGAAAATCCCACAGAAATTGATGGGAATAGGGTATTACCCTTTAGGAGGAAGAACCTAGTGGAACTTCCTAAAAACGTTAAAAGATAACAAAAATGTAATATTTTAAATGAACGTATTCTTTACTGATTTTGATCCAAATATTGCAGCTCAGAATTTATGTGATAAACATATTCCAAAGATGCTGCTAGAATCAGCCCAAATGCTTTCTAATGCATATCACATATTTAAATTAACAGACCCGCCTTATAGATTGCTGATGAAAAATCACCCATGCTCTAGGTGGACAGTGAAATCTGAAGGGAACTTTTCTTGGTTATTAACCCATGCCTATGAAATATCAAGAGAGTATACGAAAAGATTCCATAAAACACATGCCTGCTTATCTGTGTTAAACAGGGTATCAAATGACATGAGTAGAATTCAATGGGGAGAATCATCATTCACTAAACCACCACAAGTAATGCCTCTTATATACCGGAATGAAGGCACAATCGTAGCATATCGGTCTTATTATAAAGGAGAAAAATTATTTGCCAAGTGGAATAAAGGCACTAAAAAACCAGAGTGGTATGATGATCATAAGATAGAATATTCATTAGAAGGAATCAAAAATTACTTAGAACGAGGATTAGCGATTCCCGATCATACCAGTATAGAGAAAATTTCTGAATTGGTAATGTAACTTATCTAGACGTCTGGAATTATCACATCTTATAAAATTCTAGGTGTCTAGACTCTCCCCATTCTCGAATTTTTAAAATTAAAGGTAATCGAATCCATGAAAGTACACGACTCTCTATACCAACTTTGCGGAGTAGTTGATAAGAAGGAATTCGCTTGGGTCCCTTTTACAGAGCATAAACTAGTTGATTATAAGATCGAACTACCTAATTATATTTTATATGTTGATGTGAATGGGAAAATAATTGAATTTATTCACCCTGTACATGAGAACCTCGAACATTTAAGAAATAATATCAATAAATACTTAGGCAAGACCAGGGAGAAAACGCATAAAGCCAGAATCGTAGGTTAACCTAGATTCTTGATCACGATCGAATCATATAAAGATTTAGCAATCCCATTGTCATCATATTGACCATCCAAAAAATTAATTGACATACAGTATTTCTTAAGACCCATGGCAGTACCAGGACCGTATATTCCATCTATGGATTTATCATAGAAATTCAATTCGGTGAGAACCGCCTGAACCACCTTCAATGATTCTTTAGTCCATAAATGAAAAATCATTGAAGGTGGTTCAGGAACAGAAAGCATGAATAATTCTGACTCACTCATTCTTCGTCTTAAAAGTCCCTGACTAACCACCAACTTTCCATTTTGTCTCATTTTACTCCACATCTGGAGTTTTTCAGGTACTTCTGAAAACTTCTGCTCATTTACCGTCGATTGTACAGAAGTATTTCTAATACCACCCTCACCAGTGTTAAATATGAAACTTACCAGGGCATCAAATTGATTTTGATTTAGACGTACAGTTATAAACTTCTTGATTGCTTTTTCAAATCTCACTAAATCGGAACGCAGAATTGATTCAGCCCGCTCCTTTGTAATAGTATCCGATATGTTCTCATGTGGAAGTATAACATGACCCACACCAATAGTCCATTTACCAGCGGGACATAAATATTTAGAAAGTTTTAATCCCTCCCACTTAGTTATAAATTTTACACCATTACTCGAAATACGTAGGTCATCATTAATTTGCATGATTTATAGAGAAGACTCCATAAATAACTTGTCATAAATATTGCGGAATCGGTTTATAGTGTTAACACTAACCACTCCGTGGGAGTCAGTCATAGCCCGATAAGTCGAATTACTAAATCCATATATTCTTCGGGACTCCTGAATCCCTATAATAATTAAGTGCCTTCTTTCTTCTAACCTTAGACTACCGACTTTGTTCCTTCTCCCAAATCCGTTCATGGGAAAATGTACATCTAATTTTTACGACTTTTCAGAGGTTTTGGCGGAGTCTTTTTCTTAATACTCTTAGGAACCTTCAATGCCTTCTTAATAGGTTCGGAAGTAGACTCCGGCTTTACATCATCTACAATAATCACGACAGCAGGAACCTCCGAATCTTGGTTCGACTCGTGCGATACAATTTCTTCTTTCTTTTCAATTTGCTTCGCATACAATTCTATAAATTGTTTCATAGCTTCCAAAAATTTCACAGGATCAAAACCAGCTGCCCTAAGAATTTTATTTACTACAGAAAGCTTCGGGTTCTTTTCTGACCATGCCACCCATGCCTCAGGTGATTTTTTATGAAAAAAATAATTGATTATGCCGGAAAAGACAGGCCAGACAATTGAAGCTGTTAAAAAATAACCATGTTTATCCAGAAAAGAAAGAAAATCATTCATAATGATCGCTAGGCATTAAGATGTTATCTAGATCTATAAAGCTGTATAATTAAATATGCCCAATTACGAATATGAATGCGACAAGTGTCAAAAAATAATTGAAGTCTTTCAATCCATTAAAGAGGAACCACTAAAACAATGTCCCGAATGTAAAGAAAACACCTTTAAAAGGATAATATCAAAACAGGGCGCTTTTTTACTAATAGGATCGGGATGGTATAAATCCGGAGGATATTAATATGTTCCAGGAAAGTGCACAGCCGAAGAAAGAAGGGTTACAACTATCATACAAAGCAAGAAAGATGTGAAGATATTCGGAATCTCTGTCAACACTAGTCATTACTTAATGAATAAGCGTTTTTGGACTGATGGGATTTTCCACAAATGAATTTTCTCAAATATCTTGGCAAAATAGTTGGAATTTCAACGAGGAACAAACTGGCAATAACATAAATAATGTAACATATGACTTCTCCATATCTAGAAATGCAGCCACAATAGATTTTATGGAAAAGGGACTTGAAATCAGCTATCAAAAATTGGGGCAGTAAAACGTCACTTCATATCTGGTCCCGGCTGGGCAGGACCACAATGCTCCGCTCGGATTTGTTTCATCATAGGAGTATGCATATACTTGAGGACATTGTTGATGTATAAGATCGACATAACTCGTGTTAGCTACTGGCCCCTTTCGGCAAGATTCTGGACTAATCTCCGATACAGGACAACAATAATCAACAGCCGGTAAATCTGACGGATTTAACCCCGGTTCATACTTCCAATTGTTATAAGTAAGTCTTCCACAATCAGAAAAACATCCAGCTTTCTTTCCAGTCGATGGGTTACTAACGTTTAGTTCCATACTAGAATATTCTGGATGAATACCGCCAGAAGAAAGATCCTCATTATCGGGACAAGAAGACATCGAAAGATTAGAACAGTCAATCGCGTTGTTATTAGGACCACCAATGCAATCGTCTAGCACCCTAACTTTATATGGAAGAGTATATCCATCCACCATACTAGTGTCCCAAGAATCAGCGGTAGGTAAACGCTGACCGGGAGCCCCAGAAGGGTTTATTTGACATAAAGAAGGGTCGACAGTTGATAAACAACCGAATGTACCCTCGAATTTACTATCAACTGGTGGAGCACAACCCTCAGGAGGACAAGTGAACCCGTACTTAGCGGGACCACCACTCTGTCCTATCTGACAACCGTTTCCTTCAGGATCGCAGTTATATCCCGGCCAAAAACGTGAACCAGCAAATCCAGCGTCTGGGATTTGCACATCCAGATAGGGTTTGCCAGCATCAAGTATGAATTTTTTGGGGGTACCCGAGTCCCCACCACCCTCAGAATTATACCAGAAAATCCACATCGGGTCACTGCAACCATTAACTATTCTTAATCTGGAAACCTGCTCATTTTTCTTTTGAGTCAAATCTGACGGGCAGCCAGCCAAGCAAACAGCCGATATCCAAGTTACAATCCCCATTAGGTATGATTTATTCATGATTCGACTCCATGGATCATAATGAGTTTATTAAACTTCTTTATACCAAGATTCTGAAGTAGTATGCACTTCACCGAGTATTTCATGTACAGCACGTCTCACCCCTTGAGAAAAGAAATAGTCATGACCAGAGATAATACCACCGGACTTCATCTTAGGTAACCAAGCTTCTATATCTTTTTTCACATTCTCATAATCATGTGCTGCATCTATAAAGACGAAATCTAAAGAAGCATCTAAATATAGTTTAGATGCTTCTACTGAAGTAGATTTTACAGGATTTATATAATGGGCAACTTTAGATATGTTGGAAATAAACTCCCCGTATACTCCTTCAAATTCATTAGAAGAAATATCATTTTGGGAATCAGAGTATTCCCATAAGTCTACACAGTCAAATTTGATAGATTTCTTCGAATTTATGATTTCTACTGCCATACAGCAGGAGCTGCGACCCTTCCAAGAACCTACTTCAACGAAGTGAGCTTGATCATATTTATTTACAACGAAACTAAATAAATCCAAAGATTCAAACCAACCAGAAACACTTTGATAGAAATGATCCATAACTGTCAATCTTTCCGATTATTTAGAAGTAGCACAATGTAAGAAATGGAAGAAGAAAAAATCTTCTGGTCCACAAACCAAATCAATATGAAAAAACTAATGAGGGGAAACGACTGATATCGGTCGTTTCCCCTTGGACATTATATGCTAGATAGTCACTTGCCGCCAGAACCACCCATTCCGGCTCCACCAGAACCACCCATACCGGCTCCACCAGAACCGGAAACCGAGGATGCAACCGCTCCGCCCGTTCCTCCGTCTCCGTCTGCGCCTCCTGAACCACTAACCATTTTGGCACCACCGGAGCCACCAGAGCCCACGGAAGCCGAAGAAGCGGCATCAACAGGCTTACTTTCGTCCTTACCACAAGACACGAGAGCTAGAATCAAAACTGAAACAACGTTAAGCATTTTCATAGAAATTCTCCGTTAGGAAGTTACACAAAATTTAACCATCAATAGCTTATATATTGATGGTTAAATTATCTTTTCTTCAGATTTTCAGGGTGAACATGCTGGTTTCTTTCTTCTAACCCCAGCCTCCAATTTTTTGCCGCCCCAATACCATATCCCGATTTAGAACCGGGAGTCCTTCGGAAGGAGTAACTGACATCTTGATGTTTAACTATTACATATTTATCAGTGACTTCTACTAAATCTCCGCCAGCTGATACTATGTTACCACCATCAAATTTAGAAAATTTTATCTGTATCACAGAATACTATACTAAAAAAATCATTAGTTATTCCTGGTTTTTATTATATAAAGGAACCACATGTTCTAACGTCGTCATGTGGGCCGGGTTTATACTGAACTTCAATATCCCGAGTTTCTTTAATCACATTGTTATGTACTTACTAACTTTAGACCCAGGGAGGATGAATACTTCTCCACTTTATTTCCCTATATACTTAACACATTTTATAAATTAAATGCGTGTAGAGCACTCTACAGGATTTCGATGAGGAATCCTGTAGTCTACTATTCTTTATCGTTATATTGAGTCGTCATCCTGCTCACTAGAAAAATATATACCATTTTCTATAATTGGGTACTCGTCCTCTATCCCATAATTCTTAAGAATTTTGTCTATTGCGATGGCAAAAGCGTCGACAGGTCGGAATCCTTCAGGATCGAAATATTGCTTTAACTCCACAGGAAGGATATCAGTAGGATCTACCTTATAAGATCTACTGTATGTACTAGTCTTGACCATAAAACCATTTATAGTTCCTACCACATTTCGAGTATTCTTCTCATCAAAGAATTCGACTTTAGTAAGTATTACAGGTACGAGACCCAAACCGGGAACCTCAACATTTACCGTTTGACCAAGTACTGAAATTCCGTCTTCGTTACCAGCTATTTTTCTTACTAGACGTTGTAACTCCCTTGCTACCAACTCACGTGAGGGATTCTCCGAATTCTCGATAGCGGAAGCTATGCGACGCAGAGACGTTGAGATTCGCGAAGGAGAAATAGCACTACGATTCATATTTTATGTGTGACATAAAAAATTAAAGGATAAGTATGTTCTAATAAATAGCGAAGCACAAATATGAACGAACATCAACACAGTAAATTCATACTAATGAAAAGGTAATGATCCCCATCACCCATTTGGAACATGATACCAACAGAACTATCTAGACCCGGATGAAAAACGCTTGTAAACATATTTAATCTTGGGTAATTCAGAGAACTTCTGTAGTCCATGAAGTTCAACATATTCAGCTTCCTTCATCCGAAGTTTTTGTGCAAAGTCATAAATCCTCTTCTTATTGACTGGAACCCCTAAGTGATCCATATAATGGTAACTTGGATTGGTTTTGCCTTTCATTTCCCAATTTGTGGCTTTATAAATAGTGCCGGTATGACCATATGTGGGATCTGCGAATGATACCAAACATTGCATAAGTTTATTCGATTCAAATACTAATTTCATACATCGTGACAAAAACCAAGAAGCGAAGTTCTTTTTATGATAAGAAGGATGTATGCAGAATCTGTCAAGTTCCAGGACTTCATAACATTTATAACCCAAAGACTTAGCAGTGCCTTGTCGAGTCGTACCACTAAATTTACAAAGTGCCACCAATGATTCATTAAGATGTGCCGTAATTACTAATTTCCCGTTCCGACCAAATCCTGAGTAATGATAAGAGTTTAAAAAATCAGATTCCGTAGACCTTTTGGACTTAGATACCTTTGAGGACTGATTAATGATCACATCCAATAAGCTAAACTCTTCTACCGTAATCTTCTTAGATTCTCCTATGGCGTCCTTAATTATTTTATCTACCATCAAGGGGTTTAGAAAACGCTTTTCCTCTATGATTAGGGTTTTATATTCAGGTAGATAATTTTCTACATAAGTCAGTTTAGACTTATCTTTTGATTTATTCCGAGATAGTCCATACCAGTATTCTCCATTTACATCTATTAATAATAAATACTTAGGGAGGTAAAAGTCCCAAACATACATATCGGTACGAAACTACTCCTCATATTCTATATTCAAAGCCTTTAATCTATTGGCTAAAGCGACTTCGATATGAGAACGGGCTCCTACAGCTAACTGCTTAGCTCTGGCATCATTGGACTTCTTTATGGCATCCGGCAATAGAACACCACACTTAAAACACTTGTAAATACACTTTCGACCTAGCTTCTGATGCCTTCTAGCCCCATGCAGTAAACTACTTAACTTAATGTCTGATAGTTCATAACAATCCTCGCATTTGACCACAACAAGGGACTTTTTTACATTTTTACCTATTCCACCATGTTTTTCCTGTGTGAGTTTCATATCTATGATCGGCATCACCTCTTTGAGACTAATGAGAGATTCCCCTCTTTTAGAACATGAATGACACTTATATATGTTATAGGGATTCTTTTTTAGATGACGTCTTATATATTTAAGGATGCTAACTAAATCTATATTATTAGTACTCTTGCATTCACCACATATAACGTCTACTCGTTGAAAGTCAGAGCGCGAGGGATTAAAATCCAAGACCTCTAAGGCTGAATCTGTAAGGATATTCTTTAATACTGGGTATTTTACTAAGTAGTTAGTATCCTGACGACATACATTGCAAAGATCGTGCTGGCTAACAGCATTGCATATTCTGCACATCATATAAAATTTTACATTTGGTTATAAGCCTCTGTACTGGGATATAAAACAATTAAGCCCCGATCCAATCAAGGACCGGGGCTTAATGATTTCCGGAATTCCGAAAATCAGCGTTGGACGATGAGGCGCACTAATCCGCGTGGATTGTATGCGCCAATACCAAGATTCTCAAACATGCTGAACCCGATTGTGCGCTCTTCGGGATTATCCGCGCTCAATACGGTCAGCTCAGTACGAACCGGGATGCGACCAAACATCTCGGGCTCGCAGCAGACGTAAACAACGCCTGCGGGAACGAGACGCGAGACGATGAACTGGGCGTTCCAGCCCGTTGCCATCATACCGGTCTTCCAGAGCGTCGCTTGGCTCTCGATATCGAGAACGTCGCGTCCGAACTTACGAACGTCTGCGTAATCGGTCGCGTTCATATAAACGCGAGCAACACGCAGGTCGTGGCGCTCGATCTCGGCAAACGCATCCGCAAGGATGGCAGGCGAGATGGGAGCAACGACCGGAATATCCGGGTTCGTACCACCAGGAAGGCTGTCGAAGCCATTAACCGCGATAGCATCGAGGATGCTGAACACGCGATCGTCCTCAGCAGCCTGGATCTGAGCCTTACCAAGGTCCTGCATACGCTTGAGGAGGTCGTAACGACGCTCCTTGATCTGCGTAAGAGGAGCCTTGGGGAGGGCCGCGATCTCGAAGAGCGGGAAGATAACACGGCGGGGCTTAGAAACCGCCGTGATCGACTCGCCTTCTTCCCCGATGACGTAAGCAACGACGTCGGGGTCCTTGTCGTAGATGGGAAGCGCTCCGTCCGGTAGCTGCTCGACGAGGAACGTCTTGCGGCCAACGGACGAATAATCGCGACGCTCGCGAAGAGGCTGAATCATAGAAGCCGCTAAGTGGCGACGACCAGCGCTCGTTCCAATGAACTTGTCAACAATCTGCTCTTTGATGGCGTTATCAACCACCTGTACTCCGTATGCCATAATAATAGTCCTTTCTCTGTCCTAGGCTCAGAAGAAGAGCGCGAGGAACAGCTCCGATGAGTTTGCATCTGGGGGTGAAAGGACAACACCCATACGGGTGACATCCGGTTCAATTGCAACGCCACCCGCGCCGCTGCCCGTAGTAGCAGTGTCAATCCACTGCTTCTCGTACGAGTCTTCCCAGTTCTTGGTCAGAAGGCCATTGACTGAGGCGTAGAGGAAATCACCAACCAAGTAGGTGAGGTCATCATCAGCACCAATCTGCTTCTGGGTCTCATAAATCTTAACACCAACGGAACCACCACGAAGGAACGGGCATTTGCCCGAAGCCACCGAAGGTGTGTTCTCATATGCGCCACCCTTGGCGTCATTGATGAAAAGACCTACTGGACGCGTACCAACGTAATAGTCGCCCATGCCATCGACTACGGCACCGCCAACTACGTTAGAACCCACGTCGGGACGAAGGAACGCACAAGAACCACCAAGAACGCCCTTCTTGACGTCCACAGGAAAGGTTGTTGAAGCGTTCGCAGCTGCCACTACGACAGAAGGATTATTCTGCGTAAATCCATCGCTCGCTAAAGAAGGAATAGTATCCTTGATAAGCGAGTAGAGGATACGCAGCGCACTATTGTCAAGCTTAAAATCGCCTGATGCTTGTCCGCCGATTCCCATTTTATTACTCCAGTCCTTCAGTCAGCTTTTCGGGTAAACAATGAATTTTTACAATCTGTGAATTCAGTCCGGCCTATTCCGCGAATCCGTCCAAATTGTTGTTTATATTTCCCTAAAAACTTCCCTAGGTTCTGTAAAAGTCTGCGTTTCTTTATCTAAAACCCCAGATGAAAACCTTAGTCTCCATCTGGGGTTAAAATTTTATTTCAGGAACGATCCCACAATGCTTCTAAAGAAGAAGTTGCGTTCTTCTGATCGGAAGCTTGGACTTTACCGAGCTTCTTAGCACCACTGGTCGAGGCAACTCGTCCTGACTTAAAGCCAGGGTTTGAAGCTGCCATGATTTCGCGGTGAGCCTGAACCTCAGGATCATCAGAAAAAAGAGCCTCTAAAGAAGCTGCAACCGAAGCTGCAGGAGCTGCAGGAGCTGCAGGAGCTGCAGGAGCTGCAGGAGACTCTGACATGGCAGGAAGACCGCTCATGGCAGGAAGCTTCATTTGCTCGAGCATAATCTGGACATCAACTGGGACGCCGGATTCATCCTCCTCTTCCTCTTCCTCTTCCTCTTCTGCCTGAGCATGCATGCCACCCATCATGGAATCAGAACCACAGGAGTCCTCTTCCTCTTCCTCTTCCTGAGCTTGCTTAGCAGGATGCTCAGGCTTCATAGAAGAGGCATCTTTCTCTTCCTCTTCCTGAGCTTGCTTAGCAGGATGCTCAGGCTTCATAGAAGAGGCATCTTTCTCTTCCTCTTCCTCTTCCTCTTCCTCTTCCTCTTCCTCTTCCTCTTGCTGCTGGGCGATCTTCGCCATAGCAACAGACTTCACAATGGAACGAAGAGTAGGGTCGTCGACCTCGTAGATCGAACGAGCGAGACGTTCGACTGACTCCTCTGTAGAACCATCGCCAAGCATTCCAGCTGCTAACTTAGTACAAGCAAAGGCACGCTTGAACCGAGATTCATCTGGGAGAGACTTGGGAGAAATCTGATCAACTGCACGAAGAGCTGTACTAACAGCTGCATCGGGCATTGACATGAATCCGAGAGCGACCTTGCGAACAAGGCCACGGTCAGTTGTCTTTAATAAATATGAAGCAAGTCTGTGAGCGGCAACTGCCTTGCGTTCTGAAGCTGTACGGTTGTCATATTTCTTCTCGTCACCCCATGAAGGACGATCAAAAGTATTTTTCCGGAACTCCGCCATACCGTTTTCGTTGCGAAGAACATGACCCTTTGAATCATACTCTTCAGAAATACGGTCATATGACGCTGGAGTCTCCGCCCACTTATCTGGACCTGCATCCGGAGCCATATATTGGTCCGGAGCAGGTTGGGGACGTGGTCCTCCAAAGTTCATGTCATAGATATCCGCACGGCGGACCGTTGTCGCCTGACGCGCGGTTTCGCTTCCCTTGCCCTGCCAGGTGGTACGTGTACGCATATTAAATCTGTCTCCTGTTAATCAATAACTTATCAAGGCCCTAAAAGCACGCAATACTCGCGATTTTACCCTTCCAGACTAAGAATCTCTCCTCTTTGGCCGTTAAATCGCGACCAAATTTGATAGAACACGCTGTTAAAAAGGATATCTCGTTTGGATAGTTGCTCAAAGGCCCAATTTTAATTGACAATTGATAAAGGTCAGAAGCGTATCTCCTGCCATTAACATTATCAACAACCCATGAAAGGATTATTAAATCTTGCGGTTTTAGACGTGCCGCTTTTATAGATTTAACTCCTCCTTCATGAACAATCTTATGGGTTTTAATTGCCCAGTCCGCTAATGATGTAGAACTAGCGAATTTGCGCTTTACATGGCGCTCGAAATCTGCCGAACTATGAATGATATTATCGTTTCCGGCAGTTAGATCTACTGGAGCAGAAACTACGGTTCCCACATCCTCAGGCTTCGGTTTTAGCCGATCAGAGAGATTCTCCATTATTAAGCTCAGGAGTTGCTCCTGAACTTTATCAATAAGAGAATTCAGCTGGTCACTCTTGACCGGTCGTTCGGAATCTGAGGAAGGACCATTCTGTGATTGAGAAGGCTCCTGACCGTCTCCGATATCCTGTGTCTCGTCATCATCCGATTTTCTATAAGTAAAAGCAGCTCTCTTCATACCATCTAAATCAGGCATAGATCGCTTGATTTCATAAACTTCAGCAGCGTCATTGATCTTTGCTGCTGTTTGAATCATATTTTGATTTAAGAAATTTCTTCTTACGGCACCAGTAAAAGCTGGATTCTTCACCCAACTTGCTTCAATAAATTGGTTACTGTTTGGCACCATTACATGCCCAATTAATTCTGCAATTTTCTGTTTATTACCTTGTTCATCAATAAATTCGGTATGCTTACCCTCATATTGTATGCAAGGACATAACTGAGAATCGTCTGAAGCAACATTTCCACACTTAGTACATATAGTAAATAGACTAATACAGCCCATTGACATTCCAGTAATGTCCCCGGTAAGAATATCATTTACCAGTTGACCGTGCTTTCGGTCCGTTGCCACTAGAATGTCGACATAACAAGAGTCGCCCAAGTCACGGGCCACAGCATCAACTATGAAACCTTTCGATAATTCAGGTATCTGGACATGTTCTAAGTAATTCGGAGAACCTATAAATGTACGATAAGAAGAAAGTAACAATGAACGAGACCAAGCGTCTCCATTATTGTTAATTATCGGTAAACAACCGGACTTTATCCTAAAATCCGGATATCTAACATCGATCTGTACTCCACGGTTCATTAACCGTCCGGTCTTGGTTCCCTTGGGTTCAATCGTATCAACAGATGCTACTATAGTGGAATGGGATAATAAATACTGATTCGGGTCGCACTTCCGCAAGACGGTTTTTGCTACCCGATTAATATGATCCTTAGGAACAGCCCCCTCGTTCTGTCCTCTCAATACGTCCATCCACTCATCAAATGGAACGTTTTGTCGAGAAATTATTGCATTTGCATAATGCTTACGAGGCATAAAATTCCTTAACTATAAAATTTATAGAAATTATAAAGTTCCCCATAAAGTTGATAAATAAACCACTACATCATTTCTCACTCTCTGATTATCACGTATTAATGATGATATGTGAGACGATGCCGTTAAGACAGTATTCAAATCTGCTTCTTCGCCAAAGTTATCTTTTAACAGACTAAATAACTTCTTAAGCGAACTCTTATATGCCGCAGATTCTGGTTTCATTCTCAGTAACCTTGCAAAATAAGAACGCATTTCAGGAAGATTCTTTATGGCTTTTTCTTCTTCCTTTTTGTCACGATTTATATTACGACGACTTTTAAACTTTGTTTGAGGTGGATCCTTTACAAATTGTAACTGTCCATCAGTTACTTCCGCATATTCCTGCTCCGGCTCTATAAATTCTAATTGTTCATCCGTTAATTCTGTATATTCAGGCTTCCGTTTGGGTGGAAGAGGCTTTTTAGGAACAGCCTTGGACGACGGTTCATGGTAAATTTTAGATAGGATTCCTGATGACATGTCTAACGCTTCATCTATATCCCGAAGCAGCTTTTCTGCATTATCTTCTGAATCTTCTGAAGGATTCTGTATTAATACTTCATATTCATCTTGAATCTTTTTAACCAAGTTAAAAAATTTCTTATTATACTTAAACTGCTGCTCGATTACACTTGGTGGCGTATCAAGAGCATCATCTTTTGTATCAAGAATTGTTTGTAATGGACTTTTAAGCCCAAAAATGGCTAGGCGAGAAGAAGCTTGTTTCTTTAACTTATCCTCCCACAACTTGTGAGCCTTAAGTATCGACTCTAAATCGATTATCTTTTTTCCCTTTTCCTTATCTAAGGATTCAGCAAATTCTCTAGCATTTTTAGAATCAGACAATAACTTTCGAATCTTATTTTTTAAATCTATGAGTACGTCTTTAGCCTCAGTTACAAGATACCCTAAAGACGAGTAAAAGAACCCGTTTGTTTTCTGAGTCCCCCAATAAGACGAGTCATCAGACAATCTCAAGCCATTAAAGCGAGTATTCGAAATAGAGCCACTAATTTTTAGAATCTTGGAGATTGAATTCATTTTAATAAATCCTTATTATGTATTGAAAAACCACATCCTGAAGGTCCTCCACATGACATTAATCTTTTTAAATGTCTGAAGGTTCTAGGCTTTAGACCATTACCACAACGAGGACATTTGTACTTCCCAGTTACCATCTCTGATTGAGTTACTCTATACTTTCTATTACTGCTTCCCCAATAAATAGCGATCCGACGACCAGAACTATACACATCATCTACTGATTTTCGTACTGGTTCAAAACCATATTTCGGTGAATAAATACTAGAGAGAGTTACCAGAACTTCCATTTCTGGTAACTCTTGATACCAAGCCTTACAAGCAGATTTGTATATTGGAAGGGTTAATCGACTAAATTCCTCAGAAATATCAGAAGCTAAACTTTTTCGCCACTTTACATCATTCTTTAATGTATCGGGATCATCTTTATATCTAGTGGATTCCCAAGTAGAATAAGACTGATCCATGTTCGGAGTCCCAAAATCACCCGATTTATCGATTACCAATTCCGAGGGATAGTTGTTCTCGGCTCCCCAAGGCCACTGAACAACTACCACCCCGGTATCAGTATCACTATAAAGCACACGCCCGGCATACGGAGTTAAAACGAAATCACGAAGTCCAGTCTTGCGTACACAATCACCAGTATTAAATTCCTTGGAATATAATACTTCATCTACGAAGGCGAATCTCGTGTTCATCTTATACCTGTAAGCATGACGAAAGATCAGTCAGCCCAGGTCTTAGGACCTGAAGCTTTATGCTTCTTAAGAGGCCCTGATATTAATGACGGTTGGGCGACGCTTTTTCCGTCGTTTGACCATTTACTCTGGTCTACAACTGCATATTCAGGGCGATTCATGACCGCTGAAGAGTTATCTTGATCAAATGTTGGAATACTATCCCAACGAGCAGAGTCACCAGACTCATGCATGTAAGACTCATCCGCCTGAACCTTCAAAGGAGCGTTCACATTATCGAAAGACTTCATGTAATGCTCCTCATCCTTATCTCCCTTCATAAGGGTAGATATGCGACGACTAAGATTTTCCTTACCAAATGCAGCCACCTCGAAACGGTCTGCAAAGGAGTCTAAATCACGCACTAATGTCGAAGCCACTCTTGCACCGATTTTTCCCTCATTCACTAGGGACTCAATGCGAGAAGCCGCTGAATCTAAATTACTCAATACTTTGTTCGCAACGCTCTTCGGAATCATTTTTTACTCCAGACTGCTTTAAAAAAAGCATGAAAAATGTAAATATCACCACCGAGAATCGGAAAGGGTGATATCGACAGAAGCCTTACGCTTCTTCTTGGGTGAACCTTTCTTGGGAGCTTTCTTAGGAGCTTTCTTAGGAGCTTCCATGGGTGAAACTTTCTTAGGGGCTTCCTTAGGTGAAGCTTTCTTAGGAGCTTTCTTAGGAGCTTCCTTAGGCTTCTTTAGCATCTTCATCTTAGCTGCAATTATTGGCAAGAGAACTTCACGAGCTTCGGGGTTCTCATAAGCCACGTGAGTTAATTCCTTAATTTCCGCAGCGATTCTTTGGTTGTGGTCTACTGACATCTTAGTCCTCTAGTTATATCTCTTACTAGTTTCAGTGAGAGATGAATAGTTTGATTCGAGAATCATACCTAAATTTCCCATTAATGCATGCCCGAATGATGGGGTTGATAAAAAGACAGCATGCTCACAAACAAAATCATTCATAAGAATTTCATTTCTTATGACTATTATTAAACTTTTTTATCAATTCACTAATCTTTTTAAAGTCTTTGTTTTCCAACAGCACATTACGAGGTGACAGAAGAATCCTGCTATAATGTTGAGCAATACCTACTGAAGACTCATCTGAGTCAACTGTTTTTCCACCCTTTTCTATGGCTCCTAATACTCCTATTAGGATAGAAAGGGGTTTCTTATCTTTATCATTTACTACTTGTCCTACGTACTCATGGTCCACTAATTTATGTAGATAATCCGTTGAATAATGATATTTATAATTCATTTTATAAATGAAGCGAATTCGACCATTTCGTCGTAAATACTGACGTTAGAAGCCTTGCGCTTATTAGGAGATTTAGGCATATTCAATGATGTATCAGAAAATAAGTCGTATTCCCAAGAGGCTAATTTGTTTAATAAATACTCATAAGTAGGAGCATCTATTTTACTTTGATATATACTTTCATCGGCAGTAGCTATGGCGATATCTAAAGCAGCTCTCACAGGAGCATCTACACTACCACCACGCCAAGAATATTCAAACCAAGGACCATCCTTAAGCATGGAACGAGCAGTATCAAGAATTGACTTGTGATGAATACTACCAATATACCTTTTATCTATAGATTTCCACCCAGTGTTGGTAACACCATCTGGGTTTCCCTGTATTTTAGTACCATGATATTCAGCTGTCTTACGCATTTTCAAAATACTCTTGTCATTAGAAGACTGTGAGCCGGTGCTCAGCCTTAAAATAGCAGGGACCTTCTCCGGATGGTTTTTCTCAAAGTATTTTAAGTATGCTTTTGACAACTCTGTCCAAAAATGGGGTCTATTTTTAGAGATCTCTTTTGAGATATCATTTAATTCAGATTCAAAATCTTTCACTTCCCCTATCCATTCATCAAACCCTTCTAAAACGTCATCTGTCTCTTTTTCCCAGTTCTGCAAGAAACTAAATAAACCTGAATTTTCGGGGAGCTGTACATCTACATCATCATCATCTAAATCATCTTCAATATCTTTTTCAATATCCGCCATTAATCTTTTAGAATTCGCATCATATTGTTTCATTAACATATTTAAAGACTCCATGTACTCAAACTCATTGACTACATTATTTACTAATTCCTGTATTTTAGCTGACATTTTTGTCCAATCCGGATTAACTGGGTTTTCTTCTAATGATTTATGAAGCGAAGCTAAAGCGAGAAATGCTAATAACTTTTGTTTATCCGAAACATCAGGAATACTAATCTGCCCGGTGTTTTCTAAATTGGTCAAATTTTGAGATAGGTCTTCCAGCGAGTCAGGATTCGCTATATGAAAATCTATGAATGGCTTTGGATAATCATACTCTTTCTCTAAGGCACTTTTTATGGTCTCTCTAATACCTGCTTTAAAAATAGGTGTAGAAGATTCATAATCTTTAGATATCTTGTTCAAAAGTTTTTTTATGTTATTAAAATCCGTTATCTTATACTTCTTTTTTTGTTCTAACTTTCCTTTTTTTACTTCATTCAAGACACCCGTGTTTATTGTTTCAATCTCCTCGCGCTGAGAATCAGGGTAATCACCAATTTCCATTAACGGTGGCCCATGTTCATCATTTACATCATCATAAACCTGTTTAAAACCCGAGAATCCATATTTACTTTCTAGGAATATTAAGTATTCATTTTTTAACTTCTCACTAATACCTTTTAATATTACTAAGAAATCTTTTAAAACGGGAATAGAGGAAAAGTACTGAGACATCACTTCTGGGGGGACAGCCCCTATAGAAATACGGAAAGCTATTCTTGAAAACGATCGTAAAGATGAGTGCTTATAATTCAATGATAAATCAGGGTCTGCCTCCACACCCTTCTTTAAATCGGGGTCTTTTTCCTGAATCCTTGTGCGACGTTGGTCAGGTCGTGGTGAACGGCGACTCGTAGTATGTTTCTTTTTCCTGTGTGGTTTTCGACCTGTGGGACTATTTCGGCGTACTTCTTTATCTTCCCTCTCATAACCTGAGAGGGAACTATCCGATGTTTTGTATATGGTCATCCCATATATACTATTCAGAAGAATTCTATGATTCTTCCTTTCCGAATCTATCTGATTTTTTATCCACTCGATTTAATCCAGCATTTTTGATGATCCTATCCAGGGCGTCAGTCTTTTCTATTGCTTCTTCACCAGCCCTGGTTAAAACTCCCTTTAAGAATTCGTTAAAAGTAGAATCATTTGGAGTAAACATATCCTTCTTTAACTGCTCTAAAGCATCATCAGAATCTATATTAAGTAGCTCCAATATGAATGATACGGGGAGAGAACCCTTTTGATATAAATTAAACATGAAATCCTGCAACTCAGAATTATCCCGCAATGCTAATCGTGTAAATTGTAATTGAGGGTAGAGTAACTTTTTGTTTCCATATTCATCTTCTTCAAAAAATCCTTTTTTCTCGGCTACCGGTTTAAATAACCATTGTTCAACGAATTCCGACATTCTTTCCCGGTATAACAAGTACATAGTATTCATTACATCTAAATGAATTTTCTCACCCGAGTAGGAGGACTCTCCAGTTAACATACTTTCAGTTACACGCAAACCTATATAAAGCATTTTATTCGTGATTTCATACTCTGTGCTTAAGTCTAATAATCTATCACGAGATCCTATTTCATCCCAGTGTACTTCAAAGTTAGTCACTATGGTGAAGTCAGGGTCAACTATGGCTTGGTCTATTTGATCCCTTAAAGAGTCAGTATCGGGCTCCGACATTTTATCTGCCCAAACAATGCGTTTAGGCGTCATCGCTCTAGAAGCAATGCTAGTCTGGGCCTGGCGTAGTTTATCCTGATAAATGAGAGTACGTAAGCATCGTTCCAATAACGAGATTCCTCTGGTATCATAAGCCGCCTTCTTGTGAGACAAATGATAACAAAATGATGAACATAAGAAGTCATCATATGGAGAAGTATTTAGAGGAATAGGCTGTCCACTTAACAGATTTTCTCGAATCTGTTCTGGAATATCATCAGCTATTTTATTGGATTCAGGGTCACTGCCTTCTGAAGCCCTTAACACTAATAAACGATCCTTTTCAGAAGGGATTAGCTCCATACGAGCTTTATTCGTATATTGGAACACCTCTAATTTTATTTGTTCAGGAGGGAGGATCTGTATCCTTTGCCATCCCATATAGTGCTCTTTGATGAATTCTCTAATATTATCGGATCTTACTGCCTCGGGTTTTAAAACCCGCTTAGTAGTTTCCTTAGTGGTGGTCCTGCCTGCATAATCTATTTCTCCGACTTCTTCATGTTCTTCCTCGGACAACAGATCATCGGGTATTTCATTTGTAAGATCGTGGTCTTCGCAAAACAAATAAACATTTCCATTTAACCAATATTCATGTGTCGTGTCATATAAAGTTTGGAACAACTGTATTCTGCTACACATCTCCTGATAAAAATGAAGAATCTGTTTATTTCTTTTTAGATCCTTACCCTTCGGCAAACTTAAACGAAGTTTGCTCATAGGGACATCGGTATGGAAATCTATGGCCGCACCAACAATAGGGTGGGTATTGTACCAAAATCTAAATAACTCCCGCTTTTCTCTCTCAGACTGCGGAAGCTCTAAAAAGTCTGTGGATAACTGAGGTGAATAAAAAGAAGAATCTCCGGACTTGATATTACCACCGTTCATATTTCCATAGTCACCACTATAAGCAGCTACTCTTATGGATTGACGCATTTCGCGACGAGCTATGCGTTCCAGTTTAGTTAATTTCTGCTTAGAAGATATCTGATCTTCCACTTTCACTACAGGCATACCATTTTTGTTAATATTTGAGGAGTTACTCTTGCGCTTAGTCATGAATGCCCTGTCTTGCGTGAATCGGATAAATCATCCCTATTATCAAAAGCCAACGAAATCTTTCGCTTACCTAAAGCGAACTTCTTAATATTAGCGCAAGAAGACCCTAAAATGTTCTTAAAATTATCAAGTTTTAGATTACCCTTTACATTCAGCTCTTTACCTAAAGAAGTCCTACAGAAGGTATGATCAAACGATTCCAAATCCTTTAATAACATTTCTAACTCTCTCGATATTTTTTCGCTTTTGGATATGAATTCATTAAAGCGGGCATTGATGGTATTTACATGTGAATCGTGACTAATCTTGTTATTCACCCAATACCATACTTCTCAGGATTATTCTTTATCTTCATCATGCTTTTAAGCGAGTCCATGAGTAACTCTATTTGCTTTGGGTCACCATTTATTAAATCCTCCCAGTTACCATCTCTTTTTAAAAACACATGGAATACATTGAGAAAATCATATTCTGAAAATTTTTGATCAGGATAAATATGACTCATGATCTGGTCTGATATTCTAAATGCTATCGTATCTTTTACACCTATCTCATCCATAATTTTTATATTTTAAAAATAGGTCAACGCAATCTATTTTTCGGCACTATTCTTTGTGTGTTTGCACCATGTAATTTCATTCTTGATTTGTGGAATGATGAATACGTAGGGATTCTACCCGGCAATAAATGATCTACACCGGTTCCGATTATCTTCTTATCTAGAATTCCTGGGTTTTCTTTAATATATTCCGAAGCTAATAATACCGAACGTGCCAAAGCATCGGACATATCATCGTGTTTTCCAGGGGCTTTTGGGGCCTCTACAGAAATAAGATTTTTACCTGCTGATGTAGCTTGTAATTCTAATAATTCAGAAATTAAAGGTGAGTGTCTTCCCGTCGTCATCCCGGGTTCCAACTCTGGTAATGGATAATCATAAATACTAAGCTGCCTATTATACATGAACATTTTTAGAGATTGATACATTTGTGAGGAATCAGAAGTAAAGAAATTTCTCATTTCAAATTGACGTAATCCGTTTTTATGTAATTCTTGTTCAAATACGATTCCGCTCCACTGATCGAATATTGCTTTATGAATATAAAATCTGTTTGAAAGAGCTTTAAACCATGAGGCTATTTCAGACATACTTATTCTCTCTTGATCCTGAAGTGTGCGAGCATAAGACGTAAGAGGATCCTTTAAATGCGGATTTATATCACTCCATTTCCTCTTGGCATACCATGTTTCATGGTAAACTAACTCTATTTTACCATTATTTATTTTTGTAATGGCAATACTTGTACCATCGTTCACCAGACCAACATCTATTCCAGCAAAATGTACTTCTCTTGCGACACCCTTAGCAACAGGTTTTAACTTTGGATCCACGCATTCCAAAAGATCTCTGGAATCTTCAATCCACCCCCTAACACGGTCTGAAAACTCAGCCCCGTGCTCTGTCATGAATGCTTTTGAATTCTTATAATATTCCTTTTCGTAATAACTTCTATCCAAAGTGGGATTCACTTCCCAAGTCGGAGCTTGAATGAGCAACATATCAGACGAGCCTTTGCTGTTAGACATGGCTGTCTGATATAATCTATAGAAAAATCCCTCTTTTGCATCAGGCGATGATATTAGTATCATGCGTCCTTCAGAAGGACCGATAGGTTTTAATTTGTCCTGCGAGTCTCTTGGTGAGAATTGAGCTAATGCAGGAGTTAAAGCCCTATAAATTTGTTCTCCACTACTAAATCCGGTATCTTGAAAGAATGCTATCTCATCCAATATAGCACAAATGACACCGCGACCACGAAGACCTTTTGCTATTGAACTTTTAAAGGACGCCGCTATACTGGCTTTATTGGAATCTGCAAATCGTTCTCTATCATTCTGAGTTCTAAACTTCATGAATGTCTGGGTAGCATTAGCTACGGAACTTTTAAAGTAATCTACCGATTCTACGTGAGATTGAACATCCCCATATACGATAGATGCCTGATCTTTATCATTAGCTACGCAAAGAACTCTGATCTCTGAACCTCCGGGCATACCGTAGTATGCTTGAGGGTTACCTCTCTTTAATAGTTTATATATTTCATACGCCGCAAATATGGCACTTAAAGCGCTTTTACCACTTCGTCGGCCTACCACTAACAAAAGTTCTCTTCTTTCTATACCATCTTGTGTTTGAATGTTGCATCTACCCTGATCATAAAGATATTTTAGATATTCAGTTTCTGTGAAATTATATATTATTCTTTCATTAAACTTATCCGATATTTTTATTAATTTATTTTTATCATCTAACGGAACGTTATAATAAGCTTTAACAATCAATTTTTGTACAGGGTAAAGACCATAAGGTAACAGTTTAAATTTTTCTATAAAATCTATCACCGGAAGAAATTCTACATCACCATCCTCACCCCCAGATTTGGACTTACGCTTTTTCTCTATGAAACTTGAGACCTCACCCACCAGGGCACTTTTATAAGTAACTTCTTTGATAGGCATGACTATATATTTATGACTTTTTGTTCCCAGTCTTTAATATCTGCTTCTATTTGTCTAAATACCAAGTCTATTACTTGTTCAGAGACCTCGACCTTTACCATAGAATCATAGATGAATTCCATCCATAATTTTAAGACTTCTCTAAACCGTGGACTTTTTAGATCTAACTGCTCTGCTCTTGCATTTTCTATTCTCTTCATTAAGACATCTGCCAATTGTCTTAATGAAGATATCCTGGAAATAGTGTAGTTTACAGTGTTCTTTCCTTCCTTTGCCGCTTTCCTTCTTTCATATTTTAAATGCGCTAATTCTTCAGTAATTTCTTTAATTACTTGTTCAACAAGATCTACAGCAGAATATTTTTCATTTACTTTTACTAATAATTCTGACTTTGCGACATATTCTTCTCTTTCTCTAAAATCTTTAGAAATATCTTGAGGATTTACTAATTCAGCAGTAGTTATATGCGTTCCTTGAGCCAGAACGTAATCTGCTCCTAAATCATCTGGGTTTATGGACTCCCCAGAGGGGAACGTTAGTATTTTCCCCTTATGGGGACCAGAGTCATCTTTATCCATCAATCAACTATACTACTCATCAAATCCAAAATCATCAAATGATATTGGAAGACGACTCGCCTTTGATCCATTTAAATCCACCATAACCTCTGTAGCGAGTTCGTATTTTTCTACAGGATTTTCTGCCGCTTCCCTGTAGATAGGCAAAGAAACCCTCTTCGCTGCCTCTCGGACGTCCTCCGGTACCGACCTTATAAGATTCTTGGCATATCTAGAACACCACCCAGAAGAAAGCTGCAAAGTGCATCCGGTGCATTTTGCGCTAGCCATTATATTTTTGGGACTCCTATTTTTAAAAATAGAGGAACCCTCAGAACATCCATGACCATAGTCTAAATATGCAGTAGGGTCGATATAATGTGTGCCCTGAACACTTTCTTCAGCAGCTAATCTTGATCCCAAAGATTTTAAGTGTGAAATATCTGATTTCGCATATCTACTCAATACAGCATTATTTAGATCAGTACCCTTCAATCCAGTGTTCATCAAGTGTGATATGAATCTTCTTACCTCATCTTCCTCTATTTGAATTTTTCCAGAGTCTCCACCATAAAATCCCTTATACTTTGTGCTAGAGTAGGAGTTAGATTGGATCTTTGGCGTATGAAGGTTAATGGCTGATATCAAGAACTTGAAATCAGCATTTGCTGATACTCTAGAAATCGCATTCTGCATATCCTTAGATGATATGCGATTAGTTTTTAGAGCGGATTCTAAGGCATGAATAAGATCATTCCTAGAAAATTCTGGTATTGAACCCAAAATATTGTGAGACCCACACAGTTCTGCGCAACCTCCATCAGGAAGATTCTTACATAATCCGCAAGATGCATTTCTTCTTATAATATATTTAGGTGAAAGCTTATTGGCTTTTATAAAAAATAGAGTTTTTTTACATCCCCCTAAAACGTCCATATCTAAGTAGGTATGGCCCAATAGCCCATACTCCTTAGATAAACTATCCAGTTCAGAGCTACTAGCACTTCGCATGGTAGAGATATCGTTATATCCTTCCATCATCCTAGTGGCGAATTTTCTATAATCTGAAGATAGTATGAAATTACGCTTTGATGACGCTTGCCGATCTACATAATCACTGATCTCAGAATCACTTACAGGAGTAAGTGATAACTTTGCTTGATACGCTACATGCTTCACCCCATCAGGATTAGAAGTAGTAGGCGAAGATAGGAATGCTATCCTCATTTTTTCTTTCCACGATTTTGTATCATCGTTGAAACTGGCTACTCTTTTCTCAGCCGCAAGCTGAGGCGCATAATGAGCCGCTAATTTAGACCCATATGGAACTTCATCTACCAGATCTCTTTTTAAAGATGCACATCGACCATTAATATTCTTTACGCATCCATTACATTCACCCTTCTTAAGGATATATGAAGACGCTTTAGCGCAAGCTGTTAGAAACTTTCTATCCTTAACATCCTCTTGAGCACATCTCGGAAAATGGCTTGCATTTATGTAAACATTCCCCAATAACCCAGACTCACTTAATACCTCTGATATTAATGCACTAGCATTCCGTATATCTACAGGAGAATATTCTAATAATAATTTTTTATGTATTTCGGAGTTATTTATCCCCTCCATCACATATTTGGCCACTCTATTTCTAATAGGGGTAGATAAGTCCCGTTTAGAAGCTTCGTGAGCATCTAAAGGGTTCCGATTTACCATTACATGGGGTTTAAGGGGTATCGCGTGAGGGATATCTTCTTCAGAAGAATATGTCAATGCTTGAGTCAATTCTGGGATCATATCCAGATTTTGCTTAGGTAACGCTTCCGAAGCTCTATATACCTCTTCATCCACAGCTAACCAGGATAAATCTGAAATACTTTGATTATGGAGTATGGAGTCGATGTCGCCCAGTCCGTCTTCAAAATCCAATTTCTTTTCAGACATTTTTAACTCCATATCTTTCTAATAAAGCCAACACATGGCTTATGTTAGCAGCAGCTAGTCGACATTCGGAAGCAACCTCAGGATTTTTCCCATTAGGTACTTCGTAACTAATCAATATGTCTCGTATTGAAGATAATCGGCTTGTAGATGCTTCTTTCTTTACTGGAAATTCGTCCAAAACATCCTTTACTATAATATCATGGTCTAATTTTAAGCATCTGATTACATCAGACGCAAAATACATATTACGGTTATTCTTCTGTAGGAATGCCATTACGTGACGTCTAGTTAACTCTGATTTCCCAAAGTCCTTAAGAAAGGACTTTGTCAAACCCCTAACCAATTCTATATCGGTAGCCATTCTTTTCATATTTTTCTCCGAGGCATTAGTTTTTTGGTATCTTTGAGGATCCTCAAATTCAGTGGATGGAAAACCTGCTGGTCCAGATTGATCTTGAATCACCATTCCCGACCAGTAGTTACCCAATGACTGCAAGTTGTTATCGAATTCCTGCTCATTTTTAGGCAATGAAGGCAATGAATCTTCATCCGAACTAGTATATGTATCATCGCCGCTATTAGAAAACATGTCATCAAAAGAATTTACTTTGGTGCTAGTTGTCATATAATCATAATAATCTGACCTAGCGACAGTAGGATCTTCCGGAGGAAGTTTCGATTGAGAAACTGAATGGACTACCGAGTCTAAATATGAAGGAGGGGGAGTTTTTTGGGAAGGCGGTCTACTAGAATCCCCAGGCACGAGGGAAGTGGAAATCATAGTAGGATAACTTAATAGTCTATCAGGTCCAAAAGGGTCCAAAGGTCCCCCATCATCAGGCAGAGTTCTTTCTGATTTTTTCTTGTTACTATCCTCGCCATGATCAAACCCCCATTGAGAGTAATCATAAGTACCAAGACCGAAAGTATCTACAGTCTTATCCAAGCAGGACTCAGAAGGCAATGTAGAAGGCATTCAAATGTCCTTCCATAACCATGATGTGTCACTGTCTGTAACTTCTCCTGTAGATAACTTTGGGACATCTGGTCTTGAGTTCGCCATAAGCCATTCTACATCAGCTTTAGTCAGATTACGATCATAAAAAGGCATTATTTTCAAATTCTCAGAACCAGGTAACAAAGAGTATGAAGCTTTTTTAAGATAAGTATTATCTCCGTCTGTTGGGTTTTCATATCCAGAAACACCATCAGCACACACATCTTCATATATTGGCTGATCAGTAATAAATCCCTCTAAGGAGGGATCATCAGAGGGAACCGCATCGGGACCATTCACCCAGCCATATACTGATTCTCCAGGCCCGATATGTTCCACTCTGGGACCAGGAAGAGTGCTAACAGGTAACGAACTAGTACCCATTAGTACTCTTCCATTTTGCTTTGCAAGCGTATTTTTAAAAAAGGAAGGGTACTGATCAAACGAAGCTTGTTGACTAAACCCCCCGGAATCTTCTGCATCAGATTCTTCGTCTGGTTGTTCGATTTCATCCTGAAAATCTTCTGGCGACGGATTTAAAGACGAAGGACTAGTTTCATGAAAATCCGTTTCTCCTTCCGCCTCATATTCCTCTTCGACGAATGCTTCAGGGTTATCTTTTACTTCTTCAGTATTCTTCAGTAAATTTTTACTATCTTCAGTCTCTGAATCAGACCAATGGCTAGCGTTGATTTCATCGTAAAGGGTATCGGTAAATGAGGACAAAACCTCTGAAGCCTGAGATAAAGATTTTCTTAATTCCTTAATAGGTTGAATATAACCCCTTCCGCCCAGCAACCCATCCGGGCTAAACTGACTAGAAGGCATTTTAGAAAATAATCTTAAAGCAGACACCGAATAACTATGAGCTCTTTGCGCAGCCCATAATATTTTGGCTAAATTTTTTAAAGAGTCAGAAGACCATTCAAAGTCGTTCGCCCGAACATCTCGCCGTAGAGGACCTTGATCTCGTATAAATTCTATTTTTCCCGCAGTCCTAACGTTTGAGGATGCAGATATCTTAGATGCTATGCGGCAGATCTCGTTATGATCCATAATCATCCCTTTACCGGACCATCAATATCATCAGTTAAACGTTCTATAAAAAACTCGCCCGTATCTTCATCTTTGGCTAGTTTCCAAAAGTCATTTTGAGAAATTCGAACCAATCTATCCGAAGCTATTCTCACAAACCCACTTAAATCAGCAGATTTAGATATTTTAATTCTATTAGTATTTAACGATATCGACTTAGGTGGCGAATAAAAGTCATCTATGGACGAAGAAAATCCAAAGCTGAAATCATCTATTTTTAACATACTCATCCTCTAAAATAGAGGATTTAATGAACAATTTAATATTATGTAACAATAAGCTCTATAGTTAAAATTGCAGGAGAATTTGAAGCGTTATTTGAGTATACAGATACAGTCTCAGTATATGTTCCCGATATTTTGGTAATACCCGATACCGAAAGGGTAAAAGTAACAGTTTCACTATCACCACTATCTACGGGACCTAAGGAAGTGGGGATGAAACTTAACCAAGGACTTCTGTTCTGGATTTTACTCAAATAACACTCAAGAATAGAAGTTAGCGGACCACTATTGGTAATATCAACATCAATAGGACCACTAGAAGTATTGCTTGCAATATTATATGTAAACTCTATAGTAGACACACTTAAAGACAACTCTGGACGTGGTAAAACCTCTACATTTAAAGTAACCGACACAGAGTTTAAAGGGACGGAAAGATTGGAAAGAGTAGTTACACTGGAATACGGAGAATCCGTGCTTAAAAGGTCTGAAGGGTCTATTTTGACAGACGTAGAACCGGCCTGATTCTTGTTTAACCCCAGAACACTTGTAGGATTAATGATAGTCCAAATCTCTGATGGCGAACAACCTACGGATAAGAATGACCCTAACGCACCCGTATTCACAAAGGAAATTAACCCTACTTCGGTAACGGGGTCTCCTTCCGTTACTGTTATCGATAAAGTACTTCCTGAAGCTAAATATAAATTAGGTAATAACTGCTGCTGAAATACACTAAGAGAGTCTGCCATTGAAGACACAACATCCGCAGGAATCGGGCTATTTACAACACTTAGTGGACCGAAAGGACTATTTATATCATCTACATAATAATACTGACCAGAATTCACCACATTATTTGTGATTACTTTCCATGTCCATTTACCACCTACTGATATAAGGGAGTAATAAAAACCACCCCCCGTGATGACGGTACTCATAACCGAACAATTAATAAGAAGCATATACACATCGGCCCCATAATCCTTAAGGATTATGGGGCCGATGATTATCTAGGTTTATGTATAAAGTACGTTATCAGCTAGCCTTCTGACCGTAATCACGAACCTGAACGAACAAGTCGTTCGAGTTTATGCACACACCCATAAGGATTAAGCGCTTTCCTGCCGATATTGTGGCAATGTTAGTGGTTAGTCCACCTGAATCGCCAAGATATACCTTAAAACCAGCACCGGTTCCGCTCAGCCCAGTAAGCACTCCAAGTGCTACGCCGGAACAAATGACTCTAGAAGTGTTACCACCAGCAACGTTCGCTACAGCAACACCGAAGACCATGCCGTCTCCATCTGCTACAGCCGCTGTTGCCTTCTTGGCCTCAAAACTAGATGAAACGTAGACAGGATCTCCCTTGGTCAATCCACTACTATGGGCTGAGAAGTCCATAGATTCGACCATGTTGTGGAAGTGAAGTGCTGAAGCATCACCACCAACAGATGCAACACCACTTGAATAAACACCCAAGTTAGCTGCAGTAACATGAGCGGCAGTGGCGGTTCCCGCCACGGTGAACAGAGTGGGAACACCAAGAACTTCAAGACCGCTCGCCGTCTCATCGAGTGTTGAGCCGCTAAGCTTCACACTTAAACCACCTGCACCAAGTTGCAGGGAGTTATCAGCAAGTTTTATAATCAGAGCCTTGGAGCTAAACTCTAGGCCAGAGGAAGATGCGAGGTTTACTGCAACCTTGTTGCTACCGTCAATCTTGATACCATCATCTACGATAACATCAATAGTGTTACCTGTCTTTAACAGACCGGCACCCGCTTCTATGACGCCTGCTGACGAGAATTGGGTAAATCGGAGAGCATTGGTACCAACGACTGCTGTGTCAGTAACGCAAACCCATCCGGCGTCTGCGTATAGTGTTCCTTGCTCTACGAATGTAAAGGCACCGGCTGCATCTGAACCCGCTGCCATGTCAGATGAACGACTCCAAGCACCAGCTGCAACGATATATATACCGTTTGCTGTATCTGGAGTCGTTACCCCGCCGCCCTGACCGGCAACGAGGATTCTCATACCAGCGGTTAACGCAACTCCGTTTACCGTTTGTGTACCGCTCAGTGTGATTAAAGAGGAAGATATGGTCTTGACAGATGGCTTAATGTCAAGGCCAGCAGCAACACCATCAACATACTTTTTGGTGGCAGCGTCTTGGTCTGCTGTCGGATCAGTCAAATTACTGATCTTACCGTCCGTGCCTACAACGATGCCATTAACTGTAACACTCGTGCTGAAAGCACCTACAGTTCCTGAAATCACGTTAGAGGAAATGTTTCCTACAGAAACGTTCCCAGAGAAGCTACCGGTTGCTGCAGAAAGAGCGCCCGAAAGAGCGGCACTAGAACCAGTGATGATGTTAGAGGAAATGTTTCCTACAGAAACGTTCCCAGAGAATGCACCAGTTTCTGCAGTAAGAGCGCCCGAGAGAGCGGCACTAGTAAAAGACGCACTGGTGCCGGAAACCACGTTAGAAGAAATGTTTCCTACAGAAACGTTCCCAGAGAAGCTACCGGTTGTACCAGAAAGCGAACCCGAAAGAGTTGCGCTGGTAAAAGACGCACTGGTGCCGGAAACCGCGCCTGAGGAAATGTTTCCTACAGAAACGTTCCCAGAGAAGCTACCGGTTGCTGCACTCAGCAGACCACTGGCTAATAAATTGCCTGCTGAAATATTCGCACTGGCAGTTATTGTCTTGGCACTGAGGGCACCCAGAGTAGTCGAAAGGTTACCAACGGTGACGTTGCCAGATAAAGTAACTTGACCCGAAACGGCTAATACGTTAGACGTTAAAGATCCCGTCGTGGAAAGGTTTCCTGCAGAAACGGTTCCAGAGAAGCTACCAGATGCTGCAGAAAGAGCACCCGAAAGAGCGGCACTAGAACCAGTGATGATGCCTGAAGAAATGTTTCCGACAGAAACGTTTCCGGAGAATGCACCGGTTGCTGCAGAAAGAGCGCCCGAAAGAGCGGCACTAGAACCAGTGATGATGCCTGAAGAAATGTTTCCTACAGAAACGTTCCCAGAAAATGCACCGGTTGCTGCAGAAAGAGCACCCGAAAGAGCGGCACTAGAACCAGTGATGATGTTAGAGGAAATGTTTCCGACAGAAACGTTCCCAGATATGCTACCGGTTGCTGCAGAAAGAGCGCCCGAAAGAGCGGCACTAGAACCAGTGATGATGCCTGAAGAAATGTTTCCTACAGAAACGTTTCCGGAGAATGCACCGGTTGCTGCAGAAAGAGCGCCCGAAAGAGTCGCGCTGGCAGCGGTAATAGAACTGGCGACGCTAAGATTCGATAACGCGGCGACGTTTCCTGACAAAGTTGATAAACCACTAACCAGAAGGTTAGCTGCATCAACGTTTCCTGTAATCTCCAAGGTGGAGGCGCTAAGACCACCAACCTGAATATTGGCAGAATCATTTAATTCTTGACTGTAGCCCGATTCTGAAATAGCTAAGGGCTTACGTAGACTAGAAAGAGACATATTTTTTATTCCTTTTGGGGATCTGCGGATTTTACGTGCTCGAAAATCACGCCAGTGAGTTCATGGAAGGACATCGAATCAAAATTGATCGAATACTTTCCCTCTAGTTCTGATCTGAGTATGCTCAAAGCCCGAAGTTTTTCTTCATACTGTGAGCGACTTTGCTTCACATTCTCAATTAAATCTCTAAGTTTCAGCTCGAATTGAGCCTTTTGAGACTCAAATTCAGTATTTTTTAGTGCTAGATTAGTCTGAGCATTTTGGAATTGAGCTTCTGAAAGTCTATATCTTAATAAATCATCTTTATTAAAAATCTTATTACCATCACTAGTCCTTTGCATCTCTTCTTCTAAAGGCATTGAACTCGGAATTTTTATCTCCGATGACAAATCAATCGAGGAAGACTTCTTTGAAGATGCCTTTTTTAATGACTTACTGGGTTTAATGGGTTCTGATGGCTTAGTGTCTTCGTCTTTCATGGTACCCTCTCTACAAAATCATTTGGCATTGAGATTAAAAGTGAATTATCACTTAAAGCAACACCAACAGACTGTACAAACACAGAAGAAACTGTAGCAATAGGAGCTACATCAGTTAAAACACCATTGGTCCCTACAAAGTATTTAATACCCTTGCTTAAACCGAGAACAGTATACGTTCCAGAGTATATAATGGTCCCCAGAGTATCACTCGACTTAGATATAAGTATACCAACAGAAGGCATTCGAGACACATCGAAAATATCTGCTTTATCGACTACTATACTTATTCCAGAACTTGAGGCTACAGAAACACATGTTCCAATTGCTATTCCTGGTACTAATTGTGCCTGAAATCTACTATTTCCACCTGGACCAGCTGGTCCCGGTGGACCAATAGATCCTGTAGGACCGATGGGACCAAATGGACCTTCGGGACCAGGAGACCCAGGGGGACCACGAAATGCATTATAAGAGGAACTTGGCGAATTCTTATTAGTCGCCCTAAGAACAAAAGTATATACATATAAATTCGGGCGAGGATTCGTGCCCTTTATGTAGAGAACATAATCTAAGGTGTAATTAGTCTTTAACCCTAAATCCCCATAAATCTTATTGAGGTTTCCGTATATACTTACGGTAGGATTTTGAATAGGGGAATCCGATGACAAGTTAATAGTAGCATCTACTATTTCCCCTGTTCCTCCCGTTCTGTAGGATGTAAAGGTAGTACCCACATTACCTTATCAGTTATTAAGAGGCACTGATAAACCCTCTATCAGAGACCTAAATTTGCGGACTCATTCTATCGGTAAAATCTGTGCGTCTCCACGGTCTTTAAACTGTGGAAGCGAGACCTCGTGAAGTATATTGAAATGCTTGTCACTTATGGCATAAAATACGGTAAAATATTTACCGTATTTTGAAGCTTGAACCGCAATTGAAAGATCGGTTTCAGCACTTTCCAAATCCTTTAGTGCTTCCTTTAGTATTTCCGATGGATCACTTTCGAAGTCTTCTTTTATACCGTGCTTTTGAAGCATCATCATTCTGATATAATTTTCATTTATCTCACTAGCTATCAATTCCTTTATCTTTCCCAAAGCCCTAAAAAACCGGTGTCGCACTCTTCCCTGAGTAAGACTCATTTGCTTGGCAATTTCTGATTGGCAGGTAGTCTCATACATTCTCCATAATATTTCCCTATCCTGCTCTGAAAATTTAGGGGCTAACTCTATGTCAAAATCCTTCTTTTCTAATTCAGGTATCGTTCGCAAAAATTGTATCCTCTTGATACCTCGGTGAAGTCTATAACTTACTGCTGCCTGTGTAATTCTAAATAATTTAGCTATCTGTTCTTGTTTCATTTTATCTTTATAGTATAATCTAATTAAATCTGCCTCTCGAATTGGTATTCTGTAAAGGTATCTTTCTAAGAGACCATAGTCTAATGAACTAGGGCCCGCATCCACCAAAGAAGAAAGGTCTTGCTCAGCCTCAGGTCCGAATTGTCTATCGATAAAATCTTCAATGTTATCATAACCATGACTAAACCCACTTCTATTACTAAATCTCATGGAAATAGTGTTTGGGTCCTGAATGACAATATGTGACATTTTTCTCCGTAAGCGAAATAAGTAATTCGCTTTATTGTATCAGGTCTTGGTCTACATCAAAAGGATGCTCACTACCATACCAATTAACTCGTTTATAAAGACACATACCAATCCGGGAGAGAATCGGCGTGAAAGCTTTCATTTCTAAATAAAACTCCTAAAGATAGATCATCCTTAAGATCATCCTTAAGGATATTTCTAAGTTCAGGGATATTCTTATTCGGTAAGACTTCAGAAGCGTTTAAATCTACATATAGATTTAAACTCACTATCTTATGATTTAGTTCAACTAACTCCTTATTTTCATTTATCTTTCGTGAAACATCAATAGGTATTTTACGACTGGTAAAAAGGTCATCAACATCAGCGATGTCACTAAGCATGTTCACAAATGATTTCGGTAATCTTGGAATTCCTTTTATATTATCTGAAGCATCCCCATACAAAGATTTAAATAATAAGACATCCTGAGGATTTAGAAGTATATTTTTCCCCCACATACTCTTTGATGAATCAGCATCTATATACGATGACAAAGAATACTTGAATATTACTGTTCGAGGATCCTTAAGGAGGAAAAAGAAGTCTTTATCATCCGACACGATTATTTTAATGCTTGAATCATATAACCTACAAAAAGATCCGATACAGTCGTCAGCCTCATCAGTTTTTGAATGATAACAATAAAAACCAGCCTTTTTAAAAAGAAACTTTAAAACATCATTGATATCATAATAAATCTCATGTGATATTAACAACTCTCCAACAGTGTCATTTTCTTTGGGTTTTGCTCTATTCCCCTTGTACGCTGGATATAAAGTATTTCGTCTTGTGGACTTACCGTCAAAAAATATTCGAACATCATCAAATGTGCTAATTTTATCCAAAGCAGAAAGCACTAAACTAAAAACCTTTAAAGATAGATTCCCTAAACCAGATTTACTCTCTTTCTTTAGTATATAGATAGACTTATGTATGATATTACTAATATCAATCAAAACATGCTTTTTTATATTGGATCCACCGATTCTGCGATTCATAACTTCATCAAATAATTTGCCGGGTAATCTATTAGCAAGGGCTTACTCAACAATCCCACATCAATCTGAACGAATTCTCCACCATCATATACCTCTGATATCTTCCCTGTAAGATTTTTAAATGAACCACGAATTACCTTCACTTCATCATTCTTATCGAAGATACCTTTCTTCATTTTTTCCATACCCTTTCTCATGACCTCGATTTCCGAGTCATTAATTAGGCATACACCCGTTTTCGGGTGAGTTAAGACCCTCATAAAATACGCGGTTTCATTTAATTTATTATATTGTATATTTGCAGCATGTTCGATAAAAATATATCCATCCATGTAATACATAACATGGTTATCTTCTCTAGCCGATAAATTTGCAGCTGGAACAAATACGGAAAGATCCTTTCCGAGATAACGCTTTACAGATCTCTGAAAGAGATTAATATTTTTCTCTTTTTCTCCTGTGGAAGATAATTGCACTACCACCCATTTCTTGGAAGTGTTAGTTGTTGATGAATCGCCTTGAGAATTTTTCAGTGAAGACACGACTGAACTCCTGATCTGATATAGGTACTTTACTATTATCAATATCTGATAAAATCGTCTCCTCTTTCATAATATCTGGTTTACGTCCTGGACCCATTTTCATGTCCACTGAAGTGAGAGATTCTTCAGAAGTAAATTTTACCCCGTCTACTTCAAGAATACGACTCTTCGTTGATGAAAATTCCGCGTACCGCGTTAAGTCACTTCTTACGAGAACGCTCCTTAACTCAGCCTCTGGTTTTATTGATTCGGTATGAGGAACAGACTGATCAAAAGATGATTTATGGACACTATTGGAATGACTCCTATGCTCGACAGGAGCAGACTCCCTCGTTTTACTAAGAACAGAAAGCAAAGCAAGTTCTATATCCACATTGGTAGGCTTCAATATATTAGATAGTACATTGCTAATACCAACATACTTCACAATATCTGATTTTTGTATGAAAAAATATGAAAAATTCGTTTTAATGGAATGAGCATGTCTTATGGAGTTATTTATTAGCTTTAAAATCGTATCCTTTACCCATGAAGCAGGCTCTTTATCTAGTACTTCATAAATTTCTCCTATAGCGAAGGAAGGGTTTTCAGCCAAATACGAAAGACCTCTTTTTAACACATCAATACTACTAAATTTATAATATTCTCCGACACTTTTTTCGCTTAATCCCCCGATATATGATAACGATGTTATCGCATTTATACTAGACCTTGGGGAATTATCATTAAAATCCACAATTATTGATATGGCTTTATCTTCGTACAATATTCCTTCTTTATCACATATAGTAGATAAATGACTAACTAATGAATCCTTATCAGGTTGACGAATAGAGTATTCATCTACCCGATCCCTTACTGCTGAACGTATTTTATTTGGTTCAGTAGTACAAAGAATCGCAAAAAGACTTCTGTCTTCCATCGATTTAAGCATTGCATCTTGGGATGCTGGGCTTAAACGATGTGCCTCATCTAGAGTTAGAATAGTAGGATTACCATCGAAGTTTACATAGTCTAAGTTATCAACTATGTTCCGAATGTTATCTACTGTCCCATGAGCAGCAGCATCGAATTCAAATACTGATGAGGATGAACCATCCATAATAGAACGACAGTCATAACATTCATTACACGGTTCGCCTTCATCCTTATTTTTACATATGCATGCTCTAGATATTATACGGGCTAGCGTAGTCTTCCCACATCCTTTTGGGCCACCTAAAAGTATAGACCTTTGAAGCAAAGTACCGTCGTTACTTCTTCTTTTTAGAACAGTAACAGGACCTACATTACCGATTACATCGGCAAATTTCAAAGGTCTATACTTTAGATCTAACATCACTTATCTTTCAGACATGCGTTCAATTCTACCAAACCATCATTCCAGGTTCCATACCTCTCAGCTATTTCTGGAAACTCTTGGACTTGAGGTGGTCGTATCTTATACTTCGGTTCTCCAGTCTTAGGATCTTCCAGCATAACACAACGCGTCAAAAGGTGATCTACAAGAGCTATTCTTTGCATCACCGAAAGGTCATTCCAAACATCCAAAGACACAACCATTATAAAATCGACTTCTCCCCCACAGACATGTTTTTCCATGGGGGATGCTTTCTTAATGTTTCCAGGTACTTTTTCTCCGCCCGCCATTGTTGACCTGTTGCGGCAAAGAAACCTAAATTTTGCACTACTAAGTTCGTGATGGTGCTTTGCTATCAAGTTATGGGAAATAACCTCAGCGGCCTCAAAATCTCCGAAAAGTAATGGGATGGCTGCGGTTTTTTCTTTTTTGTTACGAACTGCGTCATTCTCGCTCATTTTTGGTTCCTTCCAATTCTGTTAAAACACTTTTTAAATGTGATGCGAAGTTCTCATCCTTAAGAACTTGCCACATCTCATTTAAATCCTTGGCCTTCAATCCTGATTTTTTATAATCTACAATCGAAACGGTCAAATATTCTTGTAATTTGTTATAAATTTTATTGGTGCCTTCTCTTCCGGCTATATCATTGTCTAGACATAGTAGTATATTCTGAACAAATAACTTTAGAAATCTGGTTTGAGATTCATTAGTGGAATTTGTGGTTAAAGCCAACACAGGTAAATCGCAAAACCTCTCAACAGTCAACATATCCGATGGACCTTCTACTAAAATTACCTTTTTCCTTAACCATATTTTATCAATAGACCCCTTAGTACCAAAAAAATATGGTTCGGGTCGATACTTTCTCATGAAAGTATCATATCTTTTTTCTCGAATAGACCGGACTTGAACCCCAAGTATCTGACCAGAGTATGTAGTAAGAGGGTATACTATATTATTAATTAATTTCCCACCAACGACAGGATCATCTTTTGAATATAAAGTGGACCACTTTTTAAATCGACAAGTATCACAGACCCGATTTTTATCTGCTTCTTCATAACAATATTCACCATGACCACTATCTAAATCTGAATCTGGAACATAAGTATTAGAAACAAAACCGATACTGTGCTTTCGCCATTGGTATTCCGATGAACCTCTACCATGAAGGAAATCCACTGCTACTTCTGAGCAAAATAGCTGATCATTTGACCATTCAACGAAATTATTTAAAAAATCAGACATTAAGTGTTAAAAACGCGAGACCAAATTCAACATTATGTAGAATTACACTATTCTGATTATTCGGTAGTCTAGTGTATAGGCCCACAAAATCAGGTCTAGATAAAAACACAGCAAATTCCATTTCAATTTTTAAGAATTTACAATAACCGTTAATCATCCCGTCTTCTAACGATAACCCCGGAAAAACCCTTTTAAGATTCACATCTGACCATGAGAATGGAATAAAACACATACCGGGGACCTTTTTAAACCCACTCTTATCCTTTATATAAGACAGACAACTCTGGGAATCACTAAAAATATTCGAATATTCCTTCTGGATAGATAATTCATATGCCTTCGTAAACAAAGGAGGAATAATTACATCCAACGACTCTTCAGCTCCTTCGAATACTCCAGACCTAATTCGACCTTCCTTGGTAATAGAATTATTAATTAGAAATCTTCCTTTATCCGCAGTGCTAACAACACATGGAAGAAATTCTTTTTTTCCCGGGGTCTCTATGAGAAGGACCCTGGAGTTCATGCCCACCTTCGTTTTATGAAGGTCATGATCCAATATTTTATGTAACCATGACATAGTTAAACACTTTTAAAAAACATACATAATTTAGAATACACTAATAACACATAATATACGAAGAAAGAGTGATTTTTCAAATTTACGGTTCTATCATTCACCACCCATTGCAAAGCAGCCACATCTGAATAATTTTCAATAGTATACCCATCATCCGTAATCATTTCATTAAATTCAGCAGACAATTGATCTGCGCTCTTTTTCGGGCAAAAATATCCACACCCCGATGATACCTCTTTAGTATCACATATATCACCATTCCATTTTGCCGGATTTTCGGATCCATACATGCAAATCCGTACGGGTTTATCTTCAGAAATTTTTACGACATCGGAATCATCTAAAGAAGAATTGTACTCTAACGTGTTTGGTTCATGTAAGTAATTATATTTACAGTTTTCTGGTAATTTAGACAAATTTGCGCCCAAATGTCTTTTCTTATGCCGATTAGTTAGTTTAATCAATCGGCGTTCTATTTCTATTTGCGTTTTCACTTTATGTATTAACTATACATTTCAGGTGCAATGAATCTGACTTAAAACCCTCATAGGCTGTGTGGGCACCATTTAAAAACTCAGGATTATGAGTGACCATCAATATATTTACGCCCGTCTTTTCCGATAGTTGTCTAATGAATGATGCAGCATTCGGTACATATGTGTTCGCTAATGCCACCATCGATTCATCCAATATTAATAAGTTGCCAAGTCCCAATCTTTGCATTATAGATAAACGTAAAATTAATGATATTACCACTGCAGCCCCTCCGCCGTATGAACAAAGAGGGTCTCCCTCGAACCCATCCTGTTCTAAGGCGAATTTCATGGATATACGATTATTTTTTTGCTCTTGCTTAATTAAGAATTTTAAGGGCTGGTCGTGTATGATGTAATTCAATCCAGTAGTCGTTAATTCTGAAATAGATTCTACATTTCTTTCAATTGAATCCTCTAACCATCTCTTAAATATTGTCGAACATTTTAGATATAACTCGGATTTATATTTATGATCCTGAGACTCAATACTAGCTTTCGCGAGCCTATTACTGAGTAAACTCTGATAAGCATTTAACTTATCCAATTTTCGTGAAATATTGTGAAATTTGGATTCAAGCACTGATACCGCATTCATTTCGATCTCATACTCCTTACAAAATGTTGTACCTTAAGGTCTTCTAAAGTCTGCTCGAACATAACAACATCCGGAAATGCTTTTAATCCATGACGTATAACAACATTTCCATCTAATAGATAACAGGATATATTATCCAATACCTTCAAGGGTAAATCCGCAGAAAAAGAAGTATTACCACTAGATAAAATCGGAATCGAAGTAAGCACTCTATCAGACTGAGAAAACTTTAAGACCTCCGAATCACCATCATTTTCGCTCTGAATCGAAATTCTTTGCGTTCCCTCTAAAGTGACGCCAGACCATTTAATAGCATCTTTGAAAAGTGCCGTGCTACACTGAATATTTATGATAGATTCCCTAACATCCGGAACAGATGGATTTTTCGACTGCTTACTATTTATTTTATTGATAATAAGATAACTCCCGGTCTCTTGATGTTTAAAACATAAACCTACATTATCACAGGATATTAATATATCACCCTTACATCTATTACAGAATGCCCTGATTGTTGGTATATCAGCACTGATAATTGAGATATCTTTCTTTATGGACGGATGGAAAACAAAAGTTGCGTAGTATCTTGCATTCGATATGATACAGTTGTTTTTCGAATCAAATATTATTTGATTCATTTTCATATCCTCTTCTGTTTTAGTTTCATGAACTAACGCAGAAGCCGACGCTACAGTAAGAAGTTCATCTAATAGATTAGATTCTATTCTCCATTCTTCTTCATCAATGATTATAGATTTTCCCAACACTCCCTTTTTCGACGGAGATCTGCGTTTTATCACTGCAGACTTCTTAGTGCCTCCTCCCGAATATTTTAGCGAAAGTCCTTTTTCGTTAATTGATAAATCAACATCATCTAAGTCTGCCTCGAAAATCGAAGACCTGTCCTGGGGTAATAAGAAATCTTCAGTAATCCCATCACCCATCCTTGTAGTCAAAAAGGCACATAGATACCTTCTTTTGTCACTGCTGATGATAGCAATTGAACCACCTGAGATGGAAATTCTATATTCTCCATCAGTAGGCTTTACTACTTTTGCTAAGTTTAATCCGGACTTTAAATCCTTAGATTTAGCAGACATAGACATTATTCTATCTCTTTTAGCATCGGCAGTATTGACTCTTCAGCTGCTTCAAGATCCGACTCACAAATACTTAATTTAGTAAGTAATACTTCCTTCATCTTTTTTAAATCCTCAGACAAAGTATCGGGGTTATGCCCTAATTTCTTACACTCCTCCATAGTATCACGAAGCTGCTTTTTCCGCTCTGCGAGAGCAGCCTCTATCTTAATCTTTGCCTGCATCACCTTCTCTCTTTTCGAGAGATATTCCTTGTACCTGGTCTCTATGTCTTCCATAATCATCAGTCTCCTTTAGAAGAAGTTACATCTTCAAAATCAAAAATCGAATTTTCTAAGTGCCCACCAGATTCATGTCGACGTTTAGCAATATGCCAGAGCCCCTCCTCACATTTCGGTTTATAGGCACATCGGTGACATTCACCCGAAGGTCTAGCATCGAATTTCTTATTCAATATGTCCTTACAGGTATTTATGGTATCTTGAAGAAGGAGACGCATAGAATCCGAATCATACGATATATAACTAATTGGATTTTCAGGATGTAACCAATAAATAAATCCTATCCGGGATGGAGCCACTCCATATTTTAAATAATGTAAAGTAGCATACCACATCAATTGATCCGCATCCACATATTTTTCTCTTTGTTTATAAGCTTTACCATCCATTATCCAAATATCAGATGCATTATTGTAATGCACAAAGTCGGCTATTCCGACTATTTTTAAAACTAGGTCATCTTTGGTTTTATAAAATATGGTTAAATCTAATTCAGACTTACTATTAGTAGTAAGTAACCCTTGATTCTTGATCGTTTCAACGCCGAGAGGCACATACTTAATCAGGTCGCTTTCTATTCGCAATTCTAAGGAACTATCACTGCCCTTAAAATAGTCATTTTTTAAATAGACTAATTCAATAGCTTCAGCCTTCATACTGAGAAGTAAGTCTGAAGGATTGCTACTCTTCCAGACCTGCTTTTCATAAAACCACTCAAATAACTTTCCGATTATAGAACCGAATAAGGTATTTTTAGTATCAAATACGGCAGAGTCCTTTAAAATGTACTTAAATTGATATTGCTTCGGACATTTTAAATAAATTTTACGACCCGAATAGCTTAAACTCAAATCATAATACATATCAGTCCTCTAATACTCCGGATTCCGCAGCTTCTAACACTTCCAAGGCCAAACTTTTTAAATCACTCGGAAAACTATCTAGTTCCTCCTTCTTTAGGGAATGCGAAACTGACGAATCTTTTTTTAAACGACTTATGAAGTCATCCAGATCCTTTCTTTCCACGTCTAATCTCCGTTTTAGATCTAAGTCGAAAATATCCTTCGCATCTTCGTGTGGAACTATTATCTCCTCACATGAAACTCCCGATGAATCAAACGTAAGCATAGATACCTTAGGCTTTCTTTCTAAATTCTCGAAAGTTAACGCTCCTCTAGATATTGCACCCAAATTTACGAAGTTAATACCGCAATGGTTTAGTATTCCTTGATCCTTATGATAATGTCCGAAAACATATACGTCTGGACATCCAGGAAATACTAAATCTCTATAGTCAAAAATCGTTTCGTTAAAAAATGATTGAATCTTCTCAGAAGGAGCCATGGACGCCAAAGCATGAATCACGGCGACAGTATATACGTCATCATCATTTTTTCTAACTGCATCATGAATGGTTTCCACTCCCAAATCTGTTGTATATTCAATACCCACTACTCTAACCTTCATAGAACCAGACACGAAGGTTTCCTCCTTTAAATCATATAATGTCCCGGTTTTGATTAGTACACCCAGGGGCTGTTGACGCAATATTGAATCAGGATCATTATTAGACATATCATGATTACCGGCCAAAGCATAAGTAGGACACGGATATTTTCTATGTATCTCGGCTACCCTTTGCATGGTGGCGTGCGTGTTTTTATTAGCAGCCTTAACATGAAAAAGGTCGCCACCACGTAGAATAGCATCTGAAGATGCTCTTTTAGCTAATTCTCCCTGCCATTCTAATTTCTTTAAAATACTGGCTTTATAGTCATCCTTCCTAAAACCCGGTGCTAAATCAGCAACATGCTCATCAGAGGATGTAATAAAACGAATGCAAGACATATCTAAGTTACATTTAATATCCAACGCTTCTTGCCAAGGTCCATTATTTTTCTATAACCTTGGGAAATTCTTAACTCATTTTCAGTTCCTACTTCTCCTTTTTTCTTCCTGAGCCTTGATTTATGGTACCTGTTTTTCCCTTTTACCCAATAATAATCAGGGCGAACATTACCATCATATTTAAAGCCAATCTTCGAATACACTAAACCAGAAAATAGTCTATTATCAGAAAATGAAACCATTGATTTTGGGTTTATTTCCCTGATGAATAAACCACAGAGTTTACTCCATATTCCATGTACTTTATACTTAGAGTCACTAACCATCCTAGTCAGTTCCCAATCATAGGATGATTGCCTGGTGGGTCTAGAAAAAGTAATGCCTGCTATAAGCATTCCTTCATAAAATACCCCATACCCTATCTTAAATGTACAGGTACCTAAATAGTGATGGTTGTTTAGTAATTCCTTTAATCCATGATTATCTACCCTTTTCATTACACACTGAGAGGGTCTTAAAGAGACGAAAGATTTAGACTTAATGCGGTTAAATACCAATGCTTTTACTAGATTAAACTTATTTATGATTTCATCTTCATATATCATCATAAAATCATAATTACCTTCACATGCGGTTTTATATTTAAGTGCATCAAGGTTAGATACTAAAGTTGAGGAATGCCAATAGAGTCCATTTATTTCTATTAGCAAATTCGCCGAAGGTATATAAACATCGTAAAAATAACCATTAACTTTATACTCTAAAAAATGAATTATGTTTAGGGAACTTAAGTAATCCGAAATTAATAGACTGTATGAAGATGTTTTGTTTTGAGTGCAACCACACGTTAACGAAAGACCACGCTTAATGTCCTTATATCTCGGATTATACTGCTTACCACATACACAACATTGCGCCAAAAATGGAACACTCGCATTCTTTATTTTTTCTAAAACAATTGGTCCCCCAATCGGTAACATACCATCAATAGGAACACCATTTTTCAATAAATCTGCGTTATTTTGATACCAACCAAAGACTTGATTTCGGCAACTTCCGCACGACTTTTGATTTTTAGTAATATATTGAACCGATATATTCTTAATAGTGCCGCAACGACATTCAAATGATAATTTCTTATTACTATATGGAGAAATTTCTATACGCTCTCCGAAGTATTTAAAATTAACGTACTTTTCACCATTTTCTAAAATAACATTAGCACACTTGCCGCATGAGGAGGTGTCATTTAAATACTGAAGTTCAGTAATATGGAGACGACCGCACTCACACTCAAATGATAACTTTTTATGACTGGACCGACCTATGTAAATGTCCGAACCAATATATTTAATCTTTCCATAATTTTCACCCGATTTAAGTAAAATGTGATTACACTCATTACAAGAGGTACTAAGTCCATTTATTAAATTTACTAGCTTAATATCTTTATGACGACCACAATCACATTTAACCTCAATTTTACGCTTAGACCCTTTTGGTAATTCAATGGTAGGACCTAAGTAGGATAATTTACCAAATACATCACCCTTTTTAAGGGTAATAGAATTACACAATCCACATCTTTTGGTAGATCCATTTAATAGATTATATATACGTACTTTTTTTAATCTACCACAGTTACATTTTAATTCGATTACATCCCTTGTCTTTCCTTCATAATCAGGCCCTTCGTATAATAAACCCCCATATTTTTCACCTGATTTTATTTTCATAACTAATGGTGACCATTAAAATTACACAAGTCTAATGGTACCATACATTCAGAATAAATATATAAACATCGTAAAAATAACCATTTACTTTATACTCTAAATGAAATAAACAAAATATTTTGTAAAAATATTTGAACAGGAAAATCATACTGAATCTACACGATACACAACCCAATTTATGATCAGGATATCATAACAGCATTAGCACATTCTAATTTATAATATTCTTTAATCAAATTCGCTAGATCACTATTCCGAATAGTTTCCTTAATATTATTGATAGCATTCTCAAATGCAATTGTACTTCCAAAAATAAATACTTTCTTTTTAGCTCTAGTAATTGCTGTGTATACTAAATTACGGTATAACATGATTCCATATTGAGAACTCATCGGCATTATTATATAATCAAATTCCTGACCTTGCACTTTATGGGTAGTACAAGCATATGACACCTTCAGCATAGAACGAGCTTCTTCTACAGTGAATGTTAATAATTTATCAGCATATTTGGAAGATGACGATTCCTGGTCAAACCAGTCAAAGATTTTTACCTCCACCTCATCATTTTTTATATTTATCTGTGTTATTTTTCCTACATCTCCATTATATATCATTTTATCATAGTTATTCTTTACCACCATTACTCTGTCACCTTCGTAAAGGCCAGTTTCTCCACTTTTAACATAAGATACGGTCTTAAGCAGACTATCAGGATTCAGTACATCACGCAGTTCTTGATTTAAGTTATTTACTCCCAATACCCCATCATGCATAGGAGAAATTACTTGGAAATTCCTTTTTAATTCCTTTAATTTAAAGGACAACTGACACACCTGCGACACTATTTCATCATCTTTCATAGGGAAAAATATGAATTCCGATTCCTTATTCAATGAAGTGTCCACATGATGATTATTTAAAATATTATGTGCAACTGTGATAATATCTGATGTTTTACCCTGTCTAAAAATGTGAGTAAGGGACACCTTGCTTACATTTTCGCAATTCAATAAATTATTGAACACATAACCTGAGCCAACAGAAGGCAACTGAGCTGAATCACCAACCAGTATAAGAATAGTTGAGGGGTTTAGGGCATCCAATAAATGATAAAATGAGGCTGAATCTACCATAGACATCTCATCCACGATAATGGCATCGGTTATAAACTTATTAGTGTGATTAAATTCCCAAGTCCCATCCTTTTTATATCCTAAAGCCCTGTGTATGGTAGAAGCCATTTTTCCGGTAACCTTAGATAGTCTTTTGGCGGCAATACCGGTGGGCGACAACAGACTAAAATCTAAATTATAATTACTGAATAGTTCCACAAAGGATGATATGAGAGTAGTCTTCCCGGTCCCCGGATAACCCGATATGGAAACTATTCTAGATTTACCCAACAGTTTAAAAGCACTTATTTGATCTTCTGATAATTTTATTTTATTTCTTTTCTGAAATTCCTTAAGAAAGACATCTAAATTCTTAAATTCATAAGGATCAGACAATAAAGCACTAGATAAATATTTAGCTATACTATGCTCATATTCCCAATTACACTTTGTATATATCTTATCATTGATCGATACCAATTCCCCAGATTCAAGTAATGAATTTAATGCTCCGTAATATTGCGAATCAGTTATCTTATCACCATGCGAAAAGGGTTCTAAACTGTGCCTTCTAAAAAACCTTCCGGATCCATACTTCAGAATTTCACCGGAAGTCACATACATATGACCGTCACTATTACATAAATCCTCAACTATATATAAAATCATGGATTTTACTCGTCGAGAGTCATCTACTCCTATACCCACTATTCTAGCGGCCTGATCTGCTGCACTAAATCCGATCCCTGAACATTTACATAATAAATATGGATTTTCTGAAATCATGCGACGAGAGTCTCCTCCAAACAAAGTGAGAACCCCCTTAATCTGATTTCCTGTTAACCCCAAATTTGATAAGTATATAGATGAATTTTTAGACTCATTCACGCTTTGCCAGTCCTGTAATATTACCTCATATTGTTTATCGGTTAATATTCCGGAATCTTTTAATTTCTCTGGCTCGTAATCCAGAACATTGACCAATTCATCCCCATAAAAATCATATAACTTTGATGCGGTGACGATTCCTATGGAATTAATGTTATTAGTAATAAAACTAATTATGCCATTCCTCCCGGATTCAGGAATTACTTCGCAAGTCGAAGCAGTAAACTGAGGTCCATATGTCTGATGTACTTCCCTACTTCCTGTGAATCTGACCTTTAATCCAACACTTAATACTATTCCGGGAAAAGCACCACAAACCCTATTAATATCTTCTCCTACACGAATTTTAAGTACAGAAAACCCGTTTACTTTATTATTAAATAGAATTCCTTGTATCTTTCCTTCTAATTTCTCCATGATATTTACTCAGATTCTTCTTCCTTTGAATCTAAGCAAACCACCAGAGTATAAGATATATACTAAAGCAAAAGTATTCACATAAACTTTACATCCCAGATTATTATTCTAAGTCAATTCTACTGAAAAGTTAATTCTTCTTAGAATTTTTACTGTCGGGCTTGGGAGCCTCATAATCAAATTCTATGTCAACATCTTCCTGCTCGGGAGAACTTGGAACAGACGAGGGAGCTTCCTCTTGAGGCTGAGAATGATCTGCAGACTCGGGTACTTGCCTTCGAGATGGTTGTTGGGACTCCCCATATATTCCTTCCCGAGCAATTTCTACACGTCCTTCATAGAACGCCTTGGAAAATGCAGAAAGCTTTCCACCAATATCTAAAACGTTCTCTGATATCTTTTCTAATTCTTCTAAATTAGTACCAGCAAAGTCACCCTGCAATCGGGCTAGTTTAGCATATAATACGTGAGCGTCCTTTAAGACGTCCGCGATATAAGAATTTACTCTCTGCCACTCAGAATCCTTATCCGAAGCCGCTAAGTGTGAATTTATATTCCGAGATACTTCACGAGCGACTTTTTTGAAGGCATTCATACTTCTAGACATAAAGGCCATGAAAAACCTATTGTATAGTATATACCCATCGTACCTTTCCTAAATCATATATTTTATTTAACACTTGATTTTTCCTTAGCTCCGACTCTGTCCCTATTTCTCCCCATCTTTTAGGTATGACTACCCTTGAACATCTAATTATTCGACTGGTCCATAGCAGCTAACATGCTATTCATTTCCTCTAAAGATTCAAAGGAAATGCATGTAAATCGTATTCGTTTCCCTTCTAGTTCCCTGAGGAGATCCTGGACAGAAAAGCCAATCCCATCCTCATCTTTTATAATGTACTCCTTGCGGTTTTCATCATAGAATACTTCACCGTCTAAAATATTTCCGGCATCATAACCATATAAGTTACGGTCCCTTTTATTATCGTATTCCATATTTTCCTATACAAGAGCACAAGCTCCGCCAACACAAGCCATTTCTGCATTTAACGTAGTATCGTCTGTCATCTCGATTATTCCAGTATAATCTACTGGCTTATAACCCGAAATAATGGCGTTCCAGCGAGCTTCATCTGCTTCCGTAACCACTGCTTCCATAGGGGCAAAAGCATAATCTTTATCTCCCGTGGCTGCAAGCAAAGACACTCCCGTGAAATGGTTGCGGTTTTCCCATAAATACTCGGATACTTTATCCCACTCTTCTGTTCTAACATTAACCGTATTAGATACGTTATGAGTTAACCCCGGAGATATTGATTCATTTGCAGTTCCTGACATAACCCAATTTTGCTGAGTAGATTTCACCATCTCTAGGAACTCTATAGCACCAATATCATCCTTTATCATCGCTCCCTGAGGAGCTTCTACTGGAAACTCTATGACATATTTCCCATCGGGTTTACGAACACACATATGAGGATTAACAGCCTTAAAAGCTTGAAAGATATGTTCTAGTTCATCCGCCGTGACTCTTCTTATATATCTACGAGCATGATGAGCATGATGCCCGGATCCCACGCACCCTAATTCTAGAGAGGTAGTTCCTGAAGGCTTAATGCATGTAGTTCTAGCCGCCGGGTTAATCCCTAAAAGAGTTGAATACTCCTTATTCCATTCCTTGATTTCATTGGCTATTTTACTTTGATATTCAGGATTGCATGAAATGTGCGGTGCATCCAGCATCCCTGTCAGACCGATACCTAACAGCGCCTCTCTTTCCGCTACATGCTCGGAAACCCAACCAAGATATGGAAGTTTAGTGTAAGTAGCCTGAATAGTACCGATTAAGGTAGCTGCTTTAGCTACTTCTTGAAACTCCTCATAAGAGGTTAGTTTAGCGGCATTAATCTCACAAAGATTGCAGAATGCCCAACCCGTATGAACAGCTCCTGTTTCAGAATCTATTCCCTTAGATTTTAAAACAGCTTTCACTGACTCATCTATTACTAATTTTGGATTTAATCCGATTTCTCCACATGGGTTTGTCCCATAGTCATAATCATGTGTAAAATAAAAACCAGGTTCACCCCACTGGCGAGTCATCTGGAATATTCTCTTAAACTGTTTCTTCTTAACTTCATCTCTTTTTAAGACGACCGAATTATTGGCATTAGAAAACCAGGGGTCATTCTGCCACCAGTTACCTGTTTTGCAATTCATCATCTCGCTATCATCTAACGAGAAAAGACAAATCATTGCAGATCTTCTAATGCCACCAGATAAAACAGCATCTGCAGCATGACACATTATTCTATGACATTCTATAGGACGTAGTTTACGTCCTTGAACAGCATTTAAAACTCCTCGAATTTTTTCCAAAGGGTCCTTTAATTTTAAATGTCCCGGAGCTCTACCCCCAGATGTTATTAGGGGAGTCCCAGCAAGACGTATCTTATGGAAAGATACCTCTAAATACACCCCATCTAAGTAACTTTGAATTAAGGCTTCTAAAGCGTCGGCCCATCCCTCTATAGTATCTTCCACCACATGGTGGCGGACCTTCTTCCCATCAATATATGGAATTATTGGTAATTTATCTACATGGTCATATTGTACTGAATATCCTACCCCACACCCCGACAAAAGAAGGTACAATGCCTCGGAAAATGCTCTAGGTCTATCTATGAATGAAAAACTACAATTAAATATACGAGCGTTATTGGCCTCAATGGCAGGTCCTCCAAACTGCATAGAGCGCATTGAAGGAAGAAGACGTTTATTCCTAACTAAATCAAAAGCCAGTTTTATTTCTTTTTCTAAATTAGGAAATTTACGAACGTGCATGCCTTCAGTTCTAGCAACAGTTTCTTCGTAAATCTCTCTTCTAGAAAGACCCGGAATATATTTCGCATATTTTCCTGCATGAATATAATCAGATATAGCTTTTAAATCGGGGACAGCCTTACGAGCTTGTCTAGCTTCGGATCGTTTGTGGCGATATAAAATATAAGATTTCGCTACTTCAAACAAGCCATGCCTCATTAAAGAGACTTCAACCACATTTTGGACTGTTTCTACATCAATAACATCATTTCTCGTAGCTTCAAATACATATTTTATTACTTTATTTAAGGACTTTTCATCGAGGGGATGGCCAGAATCATTCCATGCCCGAACCACAGCTTTCTTAATCTTAAATATATCATAATTCTGAAGGGTGACACCGTCACGCTTTCTTACTTTAATTTCAGAGACGGTGGTTTCATTTGAGAGTTCATTGTTTATCATTGATCTGTTCTCCGCAGTCACGAGCGCTGATTTACTTTAAGAGATGCTTCTTCAGACAGTCTGATGATTTCTTGCTCAAGAAGAAATTTTGAATGCTCATTTCCTTGTCTATGAAGCTGTTCTATCATTGAACAATTTCTAGCAGATTCCATGAGACTTGATGTAGACCACTTGTTAATATTACCTAACACATAGTTGTTATATATGAATATATTTAAAGAAAGAACAGCAGGTATATCCTTTATTCCTTTTTCAATCATACGCTGAGACCTTAAGATCTGTATCACGAAATTAAAAAGAAAAGCCGTTATCCATCCAGTTTCTTCACCTTGTTCTTGCAATCGATCATAATAGACCATTGCTGCCAAGGTTTTTCCGCTCGATACTGAGTCGATAATGCTTTTCGGATTTAAATCTGCTGAAAAGCAAATTATGGATTTTGCGATCTCTGGTGTTACCACTGTACCTTCTAAAACTAAGGTTCTGATCTTTTCTATTTCTGAATTTAGTTTTCGAAGGTTATCACCAGAGTTCACAAAAAGAGCACCCGCAATCTTGCTTAAGTCTATATTGAATCTTTCCCCTTCTTTCATTATCCATCTGATAACCTCGTTATCGTTTTCTTGAATTTTCAATTTATTAAATTGCAATATTTTATCTACTTTTATATTTTTTGGTACTTCATATTTTTCTGATAAAATAAAAACTACTTTATGAACACCGAATTCTAAGTCCATTGGGATTTCTGTAGTATTTGTTACGATATAGCAAGTAGGACTTGACGGATCCAAATCATAAATGATATTTATAAATTCATTAAATTTTAACACAACCTTATTTTTAATTAGTGACGATTCATATTCTTCATATGCAGCTCTTTCTTTTAAGAATTCCTCTTTACCACCAATGACTACAACTGACACCTGTTAGTGTACAATTGATAAACATTCAGATGCTATAGCAACATAATGGTTTACTAAGTTTATTGAAGGATATCTATTAATTAGACCAGAAATCTTAAGAAGTGAATTTCTGTACTTAGAATACCTAGATGAATAAGAAAATAAATTAGATAAAGCTTTCTTCCTTAAAGTAGAATAATTTTTAAACTCGTTTATGGCAATCGGTATTTTACTGCAAATAGCGATTTCTGGCCAGTCCTCTTGGGTTAAAATGTTAAATAATTCCTTTATTTTTTCATCTTTATTTACAGTATCATAAATCGCATATGATCCATAGCTGATTTTAGCATAAAACTCATCTTTACAGTCAGGAAAATCTTCACATCTAATAGACTCCCAAGGAATTACATACCGCATTCTAGACAACAGTGGGTCTCCCATTAATCCCGAATCTTCTGCAGTAAAATACAAAATATTTGAATATTCTTCACTTTCAGTATGTAATAGCAAAAAATCCTTACAGGTATCAGACAATAAATCTGCATCTCTTATAATGATTTTGTGTTGTTTTATATCTTTCCCTAAATATCTCCTTTCCCGAATTTCTTCTTTAAATTCTTCTATCTTACTTTCTTTATTCAATATACTAACTTTATACTCTTGTGATAAAAGAATTTCTTTAATAAAAGAACATTTTCCTATTCCTCCCGGTCCTTGGAGTAAAACTGGACCTAAGCCATCATCTATTACTCTTCTCGTCAATTCTTGCGCATGTTTGTTTCCTATATAAAGAGTGTTCATTATTTTCTTTTATAAATTTAATCTCCAATGAGAAATTACAATCACAAAGATTGCAGTATAATTTACCCGGAAACGCAGACTGATCTAGTTTGCTGTTACAATCCGGGCAAAAAAATATCATAAACTAACAGAACCACCAATAGGAGTGCTCCATTGGTAGCTACACTTTACACACCTGAATATTACTGAATGAGATCCATCCTCCGACATCTTATATGCAAGGTTGCTTGAACAATGCTGACCAGCAGTAGCATTGTCTTTACCACGCTTACAAACTACAAATACTTCTTCTTTATTCTTCATGTCATACTCTACCTGCAAATTCAACAGAGATGAAACTTTTTACAATTTCTAGAGTAGATTCAATAGAAGAAGGAAAAAGAGCGGATGAACTGAATTTTCTTGTGATATTAAGACACTTATCATAATCTTCAGTTCTCAGAGTCCATATTTTATTATTGCGGCCAAATATCTTTACTCCATATAAACCATTTGCAGTAGATATTGGGTTTATATGAACTCTTCTACAAATCATGTCATATATTAATACAGGAAATTCAGATAGGGCATATGACAAGGATACGGGTCTGAATAAAACACCATCTACTACACTATTTTTTGAACTTCCATCCATTTTACATGATACTTAGTGCAATCCGTTCTAGGTATGACGCCTTTTTGACACCTAAAGATTCTTCTAATAATTGATTCGCTCCAGGTATTGCATTTAAAATATCTCGAAAGTCACTGGGCTCCAGATCCTTCCAAAAATTCTTATCTCGGAGTCTAGATGGAGGGTTTCCATCTGCAAATGCTTTTACATCATTCAAGAGATCTAGATATTTTAGGGGAACAGCTCGCTTGATTTGAGCAAGCATATCTTTAATTTTTTTAATGGATTCTTTCTTTACCGAGTCTTCTTCTGAATCTTCAAAATCTCTTGATCCATTCTCGGATTCTTTTTCCTTCTGAGCAGGAAGATCCTTTATTCGTACTTTCTCTTCTCGTACTTTTTGTAATCCCTTCGCCATCGAATTTAATAGAGACAGATTCGAAGAAGAAGGCATTTCCGAAATTATGGAACGGACTATTGACCCCTTCCCATCGAACATATCCAACACTTCATCATATACCTTATCCATCAGAATATCTAAAGAAGGAGTTAACGCTCTTGTGTCTTCTAATTTATTAAGCCACATTAGATGTTCCACTGGTGTCGGCGTCTTAGGTGGAATCTTGGGTATACTATTAAGATTTACATTATATTTCTTTAAAAGTAACGGCAGTTCCTCTAACCTCCGTTCTTCTTTATGAGTTAATTCCCTAATATCATCATAGTACTTTAGTTTACCATATTCATCTTCTAAAATGAATTTATCGTTATAACGCTCAATTTCTGCTTCCTCTTGAGGAGAAAGACCTCTGGTCGTTATACTCTCCTCTAATTTTTGTTTTTTCCTTTCTAAGCGACCTCTTTCATATTGAAATCTTTCTAAATCTTTATCTATTACCTTACCACCAGAAGTATTCCATGTTGAGTACAATACCTCGTAATCTTCTTTAGGTAATTTATTATCGAGATAGCTCTGAATCTTATCTAAGAGAACTTCTCGTAATTTTGTTAACCGACCAGGTCTGTCTTGATACCAAGATACCCAAGTCGGATTTTCGAGCAGACATGCTTCTTTCCATGCCCCTCCTAAATTCATATTATGTTCTTCGCCAGGAAGCAAACTCCCTGACCATTTTTTCTTTGATTCTACGATCTCCGTAGTACCATCCTTTTTCTTTATTTCCTTCGCTGAATTGTAAAACCCTGATCCCTGTTCTACAATTAATTCAAATAATAATTTTTCTTTATCATCCAGTGTTGATTTAATTTCAGGAAAATGACTCTGAAGTATTTTTATGAAATGCTTTTCCCCACTTAAAGTATCTACCTCAGCATCGCCTATTTCTAGAAACTTTTGAGCCCCCTCCGGTATTTTATCAATCCCTCCCTCAGATACTCCACTATCTGAACGAGTCCCAAATGCTTCCTCTGCGAATTCTTCTTTGCGCTCCGAAGTCATATCTGGAGGCTTTGGAGTTATGATAGAACTATCTATTCCATCACCCTTCAGTTTTTCGCCTAAACTCCTAAATCTCTGTTCATCTTTACTTGTCCATTTTATTGGAATTCCTTTGAACAGTGATTTTGATTCTACTTTATTCTTTTTCCACAACAGTGCAGACATCTCGTCTATATCACTCTTGTGCTTATATTGACGCTCAGATTTAGAGCGCGACATCGATCTACTTTTTAAATCTCCAAATACTTTTAATATTGCCTGATTTATATTGTCTGCTCTTTTCGTAAAGTCATAATCGGAAGTTACATAATACTTCAGTAAATCCTGTATGGCATCATATGCCTTTTGTAAATTCCCTGCCAACTGATACTTTGCAATCGATATTAATCTTCTGCCTATAGATTCTGGAGAATCATTAGCGAATTCCCCTAAAAATGAATTCCTTTGTAGGACAGCGATTAGAGAATTTCCGAAATCTCTGGCCTTAATAGCATCTGTATCGATCTCCGGGATGGAGGTCTTTGTACTTTTCTGAACGGGATCCTTGGAAGACGTCGCGCCAGAGGCCACTCCCTTAGCAACCGTTATTAGATTCGCATATGCTTCGTCCACATCATTCGCACTTAAAGATTTGGACTCTAACTTTTCAAATAGTGATTCAATTAGTGTATCGATATCACTTTTAGTATTTTGGCTAAGTATCTTATATAATCTGACACCTATTCGCTTAGGTGATAATTCGATATTTGTACCTGGAAATTTCGATTCCAGGTACAATCTTACTCGATTTCCTAAATCATCCTCTAGTGACGCTATTCTGGTTCTATAAAGATGGATGATCTCCGCAGCAGATATACGAGTATTCATGATCCTACATTAGGTAATCATGAAAAATTTAAGCTAAACTTCTTATTTTATTCATAGCGTTTAAACGAATTTTATTAATTTTAGCCGGGGCTAGTCCTAATTTATCTGCTACTTCAGATATGGTAGACTCTTCTAGATCCACAAATTTGATGATATTCTCTTCAATCTGTGTTAAATTCGCCTTTCTTATTAATGAAATAATAGTATATCTGTCTTCAGTCACAATAAATTCATTTTGAGCGTTATGATCGATAAATACTGCTGTTCTTCCTGAACCTTCTTCACTAGTCTCCCAATACATTTTCTCAAATGTAGACCCATCAGGGTCAGATTTTATATCTAATGAGATGTAAGAGACATCATCCGATCTGATCATACTCTTAAAATGATTGAAAACGTCATTATCAATCACCATATTAGCGTATTTGAGTAATCCAGCATCCACCGTAGCCTCAGAAGGCTTTCTCATAATGTAGCGAGGTGGATGCTTAATAAGATTTCCACTTTTCCAATCCCGCAAGAATGGAACCAGCTGAGAATCGTTCCAACGAAGCTTCGAAACAGACTTTATTACTTCAGGGTCATTCCATCTATGAGCAAGAGAAATACCCTTACTTTTGAGTACATTTCTTCCTTTTTCACATTCAGAACATGCATTGGCGCGAGTACTTCTATAATGAGGTTTACAATAACCCTTGCTAAAATGCTTTTCTGAACAACCACCTACTAAACATGTTCCGTCAGAATTCTTCTTGATGTTAGATTCTGAACAAGTATGTTCCGTAAGTTCAGCAGGTTTGATTCTACCTTGTCGATATAATGACTCCAGTACACTATAATCCTCGGTGTTTATTTCCCACTTACCTGTAACAGTACTTTTAGATCCGTAACCCAATAAACGAAGAAATTTATCAGTCTCTATAGTGTGATTCTGAGTACTATAAAAATACCTTTCATAATCAAAATTACTGAAATTCAGAATATCTGAAATTCTCCAAAGAGAATTAGGATCTTTGCGACCCCCATGAACTGGGCTAATCCTAGGTGAAAAATTAATCCTAGGATTGCCAGTCATACTGATTGCCTCTGACAGATCAACGAGATCGTCAGTGAGATGTTTAAAAAACCAACGAGAAATGAAATCCTTGGAGAGTAAACGAAGCCTTACCCTTTGAGCAGTGTCAGGGATTCTTTCTTTATCTCGCTTATAATGCTTGCTCACTTTGCCGTGAATCCAGGCATTCCATTTAGTCAAAAATTCCGAAGTTGTAGGAATAATGACACGCACAGAAGAACTTGCCGAAATATCGGCTTTTTCAGAATTCATGTAGTCCCCATGCGGCGAATGCTACGCCGACTTATCGGAGTTATGGTTAGAACCGATCAACATCGGATAAAAGAGGTCTAACATAGCCCTCTTTTAAAGTCAATAGTAAAGTAAATATCTGTTCAGTAAATACTAAACAAGCATAAGAATTTTCGCCAAATTTTCATAAAATTTCTCCCCACTGCTCCTTTCCCATATACCCCAGTCTTCAGCATATTGGCACACCATTCTTTCATTTAGGAAAATAACCAGCGAATCCCAGAGAAGTGACGCTCTCGTGTGTAGACCCCCTTCAATGAATAGTGATTTAAATATTTTTTCGTAAATTGACCCTTTATATAAGAGGATACTTTCTCATATACAATTTACACAATAAATATTTTTATTTAATACTATCCTACATAAGTTTCATAAATTTTAAATAGCTTTCCACTCCACATACTGCACCAAACCGGGCCTTTTTCCCCCATATTTGAAAACACATTTATTTATTATATGGTTACCCTTAATAATCTTGGGATGTCTAAAAGACCTAAGATCATTGATGTTTAGATTAAAATCAACGATCATACCTTCTTTTAAAAGGGGCATATTTTGCACTCTATACTCTAGATGCTTCGGAAGATCCATAAAAATAAAGAAAGTAGGAAATATCCCCTCTTCTTTACTTATAATAAAATCTTTCATTTCTAAATCTTCTACTTACTTGGCGTTCTACTTACTTGGCGTTCTTCTTCACTGACTTCTCTTCTACCTTCTCTGGGTGTCCTGCTACGAAGGAATCTACTTTGTTCATTTCCATTTCATTTCAATTAACAAAAGATCAGATCAAAAAAAGAAAAAGAAAATAAAGGATCATGAGATGCTTTATTTTCAGATAATCAGAAAAATCTCGATTCTGATGATCCTATTTTTTTCTTAGGTCTTCCTGGTTTAAAACCGCTCCCTTATTAGGCTAGGATTAAATTAATTTTTCGAGTAAGTAATTTAATCCCATTGGGTAAAGTACCCAGAGTCTGTCTTCTGTGCTAAAACTATACAGTTTATGAGTAGTCCCAAAATTCGTTCTGTTGATCCTTTATCTGAAGAGGCCCTGGAAGCGATAGAAAAATGCATATTTAGAATGTCTGGTAAAAAGGATGAAGAATACTTCAGGGAAGTGCTCACGGAACTAATAAAAAACAATGCTATACATTATAGTATTTTAGAAGAGATTCCGATTCATCCTGCAAAATCAGGGAAAACTAAATTTGATCAGATATTTGATGCTGCTCAAAAATTAGCATTCCCTGATTACAAAATAAATACCCTTAGAAGGCTGGTGGGTGAAAGTATAGACCCCGATATGAAAATCTGGCGAGTCATATTGCATGAATCTTTCGGAATGGCGAGTGTCTTAATTAGGGCCAATTCATATCAAGATGCTTTTGCATTAGCATGCGATTATGCTTTGAGAATTTCCTTAAGATTATTTAAGAAAATACCTAGTGACATTTCCATTCGAGTGATGTTCGTGAGTGAACGTTCTCTCAGAAGGCATTTGAAGGTAAGAGAACTAAATAGATACCATAAAAGAAAAGAATTTAAATTAGAAGGGAGAGAATTCACTTTTAAACAACTAGCGGGTGCCCGAATATTTGCCTTGGGTCATTTTAAAAATGACCCTCGTAGAAGTCTAGCCAGATATGTAGAGAAAAAAGATCTTGATAAGATATACGAAAAAACTACCTTATATAGAGTTTCGGGCGTTGAATCGGAAATTCTGATTTCGGATTTAAAGCCGGTTAAAAATGATATTGAAGATAAAGACTGAATGTATAGTCTCTAAACACGGAGGTTGCATTGAAGAACGGTAAATTTAACGTAATTTTGGATCAGGCGTGGGGATCGAGTGGGAAAGGAAAGATATCAACATACCTGGCTGATAAATATGGGGTGGTGAACGTCTCCTCCGCGAATCTTCCGAATGCCGGTCACTCCGCCATATTTGCAGATGGAACAAAATTCGTATCCAAGGCCATTCCAACGGCTCTGATCCTTAAGAAGGTGAATGGGATTGGAATGGTGGGATTTGTAAGCCCAGGTTCCGGATTTGCCCCGAAGCAGCTTTTGAAGGAATGGCATGAATGTGGCAATCCTCGTCTCTTCATTCATGATCGAGCTCTTTATGTGACAGATGAACATGCCTCTCGTGAGCGAGATGGTATGGAGTCCACCAAACACATTGCCTCCACGATGCAGGGATCAGGAACGGCTTTGTCTGATAAGATTCTTCGAAAGCCAAACGCCTCAGTGGTGGCTTCTCGCAAGTTAGAAGATGTGTTCTCAGACTTGCTTTCATCTGATTCGGAATGCCAAAAATATATTGGAGAAAACGGGATTGCAGAAGCACTTGAGAAAATTCAGGTGGTGTCTGCCATGGAATTTCGGAATCTCACGCATTCATTGATTAATGAAGGTAATACTTGGCTCCATGAAGGAAGCCAAGGTTATGCACTGTCAATAGACCATGGGTCTCATTATCCATTCTGCACGAGTCGGAACTGCACCCTGCAAGCCGCTATGGACTACATGGCGGTACCTCCCAGTATGCTGGGTGATGTTTGGCTGAATCTTCGCTCCTACCCAATCCGCGTAGGCAATGTGGTGGAGGATGACGGAGAGCAGAAGGGGTATTCAGGAGGCTTTTACGATGATTGTAAAGAGCTGACCTGGGATCAAGTAGCAAAAAACGCGGGAATGCCTAAAGAAGAGGCAGAAAAACTAGCAGAACGCGAGCGTACAACAGTTACAAAACGTATTCGACGAGTTTCTACATTTTCTTGGATAGGCTTGGAAGACGCCGTTCGCGTAAACGGGGTTACCAAGATCTCGGTGAACTTCGTTCAATATCTAAACTGGAATGATAATGGGATTCGTGGAGGAAAGGAGGCTCTAAAGAGTCTTTCTAAAGAATCCCGCGATTTCATTAACAAAGTAGAAGAAACTGCTGGGGTGCCTGTTATCCTAATAGGAACAGGGGCAGTTCATGATGATATTATCGACATGAGCGTTTGGTGATGAATTTCGTTTTTTCTTTTCCGAATACTTTTTTATAACCATGCTTAGAAGCATAAGCCGTTTCGGTCATATGTACCGAAACGGCTTGATTATATAGGGTTTTCTTATGTAAAATCCATCCATCAGAAGCCACATAAATGTAATCAGGTTTTACTTTTCTGACTTCCGTCCAATTACTAGCTCGATAAATAGTTCCCTCATGCCCGAAGGTAGAATCAGAAAAGCTAACTAATGCTTTAGATTGCGGAAATTCATTAAAGAAAGTTTTTACCGATCGGCTCAATAGAAAAGACCCGAGGTTTTTCTTATGATAAAAAGGGTGAATGCAGAACCTATCAAGTTCGAAGCATTCTTTAGGAGTGAATCCTTCTGACGAAGCGACTTCTTTACGGCTCACCGGACCAATTTTGCAAACTGATATTAATAACTCGTTTAAATAAACACCATAGAGAAATTTAGCAGCCTTTCCATATTGCGCGTAATGCCAGCTGTTAAGAAACGGCTTAGCCTCAGTTGAATTAACTGTTCTCAATGAACATTCTGAGAACTTAAACTCGATTGCTGAATTAAGGGATAACCCTAATGCTTCTCGAATTTTATATTCAGCGTTTCCGGAGTTAAAATCATAATCCCACAGATAAATTAATTTGGCTTCTGGAAAAGCCATTCTTAGGTATGAAAACTTAGCCCGATCTCGTCTTTCGTTATTTGGTAGACTGTGCCAATATTCACCTTGTACCTCAACATATAGGTTAAGTTTTTCGATATAGAAGTCAAAGTTATAAGGGCCTACCGCCTTGTTATAAACATACTCTAGTACAAGAGCTTCTAAAATATCTTTTACCTGCTTTTCCGGCGTGGACATCTTCCCACCACGAGGAAAGTTTTCTAGTCCCTTAGCTATTTTTTCTTTATACTCATCGTTTTCAAACCTGGTTTTGGCTAACTGGCGGTGAGTTTCTCTATATTCGGGACTAGCCAGAGCTTCTTTATGTTTTTTCTTTGCAGCATCCGACCACATCGCGGATACTTTATCTTCAATATATTTAATAGGATTTTCTTGGTAATCCTTTTTATTCCGTTCAGATACTAATTTACGATGTTCTTCTGACTTAAATAAACTAGCGATTCGGTCTTTTTGAACTCTGGAATAGGGTTCTGACTCCCACGCCTTCTTTGATTGAAGAGAACGTTGTGCTCTTCCCTTCTCGCTATTCGCTAACTCCTTAGATTTTTCAGATATCAAACTTGCTATTTCTGGATTAGACCATAAAGTAATGGCCTGCAAAGATCGGTGTCGCTTGCCTTCTTCTGAGTTAGAAACGCACTTAGAACATCTATATAACCCACGCTTCTTAAGAGTTCTCTTCAAAGCTCTTAACGTGGTTATTACAGAATGATTCCCAAGTGAGCATTTGGCATAGCATTTATCATCTGATCTTTTAGGAACTGAATAACCAAACTCTCTAAGAGTAAATTCAGAATCTAAAAACTCAATCATGTAACCATTGTAACACTACGTATCAAAAAAGTCAATTAGTAAAACGCAAATAGATTATACTGGATAAACACCAACAAGGCTAAATGATACTGAATTTTTTTTTAAAATAACAGGAAGAAAAGTATCACCGTAATAATAAAATTCAGCATACTACTATCTCAACAAGGATGTCTATGAATCTCTACACTGTTGCCTATCGGGTGGCTGCTGGCGGTAATAAATGGTTTCATGTTACGAATCGGAAGTTGTTGAAATCTATTCTTAAGAGCGGACTGAAAAAGACTTCTAATAATGTTAAATGGGGAGGATATAAGACGGGAGAAGGGGTTTATCTCATAAATAATATGAAAGGGGCCAACAATTATCAGGAAATTCTAAAACTATCAGACGATGAGGTTGTAATCATCGAGGTGGTTCCACCTGGACCTCTCTTGATGGATGAGGACTCCGTGAACTGTTATAGTCTTGGAGACCCGCCATCTGACGAGTTCATGGATGAATATCCAGAAGCTGGGGCCGAGATCATGAAGCTCATCGAAAACGGGGGTGAACCTAATGATGTAATCATTCAGGTTATTAACTCCATGAAGATTACCCCTGACCCTTTGTTGATCGATGATGGGCAAGGGGGATTGGGGGCTTTGACAGCAAGATATCCTGGAAACATTCCAATATCATCCATAGTTCGAGCCTATATTAAGGATAAAGGTCGTCGGCGTGTGGTGTGGTCATCAAATAAGTGACAACAAGTGAGGTGCCATAATAATCCACGTGTTTTCTGTTTGGTGATCATTATGGTTCAGTTGCATTTTTACTATTATGCCATCATTACATCCGAAATTTGAAGTCTTTTCAGAATATCACTGAAGTCTATAATGCCTCTCATAAAATTGCCCGCTAATAGTTCCTTTATCAGCTCCTCTTTTACACGCTCTTTCAAATTACTACCATGGTAGGCACCGGACGCCTCATATACCGCATCAGTCAAGAGATCAGACCAGTCATTGAGAGTATGAACTCCATAATTTCTGCTGAGATTTTCTTGGATGAACAATTCTATTTCTGGGTGTCCTTCAGCTCTTACTGTGGGTGCGGGGTGCCGCTTATCAATCAGAAATGCCTCGTCCAGATTCGCCCCGGACAGGTTCGCCCCGGTGAGGTTCGCCCCGGACAGGTTCGCCCCGGACAGGTTCGCCCCGGACAGGTTCGCCTCGGTCAGTTTCGCCACGGACAGGTTTACGTTGGTCAGGACCGCCCCGGTCAGGTCCGCCCCGGTGAGGTTCGCCCCTTTCATGGTTGCCTCGTTAAGTTTCGCACCGCTCAGGTCCGCCCCGGTCAGGTCCGCCCCGGACAGGTCCGCCCCGGACAGGTCCCTCCCGTTAAGTTTCGCGTTTTGTAATTGCGCCCTGCGTAAATCCTCATCGATGAAGTTCAGTACGGACAGGTCCTTCCCATGAAAATCCTTATCTAAAGGGATCATACCAGAAAAATCCAAACGCTCCCCTTGCATGGGGAGGGGTGGTATGTTTCCTTTGTGAGTCCTTCCTCCCGCCAATTTATTTGTTAAATAAGCCTCAGCTTTTCTATTTCCGTTTATGGCGTCAGATAATGCCATAAGATCTTTTGCTACGGCAGATTTATTGGGAGACTTGGATGCCGCTAACGCGGCAGCCATTCTCTTCATCATATTAGATGCATTTACGGGGTTCATACTATGAAGTATACATTAAAAGATAAAAACCGTGGTGAGACTCCGCAGCCTTAATCAAGGTTTAAAGCCAATGTTAAAAGAATGGGATTCACGTTCGACGCCGTGATCGTTCGAGCCCGAATACACTCGATCGATCACGGCGTCGTTTCACCTGAACATATGCTCGGGGAACTACTAGGGTATATGACAAATTCAAATCCGGTGTAAATGAAATTCTTTGTGTAACTTCATTTATGATAGAGCAAATGATTCGTGATACGATATCTAATTATATAATTACAGATAAATCGTTAGAAACTCATCGGGTTAAAATTAATATTCTTTTAGAATCATTATGTAAGCAAGGATTAATTGAGAGTTATAGTTTAGATAAATGTGAGCTGGCTCAAGAATCTGAAGACATAAAATCAATACGGGAGGTCATGGAAACACCAAGTAATGGCCTCCACGTAGTGGCGCAAATGCAACTCACATATTCTCTAAATTTATTGTCTTTGGATATCGTTATTGGAGATTAGAGGGATTTATTAGTATTAGAAAATCTTCTTTGCTTTATTTCTGTTTTCAATTTATCAAATAAAGACAATTTTTCCGTAAGCAGTTTTACATCTTCTCGAACCTTTGGATTATAAAAATCAAAGGATCCTCCATGACCTATTCCTAAGTGGCAATCCTTGTCGCCCATACATAATGTAATAAGATTTTCAGAGTCTAATTCTAGTTCGGGATATTTATGGAATGGTTTTATGTGGTGTACTTGTAGATTACTGGTTCCCATACACACAGAGCAAGTATTGTGACTTTTTAAAAATGAATCCCTGGTAGAAGACCACTTAGGGGAACGGAGTTTTTCTTTTCTTTTTTCTCTTCTATTGCTTTTGGTTACGGCTATTTTATGTTTTAACTTGCTAAAAATTCCCATGATTTTCACATACCATAAATAAAGTAATGATGCGACAACTCAATTAGTAAAATAACTTAGTTATGAAGGTCATAAGTGTAACTCTATCTGGAAATAATCAGAGTATAATATCAGATGCCTTAAAAAGCGTATATGATATAGTCGATAAATTCTTGGTGGTTGATACAGGCATTACAGACCAAACTTTAGAAGTAGCTAAAGATGTATGTGGAGAAAGACTCATAATAGAATCTTTCCCATGGATCAATGACTTTGCAGCTGCTCGGAATTTCACACTATTGTCGGCGCATAACCACGGTGGTGATTGGGCGATAATTCTAGATACGGACGAAAGAATTCACCAGAATAACGATGACTTAAGAAAACTAATGTCTCTTACAAAAGAAAACTGCATATCCATAATGGATGTTGGGAAGACATATTATAAAGCACGATGTTTTCGGTTGCCTATATCCAGTGCTTTTTATGGTCCTACCCATGAGGTTTACCCTGCACATTCTGTGGGGTGCCACAATGCCCCTAATGCTAATTTTAGTGAGTTACGTAAGACTGCTGAACAGATGCAGCACAAACTAAAGAGAGATGCCGAAATTTTAGAAAAGCATACAAAGGAAAATGCGAAAGATCCGAGGTGGTTTTATTATTTAGGAGACACTTACAATAATTTAAATAAATTAGATGACGCCATACTAGCTTATGAATCTTGCCATAATTTGAACGGCTGGGATGAAGAATCTGCTTGGAGTATGTTCAAAATGGCTGGTTGCTTTATTAAGAAAAATGAATATCAGAAAGCTTTGGAATCATGTGCGAGAGGGATAGGTAGACATCCTGGCATCGCGGAGTTGTATTGGTTGGCAGGATTTTGTAGTTATCATCTCAACATGTTTGATAAAGCAATAATCTGGTCGAGACAAGCGATTAATATGGGACTAGATAGTGGACTTGGAACATCGGTATATAGAATAGGTTTTCGACATCCAGCAGCCTTACATGAAGGACCCTATGATATAATTAGGTGGTCGGCAAAAAGACTAGGAAAATCAGAATTGGAAGAATGGGCCTTGAATAATGTGAATAGGTTATATAAAAAGTAATTCTTTTATACTCAAAATGTCTTTATGAAGCCTAAGGTATTTTCGATGGACTCAGTAACTATAGCGATAAATCAGAATGGAATAAGATTATGGATCGGAACCACCGAGTTACCATATGAAGCCCTAAGTATTCATTGGTCCGACAGTCATTTAATAATAAAAACGAATTCATCAGAAGAAAGAGAGTCCATAAGGAGAAATTTAGTGGGACTTCCTTTCATACGACTTGAATGATTTCACACCTTAGTGAGATTTTTCTTTCTCTTTAGGTGTATTCCGATTTGTTCAGGATTTTTCTTCATATATCCATAGCAGGAAGAAAAATATCCAGATATCGGTCTGTCATAATCCTTATTTATGAGCATTTCGAAGATGGTTTTTCCGTTTTCTTCTGACCATAACCATTCTTCCGTAATTGGATCATCTTCTTCTTTTTGTGACCACACATTCCCATGTGGAAATAATACTAAAACGAAATCTTGTTTTATGAATTTGGGTGTCGGAGTGGCTTCAAATGTTTCTTTTCTTTTAATTGATAAATAACACCCTGGTGGGAGGGTAACACCCATTGGTGTTATATTCACCCATCTTTTAACACTTATCCATTTTACTTCTGGGGTTTTAATTCCCATGGACTTCCTGCATCCAACACTACACCCGTATAAGGCAGAGGGAGATAAATCTACATCCCATGGTAGAAAAGCTTTTTGAATTTCATGTGAATAAACTTCAGGGTTCACATTTATTTTCGTTTTAGATATTCTCTCTATTAGTTCCGCATTTAACATTTTTGTAATCTCCAGCATTACCTTACCAATTCCATTGTTAGAATCATTATATGAATGTAGGATTCTTTATGGATATATATGTTCTTAAATCTAAGGATGGAAATTTATTACCTCCTTCCATTCAAGCCACTACTCTTGCTAAGTATTCTAGGTCGTCCTTATCTGCAAAGGATATAATAAACACGTTAACTAACGAAGAAGCGAATAAATTCCATTCTAAATGGACTATAAGTTATGGTCATTCTAGTGTTGCAGAGCTAGCTGTAATCCCTATTTGCTTTGAAGGAATTAGTATAATTGCATCTAAATTCATAGAAAAATATCAAAGAGCAGGCTATTCAGAGAAAAGTACCAGATATCAATATTTTAGTAAGGATAGTTTTATTAATCCCTTACCTGGTAATACAACACTTACGAACTTTGCTAAAAGATATTATGAAGCGTATGATGAAATGCATCATGCTGCTCTAGATAGAGCAGCATGCCTCATTGGAACTCAAGACATTAATGAAAATAGAGTAAAAGCCAGGGCTTTTGATAGTCTTAGATACTTATTACCAGCTGGAACAGGAACCAACTTGGCTTGCGTAATAAATCTTAGGGATTTAAGATATTTGATATCGGAGGCTTTAGGGCATAAAAATCCGGAGATACGAACCATAGGTGCAGAGGTTTTAAAATGTGCTTCGGAATTATGTCCTTCATTATTGGGGGGAATTGAACCAGATAATTTTGAACCAAGGTTGAAGGCGATCATACCAGATTATTTTGTAAAAGATAAAGAATCAGTAAAGATACTAAATTGCGACCTTAAGTCCTTCGAGAAAATGAAGAAATATGCAAAGAGCATATATGGTATGGAATGGGGGGAATTGAATACACTGATGAATAAAAGAGGAAATAGAAGAACTGTTGAAATATTTAGATTAGTAGATTTCACATTAGAGATAATAATGGATTATGGGGCATATAGAGACTTACAAAGACATCGAAGGTGTGAACAATTTCCTGAACCTTTAACTACATACTATGGGTACTCAGTGCCGGATGACTTTGTTAACACACCCCTGGAGGAAAAATATAGGAACGTTATGGATCAGTTATTGAATTACGAAGAAGACACAGTAATTCATGACAATGACATATACCAGTACATCATTCCCATGGGTTATTTACATCGTAGTATATTTAAGATGGACCTAGCGGAGTTATATTATATCACTGAATTGAGAACTAAGCCTCAAGGTCATATTTCATATAGAAGAATAGCATTTAAAATGTTTGAAGAAGTAAATAATAAATTTCCTGAATTAATGCAGTGGTGCAACGCGATCTCCCCAGACGAAATAGGTGATCATTTATGATTTTCTTTTAGGCATTAACATTTTCTGATGCCATGAGAGAGATTCTCTCTCATGTAAAACTGGGGGCGAGAATATCTTTTCTATTTTGTAAAATACATCATTTCCTAAAATAATGGGAATTTCAGCTATTGTTAGACAATTCCTACCGTTTGCTGACAATTCTTTCGATTCCTTAGAAAGGATTTTTTCAGGAAGAGTTTTTCGTCCATATCCCCCTACTAATCTACATAACGCATGCTTTCCATTTTTAAGGACGCCAGGAGACGAACCCTTCGAAGGACAATAATCAGATACTCTGCATTTTTCACATCTCATTTCTAAAATCATGATTCTTTCAGTGTTTAATCGTTAATATACTTTACAGAATAATGCAAGAGTCAAATGCATCTAGAGAATTATTTAAAGAAGACAAGGCATACTCTGAAAAATCATACTTTGAGTTAGAATGTCTTTCAGGAACTGTTACTTGGGTGAATACCTCCTTAACAGAAAAGTGCAATGGGGAATTAAACTCTATTCTTAATACTAGTATATTCGGCTTGGTGGACGAAACCTTTAGGGGTAGATTATCAAGATTACTTACTGGCTATTCCCCACACAGTGTCCCACTAAAAACGTTGTGGCCTATTTCATGCGCTAAACATAAAATAGCATGGTGGATGATGAGCATAGAATATAAAGATGATGAATATTTAATTTTCCACGTGGAATTAATGGTTTTAACAGAAAAGGCGGACATAGGATTTAAGTTCGCAAAGATGTCAGCAGACAATACGTTTCAGACTTCAGCTGCACTCATGGAGTTAAAATCTATAAAAAAGGAGATTTTAGACATCAATGATACTCTTAAAGAAGAAATCATAAAGACAAGAGAAGATTTAAATCAAGCGGTTGCAGCCTCAAAAAAGGCGGAGGCCGCAGCTATACAAAATAAAGATGCTTTAGAAGAACTAAAAAATCAAGTAATAAACCAGTTTAATATACATACGAAGGAAATAATGAAACTAATGACATCCGATGTGATACATGATTCGCGAATGGCGACCTTTGAAGGTCATGTTAAGAAAACCACAACTGAAGCTTTAACGCAGATTATTGATCAGGCTGATCAATCCGGAAAAGGATTGACTCGAAAAATTACTATTCCTGTGGGAACCATGGCAGCTGCTATAGCCTTTTTGCAATGGATAATCACTAAGTACTTCCATTGATCATTGATGATTCAGGAGATTCCAGATGATTAGTATTAAATACTTCATATAATATTTTATCTATCATTTCATGGTATAACATTAGAGTACCGTCATTTTGAATGATAAAATCGAAATGTGAATCTGGAATAGTCGTTTGTTCTATCTCAGATTTATGATCATGTTGTGGTTGCGGAATTTTACAGGATTTAATTCTTATTAAAATAGTCTTCAAATCCGCAGATTCTAATTTTCTAGTAGCATGAATTTCATTATGATGTCTAAAATCTGAAAAACAGGAAATGAATGTCTTCGGTTTTGGTATTGAATTATCTTTTTTTAACCCTTCCATTCTAGAATATTTATATCCTCCCTCAGCTAATACTTGATGGGTCTTCAATCCTAAATCTATCCAAGTATTTTGATATAAATTATTTAAAAGTTCCCCCACTTGTTGTAATGCTTCTCTAGGAGATAGCCAGTACTTTGGGTCTCCTTCTGAAATACAGTCTTGACTGTCGATATGGGAATTTAGAGATTTAACCCAAAAGTGTTTGCCTGTTTCATTCTTGATGTTCGTTCTAATGAGTTTCTCCTCAAAAAATGGCGCTTTAGGATATCTCAAGTCACCGTAATTCCTATACTTCGAAGGACCAAATAACTGTTTTTCCGAGAATCCATATATTTCGTGCAATGTTCTTTTACCTGGATCTATGAGTCCAATATGCGTTGCCCCGTAATTCGACACAAGTCTTCTACAAAATTCATCTTTACCAATACCTGCGAATCCAGATATTCCAAAAATATAATTCATTATCGGTCTCCTTTATTTTTCATATGGCTGGTTCCAAAGGTAGAAGCATAGTACCAAGCAATCATATCAGCGATTCCTAGTGGTAATTCGTGACCCATAGACATATCTCTTATCATTTCTATTTCAGATTCGTACCCGAATTTTTTCCTCAATCTCACTAAGTGTAAATCTGGTTTTACACAATCTAACATTCCAATATTTCTGCCTAAATGATATTTAGTTACTTTTCCTATATATGGAAGTGATTGCAGTTTTTCTAGGTCGTTTAATTTAGTATTTTTGAACTCCTCCCAACCCATAAGTATAATGCCATGATTAAGTAATTTTGATGTCTCCCATATGGCTCTAATTTTAGGAGGGTTATTCACGACAGGAGTTACTATCATTAGTGCCTCTTCTATGGATTTTTGGCTTAGTGTATCATACTCCCCATATGCTTTCGACAGACGTTCGATAAATTTACTAACTGCTTTTGCTGAAAAGCCTGTCGCATGAACTACCCAGATATATTCTGAGAAGAATAAACTGGGGGAAACCTTTTTAAAATCTACTGCACTAGCTCTAGTTATTTCTGAACCATAATATTCATGACCGAACTGGAATGCCTTTTCGAACCATTCTTTGGGGTTTAGACATTCTGATGGAGCGTATTTATGGTAATTTTGATCAAGTGTAGTGTGTCTTTCCACACAAAATATTACATCAAAATATTACATAAAAATATCCAAGTCGGAATTTTTATCGGATATTTTGTTATGAATAATTATGTATTGACTGTATTTAGTAAAAAATACTTTGCTAGAGCTAGCATACTCATATCTGCTCTAGACTCCAAGACTGCCGAACAAAACGCAATAAAATTATTTAAAAATGGACTCGTTACTAACTGGTATTTAGAGGGATATCAATTACAAGATGAAATAATATCCAAAGTACATGTATCTAGAGTAGACAGAATCGCAGAAAATCAATACTCAGTTTTACTAGTAACAGACAGCATCCCAGCCTACGCGTTCAAAGAAATCGCTAGTTTAAACGAAATAAATGCCGCAGAGGAATTTAAAAAGGTTGATTTGAAAAATTCCTGGATTTGGAATAATATTACATTATACGATCATGAATTTCCTATATATGGTCAATATGTTTTCGATTCATCCCCTAAATTATCTGTAGAATTTCAGATTACACCGATGATGATTCCGGAAGTTCAGTCTCCATACGTAATTAATGTGACAGCTGTATCATTGTTTAATGAAATACCGATAAGCGTAAAAGGAGAAGTTAGATTGAATGATGGACCTAGAATAGCTTTGATAAATAACAGTGCTTCTTTAACATACATTCCAAAAGATGCTGGAAGTCAGGATTATTCAGTATCTTTCTATCCAGGTGATGATGATTTATTCACATTTTTAAAATCAAAAAAATATTTTAACGTTAACGTCTCCAAGGGAAACCAGAATATCACTATCTCGCCAAATAAGACCACAATTTCAACCAATGAATGGATTACCATCAATTTAATACATGATTTAGAAATTCCTTATACGGTCGAGGTAACATCATTACAGGGAATGACTAGAAGGAAGTTAGAAACAAGACTGGTAAATCAGAATCCAGAAATTATAATGGTGAAATATAATTCTTCATTATCCTGGGATATGAATCAATCCTTGAAATGCGAATTTAATGGTAATTCTAATTACAATCCGGTTGAGTCCAATTTGATAACAATAACCATTTCTTAATGTACAATAAAATATGATCCTAGAATCTTTAAAAGCTAATATGTCTATTATACCCGATGATGAACTTCTAGATATTGTTAATGTAGCCAGTGCAGAAGTGAAGAAGAGGGCTGGATTAGAAAGCATAGGCATTCCAGATATTAAGAATAACTCAGTAGAAGAAAACTTAAGAGTATTGGTGGACGCTTTGAAACAAATGGGAATCAATATCCCTAATTCTCCCTAATTTATTATAAATACTCGGGACTTTTCTATTATGATTAATCTAGAATAAATATGTAAAAGGAGTTCCGGGGTTTACTAAGAACTAGTCGGACTAGAATCTTGCATATGATTTATGTTTCATTGATCGAACTTACCTTAGAATGATTTCATAAAGCATAAGTTAAGTATGTGCCTACATACTAATAAACTAATAAATAATGATCTGAAGTGAATTGTTTATAAAAAAACATATGTAAATGATTATTAAAAGAGGAACTGATACAACTATAGAAGGCAATCTTGCGTTCAAAGAATATATACCAGGTCCGACTGGTCCTACCGGACCATTTGGAGGTCCTACAGGTTCCACTGGGGTTACTGGTCCGACAGGTAGGCAGGGAATTCCTGGATCTCCAGGCCCTATTGGTAATCAAGGGATTACAGGAGACACGGGACCTACAGGTCCCACTGGAGACACAGGACCTACTGGCGTAACTGGACCTACTGGCGTAACTGGAGACACAGGACCCACTGGAGATACAGGACCTACTGGAGACACAGGTCCCACTGGCGTAACTGGAGACACAGGATCCACTGGCGTAACTGGAGACACAGGTCCCACTGGCGTAACTGGAGACACAGGTCCCACTGGAGACACAGGATCCACTGGCGTAACTGGAGACACAGGTCCCACTGGCGTGCAGGGCGTAACTGGACCGACTGGCGTGCAGGGCGTAACTGGACCGACTGGCGTTACAGGGTCTAGTTTCTCTGGTGGAACCTTTTCACAAAGTGTTAATTTCACAGGTGGATTTTCTCTTGGTGGTGTTGTGACTCCTCCTGTGTTGTCGTCTAATACGAATAATTATGACCCTTCCGGTTTATCAACTTGCAGCTTTTTACGGATTAGTGCATCCACCACCATTAATTTAACAGGAATTCAAGCTCCATCTCCAGCTACTAACCAGTTAATCATAATATTAAATTCAGGATCTGGTAGTATTACTTTATCGGATAATGATCTTAATTCCTCAGAATCCAATAGATTTTACATGAATAATAATAGACAGTTAGATAGTAATGAAGGAGCGATAATTATATATGACACTATTTCCTCTGGATGGAGATGCGTAGCAATACAGGTATAATACGGACTATAGGTCATTAATAATCAAAATAAAATGTAATGATTATTAATAGAGGATCCACAAGCTTCGTAAATACCGTTACGGGTCCTACAGGGCCGATCGGAAACACGGGTGCGACAGGTCCTACAGGACTTGGTGATACTGGAGCCACGGGGGAAACGGGGGCTATAGGTAGCACAGGGCCTTTAGGACCTACAGGTTTAGGAGATACGGGGTCTACTGGAGAGATAGGTAGCACAGGATCTACTGGTCCGTCAGTAACGGGTTCCACTGGAGGTACCGGACCTACCGGAGGCATAGGATTAACGGGACCTACCGGTCCATCAGGGGGTCCAACAGGTCCCGCTGGTTTTGGTGATACTGGAGCCACAGGAGAAACGGGTCCCGCAGGGATTTCAGTGGTTGACTATTTAACAGCTGCTTTTACGACTCCACTTGAATTTAGTGATGTAGCTATTCAATTAAACGGAACTGACTGGACTTCTCCAGGCGAAGCTTTATATATAGAGGACGCTGGGTCATATCAGGTAGAAACTATCGATTCATCTGTTCAAATAACGGTAAAAAACTTAGCCACATATTTCAATGCTTTACCTGGAATTCTCATTCCTTTAGGCAATAGAGTATCATCCAGCGGAATACCGGGAGTTACAGGTGCTACAGGTCTGGGAGATACCGGACCAACAGGGCCAACCGGTTCATCAGGTGCTTCTGTTACTGGAGCGACGGGAGATACGGGGGTGACTGGTGCTTCAGGTACTTCCATAACCGGATCCACAGGGTCTGCCGGACCGACTGGACCCACAGGACTTGGAACTACCGGTGCGACTGGTGCTTCTGTTACAGGACCGACCGGCGCTTCTGTTACAGGTGATTCAGGACCCACTGGGTCAACTGGTCCGGGCGGATTTACAGGACCCACAGGACCTGGAACTACTGGTGCGACTGGTGCTTCTGTTACAGGTGATTCAGGACCCACAGGATCCACTGGAGACACAGGATCCACTGGAGACACAGGATCCACTGGAGACACAGGATCCACTGGAGACACAGGATCCACTGGAGACACAGGATCCACTGGAGACACGGGACCCACTGGTACTTCTGTTACAGGTGATTCAGGACCCACAGGTGCGACCGGCGCGACCGGCGCTTCTGTAACAGGTGATATGGGATCGACGGGTCCTGTAGGTTCCACAGGACCCACTGGTATCAGTGGTACTTCTGTTACAGGTGATTCAGGACCCACAGGTGCGACTGGTCCGGTAGGATTGGGGACTGCAGGAGATACTGGGGCTACAGGTTCAACCGGACCCTCGGGATTTGGAGATACTGGGGCTACAGGTTCGACTGGTCCTACAGGATTTGGTGCTACTGGGGCTACAGGTACGACAGGACCTTCTGTTACTGGGCCTACTGGTGCTTCAGCTCCTGGATCTATTTTGCTAGCGGGCGGAACGGTTCCCAGTAACGTCGTTACAGGGACTTATTATCTTGGATTCGGAGGTTCATCGGACGCAGCATCCAGCACCAACAATTTACAATTAATAAGTCCCATATCGTGCACGCTTGATAAATTTTATGTAAAACACAACACTTCTACTCTGTCGGCTGTTGGTGCTCCCGTATTATTTACTTATACGGTTACAAATGAAACCACTACAAGCAGTATTACTTTATCGGCTAATGGTAACGCTGCCTCCGGTTCGAATTTGGTGTCCACCCTATCTGTAACTGCTGGTGACAAACTATCGGTCAAATCGAGTTGGCCGACTGCTACTGCATCGCAGATGAGTAACAGCGTTGTTACTATGAAGGTATCATGATAACTCGTAATGAGTTACTTTAACAGATTCACTCCCATTTGTTACATACGAATCCCCGGTACCTTCGATAAAGTTCCGGCGAGTCGTATCGATCGCTCCCTCTAAGATTAGATCGCGGTATACGCCGGGAGAAGTCCCAATGGTAACAAATGTAGTGGCGTCTCCATCTTTTGATTTTAAAATTCGAGAAGTACCGATTATTCCTTTGAAAGAGATTCGAGTCTCATCATAACTGTGACCACATCCGGCTGGAAACGTATTGCCGGACCACATCCCGTAAGTTTTAAGCTCCCAAAGGGGATCCGGAAGGAAAAGTGTTGGTGTATATCCCGAAGGATATAAAGTAGAACCGGATAGGATGAAGGGTTTTTTCCCCGGCTTTATGTCGAGTCCTGACAGTTTCGCTTCTTCAATGTGCACCCAATCACGCCACATGGACTTTGCATGGTTGATGGTGGATAACCAAAAAGCGGAGGGGTTGTGGGCTTTATGATATGCGAGTGCCCATACAACTCGCCCGTAAGATACTGAATGAGACTTGCACATTGAAAATGTGCGAAAAGCCTCTATATCCTGGATTATCCCGTTACCTTCTTCTGTTAATTCTAATTTGTCTCTTAATGTTTTGGTTATTTCCAGATGACGATTTATAAAGGCGCGGCGAATTTCATCGGATTCAGGACCTGGTAAACCTGTGAGGCGTGATATTACCTGCGTAGCGTCGTCCTCATAAACCATGAGAGAAGTTCTTCTATTTTGATGCCACTGATTAAGAAAATCGCGCCTGTGGGCTCGCCAAGCGGATGCTGGACGAATGAGAGCCATAGCGAGAACGACGTCTGGAAGAGAATTAGGACGAAGTGCTCGAAGGAGCTTCTGGAAAGCGGGAGACTCCGCTTGAGTGATGCCGAGAGAACGCCCGCTAGATAAGAGACGGGATGTGAGTTCGTCCTTTTCAGAATATGAGGAAAAGGGAGCGTCCGATATTGCGTGGAGTTGGGTGAGCGAAATGTTAGATAAAATGTCGATTTTCATAAATTGATGATGTTCGGTTTCCAACTTATCGAGTCGAATTTGTCGGGGGGAATCTGTTAGAAGATGTGGTGGAACCTGGTGGTCGAAAACGACGACTCCGCCGCAATGAAGCGATATGTTGTAGACTTGGTGTCGTAACTCTGAAGCGATTTCGACGGCGCGAGATTCAAGACCGGGAACGACGTCGGAAAGAAGGAATTTACTGGGTAAATGGTGTCGATAACCGAGAAACCGAACGGCTTGTCGAATGGACCCGGCGTCGGAAAATTGAGAATGATTAGAGATTCGAGCTGCTCTTCCGGGAAATAAATTGTAGATGCGTTCGAAGACTTCGTCACGACGATTGTCGGGGAAGTCTAAATCGATATCGGGAAGAGAATGTCGTCGGGGATGGAAGAACCGTTCTGGCTCAATGTTCCAATGAACGGGATCAATGTCTGAAATCCCGAGGGCGTAGACGACAAGACTGGAACCTGCTGATCCGCGAATAATTCGAGGTATATCGACTGTTGCTCTGCATATTTGGGCGACGGTTAATAAATAAGGTTCAGCCGCGCTACCCCGAAACCAAGAAAGTTCTAATTTTAAACGTTCTTGGTACTCATGTGAATCAGGAATGGTCCGAATGAAGTGTTCGGTTAAATCCATTCGGAAGGTTACACCCTTAATGGTGAGCCTTTGTATGGATGAATTTCGACGTTCTATCGAGTTACTTGGTAAAACTTACAATTTTAGGAATGCGACGTCAAAAAGACTTGCTATGAAATTGTGGGATTATAAATGTGAAAAATGTAACGCTGATTTCCAAGTGTACCTGGATACCGTGAAGACTTCTGGTGTATATTGTCCGTTATGTAAAAATATGGCTCGACCTAGCCAAAATACGGTAATGACTACTACTCAAGTGAACCAGGAAAAGAAAGAGCTAAAAAAGGTAAACCGTAGAGACCAGAAAAAAGGTAAAGGTAAAGGTAAAGGTGAGATGTCCGATAAGGCTCAAGATATGTTGGAACAAATGACTTGACGATCACCCAAATCGGCTTCTAGCAGATTTTTCATCCTCGAAAAGCCTGCATCCCCAATGAGTAATGTCTGACGAATTATAACGAGGATTTTTTCGGAAAAAATAATCACACGCTTCATGAAAGGAAGCACCTCTAGAAATCCCCATATAACTAGCTCGTGTGATTTTATTGCCCATACTAAAACCTTCACTCCATATTTGAAATTCTTTCATTTACTGCCTCCATATAATCTACACACCATACTGATTGACCCGGTGATTTTAAACTGCGGGACCCATAAACACTTAAAAAGCATGCTTGTGAAGCGTCAATATCAGGATGTTCTGTGATAGAACAAAAATGAAATTACATAATGTATAATGTGGGAAGGGGGACCCAAAAAAGAATTTCCCGTTTAATTTCTTCTCCAAAAAGGTTTTTATTTAGAGTCGTTTATCTCGATATATTCAGATTTTTGGATGAACTTTCAGGATTATCATTTAAAGAGATAAAGCATAACCGGTTTTAAAAACCCGGATATTATGGCTTTACATTCCAAAATATGGTTGAAATGGGACCACTTTAATTCCGCAAATACCTGAATACGTCAGGATCGTTATGAATGCGGAGTTACAAGTTAAACATTTCTAGGGTGGAATCCACTTGTATCAGCATTCATGATACCCAGTTATTAGCATTCAGGATACCCAGATATGTTTGAAATGGGACCGTTTTTTATCGTGATGTCAAATACCCAGATATGTTTGAAACGGGACCACTACCGTGTAAACTGAATCGTACCCAATTTTCACCGGGGACCCCCCATTTTACCAGGCTCACGGTTTCCCCTCCCAAAGGGGTTCACTGATCCCTACCTAATTTTCCCTATACCCCATCCCCCCTATACATATGGGGGTATACCAATTTTCACCCAATCTCCATCCCCCTATATATATAGGGGGGTATACCAATTTTCACCCAATCTCCATCCCCCTATATATATAGGGGGATGGAGATTGTCACTGGGTGACAGCTGCCCCGGGCGCTGCGTCCTCCTTGTGAGGGAGACGGGGTGATCCGGTCGCAGCGACAGCTGCCCCGGGCGCTGCGTCCTCCTTGTGTGAGGGAGCGGTGATCCGGTCGCAGCGACAGCTGCACCGGGCGCTGCGTCCTCCTTGTGTGAGGGAGCGGTGATCCGGTCGCAGCGACAGCTGCACCGGGCGCTGCGTCCTCCTGATGCGAGAGCGGCTTGCAGGTGCCGCTTTCGGACATTTCACCTTCACCTGCATTGGAGCCGACCGTGAACAACAACATCAAGACCATTTCCATGCTCATCAACAACCTCGTCCAGATCAAGGTCCCTTCCCCTGGCTTCCGCCAGTGGCCCTTCATCGGGGTCGAAGAATTGCGGCACAGAGTCTCGAACGACGATGCCGCCGCGCGCTGCGTCTTCCTCTTGACCTTCCTCCTCCAGACACAAGACGAGGTGGCCTCGAAAGAGACCACAAGTAAGAACCGGAGGGGGTTCATGTCGAGCCACGCTCTCGCGAGCACTGGCATCGCCTCCCAAATCATGGCCTCCTTCGAGGCACTCACCACCGCTGGTGAGGAACCGGCCCAGGCCTTCGAGAAGGCCTGGGAGGGAGATCTAAAGGTCCCAACGGACAAGGATGGCAAGCCACTCGGGCAGCTCAAGGCCGATGGGATCCGGTTTGCAACCACCAAGCATGGGATGCTTGGTTACGCAACATTGGTGGGCACACGTTACAGCAAGGCCACCTTGGTCGTGGTTCGAGACCAGCTGATGGCAGCTGATCCCGCGCTTCGAGACCAGGCCCGGGTGATCTCCCCCGAGATCTGAGGAGGAGGTTCAGATGGGCCGGTCGCAAGACCGGCCCATCTGAACCGGGCGAACCTGAGCACCACCATCCGAAAGGGTGGTGGTGCTCTGTTATTTAAATATCCGGTTACTTGATATTTAAATAACAAAGCACCACCCTACAAACACACATCATGTATGGCATAGATTTCTAACATTTATGCCATACATTTGGAGGAACTATAAAAGAAATTCGAAGCATTCCTAGGGGGGATACACTGGCTCGAGGAGAAGCACTCCATCTTGCTCTGACGGTGGACGGGGAGAACTTTTACATCGGAACCCATTGGCACTCATTCGAATCAATGGGATCGTCATGTCTGCCCAAGGCCGAGAAGTCGCCGGATGGGTGGCAGGATTCGCTTGAACCCCTAGGATATATTTTGCTCGATCCTAACCCAGGCGGAAGACCCCTGGGTTAGGATCGAGATTTGAGATCAAAGCGAGCCAAACTTGAATGGAGATGGGTAGCGAGACCGATCCCCATAGCACCACACAACAAACACACACGCACAGATATGGCATAGGTTTCTAAAATTTATGCCATATCTCTTGCTCGATCCCCAACCCACCACACCCGGAAAAATAAAACCTGATCAAGTGATTAATTGGTACTGAAAGAGGCATCATTCTAACTGGACTCGCATTCATCGGCAAGTGAAACATATATGGCATGAATTTCTAGCATTCATGCCATATATTCTCGAAAGAGAAATTGTGAGGATTAAGCCTATTCTAAGAAATAGGATCCCATGAATCAAGATTCATTAGACTATCTTAGAGTGAGGTATAATATACCTTTCTTCTATATAGGGCATCATGATAGTGAAAGGAATACCGTTACTTTCTGCGGATTCGGCCAGAAAGAGTATATAGTACTCTTGGAAGAGGGGAAGGTCATAGAAATCAACTGAGGCCTAGAATTTGTGAAAAATTAAGTGAGGTATATGGAATATTTTCTCAATATTCCATATACCTCACTTAATGATGGATACTAGAAAGAGAAAATTCTACTACCAGTTTGGTCTGTAAAATAGGTTATGACTAAATTATACATTATGCAGGGTCTTCCTGGCTCAGGTAAAACCCATTACACGAAAGCCCACTTTCAGAACGCCGTAATTTGTAGCTCCGAACACTTCTTTGAAGTGAATGGGGTTTACAAATTCGATAAAACGCAGCTATCATGGGCTCATGGGAACTGCTTCAAGAGAGCAGTAGAAGCTGTAACCTCTGGTGCCCCAGAGGTGATCATTGATAATACAAACACCACTGAGCTTGAATGCGCGCCTTACATGGCGCTCGCCAACGCGTTTGGATGTGATTCCCGCATCATCCGAATCGACGCTGATGTGGATCTGTGCTCCGATCGGAACATTCATAATGTCCCGCTTCGGACGATCATGGATCTTTCCGACCGTTTGCGAAGGTTCCGACCTCTCAAATGGTGGAACTTCCACATCGTCCGAAATTACGGCTGATACTAGGAAGAATGGCCGAGTGGTTTAAGGCAGCTGATTACTAATCAGCCGTGGGGAAACCCACCGTGGGTTCGAATCCCTCTTCTTCCGCCGAATGCCGTGTCAAATATATAGCACATATTTGACACGGCATGCTGATATATTGTATCAAATACAGTGGGAGTCTTTGCCGTTGTAATTTACCGGGTGAGAAAGGCTATCATTACATTTGGAAACGTATTCCCAAATGGTAGTAATTTGAATCAAAATTTTACTTTTTCAGAGGTCATTGATTTCAGGCTAAAAGATCTAAATTGGACCAAGAGCGATTTGGCTCGCAGAGTCGGTGTGACTTCTGCAAGAATTCGTGGAATGCTTCGACAAGAATCAATCAGCGAACTTGTATTTCGAAAAGTTTTATTCGTTTTGGGTCTTGAAATCGACATAATGGAAACTTGCAGACCCAAACCCCCGGAATTCTTTAAAAAGAAGAATTCTAGGATGCGAATTTCAAGTCCGCCGAGAACCCAAATCGGCTTCAATCGATGTTCGATTTGTTACGAACTCGGTCATAATAAACGGACTTGTAAAGTTCATATAAAATGAAGCTTTGGTTTATCGACTCGTCAAAAGAAGAAGTGAAGCGTTCGGATGCAATCCGTAGTGACCCCGATGGTTATCACATCGTGGGACACGGATACGTAAAGAACGACTTAACGTTCCAGGAAGAGTCGAAAGCCAATCAGGCGATGCGCAAATTTTTGCGAGATAAAATTGAAGAATTGAATGATAAACTAAGGAAGCTCGGTTGATCTTCCAAAAATCTTATAAAAGAGAAGACCTTCTTTGCCCTTGGGACCAAGTTCTAGATAGAATCGCCGTGATTGAAAAGATTTCGGTCAGGATTCCTGTTCAAGTAAAATTTACTGTATTGAAGGATAATGTAGTAAGGGAATCTTCTCGCTCGCCCGGCGAAAAAATAAACTATGGTGAGTTGTCCTCTAGGCAAAAAATCAGCCTAGCCAAATCTTTGGATTTAGCTTATTATTTCGGTCTAGTGCATGGAGATTTAAACCGAAATAATATATTATTTTCGTCCAGTATGTGTCATATATTGGACTGGGAACCCTGTCTTTTTCAAATTCGAAGAGGCAGACCATCATGGATGGTGACAAACCCCTGGGTAGATCCGACCGACCGGATGAATCGGAAAATCGGACATAATACCGATTTCCTGGGGTTCTGGAATTTCCTGGAAAAACCTGGACCCAATTTTTTCCATTCTTCTACCTGGGTGAGAATGGTTCAGGAAGCCATGTTTGAAATCCGCCCTTTTCAGCATTTGCTGAATCGACACCTTTTGAATAAATGACCCAAAAATGTCCTGATGGAGAAATATTCTGAAGAGAATGGTGACAGTCGGCGCGCGCGCAGCGTCTACCCGAGAGACGCACACACACACAGGAAGAACACAAATGATTGCAGGCGAAACTATACTGTCTGGAGCCGCTGATACCTGCGGCAGTTGTAATATTAAGCTGGTCCTCCAACCGCTCCGTTCCGGCGCGGGGTGGTACCTCGGAACAGCTTGTTACTGTGGACCCTACTCTCGGGAGTCTATCTACTTCGAAACCGAGGAAGAGGCCAAAAAAGCCATTTCTTCAGGTGAACCCGAGAACTGGATGAGATTTTAAAATCCCGCTCGTGAACATGGTATTCGTCCTAATTGGACGGAGTACGGTTTTATTGGTTTTACGTTCGCGGTAAATGAAAACCAAAAATTGCCCTCGTAGCTCAATTGGATAGAGCATTCGCCTTCTAAGCGACAGGTCGGTGGTTCGAGTCCACCCGAGGGCGCGAAGATTCTAATCTTCTGGAGGAATTATGAAGAAGATCGCAACAGCAGCCGTTCTAGCATTTTCAATCCTTTTCATCGATCCGTTAGCCAAGGCGAGTTCGGTACTTACTACATCGGAATATTTCCAAATTCGTTCAGAATTCCGAATGCGTAAGCTTACCGGATTCCAAGCCGAAAAAGCTTGTGAAGCCCTCACAGGGCACGAAGCTCATCTGAACAGCTACGTGGTAAATGTGAGCCGTTCAGGGAAAATCACTGCAGACATGGACGAGGCAATAGTATCCGTCCCGGATATTTACTTGCGTCTTTCGAATGACGAGCAGACGCTGAGGGTTCGTGAAGGACAAATGATAGAATATCACGGCGACATTATCGCTTGCCGATTTGACACAAACTTCGGAGTACTGGAACTCGGAATAGTGAATGCGCGACTTGTGAAACATTATTGATATGTCGCGAAAAGAAGACCTGGGCCTGCTGGAGCAGGCAGCTCGTCTCGGCTCCAAGAGGAAGGATGAACGTTCTTTCTGGGTTGGTGCCTTAGGGCTTCGGGCAGATGGTGCTTTTGTTTCTAGTTATAATGGTGCCGCACGAGATAAGTGTGCGATGATTCATGCGGAAACCCGGCTTTGTTCCAAACTTGATGTTGGCGCTATCGTCTGGGTGGCGAGAGCGTCTAGGAATGGGGATTTGGCAATGGCTAAACCATGCCATAACTGTGAGCGTATGCTTCGTCGTCGTGGAGTCCGGAAGGTTGTTTATTCGACCGGACCCGATTCTTTTGAAGTTTTGCAATTGAACTAGAATATTTTCACCCATCCATAAGGCACTGCCGCACGGTTCGCGAAGGATGGCATGACTTCGTATCATATATCATAAATATTTGGGTTCGAAAAATTCGCGACAGTCGGCGCATTCGCTGCGTCTTCCTGTTGCGGCGGGCCATAGCAGCTAGGGTAGAACCATGAGCAACGACAAGTCCCACCTCCATCCCGACCTCCACGATGCAGGCCTCGAGAAGGCCTGCAAGATGGCCAATGGCCTCACCCACACGGCCCACAAGAGCCGCACCACGGTCGAGAGCGATGCCGCCGACCTCCACTACATGCTCGAGTATCTCCGGCTAAACTTCGATCTCGTGCCGAAGAAGTGACTCCAGTCTCACGGACGAAGCCCTCAATTTCCTCGATCTCGAGCTTGTCAGTTATGTGGACGAACAAGTAGCTGCAGCTGGGCATTCTGCCATGATTAAAAAGTGGCTGACGGAGAAATCGTGGATGGTGAGTCAAAGCGGGCAACCAATCAAGCATGTGGAACGACAGGCAGAACAAATGAAAACGTTTATTAATACCAGTGCATCCCCCACGGGGGAAGCGGTGGTAACAACATATAAGGTCAGAAATGATCACTACGATCCATTGGAATATCCATGGGAGACCATGGTGTACGCCTCCGTGGAAGGCGAACAGATCAACTGGTCCGAAATAGAATCGGACAGGTATATCAATGAGGTTGAAGCTGTCGGCGGACATGAATCGATGGTAACTCGCCTTGTCGCCATATTCTCAACGCGAACCTAACCACCCGTATATAGTTAGAAGGTAACAATATCAGTCGAAAGACACAGAGTTTTTGGGTTCGAAAAATTCGCGACAGTCGGCGCACTCGCTGCGTCTTCCTGTTGCGAACCTGAGCGATGCGTGGATGCTCAACGCGAACCTGAGCGGAGCAAACCTGCACTTTGCAAACCTGACCTTCGCGAACCTGAGCGGGGCGTGTCTGGTTGACACAAACCTGACCTTCGCGAACCTGAGCAACACGATCCTGACCAGGGCGGACCTGACCAGGGCGGATCTGACCGGGGCTGAATGGGAGGGGGCGCAGCTGACCAGGGCGATCATGGTCGGCGTCAAGGGTCACTCATTCAAAGATTCGGAATTCTGAGCGGAATGTGTCCGAAAGCGGCATCTGCAAGCCGCTTTCGGACACATTAATTTCACTTGCATATGCCATATATTTAGAGAAATGGCCGGTAAGCTGAAGTAATCATCAGTTATGCTTTAAGATTGAAGCGAACTTTTTCATTTGATTACTTTCCATCTTCTTTAGATTCGTAATCATGCTGGATACTTGGCGTAGCACAGGGTGCTTTTCCCGGTCTAAATATCCTTCGATTTCGTTTCTGTCCCAGAGAGTAGAAAGACGATCTTCATTCAAGTATGACTTCACAAATTCTAATATGATGTCTTCTTTATCGTCCCTTGGACCAAGATTCTCTAACTTCTGCTTAAGAGAATTGGCCATGGGGTTCGAAACGTCTATTCTTTCCAGTATGTAATATATTATGTGGTCTGCAATATCATCAGCTTCATCGTCTGTTACTGATCTTTTGTGAATCTCACCGGCAGTTTTACGAACACTTACCCGCAGGGAAGCACGGTTTTTATCAGCCCAGTCGAATGCCATCCCCCAGAATGCATTTGCAATATCACTGGTCCCAAATTTGCCGAAGAGACTTTCTACTAAAGCCGCTAACCTAATCATAATTTAACACCCCGATTAAAAAACCAGAGTGGAATAAATATGAACGATCATAACCTGAACGTGAACTTGGCAATTTTGGAAGTTGCCGTGGCGAATCTTCGGAGGGAAATTGAGGTAGAGAAGAAGAATGTACGTACATTCCCAAATACCACACAGGATGTTGAGGTTGCTCTTATGGGCCTTCTGGATGCCGAAAATGTGGTCAATGAACACTTCGTTCTGTACCCACGCACCGTAGACACGCAGATTTACGAGAAGTCTCAAGACTGCCGTGATCATTGGAGTATGGCACTATCACAAAAGGATAGCGCCATACGTAGATTGCTTGAAGTTGCCCGGTTTATGAAGGAAGGCGAAAATTCATGAAAGACAAAATCGAGGATTTGATCAAGAATGTGTCGGTTTTATCTCCGGATGAACTTAATATTTGGAAAGATCTCCTGAGAGAAAACATGGATGGGGATCTCGCTACAAGGATGGAGAATTGTATTCCCAAAGCTCAAATACAGCATGTAATGAAGCGGTGACGACAGTCGCCGCTGCCGCTGCGTCTGTCCGGTGGAGGTCCGCATGACGACGCTTAGTGATCAAATTATTTTCGGAAAGCCGATCCTGCTAACGGCAGTATCTCAGAATGCTGCAGAAATGATGGCCAAGGAGGAGGCTTGGAAAAAGGGAAAGGAGCCTCGCATTCTGGATATTGAAATCCTGGACGACTCTATTTTGAATTCATTCTGGTCGAGTTACAATCCGGGAGATTTCATAATAGTTACGGGGGCCTGTATGGCAGATTCCGTTGTTCAGGAGGCCATTGGACAAATTATGTGGGATCCTGACAAAATGGTGGTGATAGCTGACACAAGTATCCCAGACAATCTTCCCGCAGAAAAGTTTGCGCATTGGGTCAAACTCTGACATACATATATTTACATATTCTGAAGAGAATGGTGACAGTCGGCGCGCGCGCTGCGTCTTCCTGGTGGGCGCACACACACAGGTAAACACATGGCAACACTACACGATTATGTCTTTCATGAAACTTCCCCAAATGGAGATCCGGGTCCTTGGACCATGACGAGCGTTGTCTGCAGTGATGAGGAATTCGAAAACCTCATCTTGGTGATTCACCAGATGTCGCGAGCTACCGAGATCCGATCTGGATCGCGTATCTCGGACGAACAAATTGCAGCCCTCAAGGATGCTAAGCATATTCCGTTGATGGCAAGAGGTACTCTAACCCAGTCATTCTTCGACATGTTTGGAGTGCCAGGCAATTACATGTCAGTGATTGTTCGTGGTGAAGGACCACGGGTGGCGGCTGAGACTTTCGGAACGATCGGGGAGGCCTAATAAAAATGAGCGGGAGGGCCATCATCAATCAGGAAATTGAAGCTGCTCTGAAGAGGCACTTCGATGGCCCTTTCCGCTTTCTCTTGGCCGTCTCTGGCGGCTCAGATAGTCAAGTGTTAATCAAGGGCTTTTCTCACGTCGCGAAAGCCCAGGGACACCGTATATGGGCCATGGGTGTGAATCATGGACTCCGACCGGAGGCGGATTCTGAACTGGATTCAGCAGAATCGCTTTGCCGACATGAGTCCATCCCGTTCATTCGAGAAAGAATCACTATCGAGAAGGGTGGCAATTTACAAGCCCGAGCTCGAGAAGGTCGTTATTGTGCCTTGTGGAATAAGGCATATGAAATTGGGGCGAATCTGGTAACTGCCCATCATCGAGATGATAGAGCAGAAACTGTTCTCATTCGAATGATGCGAGCGACTTCTGCTGGAAGTTTAGCGGTTCTTCCGGAAATCCAATACATCCCTGTGCGGGATACTCATTTGGCCTTATTTCGACCCCTCTTGAAGGCAAGTAAGCAAGATATCCTGGGATATGCTAAACGATGGGATCTGACATGTGCAGAAGATCCTTCTAATAATAATGAAGAATTTCTTAGGGTGTGGGTTCGCAATATCTTAATTCCCCTGCTGCAAGAGAAATCTCCAGATATTATTAACAAATTGAATATTATTTCCGATGATTTGATGAAGTAAATGCATCCATAGGAGAAAAAGATGCGCTGTTTTAAGAATGTTGATCGCGGAACGAAAAGACAAAATGGCACCCCGGAAATTGATTTTTGTCGTAAAAAATCAAGACATTTTTATAGAGTCACGTATTCTTCGGGTGTCAATACCTCACCATGGCTAATGTCTCGCAAAGTTTACGGGTTCTGTTCCGACTGCAACAAAGGAATGTCAGAACCGCATAATTGGGACCCGGGCAAAAATCATGGTGAAGGGTCGGTATGGAGGCTCTGGATTGTGCCTGCATCGGTCACCACTATTCAGGAAACCGAAGCCAAATTATATCTAGAAGACGTGATGGTCGAACGGATCAAAACCAAATTCAAGGATATCATGAAAAGTAAGTGGACTTCTAAGGTTTCACGTGAAGTTTGGTTCGCAGCCTTTCAAGAAGCGACGGATGAACTGGTGATCGAGAATGTGATGGAATCATGAACCTGAAAGATGACATTTTATGCAACGGGGTATTTTATCTCGTTTCTACGAATTTCCTTCCATCATTATCTATTAATCTTAGTTATCCTTACGAGACTATGGTTTTCTTTAATAATTATGAAAATCCACGGATGGAGAGCATTTTAGAAGTTCATGAATTCGTAACCGTAAGTAATAAAACGGAGTTACTTACGGTTAAATATAAAGATGAGGATTCTGCCCGATTGGGGCACGAAGAAGTATGTAAATTAGCTCGGAATGGTGAGGCGCCTTTGCCTTATAAAAAGAAACAGTAAAGTAAAGGAATGTACCCCGTTAGACTACCCGGTCAGGCCAGCGTCCTTTCAAATCATGTAAATGGGTTCAAGTCCCGTACGGGGTGCCGGAAATGAAATACTGGGATGAGGGAAGGGTTAGAAAATACTTAGAAGAGAGAAAAACAGAAGTGTCTGCATTAGAATATACTTTATATCTTTTAGATTTAGAACGCACCAAGAATAAAATAAAACTAACCCATCACGATTATGTAATCGAAGATGATGATGGTGAAATATAAAGGGTGACAGTCTGCGATTCTTCCGCGTCTGTACCACGGAGAGAGCGAGGTTTACATGTTTAGCAAAGAAATGGATGATCTATTCGGCATTAGCAAACCGGAAGCCAAGAAAGAAGATCTGATTCTTAATCAGGGTACTCATGTACAAGTACAATCAGAAATTGCAGAAGATGAATACGACGCTGAAAAGCCGGTAGACCCTGAGGAAGATACGGTTGAAAAAGACCAATTTTCCTTCATGCTTGATTCTCTGCTTGAATCCGAAGGTGTTGATGTAAGTTTAGAGAAGAGAAAGAAGTACAACCCGGCAAAAGGAAATTTTAATAACCATGATTGGGCATCTGCAAGAGAATCTATCTATTCTGATGAAGCATACCAATTTAGGTGCCGAAGATGTCTTAAATGGGTGAACGTACGCCGAGATCAAACTCTGGTTGAGGCTTGCGAAGAGAGCAGTGTTGACTTAAATTGTGGATCGCAAGTGTTATCTGACATCATGAGCAGTTAGGGAGAACATGTTAGCATCAATAAAAACATCCAAAATAAACGATGGGGACTGGGTTACTGTTGAATTGAAGGATGGTCGAAAAATCGTTGGTCATCTTGATACGATCCATAATATTCAAATTACTGAGAATACTATGAATCTCGAAGGCACGACAGCGGAATTTGTGGCTGGTATTGCCTATTTTAATTGTAAAGAGTTGGGAGAACCCACTATGGTGTGGCATCGACTCCTTGATCAGGCTGAACAATGTTGTGAAAAATTGAAGGAACTTCGCTATCTTTTGAATTAAGTAAAGTTCCCTTATGCACATTCGGGAGGCTGCGGAGGTTTTCAAAGAAAGATTGCATTTGGAACCTCCCATGAAATTTGATAATGCAAGACTATTTGATTTATCTCCTCATGTAAGGGGAATGACCAAGTCCGTCTTAGAGCCTCTTGGTATAAAATGGAAGCTCGGAGAGTTCAGCCATGGTGGTTTTTATTGTATTCAAGTAGCCGATGAGTGGGCACCATATCTAATCATAGGACATGATTCTTATATGTGGTGCAATGAAGGAATGCAAGATTCCATCAGAACTGACGAAGTTTATATCTACTTGATGAAGAAGTATGCGGGAATTGATGCTGAAATTGATCCTGTGGAGCGAAATGTCATCCTCAAGAAGGATGGGAAAATTCTCCAATTTTAAAAGTCCTGTAGGCAAGCGACGGCGAAAATCGGCCCGGTCGCTGCGTCTTCCGATCGCAGGAGACGAGCACGTCTCGTCCTCTGCGGCAGACCCGAGAGGGTAGCGGTTGAGCTTTGGTCGGCTCCATGGCCGTTACCCTCTCGGTATTGTTAAGTAAACTTGGCCATGTAGCCCAAAGGCAGAGGCAATCGACTTAAAATCGATAAAGTGTGGGTTCGAGTCCCACCATGGCCACCAAAGAATGCTATTGGTGTAAAATGATAGACTTTTAAGAACTGAATTAAGGCGACTCTTCATTGTAAAGTAAAATAACGCGGGATTAGCTCAGTTGGTAGAGCAGGAGGTTTCCAACCTCCATGTCGTCGGTTCGAACCCGTCATCCCGCTCTGGTGAGAGACTGTTATTAAGTTTGATGTAATTTCTTTCACCGAAAGGAAGATAATAAGGCATCCGGGTTCGATTGAGAGGATCTCTCGTTTTGCCGCATAGCTTGGCGAGGGATTAAGTTCCGCACTTACAATAATTCATGCGACAGTAGCTCAGTAGGTTAGTAGCAGCTGACTTAAGACCAATTCCGACTAAAGGTTTTACGCCTATGTTTGAATGGGTAGGGTTGCCGGGCGAAACACCCCGGTAGAACCTGGCAAATTCGGGGAACGCTAAACTGGGAAACCGGCATGCCAATCCCGAGCCAAGCCTGATTTATCAGGAAGGTGTAGAGACTAGACGCTAGGGCCGAGAGGCAAGGTATAGTCCAGACCACGAACCTCGAAAGAGGGCGGCGAAAGTCGAAGTGGTAAGCATAATCAGCGGGTCGGGGGTTCAAGTCCCTCCTGTCGCACCAAGTAGTTCCTCGGGTTTTACCGAGAGGTATCGCCAATAACACTAAGAAAATTATCAGTTTGTTTGCGTTTGTTCGATGTCTGAAACACAAAAGGAAGAAAAATGGATAGAGTAACATTTGAGTTCAATCGGTTTATGGCTGTCGTGGAAGAGCGCGTTCGCGAGATCGTTCAGTCCCAGGTAGAATCTGCTATAGCGGACCTTCTAGGTGACTTCTCCACCAGCATCAGCGCCGAGTCACAACCTCCGCTAATAACGGAGCGACAACACGAGGCTCCGAAATCCAAGCAAGGACTGTCAGCGGTTCTTGAAACTGTGAAAATGCACGCCGCTGGGGTGGGGATGGGAGACCTCATAACCCAACTTGGATGTGACCGGAATGAAGTTAAATCCTGGTTGCGGACACTTCGGAGTCAAGGATCAATTCGGATGGAAGGTATCAAAGGTAAAGCTAAATACTTTCTGATTTAGTAATTGAATTTGAAATATGGGGGTAAACCGAATGAGGTTGCCCCCACATCTATATAATACATACATGGTGGTTTATGGAAAAGTTAGTTACTGAATTTGGTCCCATCAAGATGACTCGGAAAAACGGTCTTTGGACTGTCGGTAATTGGCAATTCGTTGCCACAGGTATTAATCTTGATGAAGCTCTTCATGATTTCGTGAATATGAAGACCAACCATGAGTCAAAGCAGTCTTTCGACTGATATTCATGGTATGAATCCATATGGGAAGTTTTAATTCGAAATTAACCCACTTTATGGCCTATGACCAATGAAGAAAATCCCGAGTGCTTTTTCTCTTGTAATACGAAACGCCATAAACCGTCTTAAAATTCATTCACACACTACTTTTAAATTTAGAGGAGAAGAATTTTGCATATCGGAATGTATTGATTTTCAAACTTCATACTGGATTTTAACGATTGGAGGGCAGAAATTGTGGCCTCGTGCAAGATCCTCCAGATTGTATGAACTTCAAGAAGATGCTATACGTCTTTCAATAATTGAACTTACAATGAGTGAGTGACAGCTGCCGCTGCCGCTGCGTCCTGCTGTTGGCGCTCCGCTGGTGCGTCGCTCCGCGCCGTTTTACACCATGTATAGGAGAGTATGTTTTACCACGATTATAAACTCGATAGTATTGCGCAAACCAAAGCAGATTCCATCTTTGGAGGTATGGGTCAGCTTCGAAAGTTGGCCAATTCCATCCTCCAAGGCGGGAACTTGTCTCACATCAGAGTTCTGCAAGAGCAGAACTTCCTGACCTTGGAAGATGTCACCATGGTGACAATACCAAATTGTATTTTATTTTTTAGGATGGACTTCGAGGCAACCAAGAAATTGATTGAGGAGTGGGAGCCGAAAAAGAAGGCACCGGTCCCTAACAGTGTTCTGACGAAGATGATCTTTAGTCGTCTTCAAGAGCTTGACAAGTTAATTCAAGAGAATAATCTGAGATCTCTTAAATATCCATCTTCATACGTGTCTCTTGAATATCCTGAGATTCACACCGTAAGGGATTTTAATGGTTGGATGGAATATAATATTTCCAATAGCCGTTTCGGGGATGCTATTTTTTGGTGGACGAAGTTTAAAAAGATGATATTATCTAAGTCTGAACTTAATGACGAAGTTTTCGCTTCAGCTATGAACCTTATCATTTCTGAGCGAGTCATGAATTCGTGAAGAGTACGGTATGTCGTTAGGCGAATCACCAGTTAGTATTAAAAGGAATGATACGGGTCCGCCCCGGTCAGATTAGCATAGCGCAGGATCGCATCGGTTAGATCCGTCCGAAGGTTCGCATCCCTTCCTCTTTGGGTTTGCCCTTCGTTTTGTCCAAGGATATATTATTCAGGTTCGCCCCACGAAAGTCCGCATCGTGCACGTTCGTCCCGTCCAGGTTAGCCCCCTTCAGGTTAGCATTGACCAGCCGCGCCCCGGTCAGATTCGCATCGGTCAGGAACGCCCGGTCCAGGTCCGCCCCGCTTAGGTCCGCCTTGGTCAGGTCCGCCCCGGTCAGGTCCGCCCCGGTCAGGTCCGCATGAAGCAGGTTAGCCCTCTTCAGGTTAGCCCCCTTCAGTTTAGCCTCCTTCAGGTTAGCCTCCTTCAGGTTAGCCCCCTCCAGGTCCATCCCGCTAAGGTCCATCCCGCTAAGGTCCGCCTCCACCCCTGCGGGGTCTTTTTTGACCCATAGGGCGTGCTGCTTGATAATTTCTTCAAGTTTATCTTTTGATATTTTATCAGAAGATAAACGTGAAATAACCCCTTTTAAATCCGCAGTTACAAGTTTACGAGATGGGTTTTTAGAACCCTCTATGGCTGCAGCTATACGACGAAGGGCATTTGATAATTCACGAGGTTTCACGTTAAAAAACAATAATAAAAAGCATATGACCAGTGGACTTTATACTTCGGAACATAAAATTCATTCTTCGGTGTACTTTATTTAAAGGTAGACAGTTCACTAGCACTCATTTCCCGAATATCGACAGGTAAGAAAACAAGTTTGAACCAATTCTTTTTTGATCCGTCAGCAGGATATATTAATCGGATAATAAGTCAAGCAAAATCTTTATTGGACGGAGAAGATGTAAGTCCAGAACGCATAGAAAAAGTAGTTAAAGATATAAAGAGTATGGCGGAAGATCTTCAAAAAATATAGATAAATGCTGGGATGTATTGCCCGGTTTAGGCTTAAAATCCAAATAAGGGTACTTTTACATCGTTCTATTAATACGACCAAGAACGATTTTTACTTTTGCAAGAGCTTCATTTAAATTAATATCGCCATCATCAATACCACCATAAAAACCCGCCACATTTACGTGGTGGTTTTTATGGTGAGCCATTTCAGCTTTATGCTCTTCTAATAAGCCACCATTAGGATTATTACGATAGAATTCAGAGTTATCCCACGGTATACCCATAACTTTTAGTTTACTCTTTATATCTGGCATACCTGACGGTAAATCGTCCACTAGTATGGAGCACGGGTACTTTTCTTTCATTTCGTTTGAATCTAAGTTCTCTCTGCTTATTATTTCGCTGAAATATCTAGTTAACTCGAATGCTCTGAGCATGGCATTCGCATAAGGTTTAGTGGCTGCAGTACATAGCTTGACTTCACCAAGTTCACCTACTGCTTCAAGAAAACTTTTTGCACCAGGTCTCAACCCTACTATCCATTTTTTCCCTGCTACCACTTCTTTGTATTCGTATCCTGAATCAGATATTTCTTTAAAATCCTCTTCATCCAGAGAACTTTTTTCTCTGGCACATATTAGCGTATTATCTAAATCTACATAGATGCAAATATCATCAAAGTATGACTCCAATCCAGCTATTCGGATGGCTATGGGATAAATCTTCATAATAATTAATACCTAAAAGACACTTAATCACAGGCGTCTTGATGTCGTTTCTTAGCTTTTCTTGAACTTGGTATCAGATTGTTATTTAATAAAACTAAATATAGGACTTATGGTTAAAATAAATGCGTGGTCAGCTATAGTTAGTCTTCATGAAATACAACCCGGTAATGGAACCAGATACCTTTTAATGATTACTCCGGTAAACGGACCGAAAGCAAGTGAAAATTCTGAGCTAATGATAACGGATGGATTTCTGGTTACCTGGATAAATTATCAGAAAAATTCTGCAATGATTGTTGGAAAAGGCACTAACCCGAACTGTTATTATGTTGCGGAGAAAATGGACATTTGCGTTAAAGATGCTAAAATCATTTCTCATTATATCAATAAAATAGTTAATAGTGCTGCTTAAATAGTAGTAAATGCATCGAAACGAAATACTGACAATTGCCCGCGTCGCTGCGTCTCGCCGGGTGAAGGAGAACACGATGTCCCGTAATCCGCGAAAGCTGAAGAGTGGTGAAAGTTATAAGAAGGTTTCAAGTCTCATTCAGGAGACTGAAGATTTTAAAAATTATATAGCCATTGCAAAAAGGAGACTTGCAACGCCGTCCATCGTAAAATGGGATTTCCAAGTCGATTATAGTGGGGTGTCATACCCAATACTTGTAGTTGGATTTGGAGAGAACGAGGAAAATGTCATTTCCGGCTTCCACCATAACAAGATTTCTGGGGGCGAATTTCAATTCGAGTGCCGAACGAACTTCAGTATGGTCTTCCACAAGAAGGATCTGGAGAAGATCATTCTAGATAATTTCGGCGTCATTCGGGAGGGAGAGAGGAAGCCTCGGGTTCCTACTTATTTCTGCAAGCCGGATAGGCTATTGCAGATGATGTGGGAAGATATTCACCAAGAGTTTTATAACCTGGAGACCGAATTTCAAGAAGCTTCTAAAAAGATTTGTCTCCTGGTTGCCGAAGACCAATCGGGGGATGAGTACAAGAGTGGCCTCCGAAAAGCCCGGGAAGATCACGTCGTAGAGAAAATTGTGGAGTGTTTGGACAGATGGGCCAAAGATGCTTCACCAGAAGTGCTCAAAAGGGCACTTGACTCCTATGTTATGCATGAAATTATGAAAGATTGATATCTAATGGAGGATGGTAATAGGTTGTAATCTTCCCATCCTCCAAATCTTTCAGTTATTATATCTTAAAGTTAATAGCGACAACTGTCGCTGTCGCTGCGTCTTTCTAGTGCGCCGATCGGTGGCGCTTTCCGCCAACACGTTATATAAAAGGTAATACAAAAATGCTCACCAATGTTGTCGAAATCACCCAGGATACCTACGCCGAGGTTCTACGCTTCAATGTCCGAACGGGTGGAAACCTCATGGTTTTCGGTCAGGCGGGGATCGGCAAGACCGAAATGGCGGTCCAAGCCGCTGAGGCAGAGGGGTTTGGGGTGTACTACCTGAACTTGTCGGTGCTTGAAGCACCGGATTTGCTCGGTCTCCCCATCATCACCGAGGACCAGAGCGTGGACTATGCTCGACCCCGTTTCCTACCCATTGAGGGTAGGGTGGATCGACCGGTGGTCCTCCTCGTGGATGAGGTTGACAAGTCGAAGCCTGAGCTTCAGAATCCTCTCCTGGAGTTGTTCCAGTCCCATACCCTCAATGGGACGAAGCTTTCGATTCAAGCCATCATCGCAACGGGTAATCTACCCGACGAGGGGGCACACAGCCAGCCCGTGTCGCACGCGCTGACTAACCGTTGCAAGGTGTATAAGCTGACACACAGCTTTGAACCATGGAGGCAATGGGCACAGGACGCGGGTCTAAATCCGCTTGTGGTCGGATTCCTGAGCAAGAATCAGGAATTCCTCAGCCGTCCTTCGGTTGAGGGTGACCCCACTGCCTATTGCAGGCCGTCTCCCCGCTCCTGGAGCCTGGCGGCTCGGGAAGTGGACCAGACGACGTCCAAAGATTCGGTCGAGTTCCAGACCATGCTGGTTGCAGGCCGGGTCGGGAGTGAGGCTGCGGTAAAGTTCCGGGTTTGGCTGGACCACTACCGCCACGTCGAGCCTATCATCGACAAGCTGGTGGCAGATGGGACCAAGCCGAACATGGACACGATGACGATTGATAAGCAATTGGTCTGCGCGATCGGCTCCGTGTCTGCCGTTGCCCAGGAGTGCCGTCGAACGGACTTCAAGGATAAGACGAAACACCAGGCATCCGTCGACAAGGTAGCTACCAATGTCTTCAATTGGTTGCAGGAAATCCCCACTGAATTCCAGGTCGCGGCGGTGAAATCCGCGCTGAACATGGACTTGATAAAGTCTTTCAGCATGCAGAAGATCCCATCCGTAATGGCCACCTACCTGGCCGTCCGGAAGGTCTTGAAATGATCTTAAGATGAACATGAGTCGACCCCAACGCCCGAAAGGGTGTTGGGGTCGACTCATACGTATTTCATATATTTTGCAAATATATCATATATAGTTTTATAATGACCACATATCAAAGGAAATATCGACAGTCGCGGCGTCTTTCTTGTGCGAGGTAATATCATGATAAGTAATCGTAATTTCATTACCATTAAAATTGACTTGGAAACCTTGGTAGTCACCATGGTGGGATATTGGTATAAAGAATCCGGGATTTTGGATAATCTGGATTTAATATGTCGAAAAATTCCTTTAGGGCTATTGGCTGGATCATTTCACGATGAACACTTGGGGATTATCTTACTCGAGTACGGGAATTTAGAAGCAGAATTCACCGAATTCACAAAGAGCCATGGATTCGGTGAATTCTGCTATAACGTGGTGGGTGTCGGTGATTTTGAGTTATATAGTAAGCCGAGAATCGCTCGTGATTTGGGAAGACGACTGAAAACTTGTACTTGGTGGACTGAAAATTTAAAGGAGATAAAATCCATCAAAGCCAAGTTAAAGACAATAAGCAGTATTCAGGACGATTGATTTACTAGGTCAAGATATTCTGCCCAAGGCCAACGAATATCGCCTTTGCAACCTGGGTCCACATGATCTGATTTTTTAAATGCCTCGCTGACTGCTGCGTGAGTGGTAATGCCGCGTTTTTTGGCTAATAAACCTATAGCATCCACTTTCTCCATCGGAATGTCCCAACGAAGGCAAATATCATGGACGAGTTTAGCTGAATTTTTAAAAACCTGGTAACCATCGGTGACTCCAGTCCCGTCTTTGAGCCACTGAGTTTTAAAAGCTTGCCCGACTTGCTCTATCTGCACGCCGTTGTTGTTCGCTCCTGGTGCGGCGTACGCCACGTCGTCCTCCCGGACGCACCGGAACGTGGCGTCGGGGCCGACGATGTAATGAGCGGACGCACGAGGTGAAGACTCGCCGCTGAACCACAAAGCGACGCTCTTCGCGACTCCGGCCTTTATCGGGTTTTCTGTGCTATGGAGAACCACCAAGTCTACCTTCTTACGGTTAGCTTTCGTGAAATTACGAGACTGAATGTGCTGACTAAAAAGAGTAGATTCGGGCGGAATTGTGGAAGCAGTTGACGCTTTTTCCCAGGCTAAACCTGCGTCTTCTGTTTTCTTCCCATGAATACCATCGGGAGTTCCGGGGTTAAAACCAGCACTCACTAAGTATTTTTGCCAACTTATGACGTCTGGGCCTTTATCTCCCAATTTCGTTCTCTTCGGTGCTACAATAGTCATTTTGACTTACTCCAGGCCAAACCTGCGTCTTCTGTTTTCTTCCCATGAATTCCATCGGGAGTTCCGGGGTTAAAACCACTCGTTATCAAAAAGTTCTGCCAGGCAATGACGTCTGGGCCTTTATCTCCCAATTTCGTTCTCTTCGGAAGAACTGGAGAACTCGGGTTTGCACACTTCCTTACGACATGAAAATTAGTTGCGTAATCTGTAAATCCGACATCAGCCCGATGAGCAGTGCTTGGGTTTTGGATTTTAGTCCCATCCTTTTTCCACCATCCATATATTACTCCACCTTGTACCCAATGTTTCCCTGCATTGCTTACTGGTTGGTCTATCCAATTAACATCAGCTAATCTGGCAAGTACCCCCTTATCGTGTTTTTCACACCATTCTTTAGACCGCATATTATTATTTCTAAAATTATTAATTGAGGTTACATCGTTAGCAGAAACACCAGCAGTTTTTAACATATCAGAAGTAGGAAGGGTATAAGGAGATATGTAGACTGAAATTTTATGTAAAGCGTCATACTCGGCAACACTAGGGAGTCTAAAACCACTAGATTCTGCCCAAGTCGATGAAATTCCAGGACCTAATCTAGCGATTAAATCATTGTCGCGATCCCAAACCGGGAACTTTGAAATTTCTAATCCCCCGGGAATTTCAACGAATCCCGTATTGTGAATGACGCAACTATCTAATTTAGAGACGAATGCTGGCATGATTATTTACTTTACCTTCCCGATAAAAATTCATATAATTGATCAAAGGGAATATCGACAGTCGTGCGTGTCGCGGCGTCTTTCCGGTGCGAGCCGCGCAGGTTCGCTCACGGAGGTAATATCAAATGCAATACACACGACTGGCTGATCCGTACAATGTGGCCTCAAGCCCCCGACAGTTGCAGGACTGTCAGGATAAAATCAATTCATGTTTAACCAGGATGTTCCGGCAGCCGTCAGGAGGGGGAAATCCCTTCCTGTTCGCCCTCAGTGGTCCTAAACCCCATAAGCTGGCGAAGCAGCTCGGGGGACAAGAAATCAAGACAGCAGCCACGAACGGTAAGGAATACTATTGGAACCCCGAGTTCCTGGAATCCCTGTCTCCCGAAGAGGTGACGACCGTCATGTCTCACGAGAGCTACCATGTACTCTTCTTCCACTGTTCCCCCGAACGGGCCGGTGGTCTGGACGGACAATGCTGGAACATCTCGGTCGATTACGTGGTGAACGCCACGATCGAGACCGAGCACGAGAAGTCCGGTCGGAACCAGAAATTCCCGAAGATCTGGACAGGTCCGCTCGGAACTCCGATTTCGCTCCAAATGTACTTGGAGTGGATTGGTGGAACGCGGGATGACCTCCCCCAACCCGGATGCTTTGCAGACGTCACGGTCTACGGGCGAAGCCCGGAGTCCATCTACGAGCAGATCCGCAAGGCTCAAATGAACTCCCCTCGTCGTTGCAAGGAGCACGCAGGAGGTTGCGGTGCCATGTCTCTTGACCCGAAGACTGGTCAGAGCACAATCCCGCAGCCCTGGGGACCAGAATGTTGCCAGAAGTGCGGGGCTAAGCCCGGTTGTTGTGATGGACCGGGGTCTCTCGATTCTCATATGCCTCCCTCCCAAACCAAGGAGGAGACCTTTGGGGATATGATGAGGGCTGCTGACCAGACCCGTGCCATGGGTCGTGGAGAGGTACCGGAGGGTATCGAACAGGCATTGGGTCGACTCAAGAAGCCAGAACTCTCGGCACGAGATATCATCCGAATGGCTATTGCACAGAAGAAGGCGAATGCCGGAAACATTAATGACTGGAAGCGATTCCGCCGTCGTCCGAGCTACATCTACTCGAAGGACGAGAATGGGAAATTCGTCCCAAAGCATCAGCTCTACACACCCAAGAAGCACGACTTCCTCCCTAGGTGGGTTTGTTTGATGGACACCTCCGGGTCAATGTCGGATGACGATATTGCGAACGGGGTGAAGGAGCTTCAATTGGTGGCGGATGTCGCTGAAGGTTGGATCGTGCCATGTGATGCGGTCCCCTATTGGGATAAAGCGACTCGGGTTAGCGGCAAGACTTCTTTGGAGCGTACGCAGGTGGTGGGTCGTGGAGGCACGGTATTTACCGAGTTCTTCCAGGATCTGCCGAAGCAGAAATTTGGTGACAAGATTGATCTAGTGATCATTCTGACCGATGGAGATTGTGGTGAAGTCCCGATTAATCTGATGCCGAGGGGAGCGGATTGCCTGTGGATTATCACGAATAAGCGGCATTTTAAGCCGAACTTCGGTCGGGTAGTTCAGCTCAATCCTACCCGGCAGTAAGAAGATTCCTGCCATCCTAATGAGGAATGGGTGGCAGGAATCTATACCTCAGATAAAACCAACGTAAAAGTAATCCTATGCTAATGTTCCCGACATTCGTTGGAAAGCGAAGTTATGAATAACTCTTTTTAGTTCATCTTCTCCCCGCACGATATCCAAGAGGAAGCATATTATGAAAAAGGCAGAACTCGAAGCAGTTTTAGTGCAACACGCCATCCGGCTCAGCCGTCAGGAGGGGGAAAAGCAGGCGGACCTGGCCAAGGCGGACCTGCGCAATGCGTACCTGACCGATGCGAACCTGAGCGGGATGAACTTATGTGGTGCGAACCTGACTGGGGCAATGTTGACTGATGCGGACCTGAGTTTGGCGAACCTGTTCGGGGCGAACCTGAGTTTGGCGAACCTGTTCGGGGCGAACCTGAATAGTGCGGACTTGAGTATGGCGAATCTGAGCCATGCGTCCCTGAACCATGCGGCCCTGCGGGGGGCGGACCTGACCAATGCGGACATGAGCGGGGCGGACCTGAGCGGGGCGTATATGGTCAACGCGAACCTGACCGGGGCGATCCTGACCAACGCGAACCTGATGCTGACAAATCTACGCGGGGCAAACCTGAGCGGGGCGGACCTGACCGGGGCGAATCTGACCGGGGCGATCCTGACCGGGGCGATCCTGAAAGATCTTGGGGATTTGGTTCGCAAGAAGACGAAAGTGGTTATCTCTTTTGAAGAACGAATCCACATGATCTTCAAAAGAGATGAACATTTCGAAAGAAATAAACATGGAATTGCTACTTTCTCCGATTGGACCGAACTGCTAGTCAAGGCGGTTTCGGAACACGAATATCCGAGCCCTCATTGGAAAGAGCTTGTGGAAAAAGAATTACTGGCTGAACTGTCAGCGGGCAGCTTTATGGAAGGGCACTGTGTTGATTTTAGTGATTTGTTGAGAAGGCTGCAAATCGCGGACGTACACCTGAATTAGGGTATTATATATGTGCTTCAAGATTCCGCGACAATCGGCGCGATCAGCGCGTCTTCCCGGTGCGGGCAATTCGCGGCGCTCGGCGCGGCGGGCGCACACGTCTTCATTTCATAACACATATAATGTTATTTACAAGCTAGGAAAATTAAATGGGTAAATTGATTGATGGGGGTCTTGGAACTATAGTGTTGTTCCAAGGATCTGGAAAAAATCCTTATAAACTTAAAAACCATGGGGGTCATTTTTCGTGTGATTGCCCGGCCTGGAGAAACCAGGGCCAGTCAAGTCCCGATAAAAGAACTTGTAAACATCTCAAGGTCGAAAACGGCCTTGCCTTTGAGGACACCCGTCTTGGTGTCCTGCTTCAGGAAAGTGCACCCCTGAAGAGTTCAGTCACAGCAACTGCACTCAGTTCCAGCAAGGGAAACTGTTTATTGGCACACTCATGGGATAACACACAAGACCTGACCGGTTGGTGGCTCTCGGAAAAGTTGGATGGAGTTCGGGCTCTATGGGATGGTAAGAAGTTCTGGAGTCGAGAGAATGCGGTAACGAAGAGGTCGAATGTGTTCAACGCCCCGCAATGGTTTCTGGACCAAATGCCAGAGATTCCGCTCGACGGGGAACTAACATGTGGACGGGGAATGTTCCAGGAAACCATTTCGATCGTTCGGACAATGACTCCGGATGACAGGTGGAAGCGAATTCAATTTCAGGTGTTCGACGCCCCGAAGGTCGATGGGACGTTCGAAACCCGAATGTCTGTTCTTCGAACTCACTCGTTATCATTCCCGGATTTCGTTCAGATGCTACCGAGCCATGAATGCGAGGGGAATGAACATTTGCGGAAATACCTGGCAGATATTGAAACGCTGGGCGGGGAAGGTGTTATGGCACGCATGCCCGGGTCCCACTACGAGATCGGGCGATCCGGTTCTTTACTAAAAGTGAAGACTTTCTTTGATACTGAAGCCCAAGTCACAGGTCACTTTCCGGGAAAAGGAAAATATAAAGGAATGACCGGGGGGCTGGAGTGCATTATTAATCAGCCGACCACACTCCAGGCTGGAGGGAAGAAAGCTATCCTGGCTGCAGGAACCCGGTTTGAAATCGGGTCCGGACTGACTGATAATAATCGGCGTTCTCCGCCGATCGTCGGTGCAATGATTACGTTTCGATTTCAGGAAACTACGAAGGATGGTATCCCAAGATTTCCTGCCTTCGTTGGGGAACGAAACTACGAATGAACAGATATATTCTGAAGAAAACGGTGACAGTCGGTGCGCGCGCTGCGTCTCTCTGGTGGGCGACGCACACACAGCATAGGTAAGTATTGAATTTACGATAAGCGGAGACTCCCCCAATGGGGGTGATCAAACTACTCTATATGCAATTTGTTGATACGAGGTTTTTCAGAGTATAATGAAACCACTCATTCATGCCAAGATCTCAGTTCGTAAATTTGGGGGGAAGGTCGATGACTATATTCCACTCCACAACTGGATGGATTCTACCAAAGGTTACGTTCCGGACATGCGCCATCGGATGATTCTCCACAATGCCTGGGGGATCATGCTGGCCGAGCAGATCCATGGAGTATATTTTAAAAATTCGGACGGCAAGGATGTTTCTGTCAGGGACGTCCTTGAACAGCATGTGGTAGATGACCTAGGTCATATCCCGACACTTGAGAAGTGTATGTCGGGTATGCCAGTTGAACCTTGGATGGGATCCAAGACCTTCAAAGGCGTGCCATTAAAAATCACCATGAGTGAAACACATGTGGAGCTTGTTGACTAATGATAGTTTATGGAGTAATTGAATCTGAATATGACTATGATGATCAAACTTACACGAGGGCGGGATATAGTAAACCACATACTCTTTACAAGTCAAAAGAGAAAGCGGAGGAAGCATTAGAAGAAAAAGAACGTGAGTTTTATCGAAGCAGTTCCGCGCGTCTTTATGATTTTTCCGAAGACCTAGAAGGAATAATCACTAAGGAAGGAATAGAAAAACTTGTCGAATTATACTCGATACTGAGTATTCAAAATGAACTAAATATAAAAGATTTCAACCCCGATGACCCACAATGTGAAGACATCTGTGCAATATTCGAACATATTGTAAACAACATTGAATGGAGTTTAATACAAGATTTAGTAAAAGAAATACTCATTAGACCATTTGAATTGATTGAAGTTTTTCTCGATACAAATTAAATATGTACTGGAACAGCAATTGAGCCTGAATAGACGGTCGAAAGCGTAGCTTTTAAGAATCCAGAGAGTCCAAAATTAGTATGATTGGTGAAGGAGAGAATCGTGTCGGCAAAAATCTTTAATACCGCTCCATATGAGAACTCTCATCAGAAGCCTCCCCGAGGCCGAGGGAGCTGGGCCTTCTGCGATCAGTATTATACGAACAAGCCCGATTACCTTGACCACACCGTATTCAGTCCGGGCGGGCTGACGTACACCGAGGCGAAGAGGTGGGCTCGAACAAATCCAAAGCTGATCGGAATCCAATATCTGGACGTTCTCCCGTGAAAGACCAAGGGATTCATCATGCATAAATACCAGTATACAGAAAAAGAACTGCAGGAAATCATCAATGATTTGCAGCTATCAGCTTATTGGACGACGTCTGGATACCAGATTATTAGGAAGCTCTCTGTGAAAATGAAATTTCCAGTTCTCTCTGGGGTGAGAATCAAGGAAATTAAAATCGGATATGAGCAACGAATTGCTCCTCCTGCTTACCGTCTCAGAAATGAAATCCAAAGATTTGGCTTCTCTCTTCCCGATACCGAGAGAGCGGCCCTTTACATCATGGGGTATATTTGTTATTACGGGAGGCAGGGTGACCTGTCTTGGATTGCCACACAGAACGGATGGTCAGAGGAGTATGTGAACACAGTGGAGAAAAATTACGTGAACCCAACCCTCATCGCCAAAATCGATCATGCCATCAATCAAGCAATAGGACAAGGACCGGCACAGGCCATAGTCAAGAAGGTTCAGACCAAGAAAGTTGAAATGGCTGAGTCCACGAAGATTAAGAGGCTCAGAAAGATGTTTGAAAGTCATGACTTTGAAGAAGAACAAGTACTGAACCTTTTAAGAGAAAGCCAAATCCATAAAATCCAGAACGAATAAATCAGGTGATGTAAATTGGACTAATGTCCCATAAATTATATGAGAATTTTGAAAAGGAAGTATTAACTAACCTAATACTTACTAGTTTTTGGACTGTTAAAAGTGATAAAATATTTCAGAATGTACAAATAAAGTATAAAGGAAATATAAAGAGTTTTATTTACAACTCTAACACTCAATCCGATATAGTTAAATATTGCATCAAGATAGATCATCCTACTTTATGGATTAAAGATAGTAAAGAAGAAGTTCTACGACTCAGTAAAAGTGTGAAACTTAATGATTTAATAAAGAATAGTTGCGTAAATTTTTCAGAATTCGGAAAGTCTCTTAAAAAAGCAAAAAGAGTCACGGCGAAAATGGATTTTGAGGGGGTTAACTCCCTCAAAAAAGTATTCAAAAAGCATGACTTCGAAGAAGCCTACATAATTGATTTATATAGGCTTACTAAGATAGAATCCATTCAAATAGAATGAAGTGAGTCTTTAACCTTCTTAATATTTTCTCCACCATAACTGACTTTATCTATTTCATACCACTCAATCAGAGCACCTATGACGGCATCTATTGGTGCAAACACTCCTTCTTTCCAATTTCCGCTTATTTTTCCGGATTCGCAATTATATATCACTAAGTAATCATTGGATTTTATTATCCAAATAAGTTGTCCTTCTCCATTTAGTTTTGCGATTACACTCATCATATCCATACCAAATTTCTCATTTTAAAGATTTAGTATATTTTACCCGTAAAGTAAATAGATGAAAAAGCCGTTTATTACTGTAATAACAGCAAGCACAGGAAATCCTTTAGCTGTTAAATGCATAAATAGTGTTTTTAATCAGACTTACCCCAATATTCAACATCTAATAATAGTAGATGGAGCAGAACATTTAAATAAAGTGCAAGAAGCAGTAAGTAACTCACAATTCTTGCCATCACCAGGCCGTAGGCTGGATATAATCCCACTACCATACTCGACCGGCAAAAGTGGCTATCTTTGCCACCGAATTTACGGCGGTGCTCCCTTCTTCGCAGAAGGGGAATATGTTTCATATCTAGATGATGATAATACCTACATAGAGGGTCATTTAGAGAAGAGCATAAAGTCTCTTGATAATCCTAAGCGGGATTGGGTTTATTCTTTTAGAAATATTACGGATTCTGAGGGAAATTTCATTTGCCAAGACAACTGCGAGTCTTTGGGGATATGGAGCAGTTTTATGAATCAGAACGATCATCTAGTAGATACGAATTGTTATCTTCTACGGAAATTCGTTGCTATCCGAGTTGCCCCCACATGGCATCGTCAAACCCGAAAATTGGGGATCCTGGAAGCTGATAGAGCAATATTTAATATTCTGAATAAGGACTTTCCAAATTATGGTTCGACTCATGAATACTCGGTTAATTATACGGCAGGAAACACAGATACCTCTGTGAAAAAGGATTTTTTCCTGAACGGGAATAAAGTAATGCTGGAAAGACACGAAGGGAAACTCCCATGGATCAAGTGAATGCATGCATAATTAGTTTTTATATGGATAACATTGACCATAATACGGTCGAATTACAAAGAAAGGTAGTTGAGAAATTTAACCCTTCTAAATTCCCTCATTATTCAATAAAGACCAATACGAGGCACGGGATCAGCATTGATCATTTTTGGGCAATGAATGGTGCAGATAATGAATATTTTAAGAGTTTAAAAGTACAAAATCATTGTGACCATGATGTCGTAGTGATTTTAGATATTGATTGCGTTCCTCTAAATTGTGAAGCCATTAATAACTTGGCCCATAAAGCCAATTCTGGTGTCCTAATAGGAAACGTTCAAAGGTCAAACCATATAGCGAATAATCAGCACCTATTCGTAGCTCCTTCTTGCATGGCAATCCACCGTGAAGTCTTTAAGGAAATGGGAAGCCCGAGTGCTGTAGAAACTTATAGATCTGATGTGGCCGAGGAGTATACCTTTTTAGCAGAGGATAACGGGGTTCCAATAGAATTTTATATCCCGTCTAGATTTGATGAAGCTCCCCAAGAAGCCCCGTCTTGGAATTTAAAAGACGGTATGCCGGAATTTGGTAGGGGTACTACATTTAAAAGTGGTAATGGGGTGGAAGAGTTTTGGCATTCTTTTCAAATATTTCACCCTGGCCAGCAAGAGAAATTTCACAAGAAATGCTTAAGTTTACTTTGAAATTTTAGCTCCATATCACGAAATCAACTGCGACAATCGGGTAGGACGCTGCGTCTGTTCGGTAACGAGAACAGCGGAGGAACCTCGGCCCGCATTTCTATATGGATGAGCTGCTTCTTATCCTAGCAGCTTTCCCAGTTATCAGTTCATTCACTCGTCTCGGCCAAATGAGTGTCAAGACGAGTACCAATGCATCAACGTTATCATGGAGAGAATCATGGCAAGAATTAATGAATTTACCGACATGGCGACTATTGTGGAAATCATGGAAGTCTCCGACACTCTTAGGGGGAAGAACATTTGTATCACGGGTCATCTTGGCCGACCAAGGAAGGATATCGTAAACATCATCGGTCTTGCCGGCGGGGTATTCCATAATAGCGTGAAGTGGAACACAGACTTGCTTCTCACCAATGCGGACTGGACAAATGCCGCTGGAAATGTGGCTTCTAAATTTCAGAAAGCCATCCAAAAGGGTGTGAAAACTATCAGTGAGAAAGACTTTTACGATTTAATTTGCGGATCATCATGAATCATAGTGTTGAAAAACTAGTAGAATCAATATTCTACCAAGAAAAAATTCGATTTGGTTTATGGTATCACAGTCCAGAAGATTGTCAAATGATTCTGGACTATTACGACAAAATTAATGAAAGTAATAAGGTGTGGTTTGCGAGGTTGAGTTTCTTGACGATGTATTATATTGCAAGAACGGATAAATTTCCGCCAGAGCTTTCTAGATTAGAGCTTAGAGCGATTAGAATGAAAAAGAAGAAAGAAAAGAATGATTCACCATCAGATTATTCAGAAGAAAATACAGGATGTTATTGATTCTATACCGACCATGACTCTCAAGTCCACGACAATCGTTGGTAACGGCGATAAAATAGGGACTAGGATCTCGCGAGTTGAAAATGGGAAAAGAATAACGGGTTACTATTCATCTCGAAGTGATCGTACTTCTCCACCACCATCGACCAGAAATTTCATAATTGAAATTTCTGGTCTTGCTAATTGGTGGATTAAAACATATGAATTACTCAATAAACAAGGATTCAATTCAGAAAAACGAACTTTGCGAGATGTTAGAGATGAAGTTGTATCTGAACTTAGTGTGAAAGTTGGTAGTCTAAACCCTAAGTCAAAGGAACATATCGAGTGTTTATTAGAAAATACCACATGTCAAATTGACAAATTACTGTCGGATCAAAACAAAATTCGAATCCATAAAAATCAAATTCGGAGGAAGAAAGCTGAAGTAGCTCTTCCCAATTGGATCAACGAAGCGCTTACAGTAGGAATTTCTCCTAAAGAAATTGAAGAAATTTTAAAATTAGCGGTTGTTCAAGAAGTTATGGTGGATTGATATGAAGGATCTCGTCGATTTTTATAAAAATTACGTCCAAGAATTAAATATTATCCAGGCAGAAATCCAAGAATTGATGGAGGAACATTCTGAAGAGAATGGTGACAGTCGGCGCGCGCGCTGCGTCTTCCTGGTGGGCGAGCGACACGCACACACAACACACAGCAAATAGGTAATACAATGAGCGCAATGAAGAACATTATTGATATGATGGACGAAATGTTTAATGATGAGGTACCCATGAACACAATTCCGATCGAAAGCACCACCACCACCACGCCAGAAGAGGCTACCCCCATGACTCAGATGACCCTCGTGACCGGACCCGTCCTGGTCCCCGTCGCGAGTAGCTACTTCAGCGGTGGTAGCCGCTACCAGCTAGTGCTCGAGGGAATTTGCACCTCATGTGCCCATTGTGGGCAACCCCTCACGGATTCGGAGTCTGTTGAGCGGGGTATCGGCCCTATATGCTCCAAGAAGGGTTACAAGGAGGAAGTGGAACCCAAGGATGATGTTGAGGCCATGATGGCTTTGGCTGAGTACCCCGAGCTTGTAGACTACCTCGTCAAGAAGTATAAGCCGAAGGGGAATCGTGGCCTCGTCAACGGCTTAACCCGTACGGCTTCTCTCAATCGTCGCACCCCGGTGCATGCGGCTTGCACCGACGCCATAGGGGCACTCGGATATGAGAAGCTGGCATCAGCTCTCCGAGAGTCAATCTCGGCGGTGGAGCTTTACGAGCTTACCGATAACCCGGAGTCCTACGGTATGTGGATCAAGAAGGCCGATTTCAGCTGGTCCTTCTGGAACCGTCTGAGGGGCCAAGATGGTGTTCATATGACGAGATACCCGAAGAAGGCGACTATCGTACCTAAGAAGCACCGTTTGTTCTTGGCTCAGCTCTTGGTGGAGTTTTACAATGGACTCTACATCAAGACGCCGAAGGGGTCCCACAAAATCACCCCAGAGTGGTTTGGTGGGATGAGCGGTGGCTGATCTGAGGATTCGGGTGGGGTTAAAATGAATACCCACCCGAATCCTCAGGATATGTAACCAGAATCTTCATGATATACGTCCCATGTCACAGCGAAAGATAATATTTCATAACTACGATTTCGATTCATTCTCTCCTGGATTACCAGAGAAAAGAACGAAAAAGAATCATAGTAATTTTACAGAATTTTTTTCTGCATCTGGTAAGTGGGGTGGTAGGAAGAGAATACTTAATAAATTTTCAGTGCAGGAGGTAATAAATCTAGCAAAATTATATAATGAGTATAGGATAGAGATCGAGGAAATTCAAGCATTCGCTAGGAAATTCCCAAAGTCAGTGGCACAGATGAATCCCCAAGACGCCGCAAGTATTAACGACTACTTCAGTATTCATGATGTGATGGAATCATAATTCAGCTGCAACTGGATCCGACTCATTGAGTGATTTCACTCTTAGAAGAGTGTGATGACCCACTAATTGCAGAAGAGACTCCGAGGCTACTCTTAAAATTTTCTGTGAACTCCAATATTTATTAGCAGGAATATCCAGTATATTTTCTTTCACGTTTCCATTCAAGTCATAACGGACCATAAACTTCATATCATTACTTTACAAGGCAAATAACATGGCAAATAGTGGATATTGGAATGACAAATTTATGAAGGGCGCAGGGGAAGCCTGTGCAATTTCATTCTTATCTCGCATTGATTATTTATCACCAATTCATCAACAGATTAACGAAGTGCTAAATAAAATCGGCGCAGATCGCCTGGCGGAACTTACTAGTGGGAGTTCATCCAGGGAAAAAGTAATGAGGGTGATTGTTAATCATCTTGGTTATATCGATAAGTGTATTAAAAAGTTCGGTGCCGGTTTCATGGATGAAGTAATCCTACAGGGACTAAATATCATACCAGACGAATTCGACAGATCTAAGATGTATTCATATACTCTCGATCAAGAGATGGTAAAAGTCATGCTGAGTAAAGGTTATTTAGAAAAGACTTGGTGGTGGAAGACGACAAAAAGCTCTTTTCTTTCTGCATGCCGGAAGATTCGTTTAATTAATAAAGTCCACGAAGCATGAAAATTATCGGGGACGATACGTCCTTCAAGTGTAAGAAATCGGAGGATTTATACCAAGCATACTCACATATATGTGATATTATAGGAGTATGACACATATATAAACGAACACCTTCCTAAGCAGGTAAAGTTTATATCAACACTGGACTCCAGTGTAATTCAGGCCAGAAATCAGACACCATAATTATGGGGAAATCCCCTTACTAGAAAGAAGAAAAAATGTACCCGAATCAGTATCCCAATCAGAATCAGAATCAGTATTCCAATCAGAATCAGAATCAGAATCAGAATCAGAGTTCAAATCCGCGTTACAATGAAGTGGTTTACGAGTCGACCGTAGATGGACGTATCATCTCCGTCCGCGACGGAGAAGCAATGGTTTTCGAGGTCGAACTCGGGCCATTCAAGCTGGTTGCGATTAGCAACATTCCAGAAGAAGGGAAGACCACCGCTCCCGTTTACCTGAAGTTCAAGATGAACGATGGTCGATCTTCCGGTGGTTACCGGAAGCGTTTTCCACGCACCGACCGTGGAGGCGTACAGGTCGATTATGTGCGCGGGGAGAACGAGACTGATACCCTCCAGTACCCGTCGCACGACCACAACGAGGATAATCATTTCTGATTAACTCGAACTGACTGATAGGAAAGGCGACCTTGGTTATCCGGGGTCGCCTTTTTCATTTTGTTGGTACGGTGAATTAAATTCCGGGGTAGCTCAGTGGTAGAGCGGTGCACTGTTAATGCACTGGTCGTACGTTCGATCCGTACCCCCGGAGCCCAAGTATGCCGAAAGTAAAAGTATTAAAGAGTTACTTTGGCGGATTACGAATGGTTCTCGGGATGACCTACCCTCAGTATTTAGGTTTCGGCTCCGTCAGTATTAATGATGGGTTATTGAAAAAACCAGTTTTAAATGTAAATTTCTAAAGCGACAGCGAAAATCGGCAGCGCGGCAGCGTCTACTGATTGGCGCTGGCGACCAGCGACCGCACAGGCGACGTGGACACACGATTTGGGATAATTGGGCAGAATAAGCTGACCTGATAAACCCCACTTCCGGTGCTCTTTACAGACCCTCGGAGAAACTGACTATGGAAAACAAGACCTCTGCTATTGAAGCCCTCCGTAACCTCGCACAGAAGAAGCCCGCTCCCCAGGCCCCGAGTCTGACGATCCAAGTGACCGACCCTGCGATTGCAGGGGCTAAGCGGGATAAGGCGACAGTGAAGCTGGGCCAAGACCCGAACTTCCATGAGAAAGCAGCCTACGGGGCGAAACTCAAAGAAGCTTTGGAGCGTGCCCAGTCCGATTTCGAAATCGTGCAGGCAGAGCTTCGCGATTATGGTCGTGATAAGCGCAAGGTTTATAACGACACTTACAAGGCTAATGTCACAACGGTTGGAGTACCCTACTCAGTAGAGACTCCCGAGGGTCCCGAAACCAAGTACGTGAGCGTCATCTGCTCCAACAAATACTCGGTGGCCCGTGATGTGGTGTTGAACAATCGGGACGCTCTCGGTGGTTGGAATGAGCGGCTCTTCAAGTTCGACGTGACTAAGAAGCTGCGTCCAGATGCGGAGGGGATGGTTCGTAATATCTTCTCTGAGTTGGGTCTGCAGGGTGAAGCCTTGGATAGCGCTATGGAGGCGCTCTTCGAGGTCGACACTAAGGTCACTACCCGTGATGATTTCGAGCAGCAGGAAACCCAAGCTCCTGATGAGATTCGAACCATCCTCGTCCAGGCAGTCAGCCGAGCGCAGCCTGGCCTGAAATTCTGATTCCGTCCAGGCGTGGGCGGAACTTCCCCTCCATCGTAGGATACCCTTCGGTGGAGGGGAAGTTTTTTACTTATATCAGTTATATATTCACCAAATACATAATATGGTTCGTTATCAGCGGATTAATGAGGAGGTAACATTGAACCCAATTTCCTCTCTAAGTTTATCGGAAAAGAAATCCTTGATGTTTCAATTACTGGAGGAACTATATCAAGAGGATCAAATTTTCATTGAGGATTTAGACCGCATCATGAAGATGATAACCGGAATGAGTTTGAATGAATTGATGGTAGAGAAATCATGAACCCGCCGTACTCTCATAATACGACTCGTAGCGGACCGATGAATGGAAGTATTAGCCGGGGAAGCCAGATGAAAATCTTGGATGAAGTGATTGAATCTCTTAAATCCACCATTTTGAAGTTTTCTCTCCTGGCTCCAATCAGTCATCCGTCGCTTCATGAAGCAAGACTCAAGAAGCTGAACCGAGTGTTGGAAGAACTTAATAATAGGAAAGAGTGGATAAGGTGAAGGATAACAACCGCGGAAAGTGGGAAAATCCATTTAATAAGGCAGTGAAGGAACAAGAGCAAGCAGAACAAATCATGCGGGCCGTAGAATCTGCCGAGCATTACAATTACTTGAAGAAGAAATTCGGACCTCGTACGAGTGATCCAGGTGTGTTTAACAAGAATCCGAGCATAACTGGTAAAGAACCAATCCCGGTGATTTACGAAGTAAACGAGACTGAGGAGAGAAATCATGAAGACCCGCAATAAGGAACCGGCAGAGAGAGCAATCACGTACGCAGCACTTCTGGGAGGGCTGACACTTCGACAGGCACGTAAACTCCTGCGCGATGCCGGGTTTGAACCCGTAAATAAATCATCATGGGATATCATGAAGCGCGTTTACGCCCCCGTGTTCGAACACGACCTGACTCTCATGGGAGAATCAATTTTTCGCCCAAGGTCCATGTCTAACTTGGGCGACATCCCGAAGAAGCAGGAGTCTGCACCTAAAAAGCCCCGTAAGAAATCGGTCCTCAAGACGGCTAAGAAGTGAAGAATTATGCCTAACTGGTGTCAAAATAGCCTGATTCTTACTGGTCCTAAGAAGATTATTCAAGAAATCGAGGACTTTGAGTTATCTCTGGAAGTCATTCTTCCTTGTCCTACTGAACTTCGAGAGAGTCCTTCACCAAATACGAACAAGAAGTTAGCTAAATCATTAGAGAAGAAATATGGGAGCGCAGACTGGTGGAATTGGTGCACCAAGAACTGGGGTACCAAGTGGGATATCCAGCCGGATATAACCGTAACCCCTCCGGTAGGTAAGTCAAAAGTATGGGAGCTTTATGCCACCTTTGAATCTGCATGGGGACCACCGGATAAAGGTCTGGAGTTACTATATGAGAAGTATAAGGACAAAGGGTTAACTTTATTCTGTGAATATCACGAAGCCGGACAAAAATTGGCTGGCCTTTGCAAAGGCCGTGATGGGTTATGGTCTGACGATCATATCGAGTATGAGAGCGGAGATGACCTTTTAGCCTGGGCGGATACTATTGGAAGTGAAATGGCCCGAAGCGAAGCTGAATATGTGTTGGAACGGGAAGCTGACGAGCGTGCTCTTGCTGATGCTGAAATTAAAAAAGTATCCGGAACTATGAAGGCTACCAAGAAGCCTGCTACCAAGAAGCCTGCTACCAAGAAGTCTGCTACCAAGAAGTCTGCTACCAAGAAGTCTGCTACCAAGAAGTCTGCTACCAAGAAGAAGTTGACCTCCAAGGCTATCAAGAAGACTGCTGTCAAGGCCAAGAAGAAGAATTGAATGAGACCTGACCCATTTGTGATTCAGGAGAAGTGGTCAAGTGGAACCTGACGTTATCAAAGAACTGATCGACGCTGCTGAGCGATATTACGACGCATCAGCAGACTTACACCGCATAGAAAATAGGGCGCGTGCGATAGATCGCGAAGGCGGCGATTTGCACCAAATCGTGGACGCTCAGTGTCTTTTAACCAGCCAGAGGGGCGAGACGCTCCGCGCTGCCGGTGCGTTGCTTCACGCTGTCGAGGCGTACCGAGCTGGAGGGCGGCTCGCGAGCGCGATGCATGGAGCCGAAGATGAGTGAGGAAGTCGAATTGATGCTACTCGCCGACGTCCGCTCACTCGAAAGCGAAGTCGGTCGTATGGCAAAGCGTCTTGCCGAAGCGACGGTGAAACTCGTTTCGCTGAAAGCAGAGCGCGACACGCTGGTGCATATGCTCGTCAGTGAGTTTGGCTGGAGCGACACGAGCTACCTGCACGCGGCGATGCACGTCGAAAACGCCATTCGTAACCTACGCGCCGACGCGCGTGCGGCTCGGGCAGAGCGCGACGAGTTACACAAAGAACTTGAGCAACTGCATCGCCTCGCGCCGACCGGGACGTACACGCTGAATGTGGCGCACGAGGAGGAGATCCAGCGCCTAACAAAAGAGCGCGACGAGGCGCGGGCCAACTACGCATTCATGGTTGAGCGCGCCGCAAACGAAAAGCTGGACGGCTACCGAGAGCTTGGCGCGCGAGCCGCCGCTGCCGAAAATGAACGCGACGATGCGAAAGCAAAAGCCGCCGAGTACGAGCGAGACTGGTATGCGGCAAAAAGCGAGTTCGGTACCGCCATGGCGAAGATGCGCGAAGCGTTACGCGCCGCCGAGAAACGCGAATTGGAGGCGCTAGCGGAGCTTGATGAGGCAAGAGCGGCGCTACAGCGCGTCGTGGAATACGACAGCGATCCAGATCAATCTTGGAGCGATCTAATGTCGTGGTGCCGGGAAGCGTTAAAGTGATTGAGAAGGGTGTTGACCCTTCTAACCGGTGTAAAATAGGGCCATGAGTTACGACATCATCCAAGAGTTAGTTCGACGGATGTGCGGCAAGACGGTTATGGCCGTCGAAGAACGTGACGCCCTACGCGAGAAAATCGTTTTGCTGGAAGCCGAGCTTGCGTGTGCCAAAGCGTTCCACGACGTCGCGGTGAAGGAGCGGGACACCGTCCGCCTGCCATGATCCCCCGCTACACTCCTGCCGAATTTCTGGAGCTTTGGTCCCCGCTCACCCGTTTTCGAGCCTGGTTGGCCGTCGAGCTTGCCGCGTGTGAGGCCATGGAGGAAGCCGGCGTCGTCCCCGCTGGAACCGTGGCCAACATTCGCGCAAAAGAGCTCAAGCTCGATCCCGAGCGCATCGATGCGATCGAACGCACGACGAAGCACGACGTGATCGCATTTTTGACGCACGTCGAAGAGCTCGCCGGAAGCGACGCACGCTGGCTCCACTTCGGCATGACCTCGAGCGACGTGCTCGACACGAGCTTCGCGATGCTCCTCGTCCAGTCCTGTGACCTCCTCGCCGTGCGGCAGGACCGCCTTATTGCCGCACTCGCGAAGCGCACGGACGAGCACCGCAACACGATGATCATCGGCCGCAGCCACGGGATCCACGCCGAACCCCTGCGTTTCGGCATGGTGCTCGCAGGCCACCTTGCCGAACTGAAACGGGGCCGCCATCGACTGCGAATCGCGCGGGACGAGATCGCAGTCGGGAAGCTTGCCGGCGCGGTCGGCAGTTACGCGCACCTCTCACCCGAACTCGAGGCAAAAGCACTCGAGACCCTCGGCCTGCGCCCCGAGACCGTGTCCACCCAAGTCGTCGCACGCGACCGTCACGCAGCCTTCTTCGCCGCGCTCGCACTCGTAGCCGCAGGGATCGAGCGCCTCGCGACGAACGTACGACACTGGCAGCGCACCGAAGTCACCGAGGCGGAGGAAGCGTTCACCTGCGGCCAAAAAGGCTCGAGCGCAATGCCTCACAAGCGCAATCCAATCCTAAGTGAAAACCTGTGCGGCCTCGCGCGTGTCGTGCGGGCGGCAGTCATCCCGGCGCTTGAGAATGTCGCCCTCTGGCACGAGCGCGACATCTCGCATTCGTCCGTCGAGAGAATGATTGCGCCGGACGCAATCGCAACCCTCGGCTTCATGCTGGAGCGTGCCGCAGGGCTCGCGGAAGGGCTCGTCGTTTACGGGGAGACGATGCTGCGAAACCTCGAGTTATCGGGCGGACGCTGTTACAGCGAAGGCGTGCTTCTCGAGCTCGTCCGCAGGGGCATGGCGCGCCAGGACGCCTACGTCGTCGTGCAACGCTCGGCAATGCGTTCGTTCGAAGGGCATGGCGAGTTTCAAACGCTGTTAGCGGCCGATCCCGACGTCGTGCGGGTTCTCACACCCGCAGCCCTGGCGGCCTGTTTCGACCCCGAGCACGTGCTCAGGTGGAGCGACGCCGTGATCGATCGCGCGCTCGAGGCGCCATGAAGCGAAGCCTCGGGGTTCATACTATGAATGGTACAATTACATGTAATTTTGAGTTAAATTGTGCTAAATAAATTAAGTATTCCAACAAATTTTTCTTTTTCTAATTTAAGACAATTAATAGAAAAAGCTTATAAAGCTTATGACCAGGAGTGGGACGGGAAGCTATGGAGGAGCGGTAGCTCGTCGTCTCTTTTAAGTGGGACTTACTATCACACAGATTTTGAAGGCGCAGAATTTTATGGAGTTCCTGAGGAACATAAACTCCCCAATTGTTCGAAAATTGCGTTCCTGGATTTAGATAATCCAAATCATCTGGAATTCATAGAATCGCTGAGTAAACCGCTAGAAGTGATGGGTGATATAGCTTTAGTAATAGAAGAGTCTCTGCCTGAGCTTAAAAAGTTAGGGTTTGACTGCCTTGTTATAAGCGGAGACACAGGAAGAGATATATGGGGAACACCAGTAGAAGTAGTCAAATTGCATTAGGAATGTATTTTTTTAAAATCATGTCCATGCAGACATGTAAGTAGAAAACTTCAATGGCATACCGCTTTTGATGATGCCACCACAACCGGAGACATAAAAATGCCAGTCCGAGACCACCTGATATATACCCCCCTACCCGAGGAGCCAGAACTCCAAATGGTTCTCGAAGCCGAGCTTCGAGAACCCACCGACAACCCAGAGCCCATTATATTGATTAGGCGAGTGAGGCCGCGTTGTACGCACTTGTTCGTCATTTGGTCCAAGTTCGACGACCTTCATCAGTCCGTCCGTTCGCGGATCATTCTCAATGCATTCGGGTCAGTCCGGGGGGAGTTGGAAGCGTCGCTCGTTATGGTCTCGATGGGCTTGACCCAAGCCGAAGCCGACCGCTTGGGAATTAGCTGACCGACCCAAGGTAATGCCAGGGCACAAGCTCCGTGACGGTCCACACAGAGCGCACTACGGAGGTACAAATATTTTCTGCTGATTTGATCCGATTCAAGTCAGCAAAAATCGAGGTTTAGGAAAATTAAAAAATTAACCGGTGCAATATAGAAATGTCTGGATGGTGCTACAATAGGTTTATCTTTATCGGGTCTGAACCTGATATTGATGCGATTGATAGGTCGCAGTTTATGTTACCCCATTTATTCCCGGAAACTATTGGACATGATACATACATGAATTGGGATGTGGAGAAGGACCCAGGTCCAATCGACATCGACAGAGAAAATGTAAAAATAAATAATAAGATGTATCAAAGGGTAATAGGAAATTATGAATCTTCACGACCGAGTCTGAAGATTGTGCAGGCTATTCGTAGCAAGTTCCCTGGAATTTTCCGGATGAAACTCGAGTATATAGATCCAATTTCAAATATAATAGGAGTATGGACTCTGTTTAAGGGAAACGAAAATGACGAAAGATTTCACTACGTGGGAACCCAGGATTGCAACAAAATAACTAGACAGATACAACACAGTCTATACTTAGATTATGAACCATTCATTAATGTAATGGCTCGTTTACATAAACAATAAATAAAACAACCTAACTACTAAGAGGAACTATGGATTTCAAAGTATTTCTTGCTGTCATTTTGAAGATGGTGGCATATGAGTATCCTAACATTGAAGACGGGTCTGCTCGAAACGCCAAGTATTTGAATGGTGCTCGGGAGATGGCAGAACATTACTTGGAAGTCGGACGAGAGGGCAAGATAGTCTCTCCAGATATCGACCCCATTTTACTGGCTACCATCGGATATGAAGAATCCAGACATCGACCAGATTCTCCTGACGGAGATTGTTTTTTTAACGGGATGAGCAAGGAAAAAAAGTGCAATGCTTTTGGCCCCATGCAACTTAATAAAGGAATCCCGTGGGTACTGAACCGAATCAATGAAGATTTTTGGGAAGGCGTCACCTTAGAATCATTAAGAGATCCGGGGCAAAATGTGCAAGCGGCATATGATGTCCTTCATTATTGGAAGACTTCATGCAGTTCCGACACGGCGAATTTCATGGGAAGTTATATGTCGGGAAAATGCTTGAAAGACAGTATTTCCCCTGGCAAGAAGCGTTGTATGATCGCGAAAACACTCGATATAGCGATGGGTCACCAAGACACCATTAAATGTCCAGCCACAAATTTTGACAAGAGAACAAACGGACTGTTGAAATGGATTTCTAAAAAGTAAAATAACTAGCATACAAATGAGCCCGAGAGCCAAAACTGGCCTCGGGCTCATTTGTATTTATGTTTACATTTCAGTCATTCATCGTCCGATTCTTCTTCGTCTTCATCTGAAAAGTTTTCTGGAATGAAGATGCCACCGTTGCCCGAGTCTTCAAGTCCGCAGCAATACCCCTGATGAAACCCTAACGCCGGGATGATGGCAGTCAAACTATCATCAAGAATCGAAGAAGCAAGAAGAGCTTGCTTATGCACCTGAGTGGGATCCGGAATAGAATCGGTTTCAAATATGATATACCAAGGAGAAACATCATCCATGTGATCTTCTTCTCTTTGAGCGAGTTCTTCCGGTGTTGAAGCCGGATTCGCCCAATTACTCTTGAATATCTTCTTTTCTCTTTTGCAAATATTTCGAAGAGTTAACTTTAACTCATCGGAGTGAAGTTTGATGCCGAAATTTTCGCCGTCAAATGGTTCTTCATCTACTGAGGGAAAATAAACCGCAAAGGAGCCCTCTTGACCGGACGGGATAATTAACTTAATTTGTTCGATCATTTTCTTTTCGAACTGTTTAAAACTCTTTACGGGAAAATTATGCACCTTGAAGACGAAAATTTTTCCGTCTTTAGATTTCGAATAATTGTATAAGTACTCCTTATTATTCACCCAATAATAAGGAGGTACGTCATATTTTTCGCCAAATATTGGGGGAAAATTTTGAATCTCATGACATTTTTCTTTTACGTAATCGTCGGCGAAGGCATTGTTGACTAGTAGAGATAAGAGTGTTGATAAACCCTTAGTATTTATTTGTTGAGACATATCCCGAACCCGGCACCTGACTTCGGAGGAATTGTCTTGTTGGTTAATGTCCGGGTTCGTAATTAAATCTGGATCTGTAACTCCCCAATCAACAGTTGTGGAAAATTCTTCCAGAATAACGTCGAATTCGTCGCTGGCTCGGAATGTCCAATACCCAAAAATTTGTTGGGAAAAAGTGCGAATTACACAAAGGCCGGAACTGGACTGGTCAACAGTTTTCTTAAATCCGTGTTGGGCAATAGTAGGAAATTTAGATTCCAATCCCTCGTTCCGGACGGTATTAATCCAAGAAGCTGGAATGAAAACTAAAGTGTTGCCGATGGGGGAAAGCGATTCTGGGATGCTTTTTGTCCACGTAATCCCGTTTTCAGTGCGGTGAAGGACACTGAATAAAAAATATTCTTGTTTTTGTTCTACGTCGAATTTAGAACTCATCAATTCTTGTAATTCGGTGAGCTCTCGGTGAAATTTATCTATTTCTATCCGGGTACTAAAAATAGGTCTTTCAGAAATAGAAACTACCCGGTGATGATTTCGAATGAGAACTCCCCCGTTAGGGAGAATTTTTGGTTGCCACGGATCCCCGCCCATGACGCCGTAGTCAAGAGAGAAGCGGAGAGTCTCCCAAATTTCATTAAATTGTTTTCCGGTGAGATCCGGGTACGCCTCATCAAGTTTATCTATGAAGGCTTGTGACGATTCCACGTCTGAGACTCCGTGGATGGTAATTTTTGGATTACTCCTCGCCTTCTTTCTTTTTGACCTAGCCTTCTTAATATATTCCTTAAAAAAAAGAACCGCCGGAATTTCTGAAAAATCCTCAGGAAGGTCTTCAATTCTAGAACTGTGGAAAATTTTTTCGATTGATTCTGTTATGCTCATTTTATAATTACCAATGGTGGGTGGTTTTTAAATAGAATCTGCGAAATAAGTAATTTTCTATCGTAAAGCGCAAAACCGCGTGCGTTTTGGGGATGTAATTTATATGTTTTTAAAAGAAAATTTCGGTAAACTCGGAGTCTTTCATTCAGGAAAGAGTATGGAAATCATCGCAAGGCAAGATACCGACAGTCTGAAATCCTTTGTAATTGTATCCTACGTACCGCTCCTGTGGCCCCAGGATTTGAATACGCAGACAGAATCCATCGAAAAAGCCATCGAAAAATCTATCGATTCATGTCCGAACGGCGAAATCGCGGGATGCGCTTGGATTGTACGGAATGGAAAATTAAGCCCGGTATTCGTTTTGGAGAAATCCCGGGAGATGGTGGAGCATTTGAAATTCTGGTCTGAGGATAAACCGGAGCAATGGTTTAAAATCCATTTTCGAAGAGAAGGATTGAAGTATTTCATTGCATTAGTACCTGAAGTAGATAAGACGGTTGAACGCTTCAAAATTTCTTATCAGTTGAGGACGGGATATCCACTTCCAAAGGAAACACCTTTAAGGGTAATATTTAAATATTTATATTTCTCTGCTCAAAGGGAAGAAATCCATTTAATGGATGATGAAGTCGAAGTGTTCTACTTAGATTCAAAAGATATGGACAAGAATGATCTTCAAAAATCCGTATCTGAAGCCAAATCCTTAGGAACCTTTAAAATAGTCAATAATTCGGAGTTAATATAAATTCCCTGGGTATTCTTCAAAGAAAATTACATAATGGGAAGAGTCTGTAAAGTATCGATTTATGATTCTATCAAGGACTAGGGGCAAGGCGCTACCAAGTCGGCTTTACATGGTAAAAAGTGTTTAGTAAAATTGTACGGAGTGTCGAGGACAGATACAGAATGTCTCAATAAAGTATTGGGTATTTACTGAATCTGTTTTTCGCATTGTAGAAGTGAAAATTCTATAAGTGAAATTTATGATTACCGTATTTCGTTCATGGTACAATTCAATTGTTCACTTCTAAAATTTTACCGAAACATTTTAGAAGTGAACAATTGAATGGATTCCCGGCTTCGGATAAATTCGACAATTTCGGAAAAAGAACCTAAGAATGAAAGTCATACCTTTTAAACCTAGGACGAAAGAATGCCTAAATTGTAGAACGGAACTGCGGGCTATCAGTCACCTTGTAAAGGGGGTTTATAGGGTGAAATTCGAAGAATGTGAATTGTGCAGTATCATGGAAAGAATATCCGAATTACAAGTAGAGATGCGGAATTTAATGAAGAGGTCGTTATTTTTAATATCCAAGAGAAAAGATTTATAACCAAAGAAGACCCTGTAATTGGTTGAAGATAAATCGTGATTTACACTTGTTTCCGTGTAAATTTCCGGGTCTTCACCGTTTTTGGTATAATTTAAAAGAAGAATCACTCGATATATAGGATCAAGCATAGCAGTACCTGCCATATATCGTTGCAATATCTGCCATATATCGTGGCAATATCTGCCATATATCGCGCAACTATTTATTACACATATGTTTATGAAGAAGATAAAAGAGGCGTTGGAAGAAATCCTCGATCAAACAATTGACAAATTAATAGAATTACAATTGAATATTTCAGACAATCCTGAGAAACTTGTGCAAAATAGTTTAATTTCGATGCAGAAGGAAAATGCCGAACTCCAAGAGAGCAATTGGAGTATTTGGATGATGTCCACCACCACTCATTTTGCAGTTGTAGCTTGCCAAGACAGTATAGGGGGAATAATTCCAGAAGACGGCACTTTCATTTCGGGCATTTTAATACAAAGTGGACTTACCGAGGAAATGGCCATGGATAAAATTGATGAATTTGGAGTCAAAGCAAAATTGCATACCGGTGATCGTAAAATTTCGGGAGACCTTTCCTAAAGTCTCCCGTTTACTGAAATACCCAGTAAAATTTACAGATAATTTCAAAAAATTTACAGAAGTACCCAATAAAATTTACTAAATTACGGATAAAATATCAGGATACCAAACAAGGACCATAAGAATAAGGAAGGGCTACTTTTATGAAAATTCGTTTTCCAAATATATCGAGCATGTCAAGTAATATATCGAGCATGTCAAGTAACATGTCAAGTAAAATATCGAGCATGTCAATTAAAATATCGAGTATTCACAGGAGTTTTATATCGAGTATTCAATGGAGCACCATCCAGAATACTTTACTCAACATTTTGCCAAGTGTTTTCTACGCATTTTGGATACTTTATTTTATATTTTGCTTAATGTTCTCTATTTGTGCTTGATGAATTGATTGAGGTATTCTGTAATTCCACCCATTTACGGAAAGGATTACTCCGCGATTTACCGGGCGTTTAGTATCCATTCAGAATATTTAGCCCCACTAAAATTTATTGGTAATTCCGCCGTTCTACATTTTATCAGAAATCTTCCACTCTCGTTTACATTACTTCCAAGCATTCTTTAACGGATGGAAGCTGAGTTTATCAATAATCGGTTTCTACCGATTTCCGTATTCTTTATTCCATGGATTGGTCGAACAATCATGCCAATTCGTCATATTGTAAATTTACTATATGGTAATGTATGGTACCGATTATCCCGAATATTACCAGGACAATCGATCCTATCGGTAGACCCCATATCTGTAAATTATCGATATAAAAATTATCCGGAATCTGTATATCCTGAATTGCATCTCTCTCTATTTTCCCGTATACCCGTAATTGTTCTTGGACATCCCACGCATTATGGATTCTTCCAATTCCCCGTACACCCCTTTATATTCAGGATACGCGTCAGCAAACGTCAATTACCAGGATAACGCTCCTGACTCCGGAAAGGTACTTCCGTTAAACCACATTATAGCGAACCCGGGGTAAGGACAAAGGACCCCAGGGAGACGCTTCCCGGGGCCTTTTCTTCGCCTCTCTCACCCATCCATTCACTTTCCCACCCGTCAACCCACGTCCTCAGACCCCTCCGACTTTGAACGAGTACGCCCACGATACGCTTTACACATTCCAACCTCATTCCGGATTTCTCCGGTCCGGACATTCGACCGGACTCGGCTCCCATTCAAGCAGTCAATCTAATTTATCGTGGACCCGCGAATTTGAGTCCTCTAGAGATCAGCACATCACAAATCGCCATATCAACCGTCCACTGCACCTAAACGGCGATTCTTGAATGAAAAATTAGCGCAGTCGGTACGGTTTTATTGATCGGTTAGGAAACATGGAATCTAAAGAATCAAACGAAAATCTTGAAGTCACTCCCACTCCCAATAAAAATGATGGAGGAGCTTCCACTTTAGACCCAATAACTTTAAAATTTTTACAGGAACAACACATTTATTTCGCTCTTCCGATGTACGGAGGCATGTGCAGCGAATCGACGTTTGCAGGACTCGTTAAGTTCGCCATTATAGCCACTAAGTTAAAAATTAATTTCACGATGGATATCATTTATAACGAGTCGCTAATTCCGCGCGCTCGCAATAATTTGGTCGCAAAGTTCATGGGATGCCCAGAAGCCACCCATTTAATGTTCATCGATGTAGACCTGGCCTTCGATCCTGAGGCCATCCTGAAGTTGCTATGTAATAATCAGGATGTCGTTGGCGGTCTTTATCCTAAAAAGAGCATTCCCATTAGTTATGTGGTGAATTTAACCGCCGATCCGGTTGTAAACAAAGAGGACTTGGTGGAAGTCGATACTCTTGGCACCGGTTTCATGTTGGTTAAGCGCCACGTATTCGAGCGAATGTTTAACGCTTTTCCTGAATTAAAATATCGGGATAGTTTGGCATATGCCCCAGAATGTGAGCACTTCATGTATGCTCTTTATGATACGGAAATCACAGAAGATGGGACCTATCTTTCCGAAGATTGGGCCTTCTGTTTGCGCTGGAAACGAATGGGCGGTCGAGTCTTTGCCAATCCGACCATTAAGCTGGACCACACTGGATTCTATAAATTCCAGGGAGATCCAGCAGAGATACGCAAGGTAATAGGACCGATCAAGAATTCTTGAGGGGTTTTATAGATAGGAGGACTTCTCGGTCCTCCCCATCAACTCCCTCGTTTCTTTCATCGATAAGGTTTTTGGCGGCTCTCATCCAATCACAAGCCGTGGTTCCCTTCAGTTCATGTATTTCCTCACGAATTGATTGGGCGTCTCTAACTCTTATTTTTACAGCAGTCATTTCCGATTTCATCGTTCTGGTAAGTAGAATTCTTGAAGCTTATACGTGCAGGTTGAACTTCACGATAGGTAGATCAGACTGCAGGCTCATTGTAAACAAACTTTACCGTTAGAATTCACAAGCTATCAAGTATTCAAAGTCTCGATACAAAAGAAATTTTATCACAAGCCATCAATCAGGAAGGCACATCTCCTTTACATCAGGAACCTCGGTTCCCAACCGTCAAGATTTTACTTCAGACTCCTGTCTGATTTTGCGTAATACTTCATCGTACCAGTTTTCTACATATTTTCTATAATACATCATCCAACCATATCCAGGTCCTGTAAAGATCGTGATAATGCTGTTCCGATATAACACATCTTCTATGTGAGGTATGCCATACCGTTTAGCTGTCAATCGCAGAGTCACCTCATAGGCTTCCATTTCAAATTTAGTCCTGGCCCACGCGAAGAAGAGAGGCACAGGAAATAATAAATATGCCAAGAAAAATAATGTTTTATATCGATAATACTGATTCATATGAACCAGTTCATGATTAATGACTATTATTTTATCTCTTTCTTTGAAAGTACTCCAGTCACTCGGTACATATACTTTATATTTTATGGTGGTTACATAATCAGTCAAGAATGACTTATTTTTACCAAAAGTTAAAATACGTATCAGTAGATCGATCGCTTTCATCATCCGAGAATTCGACTTCTTAAGGATTCTAAATTGAGGGTATTTTATCGAAATATTTAAAATTAATTGACTATAACTATCCATATAAAAGTTCAGGATAATAACATCTTATATTGCTCATTTCCTTTGCCGTAAATTTTCATGAAGGATATATGTAAATGTAAAGAAGAATCACAAATCGATATCACTAAAAAGGATTATTTTGGCGATGTCCATCGGTTCGATGCTATCGACAATACTCCCAAAATACCACCCACTGACACAAAAATGAAAGTAGGCCAGATAATAGATATTGTAAGAATTACCATTCCTCTCATCAGGATACTCCATTTTTGGGCATCATCACTGCGCCTCGCCCAAAAGAAAGTAAGGACTAACACAAATAGAGATATAATGCTATATATTTTATATAATGTCATAAGTCAAAATATACATTTAGTCTTTCATGACCTTCTTTATGGTATTTATTCGTTTTCTTTCTAAATCAAACCCGGCTTTTCGGTTTTTCCACCACTTAGTAGATTTCAGGTATTTGGCTACATCGTTTCTAATTTTAAGTCCAGACCTTCTTTTAATATCCCAGAGAAGTTTAGAATATTCTATCTGTTGTAATAAAGAATATATGTCTAGAGACTCTAAAAATACCATGTAAATATCAATTAATTTACCCTCTTCACATATTAACTCACCAATTACACTATTTGAATAATTAGATGATAATAATGTCTTATTTATTTTTGACGCTATACTAGGTATATTTTCCAATATTTTTGACTCTTGATACCAATAAGATATCAAGATTGTGGAAATTTGCTTAGCTGATATTACAATATGCTTCGGAAATTTCGGCATTATGAGGCATTATCATTCTTCTAATGTATAAGACCTTAAAAACAACTCATTAAATAGTGTTCTTCTAATTTTTTCTGATACCAGAACTCCGGATTCGGTTTTTATCTCAATAACAAAACAGTCACTTTCAGGCTCGAATATAAGACATTGCGATCCATTGATTTCGTGGGAAGTTATCTTAGCGTGTTTTGACATGTTACCAACATAATACTACTTGAAAAGGCCTAAGAAAATATTTTCCTGAAGAATCTGTATAAATTATATTAATATCAATGAGCAGAATAGAGCAGATTTGATTAAGACCACTAAGATTACTGCTAATGATCAAAATCTAAAAGATTTACTACTTGTGACGTGATTCCTAGATATATAAAGTTTTTGATTATGAATGATTGTTAATAATCCATATACTGATACTCATAATCATAATATCTTAATTATGATTATGCACAGCGTATTAAACAATAGGAACTAGGAGAAGTGACGCTTCCATAGCGGATTTGTTGACCAATCGGGTTTCATCAATTGGTCAACCTCTCGCCATCTCATCTCCTACGAGGATAACTCACATGTTATCTTGTATGAAGTTCGCCATTTCTGGGCAATTATCAGTGAAATATTCAAATGAGTCTCCAATTGGTTTTGACCAATTGCCTCTAGCTTTCGCAGGAAAGAATGAATAACTAATCCCTTGTGGAACATATTTGTCCTCGTAAGAAATTACGACTTTTCCGTCTTTATCAATTGATATATTGAACGGTACCATTATGCCTTTGAATGGAGGCATTGATTCATTGCCACCGCCATTGGTGATGTAGTTAGGAATGAAGTGATCATGATCACCGTCCATTTTCAAAGTCTGTGAGTATACGAATTGTCCTGCCCAGTCAAGATAATGCTTTTGGAATTCAATAAAAACGTCGTCAGACAGCTCCGTGCGCTCATCCTGATCCTGATCGAAAGCCAATTTATTTAACAAATAAACTTCAGCTTTCTTATTACCGTTTATGGCATCAGATAATGCCATAAGATCTTTTGCTACGGCGGATTTGTTAGGGGACTTGGATGCCGCTAACGCGGCAGCCATTCTCTTCATCATACGGGATGCGTTTACAGGGTTCATATTATGAATGGTACATTAAAAGATAAAATATATACGGGTCATTCAGGTTCCATATCGGCTCCGGTGAAATTGGCTCCCTGAGTTTTTGCCCCGTCCAGTATCGCTCCGATCAATCTCGCATTGGTCAAATTCGCCCCGGTCAGGTCCGCCCCGGTCAGGTCCGCCTCGGTCAGGTCCGCCTCGGTCAGGTCCGCCTCGGTCAGGTCCGCCTCGGTCAGGTCCGCCCCGCTAAGGTTCGCATTGTACAGGTACGCCCTGGTCAAATTCGCCCCGTTAAGTTTCGCGATGGTCATGTTCGCCCCGCCCAGGTCCGCCTCGTTCAAATCCGCATTGGTCAGGTACGCCCCGCTCAGGTTTCCCCCTTTCAGGTTTGCCCCGGCCATGTCCGCCCCGCGCAGGTCCGCCTTGGTTAGGTTCGCCCCGCGCAGGTCCGCCCCGTGCAGGGCGGCTTTCTCCCCTGCGTCGTGATCCGCGAGAATTTTTTTTTAAAAGTTCCTTTCGCTTAGAGACATTGGGCCCATCCGGAGCCTTTGGAGCGTCCTCTATGATCATGCGATTAATATTACTGAACTCCGGTATTCCTTGAATCGTAGAATTTGTTATCAAATCATCAAGAGCGTCATGGATCTCGACTTCTTCAACGCTATTATCATCCATATTCCTTCGGACGTTCCAAGCGATCTTTGAATATTCAGACTCGGATGGTCTTTTGTCGATCAAAAAATAAAAAATAGAATTATTATTAGTATATTCATCCCAAGGATTGTCATCCTTCATGGTTATGCACCATTTAGTGCCTTTTCCATATGCGATGCAAGCATTTTGAGTATGCATCCTGAAGAGTACGTGCGTGTCATTCTCCCAAAGTTTTTTGGCCCCCGATTTCACCTGGATCTTTTCTTTGGTTTTGGATTCTGGAAGATCCTTTATAGCATCTTCCAGTTCTTTCAAGGTCTTGTATTGGTTAATGTCTTTCTTCTCAAGTCTATTTTGAACTTTATGAAACGCCTGTATGGTGGAAATTAAATCCCCCATTGTGGCTTCTAGTTTCAGTTGTTTCAGTTGTTTGAGTTGTTTAACGCTCCATTCGATATATTTATTACTTTTAGAAGGATCATTATCGGAGAGTTTTTTAATACTCTCTTCTAAACCTGGATTAGCGAGTATTAAATCATCAACCTTAGATGCTTCTATGACGCGAAACGCAATACGAAGCAATCGAGAATCGATCAAGTTCGAATTCCCAAAAGCAATCCGCATTGATATTCTTTCCACGTCCATCATATGATTTTCATGTTTCAATTCATCAGCTCTTTTCGAAATATTTTTCATAAAAGATAAAAACCCGTGTTGAAATTTGCCCCAAGTAATGATAGTTTTATACCAAAAATGTTGAAATTGGCCCCAAGTAATGATAGTTTTATGCCAAAAATGCTAATATCGCTTTAAGGATAAAGAGAGCTGAATTAGATTCCCTTGGGTTCTCCTTTCGTCTGTGACATAAATGTTCAATGAAACATTCTATAGGATTAAGGGTTCAAGTCCCGTCTACGACCTTATCTTGTACCATCAGATATCATCAAAGACAACTTTGGCGCTATGTAGGGATACTGAAAATCTCCGGTACTATTCAATATCATAGATGGGTCACCAGTAAATACAGCTATTCTAATACCTGTGCTTCCAGGAGGAGGTTCAAGGTTTATCATAGATTGAGTAACGCCATTATATGCTGAGCCGCTTATGTTTGGCGGGATGGAAGTAAGACCAACTGTTTGAGAGTCTATACCGACCAAGGGATTTCCAGCGTTGAAATTGTTAACAGTAAATGGTTCGATTAGTCCATTTAGGAATAAATATTCTTCAGAACCACCATTATCCCACAACACTGCTATAACCACCCATCCATGATTAGGGTGTGAAGATGAATTGTCTTCTGTCCTGAATTTAATGTAGAGAGTGACTCTATTAGCATGATCGGAAATTGGTTGTATGTTGCTTACAGAGTCAGAGTTATCTACATAATTACTAATATAAGGAACTGATATTTCTTCTACTGAAGAAACTGCAGGGTCGCTTAAGTAACCCTGAGGTAATCCGATCTTTTGCCAGTCAGCATACGACATTATGCCACTACCAGTAAATATTTTATCTACAGATATTAGTTTAAAGACATTTGGAGTAGTATTAAATACGGGAATTGCATATAAATTATCAATTCCCGCTGTAAGAGATGCGCTATTTATAGTGCTACATATGGCTGCTACTGAAGTATCCATGGCACCCAAAGTGATAGTAAGGGGCGTATTTCCGACCGTTAAATAAATGGTTTCACCGCCCATTACGGCAGAGACTTCTGCCGCTGCGTTATTATAAGCACACGCATAATCCCTGGATGTCATTCTAGTGATTAAGGAGAAGCTAGGATAAATGTTCGGAATGGTTACGTCAGTGTCACATTTCTGGGTGCTATTTGTGGTTAACTGAGGTAGGTAATTATTCCAGGATACTTGTCCTGCGAAGTTTAAAATATCTCCATTACCTAAATCGAAAGAACTGTGACCCCATGCTTCTTCATACATGGTTCCAACTAGTGTCCATGTATTTGTAAGAGGATCGTATAATTCCGCGCTTTTTAAAATATCAGTTGAATCAAACCCGCCTGTAACTAATACTTTTCCTGCATTAATCCCATTAGTAATGAGAGTTGAAGTGTGTCCAGCTCTTGGTTGATTCATAGAAGAGACAGGGGTTAAAGTAGCTAAGAAATAATCATATATGTAACAGTCATTTAAGGGGGCTCCGTTTGAACCTCCAGAAATCAAGATAATGCCATCGTCAATTAAAACGCTGGCATGGAAGATTACACCATTAGTTAGGGTAGTACCAAAAACGGACCAAGTATCCAAATTTGGGTCATATATTTCAATACTATCAACATAATTTCCTACGTCTCCCGAACCCGCTATAGCAATCACCAACCCATTGCTCAGTGTATGGGAGGTATGAAAAGCTCTGGCTACGTTTAATGATGCAGCCGGTGAGAATGAATTCGTAGATTCATCGTAAGTATCGCAACTGGTCTCAGCAATAGTTCCAAATATGCCGCCAGATAAGAACGCTCGCCCGTCATTTAATAAAACGCCAGAAAGACCGGACTTTGTAACGGAAATGAAATTTGCAGCTGAATACCACCCCAGACCATTGAAGTATTCCCCCGTGTTAGTATATGAATACCAATCAAGGGTGTCCTGCATTCTAAATCCGCCACCAGCTACTAAAACCTTTCCGCTATTTAGTACTACTGCGCAATGAGCTTCCCGATTCCTTATTAAATTAAAGCTTTTTGTCCATGTATTAGTATTTATATCATATATTTCACAAGATTTAGATAATTCGCAGTCAACTCCCCCTGTTACAAGAATTCGGTTTCCCGAAATTAAACTTGAGGTATGATAACAACGACCCATCCAGACATTTTTATTTGCACGATTGAATGTCAGAGTCGTTTTGGGAAGAATCGTGCGAATTGGGGGAGTTAGAACAGTGGCCATTTTTTACCTCAAGTGCGAATGACAATTCTTATTCCTTCAGGACCCTCAGGGGGACCTGCTAAATAAGATTCAACGGACAATATTTTTACTTCTATTATATTGCCAACCGTGAAGTTAGAATCTAAAAAGACTGAAGTAGAAGAAACATCATAATCCATCCCGCTAGAAATAGTCAAAGGAGATGGTAAAATGCTGACTCCTGGATCACCAGCATTCATCTTCTTGACCACATCTATGGAAGTAACACCAGCACTACCGCTGGTTCTTCTTATTGCATCCACAGAGGATATTGTAAACGGGTTTACTACCAAGTATGGGGGATCAAAGGTTCCGGGAGTAACAATAGTAGAGTACTCTCCGCTCAAAGTAAAAGATATTTCTTGAATTATTCCAGAACCTGCTGGGCCAGTAGAACCAGTTGGCCCACCCTCTCCTATTCCTAGAGGACCAGTTGGCCCCACGGGTCCAAAAGGACCATGAGGACCTATCTGGCCCGGTATTCCAGGTATACCCTGAAATTGTAAGAGATTTTGATTCAGTACCCCAATTTGGGTGTACCTGGTGGAATAGTTATAGGTATATATTCCATTTGGGGATATTATGGGATACAAAGAGAGCTGGATAAGATTATAGTCTCTAAGAGAGATACCAAGTGTAGATTCTATCTGGGTTTGCGTCTGATTAGAATTAAAAACGCCGAGGGGGTCCACTAATACAGCATCTGAACTGATTATAACAGATGCCAGAATAATTTCTGGGGATCCAGAAATTAATTTTTCTACTCCTACAGTAGTTGTCATTTTAGTTTCAATCCTGATTAAACACCTATCTAACAGCCAAACAATTTGGTAATGTACCCTACAGAGTATGCCTAGAGAAGATCACATTGAGTTTGATGGTGTAGTATTGGATTCTAATGGCGGAATATTTAGAATTGATTTAAAAAATGGAGGGCCTCCTGTTGTAGGCCGATTAAATGGTAAAATGAGGCAAAATCGTATACGGGTAATTGTGGGAGACCCGGTAAGAGTGGCTTTATCTCCATACGACTTATCTCATGGATTGATTGTGTTTAGGGGTCACTCAAAAGGCAAGTTTTAGAGATGCTGATCCGATAAAATTCCCGCTCATATCGATTCCCAAAGTGGGGCCGATATAAAGGTTATTTGTAAAAGGAATGTGATTGCTTATTTTATATAAAACAGGATCTACAGATAAGAATATGTTCCTTTGATTAATTTCATATCCTACGGATATAATTCCAAAAAACCAATCGGGTGAACTTATATATCTTCCATAGCTGCCTATTGTGACTCCAAGAGAAGGACCCCACACAAATGATAGAGGAATCCCAACTCCAACAGACATGCCAGCCATTATTCTAGGATTCAAATTCCAAGTAGATGGTAAATCAGAGTATATTAGCTGTGACTTGCTAATTGGAATATCGTATGATTTTTCATTTACTTTGACGCTGAACCTAGCATAAGCTGATTTTTTACCATATTCATTCTCAGTTATCACTATAGTAGATTCATAATTTCGAGGAAAAATAGTATAGGACCACGGTTTTTCTTGCCACGCACTAAATCCCATATCACCAAAAGGTAAATTTAAATTATTAAATGGTTCATGAATGTTAAGTATTTGTTTATTAATAAAGTATCCGTATTTGTCAGGATTATCTGGACACTTCACAAGCTTACTGCAGTCGATAGGCGCGGAGTGTGGCGGTTCTTCGATAATGGTGGGATGAATGTCTTTTCTAGGTTCCGTCCTAGATGATGATAAATTTACTTTTTTGTCTCCACTACTATTTGAATTCGTGGTGTTTATTCCTGTTACTTTTTCACCATTTGCATCAGCATCTGTTTTAATTCCATCTATAGGGATTCCTGCATTCTTACCGGCATCAACAATAGCCCCTGGCTCTACCTTGGTGTTTCCACTCTTGACTACACCATCATCCAGAGTCTTTTGAGACTTTTGATCTACTATGGTATATTTTAATTTATTTATTTTATTCTGTAGGAATACTATGACTCCAATGAGTAGTAAAATAACACTAATAAATACTAGATATTTTTTTGTAGTGGATTCCATACTCTCATGCAGAGAGCTTACTAAAAATTAAAACTGCTGATATATTAAAACCAGATAACTAAAAGTATTATGCTCAAAGTATAAAGACTTGAAGCCAGCGTCATTTTATCTATTTTATATTTGTTATTTGATATGTAACTAAAGTCTTTCAAGTAGTCTTCGCAGGAATAAAAGTTGTTTGACCAACATTTTCTTATTTCATTTGTGGAATCAGAATTCATGTTTGCTACTTCTTCATGAAATTCTTTAATTTCTTTATTTGTGAAATTTAAAATATTTACTACTTTTTCATTTATGGTTATGACTTCCTTAGAGAGATTTTGTGATGATGTCATTTGATTTTATCTTCTGATTTTTCTATAATAGACAAGCAATAAAAATTCTGGGCTCAGAAGGAACAAAAAGATTTATGGATTCTAAGCCCGATCACTGTATAGTTGTTATCTCATGTCGGCAACCAACACCCTTGTACTCACTAGATCATATCTACCGCAGAGTATAGTAGATTCCCAAAAAGCGATATGTATGATATTTAGTAATAAAATATCCAATGTCTTAGAATATAATGAAGATTTATGGGGTATAATTAAGTGTGATAGGTTTAAAGAATTCATTCATGTGGTTAGGGCTTTCGGTCGAAATGTGAATGACGGTAAAGGTGATCTGAAAATATATAATCCTGCAGTTGTTTGTATGAGTCGTAAGGACATTTTCAGAAAAGCCGATGTTTCATTCACTAGGCCTCACGTATATAAAAGAGATCTATATGTATGTCAATATTGCGAAAAAAAGAAATCTGAGAACGAACTAAATTATGACCATGTCATTCCACGCAGTCGTGGTGGTAAAACTACATGGGACAATATAGTAACTTGCTGTTATTCATGTAACGCAAAAAAGGGAAATAGAACCCCTGAACAGGCTGGCATGATTCTAAGAAAGAGACCCGTCAGGCCTTCATGGAACGATATTGTGAACCATGATATTTTATGCGAAATGATATATGAATCTTGGAAGCCTTACGTAAATGCAAACATATGAAAAAAAGACGTCTAGAAATAAAAGAAAATGAAAAAGAATCAAAGGGGTTACGCAGCTCGTCGGGAAATAGATTTTGTCGATACTGTAAAAAAGAGGTTTATCCACCCAAGAGGACCTTTTGTTCAGACCCATGTGTTCACGAATGGAGAATAAGATCGAATAATAAATATATGAGAGAGACGTTATATGAAAGGGATTTAGGAATATGTGAGTTGTGCCTCACTGATACAAGATATCAGAAAATAGAACTAGAAAATATTTCTAGAAAAGCAAAAAAAGAAGATGGTGATCAATATCTGACCAACGTCTTTTTTGTAAATATTTTACAGTTACTTAGGATTACAATGAAGGAATCTAAAAAATCTCTATGGCACGCAGATCATAGAATTCCTGTATTTGATGGTGGTGGGCAATCTGGCCTGGACAATTTGCGAACTCTATGTATAAAATGCCACAAAACTGTTACAAAAGAACAAAGGAAAAATGTCAAAAAGTGAGACTGTAAAACCATTTCTAAAATGGGCAGGCGGTAAATCTAGGATGATTCCCCATCTGACTGACCTCTTTCCGATAACCCCATTTAATTATTACGAGCCTTTTTTGGGTGGCGGAGCAGTATTCTTTTATCTAAGTAGTCGCAATTTAATAAAAGAAGCATACCTAAACGACAGTAATGAAGAATTGATCGTGACATATGAAGTAATAAAGTATAATCTAGATTTGTTGCTGCAAGAAATCTTAAAGCCTCTATATAAAAATGAAGAAAGATCTTTTTATGATATAAGATCTTTATCTAGGGATTCCCTAAATGATATTGAGGTAGCAGCAAGGTTTATATTCCTGAATAAAACATGTTTTAATGGCTTGTATAGAGTAAACAAATCGGGAAAGTTTAATGTCCCTTATGGAAAGTATGTAGACCCTCTGATAGTATCTAGCGATAACCTAAAAAAAGTATCAAAATCTCTGGAAAAGGCTAAGCTTACCACCACTGATTTTAAACAAGCGGTCGTATCCTCAAGGATGGGAGACGTGATTTATTTTGATCCTCCATATCTTCCTATTAGCAAAAGCGCAAAGTTCACAAATTATACTAGTGGAGGGTTTCATCAAAAAGATCACGCTGAATTAAAGGATTTATTTACGGATTTAAATTCTAGGGGGATAAAGTGTTTGTTATCCAACTCCGCTTCCGAGGAAAGTATTTCATTATACTCGGATTGTAAAGTTACAATGTTAATGGGGAACCGTAGTATAGGTGGTTCCCCAGATTCAAGGAAATCCATGAAAGAGATACTAGTAACTGGGTAGTGACTGTAATTTCTGATACTTTAACTGGAGACTTGACCGAGTGGCCGAAGGTGCATGATTGGAAATCATGTGTACCATTAATGGTACCGAGAGTTCGAATCTCTCAGTCTCCGCAAAAGTGAGTTATTATGGGAATTTTCGAAATAAATGAAGCTATCCATTATATTCGGATAGTATGGACTAGTCTAAATCTGATGTCATGTCCCACAGACATGGTGCCCACTGTTCTAGGAACATGTATAGATATTTATCCTATAAATGCGTCTGAAGAAAGAAAACCTACGCTGGGTATTTCAGCGTTATATGAAGACTACATAGATCTAGGGGGAATGACTTGGGACCTAAAATCCATTTGTGAATCCAAAGGTAAACGTATATGTAGTCACCAAGAATGGGTTTCTGCTTGTGAAGGAACTGTACCGGAGAGTTGCCCTTCTATAAGAAATTATATCGCTCCAAAATGGAATTTAGTGGCAAGTAGAAATGGAAAAGAATTGAGTAGACTTAATCAGTATTCGATACCGAGTCAGTATCCAAAGTGTGTAGGAAAGACTGGAGCAAGAATGATGATAAACTCGGCCCAAGAATGGGTTTCAATAGGAAGGGGTAAATACGCTTTGACCCGTGGATTTTGGTCAAGAGAAGGTGTTTGTAATAGTATAAACACTACGCACAGCCCCAATTGGCATGATTATGCGACTACCGGGAGATGTTGTTCGGATAATAAAATATATAAATAAACTTTATTTAATTATTATATCTGGATGAGACAGCGCAAGATAGTGCTTACTATTGTAGAGCCACTGTTGACTATTTTAGAAGGAGTCGAGAGAGAGCTTAACGAAAAAGATAATAAGATAAAACTTTCGGACTACCTTAATGCTTGTTTAGAATCTTCTCATGAAGAATCTCTGAGATATGATGACCATAAAGTTACGACGAGTGACTTAGTAGATGTAATAAGGAAGGAATCGAATGTTTTATTGAGAGACGCTAAGATCGAATCCGCAAAGGGTAACGACGATAAAGCTCGATCATTAGTACTCAAATCTATTTCATATGAGCTTGAAGCTTTATCATACTTAAATGAAATAAGTGATTCTGAAACGGTTAGTTCTTTGGTTATAATACTTAATTTACTAAAAGATGCATTTGGTCTAAGGCATTTGCCACGGGTTTGAACTGTATTATATAATATGAAGGGTTGGCTTGAACCGGGAGAGTTATTGATTCTTTCATATGGACTAGGGGTTTATAATATAAAAAGTGCTTCAGAGATTGAATCTGATGATCTTAGATTAGAGTATTTGGGAATCGATGATATAATACAAACGGGAGAGTACACCTACGTAGCTATATCTGTGAAGGGCCACATCCCGTCTCGAATGGAAATTTCTATACAAGAAACGTCAGAATTTAGAGAAGATGAGAAGTTCGTTTTAAATAACGGCTCAAAGAAGATGAGGGACAGGTTCTTCCTTCTCCATAATATGTCTACAATATGATGATTTTAAATAATTTCTCAATATTCGCAGACTTAGAGTCGCAATTCATTCACCATATCTTAGATTTAGACTGCTTTAAGACATATCGCCAAGAATTGCCAAGTCTGTCTGATATTAAGGAAAAAAGGTATTCCGCCCACGCAAGAGAATGGATAGACTCTCTTGTAAAGGAAGCAGACTCCGTAGCTAGTAAATCTAATGATTCATGGACTGAAAAGTACCGCAGTCTAAAAATAGATAAGGACAACGTTTTACGAGAATGCGTGAGACAAAATCTCCCACTGGTAGCTTATTGGACAAGAAAATGGTGTAAAAGGGGTACCACTAGCATAGATTATGAAGAATACTACCAAGAGGGGTCTATCGGACTGATTCAAGCGGTACTGAGATTTAACCAAGAATTGGGATATAAGTTTAGTACTTATGCTTCATGGTGGATAAGACAAGCAATTGGTAGATATCAAGAAAATAACATAAGCACTATTCGAATACCAACGAACATATGTGATAAATTAAGTCAGATCAAGAAAGAAAGTCATAAATCCTTTTCCGAAAATGGAGGTGAGAATATCGAAGAAATCATAAAATCTAAAAATCTAAATAACAGAATTTTAGAAGCGTCAAGAATCAGAATAAAATCATTTGATGATAAAATTAGTTTTAACTCAGAAATCACTGTAGGAGATTTACTGGTCAGTCATGATTCGGAACCTGATAACTCTTATGAATCCACAGAAAAATCTGCTGTAATAAGTGAGATACTTAAATTTCTTAGTCAGAAGGAGCAACTAGTTCTTACCCATCGTTATGGACTTAATGGTAAAGAGCCATGTACTCTTGAGGAAATAGGAGGGATATTAGATTTAAGCCGAGAACGAATTCGGCAGATAGAAACAGACTGTTTTAGGAAAATAAAGTCCAGAGCTAGACACTACGGTAACCTCATGGTCAAAGAATATTTTGGGGATACTGATGGAAACTGAACATGAGTGGGAATTACTAAGAGGCAGTAATTTGACGTATAAATGTCAAAAATGCGGAGTACTGGGTCATCCTGAAGACAAAACCAAAACGTCAAACATCATACCAAATATACAATCCCCTTATAGGAATAATTGTAAATTAGGTATTTTAAACGCTGTTCATGCCATGTGAAAATTCATCCATTAGATGAGTCATTCCTTCATGAAGCACGACCGAGCCCTTAGACCCACTGATTTTTCCAATTACATTGGTCAGGCGCACATTATTGACAACTTGCGCGTTTTTGTAGCTTCTGCAAAGAAGCGGAATGCTCCGGTTGATCATATCTTGATTTCAGGACCATCAGGTTTAGGTAAAACCTCGTTGGCTAATGCATTGTCTTGTGAAATCGGTGCTACTTTACATACCATTAATGCCGCTACTATCCAGAATAAAGGTGACTTAATATCAGCGATTGCTAGTCTTGGAAATAAAGATATCTTATTTATTGACGAAATTCATGCATTGAACCCGAAAATTGAAGAAATACTTTATACAGCTATGGAGGATTTTAAGTTAGACATTATCGCAAACGGAGAAACTATCTGTATTGAATTAGAACCCTTTACTTTGGTGGGCGCTACTACCGTTCCAGGGAAGATATCAAAACCTCTTCTAGACAGATTTGGTGAGATTCTTCAGATGGAACCTTATTCAGACCATGATATGGCTACCATCATTTCTCATAATATGGAAAAGCTAGAATTAACCATTAGTCAGGATGCTTCTTTAGAACTTGCCAAACGATGCAAGGGTACTCCTCGGATCGCTAACAGATTAATTCGTAGAATTCAAGACTTTGCGCTGGCTTATTCATTTACAAATATCGATCAAGAAATTGTCGGAAGAGTGTGTGAACACCTAGGGATTGATGAGTTAGGACTAGATAAGAATTCACGCCACTATCTGCGTTTACTTCGTAATATGAATAAACCTGTCGGATTGAATACAATTTCCGCTTCCATTAATATCGATTCAGACACTATTGAGTCTGTGATTGAACCTTTCCTAATTCATTCAGGGTTCGTAAACAAAATAAGTTCGGGAAGAGTAATTACTAAATCAGGCATTAATCATGTCGAAAAATATAACTGATCATGATAGTGGATCTTGACCCGAGAGACTCAATTAAATATATAAGAATAAATTTGGATCCCAATATGCTTAGGGTCAGAAAATCTGCCATAATTGTAAGGCCTGCTGGGTCCCAAAGACACGACCCCCTATGTCGCAGAGTGGTGGTTAAATGTTCTTGCGGTAACGAAGTTGCGGGAGTAATTCAAGAGAAAGACGCCCCACGAGCTTACGTGATAATTACTGATAGCTGTTCAATAGAAAGATATGATGAGTAGTACATGAAGCCAAAACATGTAAAATATTTATAAAGCCATAGAGGAAAGTTACAAGCGGGGCACATGCTTTGTTCACAAGCATACTGAAGAGCCTTCAGAAGATATCATAGAAGATTCAGTTATCGAATCGGTCATATATAGAATAACTCATATGATGATAGGTAAGAATGGACTGAGTGTAAATTAGTTCATGTTAATCGACGGGTTTACTATATCATATTCATTCGATTCAGGAATGGGCAAAAGGTCAAGTAACTTCGTGTCCGTGAATTTTAAATGCCCGAACCCGGTAAGTATGGAGGAAGTAGAGGGGATGAGGTTAGAAGCCAGCAAAAAGGTAACCATTTGGGCTATACAGGATGCTTTATTGCGTGGAGAAATTTCACAAGAAGATGCAAAAGAAAGATTCGAAGTTTTAAGGCAGAATTTTGATGGAATGAAATCAGCTCTAGATAAGAGGAATCAAAAGTGACCGAATATAGTCGAGAGAAGTTGCAGCAAGTATTAGACGAGGTATCTAGTTATTCTGTGGAACTAGAAACCGATCCAACATTACCACACTTAGGTACTCAATACTTACAAAAAGTAGTATCAGAATGTCGTAATTATATGAATAGGGTTATGTATTACATGCAAATCATTAAAATACAAGAAAAAAACACGAAGATTAAATTAAAAGCGGCAGAGCTAGATATAGATCGGAAAGTTTCTGAAAAATTGGCTGATGATGTTTTAGTAAGAAAGCAACCATCTATTGAGGATCGGAAAGCACTGGCAATGACCATGCTTTCCGAAGAATATCAATATATGGCATTATTAAAATCTGATCTGCTTGATATTGAGGAAACATCCAAGTTATTGAAAGTTAAGTATGATCATCTCAGGGGCACATCACAAGATGTAAAAATGCAGAGAAGCCTTGTGAAAGATGACGCTCTCATCAGAATGGGAGGAGGAGAAGGATATTCTCGGCCTCAGATTAACCAGGATAGAAGTGTTCCTAACGGGATGAGAGCTCCTGTACTGACTGATGATTTAAATCCGATCGATATAATGGATCCTAATCGAAGACCAGATGACCTTCCTGAACCAAAGGATACAGTTCATGCACAGATGATATCCGATTTTTTCTCTTCTCCTAGTGTGACTAGTATGTTAGGATCTTCATCTTCAGAGGAAGAAATCATTAAATCGATTAATTATGATGATTTAATAAGCTGAGAACACTATGAAAAATATTAGACTACATAGAATATTAGACTTCTCCACAACACGAGACGTTTGATTGGCTCGAAGTGAACGCCCATGCCCTCTCATGAAGGTAAAGCGCATCTTCATTTGCACCCACCTATGCTTTATATGTAAGAAGAAAGTGCGAGTATATGACTGGTTTCCCGCGTGCGTTTTCTGTCCACGGTGTAATAAAGAGGTGGACGAGATGGAAGCTTTGATGGAGGAAAAGTCATGAACGTGTCTGACCTAGACTTGGGGTCGCTTCGAAGTAACCTCGATATACCCATATGCAATACACGGTATGTGGCTGTTATTGAGGGCGGGCTTGGTGGGAACACGAAAATCCTGGTCAAGACAGTAATCGACGCCTTGGTAGAAGCTGGATATGAGATCGTGCTAGTAGACCCGCAAGCTCCATGGGGAGATCTACGAGATACGATGCACGGTGCCATCGGGTACGTTTTCACGACCGGCACCTACTGGGATTCGTGGTCCAGTAAGCTCCAACAGATGCTGGAACGGATGACTCTCGTGAACGACCATTACTGTATGGCAGGAAAACCAGCCGCCGTGCTCGTCACCGAGCACTCGATGGGAGGTAAAGGAATCCTTTCAAGGCTCCAAGGCGTCCTTTCTATGATTGGTGTCATGATCCCGCCAATGACCGGCTTCGTATATAGCATGGCTGTACATGAAGCCTGCAAGGCGATGCCGGATAGCAGCTTCCGAGAGGAATTCTTTACCCTTAAGGATCTCTCCGTTGTGTCCCATAACCTTATCGAATCGCTTCAGGGAACCCATAAATGGCAAAATTGGTGCACGGACGACGGCGATCCGCAACAGGTGTGGCTGAAGTAGGCCGATTCGGAATGTAATGTAAAAAAACGTTTAAGTTAATTGTTAACTTTAAGCGTACAACGGTTCAAAGTCAAAGCGAGAATAACATGTCAGATAATTCAGTAATCGAATTCGGGTTTGAAGAGGGAACAGTAATCAAGAGTCAAGGCATTGACCGCTTTAAGCAAACAAGAAGCGGCCAAAAAGACAGGCTCTCCATAGTTTCCTTTAAAAGAGTTCATGACGGGGTTCTCGTGGCGAAGGCAAGAGAGAAAGGTGCTCCTCTTACCGACGCAGAGAAGGCAGATCTTATCGCAAAGATCGATAAAAAGATTGCTGATCAGCTTAGTAAGCCAGTAGAACAACTTACTGAGGTTGATCGGTTAGATATCAAATCTCCTAAGTTCGCATTTGCATGGACCCACTATCGTGATGGTCTCGGATCAATTCGCTGCCTGAGCCAATATGAAGGTAAGACTGTAGTCAAGCCCGAGCTTTGCTGCAACAAAATGGGTGATGCTGATCAGACCGTAGGGATGATCGTCATGACTTATCCTGTTAAGGATGGGGTTCAGGTAGATGAGGAACTCCTTAACGCAAAGAAATATGTAAATTTCGCTGTCTGGCGGATGACAGCGAAGAAGTTTAGGCAGATCGAGGATGTCTATAAGGAAGCACGTGCAGAAGAAAAATCTACAATCGATCTTATTGTGGCTCTCGATGGAGATCCTAAGTATCAAAAGCAGGTAATCACTGCTGGTAGCTCTGCTGTTTGGGCTAAGGGCAAAATGGACTCTGAAATCCGTAGTTGGGTTTTAGATCAGGGTCTCCGCAATTGGAAGCATGTATCCAATAATCTCGGGTTCGATATGAAAATCGATAAGCTTCGTGAGAAGCTCCTCGGTGGAGGTAATTCTCAGGTCGGTTCAGGTGAAGCAGAGTCTCCAAAACTAGTATCAAGCTACGACGATTTTCTCCAATGATGTATTAGCAACATGTGTGGTAAAGTCCCTTATGGAACAAAACCACAAACTAGATGAGGCCTCCCGTAAAACGGAGGCCTCATCTATATACACCATATACTGTCATTTTCATAGAGAATCCGGTAGGAGATATATCGGATTAACCAGCAAAAGATGGGAGAGAAGGTGGTCTGAACACCTTTCTAAAGCAAAAAATAACGCTAGAAAGAAAATTCTAGATAATCATTGGTATAATACTATTAGGCTTTACGGACCCGAAGCATTCGATCATGAAATACTTCAGGTTTGCCATGACCTGGAATCTGCCAATATAGCTGAAGAATACTGGATCGAATTATACGATACGACTAACCCCATAAGGGGTTTTAACATGAAACGAGGCGGGTCTCATACCCATCATCCTATAAAGAATCCTTGGGATCGTCCCGATTATCGGGAGAAAATGATTCCCATTTCAATTCGGAATCGTGAAAGAACCGTTTCTCCCGAAGCATTAGCAAAGTATAGATTATTTGCCGAGAGATTAAATTCAGACCCTGAATACAGGTCCAAGTTCATAGAAAAAATTCGTGATGGAGCCAGCAGGCCAGAGGCACGAGCGAAGTGTTCCCAAGCTCAAAAAGGAAAAGTATTAAGCCAGGAACATAAAGATAAAATATCAAGGTCGTCTCGCTCTGCGACTCCTGAGGTGCGAGAAAAGATTAAATTAGCCGTGAATAAAGATGAAGTTAAAAAGAGACTGGCCGAGTCTATATCGGAATATTGGTCTATGCCGGAATCAAAAATTAAAGCTAGTAGGATATCCAAGGAGATTCATTCACGACCTGAGGTACTCGCTAAACGGGGAGATCGTAAATGGTCATATGAATCCAGATTAAAGATATCTGAGTCTATTTCTTCCAAGACTACCACAAAGACTCATAAAATATGTAAACATCATGGGTTAGTGCCCTTCGAAAAATGTGAAAAAATCCCTAATAAAACTGGTGGAATTAGGTATAAATGCGGAATTTGCAGGATGGAGGCTCAAACAAAGAGACGAGCACGTAAAGCAATGGCCGCGTAATGTTTAAATTAACATGTACTACTTGACCATCTATTCTAAGATCTTTTGCTAGAGGCGGTAGGCATTACATATGGGAATATATATTTAGATTCTGGATCCTAATTAGCCTCATCAATGTGCTCCTGATATGGTGAGTCCCGATAACTTTTGTATTGACCATAATGAGGCTCCCGGTAAGATGGGGGCCTCATCCGTATTTACAATTTATTATCATTTTCACAGAGAATCGGGCAGAAGATGTATCGGGTTCTTCATAGCTTTACATTCATGGTAGGGCAAGGAGGAAAAGTTCCTGCCCCTTTTTAATTTAAGTTTATAATTTTTAATATAAAGGTAGAGAGAGACATGCTTACTTTAATATCAGGAGGATCTTCACAATGATAACACAAGAATTTAGGTCCGCAGCTTCTACATGGAGTACCACTTCGGGAGCCTTAACGTTAACAGCCGCCGCAGCTTCTACGTGGGGTACTTCAACAGGCGCTCTAACTCTCAGTGGAGCAAGCGGCATTAACTTTCAAAATAATGGTACCACTACTGCTAGTATAGATGGAAATGGAATTAGCCTGGCTGCAGGCAAGGCGATAAGTGCTTCAGCGGGCAGCGGAGCCTTAAGTTTGGGCTCCATGACAGGAGACACAGCATTACCAACAGGTTCCTTATCCTGGTCTGGTGCTGTCGGAAAATCATGGACGTTAACTCAGGCCGCTTCTTCTACTACGGGGGCCTATCTTATAGTCATCAATGGCGGCGCACATACATCGCAAACGAGTGAATCTAATGATGTAAATATTAATTTAGCGCGCACCGTTACATTTACAGGCAACGTTCCTACCCAAAGGGCCTTTGTTTTACAGGCTCCAACATATGCTGGTAGTGGTGCTACTAGAATAATAGGAACAGCTGCTACACTAGCGATAACTGGTGCACCTACCCAGGGCGCTTCTGCTACATTAACTAATGCTTACGCTGTTTGGGTACAAGCTGGTACGACAAAACTAGAAGGACCTTTAAATCAGTCAGGCGGTGTTTTAACACTTACCGGAAGTACCACAGCTTCTAACTCGGTAGGTGACGGTACTAGTACTTCGTCTTTAACACTCTCAGCAGGTTCGGGGGGTATGGCTATAGGTACAAACAACGGTGATTTTCAACTAACTTGTGGCACAGGAACCATGACTATTGGCGGTTCTACCGCATCAAATACCATTTTCTTTGGCAATGGTACCACAGTCACAAGTGCTACACAGTCAATTAACATAGGAAGCGGTGGCTCATCAGGGGCAGGTTTAACCTCCATATCTATAGGTGCTGGATCTGGGAGAACAGCGATAACTGTTGGTTCTACGGGAGCAGACTCTGCTGGATCCGGATCGGTTACGACTGTTCGTGCAGGTTCGGGCGGCATGACGCTAGATACCTCTGCTGCTAACGGTGCGTTTTCTTTGACTACTGGTAATGGAAATATAACGGTTGGGAGCAGTGCTAGTACTGGCAGTATTTCAATTGGTACATCCGTTAATACATATTCGATAAATATCGGGTTTCAGGGCAACAATACCGGCACACAGACTATAAATATAGGGCATTATGGGACTGGTGGATTCAAGAATGTTAATATGAACGGAGACAATGTAAACATATGTTCAAATGCAAATTCGAAATTAGGATTTTTTAATAAAGCGACAGCAACTGGACCGAGAGCTAATACTGGTGGAAACGTGAGTGCTCCAGCTACTTACACATCTACTGCTCAGTCGATGTTGGATGATGCTTACAAAACATTGCAACGCTTTGGACTACTAACTGGAACAGGAGCCTGAGAATGCCTATTTCCTTGCCAACCCCTCAGTCTGTCATCATAAATCAAGCTAAAATTACTAGATTCGAGGTAAATGTAGAGGATAATAGTGTAAGTATATACTACGATAGAGGATATGATAACGATGGGACTTGGATTTCAGTCGAACAGTGTTCAAAATCGTTTAAGAATGTGACATTTCCTGATGATATCTATACCTCTGTAAAGAGTTTCCTATACGCAGTATTGAATCCCACTTTATGATGATAACTGTAAAATAGAACATGAGTAGAGTCATAAACGTGCCAGAAGCTATTAAACCAGTAGACTTTCATGGACGGTCCTTTATTAGCGATGGCAAACCAGTAGATCACATAAGTTTTGATACTTATGTGAAAGAGAGAGCTTTCGATTTAGAAGTTATAAAAGATTATGATGGATTACAAAGAGCATATGAAATAGCTCGAAGCATAGAGAAACATTCCGATACTTGGGAAATTCCTGAGTCTCACTGGAAACATTTGGTTACTTCAATCCAGAATCCAACTGGTGGATACTTGCCATGGGCTTGGAACTTAATCCCATTTGCAAGGGCTATTTTAGACGCTAAATCAAATCATTGAGATCCTTAGGATTAGACCCATCCCTCCGAGGCTTCGGATGGGCCGTCTTTGATAACCAGGCGACTGGAACGGAAAGAAGAATCTCTTCCGGGCATGAAGAGACATTTCCTTCAACAGTTCCTGTTGCTAGGTATGTTCATTATAGGTCTCTGGTAAAGAGGCTCCTGAATACCTTCGAACCAGATGTCGTAGGTATTGAAAGCCCAGCATATGGGGCAGGTCCATACCAAACTGTACATCATAGCTTAATGATGTTTTGCTTAGAAGCAATATTTGAATCAAGGAAGGATGTGGTGCTTTTCGATCCCGCTACTTTAAAGTCATTGGTCAGGGGGCGAAAGAGTGTCAGAGGACTAGTAACCAAATTGGATATGCAGAAATTCGTGCAATTCGATACGAATGATTCTGAACTTATAGATAATAACGAAGCCGACGCTTATTGCATTTCATATTTCAGCACAAGGTTTATGTCATTAAAAAATGGTCTCTTATCACCTGATATGCTAAGTGATAATGAACTCAGAGTATTTTTAGAAAAAACGAAGAAGGTGAAAACGCTAAAGGGAACTGCAAACATAAAAATAGCCCATATATTTAGAGAAAATAGCAGATTTTTCGAATTTTCAAAAATACCAGAAGGAAGAATAGATCTTCCGAAAAAAACGGACATTAACACTAATTTATTAAGCTATTTAGAATCTTGTGAAGGTCCTTCTTCCGTCGAATAGTTACCGTACATCAATATGATCATTTTATCTTCTTGCTCCTTATACTTTTTTTCCAATTCTGACTGCTTCAATTCATGAACTTCATCTATTTTAGCAATTTTTAAATCGTTGCAAAATTCTTGCATTGACTTAACTTGCGGTGTTTTACGATTTCGTGAATTCCGTTTACCCATTCAATTAAACAGAAGATAAAGAAGCAAAGAGTAACAGACACTGAGTGTAATGTAGAAAGTTATTATGGCCAAGCAAACAGCAAAAATTCATCCAAACATTGCGAAATTCTTATCAACCATGGAGAAACGAACCGGGTTGAACATGAAAGATATGTTAGTGACTCCATCATTGAAGATGGAGCACATTAATACTGGGTCCACAGTATTAAATCTCCTTATAGGTGGTTCTAGACTTCCTGATGGATCATTTCTTTGCCCTGGATGGCCACGAGGCAAGATAGTTGAGGTATATGGTCGTGAATCATCAGGTAAGTCCACGATTGCCTTAATGGCTGCAGGGCAAGCAATTGCATCTAAAGGCGGCACTGGGAGCGTTCTTTATGTAGATCTGGAGCATGCAGTTATTGATGCATATGCTCTGAAATTAGGAGTCGATTTTAGACCCGTAGAATTAGGAGGGTCAGGCAACGCGATTCGTGTACAGCCCCATACCTTCGAGGAAACGGAGAGTCTAGTTAATGGGGCTGCGCTTCATGGTATAGATCTAATCGTAGTAGACTCAGTAGCAGGTCTAGTGTCTCGGCGTGAGATCCAAAGAAATGTAGCTAACGAAAAAGAGAAGCAGGGCATGGCGGAAATCCCAAGACTTATGAGTACTTGGATGCCAAAGATTCAAGCCATCATTGCTAAAACGGGTACCTGCTTAATTTTCACAAATCAGACTCGTGATAAGATAGGAGCTATGGGATATACTGAAGAAGCTTTAAAGAGCACTACGGGAGGCAATGCTCTTAAGTTTTGGTCTTCCATTCGGCTCATGTTAAAGCCTAAGCAATCTGCTAAGGCGAAAATTTGGAATCCGATTATTAAAGAATACGAGGAAGTTCCTGTATCGACAGATATTGAAGTAAAGAATATTAAAAACAAGATCGATGCACGCCAGGGACACACGGGTCTCATAACTATTCGTTACGGTGTTGGAATTGATGAACTAAGAACCATGATGAATGTCGCCGAGGCATATGGAATAGTAAAACACAGTAAAAACGCTAGAAAGCAAGATATATATACTTACAAATCACCAGCTACAGGCAAGGAAGTAGAAGCAATAGGAATAGAAAAATTTAGAGTAGCCATTCAGAAAGATAGTGTGATGTTTGAAGAAATGATGAGTATGTGTAGAGATAAAATTATTCAAGGATTTAGAGCTATTGATGATGAACAGTTGGCCTCACTAGCAGAAGACGCAATTACGAAAAGGATGGATGAAGATGACGACTATCTGGACGATTCCACCACAAATTACGTAACACCCGCTGATATGGGTGTTGATGATGATGATGGCGTAGAAACCTCGGAAATCGATACCTCAGATATTTGATAGTAGAATAATGTCGGAAAATTTAAAGCCAATAAAAGTACGGATCAAGAATTTTCAGAGCATTAAAGACATTGAATTTGAAATAAAAGGATTTACATGTCTAGTTGGTGTGACTAACATCGGGAAAAGTGCTATTGTTAGAGCGATTTCCTCTTCTATACTAAATAATTCAGTAATAGGGATGGTTAGGAAAGGAGCAAGTCATAGCACAGTTTCTATGGAGTGTGAGGACTGGGCTTACACATGGGAAAAGGGTGAGAAGGGTATAAATCGATACATTATCGGCGGGAAAACCTTAGATAAAGTAGGAGCAAAACAGTTAGATGAAATAGCTTCGTTTGGGTTTAAGCCGGTAAATGTAGGTAGTGATAATATCCATCCATGGTTGGCTTCACAATTTTCTCCCATATTCTTGTTAGATAAGCCTGGTTCCCAAGTAACAGACTTCATATCAGAAGTATCAAGGCTAAATGTACTACAAGACGCCATTACATTATGTGCTAAGGGCAAAAGAAAACATAATGATGAATCAAATGCACGATCCGAAGAGTCTAAAAATCTTAAGGGGGTACTGGAAAAATTAACAGCTCTGGAGGAACTTAACAATATCAAGCAGGACCTGGAAGATCAATTTAAGTCAATATTAGATTATTCGAACAGCATTGAATTACTAGATAAATTCTCCAAAAAAGTAAAAAGTCTTGAAACGTCGATAGACCACGTTAAAGAAATCGAGAAGGTGATACTGATCGATAAGGTCGATTTTCAGGAGGTAGACGTGTGGAAATCCTTGAGCAGGATTGAGGAAAACATAAGCAAACATGCTAGTGGTATTATTCCACTTAACAGTATTAAGAAGACAAAAATACCTGATGAAATCAATGAGGTGAGTAATTATATAGAGTTAAAAAATATTTCGAAAAAAATAGATAGACTTAAAGGTGACGCTTATGGTCCGATAAAAGATATTCCAGAACCTGTGAAGTCATACTCACAATATATCGAATTAATGGCATTGAACGTTAGATTAACGAATCAAGCCAACGAATGTGTAAAATCTAAAAAGATACTGAAAGAGATAGACGCAGATCTCTTAATCGTTAACCAAGAGATAGAAAAGATCCCGCGTTGTCCCACTTGCGATAAACCACACCTGGCAGACAATCACACAGCTAATTGAACGCACATTCTTTTTAGGTCATCTAAGTGTTGAGTATCTATTAGAATAATATTCTCAGCCATGACTCTTATGGCCGTATTGTCCCCGGAACATCCTATTAGTGCTCGGCTAGTTTCAATCAAATTTAATTCCATTTGAGCCAAGCAAGCACATAGTGCTTCAACATTGGCGGGACATTCGGGGATCGATAACATGTGTAGAAATGGATCTCCACCCATCCCTACAATTTTCATGGCTATATCGTAAGCTGCGGAGCGTTCTTCTTTAGCATGGTCCTTCCAGTGTTCTACAAGGGCATCTCTCCAAGGACCCCTTACTCTGTCCGCAAAGCTACGATAGGCAGCGTCTATAGAGTATTTGCAGCATAATAAGTCCTTGAGTAGAGAAATGATCTGACCATCAGGTGCTCCATAAGCACCCTCTTTTTCTGGAACAAGGGCTATCTTTGTCGAAGAAATTTTTAGGGCTATGTCGCTATATGATATGTATTCCACAATTTCAGAGAAATATAAAGAATTTAAATCGGTAAAGTAAAAAGTTGAGACCCTTTGCAGGTAATTTAGTTCCTAAAAGACCTTGGATGGCCCTGTGCACCTCTGAAGGCGTTAATCTTCAATCTTATATTATGTGGGCTGATTTTAGAGACACCCATGCTTTATACTTGCCTAAAGCTAAAAGATTCGTGGGTTATAACAGAGACGGATTTCTACTCATTGGAAAATCCGAGTGTAGAATGGTAGATGGTCTTTGGTTAATAGAAGAAGATCCAGAATTGATTATGAGGCATTCCGAAGAACCAGCCATGAACTTAGTGCTTCAAATCATTAGTTGATACCTAGTCTACTTTTCATGATTGCAGCTGTTAAATTAGTAATATTTTTCTTTTGATCTTCGTCCTCAGTATTTAACCATTGCCATAGTGCTAGTCCATCTATATGCTTTATCCTATTTTCTGCTACGCTTATGGAATCATTGATGTGCGGAATAAGGCCATTATCTATATGGTTATTTAAAATCCCTAATTCTAAGGCGGTTATTATCAAATTACCGAAATTTTTTTCCTTGTAATGAACAAGAGACTCTTTGTATACCTTGGTATATCTTTCGTCATTATTAGTTTTATCTGGATGGGTGAGAGAAGCTATGGATTTCCACAATTTTTTAAAAACCTCAGGAATACTATCTACTTCATTGTGAATTTCTTGGTCTTCTAAATTACTTATACCTTCGGGCTCATTAGTGTCATCCGAATCTGTACTCGGATCGTCTGCCTTCTTTACTAAAGCTGTGGATGTCTCTTCATCAACTGGATTTATTTCTTCTGTACTCTTAGTTTTACTGTGTAAATATTCTTTAATAATTTTTTGTATAGCTGCATCAAAGGCATGTTTATGATCATCAAGTAATTCTTGTCTGTCGTCTAATTCTGCCTGCAAATGTTGAAGTCTAAACACCAAGCTTTTCCATTTCTTGTCTCTCATGATGTTTTATTCTTTATTTCAGGTAATGCTTTTCTGATTCATCTATCACATAGTTAAAATCAGTGGAATAATGAATTATACCGGATAATTTATTTAGAAATAGTATATTATCAAAAACCCAAACCGCTTTATTATGTTCATATTTAATGCTTGTGTCGGTGTTATTTTTCGCTAGAGGCTGCTCGTTAACGAGCAATTAATTCTGTCCCATATTAATAAATAACTAAAGCGGAATGAAAATTACTCATTAGGAAGGGTTTTTTCTTAAATGATTATTTGTATTGGGAAATGTATCGGGTGCAATATCATGTCTAAACTTACAGATGATATTTGTGGGGTGTGTCGTGTCCACCCATCCAGAGGAGAAAAATGGGCATTAACGGCAAGACGCGTAAGGACTGATAAGCATTTTGCTAAACTAGTGTTCAGTAAAATCAAGACGGAAAGCGGCGTAATTAAATTCAAAGAGTTATTCGGGAATATGTTCAGTGAACAGTGTTAGTTCGGGAATAAATATGGCAGCATGGATATCTATCCTAGCTGCCATATTATATGAAAGAAATAGCCCAGTATATTTTTACATATTTATATTCTTACAGATATCCTGTTTCATTCTAATATCATTAGAAGTAGCTGAAGTGGAATCGAAGATATATCAACCCAAGATTAGGTTACTTAGATTCATTACGTTTACTAGCGTCATTATATATTTTATCGTGTTCATCTTTTATTCTATTAAACGTGGTTTCTAAATCTTCCCCATCCGTTGCTGATTGTTGCAACATTTGGACGAATTCGGGGAGGTCTATACCACATAATGTAGAAGAGGACTCCAATATTTGTAGTTGTTTAAACCCGTCAGATATAATTTCAGGATCCTCCATCATGGAGTCTATTTTCTTTCTGGCCTTGAGTATTCGCCAATCCCATTCTCTATCTATATCGAATTTCTCTATTATTCCATTGTCCATGCCAAACCATTTCCCGTCTGGTAATTCAAAGTGGACTTTCGGGCAAATCAGTGTGCTATCATTAAAAGGCACCGGGTCTTGTTTATCTATTCTTACTTCTTCACTATAATAATAATTCGGGACATATAATTTAAGTAGTTTCGATCCTTCAAATTTGGTTACTAACATATAAAATTTTACAATTTCTTGATTGTAATAATAAATGCGATGATAAACATTAATATTAGGGTAGAAGAGAATATTAAAAATAATGAAATTGAAAATTTAAGGAATTTAGATATTAAGGACTCAGATGAGTTTATGTGTTGGTTCGCAGAGCTAGCCCTATCGATTACATATTCTCTGGTAGATGAATTGAAACTATCGGAGATAGCTATATAGTAATTATTACTTTGAGTAAGTTCGCTCTCTATATCCAAGGGAGAATGTCTAACATTGTAATTTTCTGAATTATATTTATTTTTTAGGTTCATACTCATGTGATTTATGATGCCTTTTGTGCAATCATCTTGCAGCCAGCTTTAACCATATCCCCATTCGATTTACCGGATGAGTCGTACTCAGATGCCCAAGAATTTACTGACTGTTTAGAGTACCCCAGTCCTTGCAAAGCTTTCAGAACTGTTTCATTGGGCTTAGAACGATGACTAGTGTGTTTAATTTCAGCTTCATATGATTTAGCGAAAATAGGAGAATCCGTTGTAATACGGAAGATATCACGATTACTTACAACGGCCTTTTCTTTATCAGCCTTTTCTTTATCAGCCTTTTCTTTGCTAATGATTTTCTTTACTTGAACCCAACCATCAGCATCGAGACTGCTTCCAAAACAGTTGAACACGACGACATCAGACATGAGAATTCTTCTATCAATGAAGTTCAGAACGAATTCAGTATATGGAATTTCCCGAGCTTTTGGATAAACTATAGGTACTGATTTACAGTCTACAAGAACAGATTCTAAAGTGCAGATATGGGAGTTATTCTGCCTAGGCATAGAGAACTTCTCCAGACAACAAACTGCGTATCTATTTCTGGCGTAAACGTAAACGGTCTCTCCAGTACTGGTTACTTTAAATATGAATCCTGCAGAAGATGTCTGTTGCCAAAGAACCGGTATATGACTCATTTCCATGTATTTGGAACGCTTTCTAGTGTGTAATTTTCATTTTGCATCTATTATTGGTGCCTAAATATAATGAAGGTATTGATAACTGGGTTTGAACCTCTATGGGGTATTAAGCGCACTCCAAGTGGGGATTTAGCAAATTTATGGGAAAAACAGGAATTTAGCATTCCTGGAATTGAAGTCAGGGGATTAGTACTTCCACAATTATTTAGAAAATGCACAGAAATTGCTTGTTCAGAAATATCTAATTTTAAACCCGATTTTGTACTGATGTATGGTGCCACCAAAAAGAATGGTCCTATCCGATTCGAAAGATTTGCAATCAACGTGGAACTATCTTCCATGGGTGACAATTCCAAGATACCTGTCCAGGAAAGACCAATAGATCTAAATGGTCCTACTGCTTATGAGAGTACTCTTCCAATAGACTATTTAAAAGATATGGTAAATGAAGGTGGTGTTTCCGCCAAGATATCTCAATTTGCAGGCACACATGTTTGCAATTCAGTATTTTACGGTGTTAGAAGGCACATAGACTTAAAAAGTCTTCCTACGAGAGCCGGTTTCATACACATGACATTTCCTAATGAATATGGTGTATTTGAAGATGGGACATGGAACACTATGGTATTCCCTGAACTGTTCAAAGCATCCGTTTTAACTATCAGTGCTTTAAAAACATGGAAAGACCAGAAACATACTTAAAAAGGTGGTCAATAGAATATATTGATGAAGAAGGAGACATGGTCCTTTATCATTTTGATGGTTCAGACCCGCAATTGTTTGAAGAGTTAAGATCATTGATGGTGCTAGGGTTTAAACCTACTGCATATAATTTGACTCCACAAATCGAATCAAATGTAAAATGTAATGCTATTTTAGATACTAGCAGAAAATAAAAGTAGCAAGTTCAGGACAAATGACTAACTGGAAAAAATTTTTGGTAGATGATCATGCGGACGTTAAGCGTCTGGACTATGTAATAAGATATAATAGCATTCCTTCATTATATCAAGAATCAGTATCGCAGCATACATTTTGGGTTGTTTTACATAGTGTGCTCTTACATAGAACAATAAGTAAGAATACGAATAAACAGGATGATAGTATAGAAACATTCATTCTCAGAAAGGCTTTAATTCATGATATAGGAGAATGTGTAACTGGTGATGTAGTTAGGACATTTAAGTATGCGAATCCTGATCTTAAAAAAGCAGTCGATGACACTGAAGACATGATGGTAGAAAAATATCTACCATCAATCATTAAGGAATTAATCAGTGATTCTGTCCCTAAAAATGGGGAGGATGCGAAGTATGTGGATACTATAGTAAAAGCTGGTGATTTTATCAGTTTATTTAACTATATGAGAAGAGAATTTAATAGGGGAAATCAAGAAATCGCCCCATTTCTTAATAAAATGCGTCAAGATTTCATGGCTATGCACGAAAAATCTGCAAAAGAGAATGAATGGTATCAGAAAAAGATATCAGAGTTATATTTGAACATGTGCGAACTTGCTACGCATAAGGAAGAAGTTAGAGAAGTTTAGCTATTAACGCGACCTGGGATTTTTCCACCATAATACCCTGATCTAGCTCTATCAATGATAATTCGTACTTTTTCTCTAACCATAGACTCCAGGTCGATATCGTTCGTTTGAGCTAATAATATTGTGTAAATATAGACGTCTGCAATCTCAGAGCATATAGCTCTGTGCTTATCCTCTCGGCTCCCACCAGCCCGCATAGCCTTAATCAGATTATTGGCCAATTCACCACATTCACCGGCCAATGCAAGTCCATAAAATATGGCGGGGTCATTGCCGAAGGCGTCATTAACACCCATACCTTTGATATCGCAAAGTATGGAATGTGATTCCATGACAGAGTCCTGTATAGAATCTCTCAGTTCTAATTGATTGGCAATCTCTAGTATTTTCGATTTATGTTCCTCCGGAATGTCTTTTAATATGCAAGATAAAAATTCAGCTTTGCTTAGAGCCATCATGATGATTCAGAAAGTTACACTCAGACAGAAATAAGAATTCACGGTTTAAAATTTCGATTTAAATTTCCACCATATAAGTTATAGAAAGGGAGAGTGCGAGCGGGATTGTTAATCACTTTATAGGGGGTCATATTATCTTTGATTTCATCACTTACTAGATTGGTATACTCAGCAAGTCTGACTAAACTAGGGTCGGCAGTTATCCTTAATAGGTCCTTCTTGGCAGATCTGTTCTTTTGTAGCACGTAATAAACCGTATCGTACGTGATTTCATCCAATTTGCATTTACCATTTACGAACCATATGTTTTTTGAACAGTCTCCAGTACATAATGTTGTTTTACGGTCAGTGTTACAATTATCACACATATTAAATTGTGCCATTTAATCCTCGATTCTAGCTGATACTACACAATCTGAGTTAAATTTTAACCCATTGGTATGAGTTTTCCAATCCTTTTGTATGATGAGGGAACCTCCATTACCAAAGTCATTGGTAAAATTATTGTTAGTCTCCTGCCCGTACCTATTAGATATTATTAAATTGCATTTATGGTTAGCTGCGAAATCCATCCATGTGGTTGATGGGAATCCACCCTTACCCCAGTTAGCACATGTAGCTACATATTTTGGTTTTATGTCCTTAAAAAATGGCGTGGACGCCTGTCTGGGGATGTTAGATGGTATTCTTGCCCTAATGTCTCGGCAAATTATATGAGATAATGTCCCAAAATCAGTATTTACGACGGTTGGGGTTTCAGTTCCCGGGGTCGCCCAAAGGAAGTCATTGCCCCACAAGTTTACTTTTCTATATCGACTAACGATATCTCCATCAGGAGATATTATAAGTGAACTGTTGTGGAGTTTATCACCATCGGCCTCCAAAAACCCATAAACCACATACGAAGATAGTTCCGTGGCCACTCCTCTCATTTCTCTGAAAGTGGGGCCATCAAACCTCTCGGCAGCCTTCCAAGCCTCTTCCGATGTCAAGAAAGTATATCCGGTAAGGCATAACTCTGGGAATACTACTAGTTCAGAACCAAATTTCCAAGCTTCATTTACTAAATCTTCACATTTTTTAAAGTTAGCCCTGATATCCGCATTATTCCTTGCAAGAGTAGGCTTGAATTGTATAGAAGATATGATTACCATATCACTTATGAGTTATCAAAACTCGACCTGATGATTTTTCTTCTTGTTGGATTATTAACTGCTCCATTTTTAGCGTGAAAGCTTCGGATTCCATACTGATCACACTAAGAGATTCATTTATTAGTTTAAAATTTTTAACATCCCCTCCTTTATCCGGGTGGTGCATAGCCATCAATGTTTTTCCATTTTTCTTGCAGGTTTCCAATGTTTCCTGCACTAAAACGATTTTATCTTTTCTACTGGATTCTGATAATTTTTTAAAATAGGCATTATGATCTATTCCTAGTATCTTTAAAGCATTCGATAAATTCATTTAAAAATTAAGCCCCTTTAAACTCTTAAGAGCCCGATTTTGGGGAATCCCCATCTTACTTTTTACAAATTGCTCTAAATCTGAAATATCCTTTAATTCTTTTTTATGTGATATGGCGTATTCCGTCTTGAGTGATGATAATCTTTTTAGGAAATCCCCTAAATCCATAATGAACCATACTAATTGGTAGTATATAATATGAAAAAGCAACCAGATTTTATGCATTTGTGGAGGCTTTGCGTAAAAGAAATGGATAAACTAAACTTATCCCGGCATAAATCCATATTTTTAAATCATGAACACAAAAAAGAAGAAATCTGTAGAAGATTCAACATTATCTCAATAGAGGACATAAACCGATTCAGTAGCAGCGTAAAGAAGGCATAATTTTAATTGTAAATTTTTGTTATGGGATCTTATACCCAAAGGACAAAATGAAACCGACGAACAAGAATGCTTCTCAGAATATTGCACCTCAAAAGTTTGATATCACAAATAAAGCAGATGTTAAGAACATCGCTTCGGTGGCTAATCGACTACTGAAGGGGATTGATAACGAAACTACAGCGGTCATGAAGCTCCTGAAGTCTAATAATGAGCGGATAGGAAAGATGGCTGATAGTCTTGACAAGTTATCTAAGGTATTTAGCACAGTGACTAATGCCGCCATCACGAATACAACATCCACTGTTGCTAAAGCAACAGATAAAATTGTTGAGAAGAGCAATTCAGTAAAGGCTGTTAAGCAATTGGACAAAAAAGCACCATCTAAATCATCAGGTAAGGAGAATAAAGTAACTAGCATATCTCCCGTTACTAATGAAAGACCACCGCTGAAGCAAGTGATCGACAAGATACTTGAAAATCACGGGGGTGGTCCTGTTAAGTCTTCTGACATTTATGCTGAAGCATGTTCCGGCAAAGAAAAATGGAGCCGACAATCTTTCTACAATGCATTAAAAGATAACTCGAAATATGCACGTTCGGGTGACGGAGCAGAAACCACATATAAACTTGTTAGATCGGTGTCTATTTCTGAGGAAGAGACAGAAAGCATCATTAAGAAGGCTGAATCAAATTATTTAGCTATCGCTAACGTAATCTGAAGCAGATGACCCCCAGCTAACGCACATACTGGCAGGGGGTCATTTGTATTGGTATTGTACATAGTGGAGTATAAATCCAAAAATACTCTTGATAAAATAAAGTCAATAAGTAAAGATATATCTTATAAATCTGAAAAGCGTAGACTGCTAGTTTACAAAGATAAAATAACATGCAAGCCAGGGTGTAGTCATTGCTGTAGTAGGCCCGTATTTGCGACTATAGGGGAAGTGGCTAACATTTCGGATTCTTTAAAGAAATCAGGGAAGCTTGGAGAGGTAATTAAAAGATCAGAAGAGTTAATGGAATACGGGGATATACCACTAAACACATGGTATGATTTGCAACTTAAGTGCCCCGTTCTTGATCCCGAGACGAACAAGTGCTTAGCGTATCAGAATAGACCACTGATGTGTAGTACACATTTCTCCGAAAGTGTTCCAGATTTATGCAATCCACAAAGCTTTGTCGATGGGGAATTAAAGTTGATAGAATTCGAAGATTATATGGAAGAGGGGGATGAGAAAATCATAAAAGTATCTGGTCAATCTTATTGGAAATCAAAAATAATACTTCATTATGTGATCAGTAATGTCGATGTTTTTAAAAACAGAGATGGGCTGCAGTCTGAAGAGATAGTTAGTATGATTGCTAAGGGGTACTAATGGGGCCTTGTCTTTACTGTGGAAAAAATGCTGAAGCGCGAGTAGAAGAGGGTGAATATCCGGGTGTGGACACAATATATGTGTGCGAAGTACACTGGAAAATATTAAAGAACCCAAAACTCGCCATGAATCTGATGAAGGCCAATATAGCGAAATCTTTAAGGGGAAAGGAAGCTGCTAAAATACTGGAACTAAAATTTAGACAGTTCGAAAGATTTGCTAATGCTATAAAGACCAAGAATTCGACAAATTCGTAGCAATAGTTACTACTTGATGTCTCATATCTCTCATTATCTTATGAGATACCTTTTTATCTCCATAAGATAATGCTGCTCTTATGATATCGGGGGAAGACCCAACACGAGATGCTCTAACATACCTCGCTAAGTCATGTCTTTTCATTCTTCTCAGACGTAGTTCTAGAGCCAAAATGCTTTCACTCTCCACATGCCCATCTGATATGCTTTCATATGACTCTTCTAAGGTTTTACCGGTTTCTTGATTAGGTTCAAAAATACTATCTTTTTCTTTATCATATCGTTTTTTCTTGGATACTATATTAATGCACACATTATTGGCTACCATGTACACATAATGACCAAAAGATGACTTCCTCGGATCGTGAACACTTCTTGTGGTGTTTTTATGTATGATCGCAGTATAGACTTCTTGAAGTAAATCCTCCATTGAATAACCATCCACTTTAAAAAATTTGTATACTATTTTTTCTATATCTAGTTTCTTCTTTCTAATGTCAATACCAAGTGCCACCTTCTCATCATCAAACGCATTCCTTGGCCAAGGAAGACGATCTGGTTTCTTTTGAGTTGATTCTTTATTAATTTCCAGAGATACCACAGACTCACCCCTTTTACGACAATAACCGGTTTTTAAGCTAAGTTACGCTTTTAATATATAAAATCTACTCTACCAATGATTTCAATTTTTTGTGATTCCATAAAAAGACTAAAATGAACCAATAAGATTTAGATAACACTTCGAACACACTTGTTCATATTTGTCTTCAAGACCTAATTGTACTTGCGGGCCTACATTGGTTGGGATTCCAGACTCGAACCTCATATTAAAAAGAGCCTTTTTAGTGCATCTATGACAAACTGTCTTGATTTCTTCTATACTATCCGCCAATTCAAATAGTCTATGAGACCCTGGAAATAGTTTGGTTTGGAAGTCCGTTCTTAGTCCAAAGCATATAACAGGAACATTTCTTATGTCCGTCAATAACCTCAATTCTTCAATATTTTTAAAAGATAGAAACTGACACTCGTCAACTAAAACGCAGGAAATATCTGTATATATTGCTAACATTTCTAAAATATTATCATTGTCGCTTACAATGTGATTGGTTTCTTCCGATAATCCAGTTCTAGATTTTACACATGTATCTCCGAACCTATTATCAACATGCGGTTTCATTATGATCACTTTCTTTCCCTGAGATTTATAATTATGAGATACTGCCAAAAGATTCAAGGTTTTGGCACTGTTCATGGTGCCATAACGGAAGTACAACTTCGCCATCTGGGACTTTACATTTTTCGGTTATACTAAGTAAGGTTCTTGAGATGAAAAATGACTACCTAAAAGAATGTCTATCAGATTTATCTTTTAAAGTGAAAAGGTCTATACCTATCGACCAATTTTCTGCGGAATTTTGTGTTTACTGTCTGAATAATACATGCGTGAGGTCCGGGTCTTCGTCTTTGGCATTTGACCGAAGGGTTCAGAATTGGGAATCAAAATATTTTCTAAATGTAGTAAGGGCTAATGATTCTGACCCATCATATGATAACATTAGACTGAAATGGTTTAAGCCAGAAGTGTTAATACCATCAACTGGTAATAAAGAAGACCTTTTAAGGAAAAAGAAAGGTAAAGGCGTGAAGGTAGAGACAAAAATAATCAGCAAGGATATCGAAGATACACTTAAAGAAGGGTTAACACCCAATAAAGTGATGGAAACAGTTTCGACTCAAATAGTGGGGTCAAAGTCTTTCGATATAGTGGACCTCACACAGCAGAAGGATTCTGAGGACCATTCTAGTTCAGGCGTTCAAACAGGGAAAAAGACAAAGAAAAAGTCTTCTACCAAGAAGAAACCGAGTGAGCCCATATCAATACCCGATAAATTAGAAAACCTTCACAATAGTGTGAAGGTTGCTTCCAAAAATGCTTCAAATGCTGGTGGTAATACTAATTGGCAAAATGCCGGTTACATCAAAGATGAAGGCCAATCGGAAATAGTATTAAATTCTGGGGATTCTTTTACTTTTGGGAGCTGAAATGGATATCGATCTTTATCAAAAAAACGACCTTTCTACAGAAGTATCATTCAGTTTTAGAATTAAATATGAAATAAATAACAACAAAAAACTTTGGAAGTCCTTATCATTATGTAACACAGTGTTGGAATTAAAAGAAACACTGATGTGTCATTTATCTGAAGAATACGATCTTAACGATAAAGAAAAAGAATGTGAAAAAATATCACAAGAAATTATCGAACTTCGGAAAAACCCTGGAAATTATTTAATAGGCAAAGACGGAAAAGCAATACTAAGAATTACGCCGGACATGCTTTACCATGCGTCTCCAGTGACCACTGAAGATGGAAGAATAAGACCTGGGCCGATACAGATACATCCTAAGATATCAAGCGGAATAACGCTAGCTGTACATGAGAAGACCAAGTTAGCAAATATCGAGAAGTCATATCCCAACAGTCCAGCGTTAAAGCACATAAAGGAACCGTCAAGTATACTTGACGTTGCTATTTCCTTTTTACTGAACCAAGAATGTGAAATAAGTGAAGAAGAAGGTGATGAGAAGATTTTAGAAGTAGGAAGAGAAGCGATAAATGGAGTTTTCCAATCATTTAACCCATCTTTTATTCGGTCCGAATTGTTTGGGAGATCGTTAGCACTAAAAATGATCAAAGATGGAGTTAAAAAATTCAGATTCACCAAGTGTGAACGGAAGTATAACTCACGATTTTCTTGGTATGAAGTCAGCGTAATAGTTTCTGGCTAATTCTGTCTTTGTCTATTCTAGAAAAAATGTCTAGAACATAACCCAATACACTCGCCATCGCCCATTGAAACTCGGATACGCCAATCACTTTAATACTATCTATGCCTTCTAATATTTTGATGATTTTATCCACGGAACATCTATAGGTACACTCTATGTAAACGCCCATAGGTAACATCGGAACCAAGTCTGAAGGGTCATGTAAATAATTAGACATATGTATGAATAAATTTGATATTCTCATTATTTCATCCTTCAGGCAGATATTAACAGTATTTATAGTTTCCTTATCAAGTCCATTAACGCAGAATCTTTCAATGGTGAGTTGAGGCATCCACGTGATGATCGGATTTCTTACCGCAAATTCATCTATTAATCCGTGAGATAATAATTGTGGTGTGACTGTCTGAAATAAGTTGCATGGCATACATAATTTAATAGAGACATTTCTATCGTGAGGATTGGTTTCCAATAATTCTACAAAACCATTTCCTAAAAATTCCTGTCTATCCATTAAAAGACTTCCATAGCTTCGATGGGATCGGCCCTATGGCGTTGATCCCATTATAGTTCCCTGTAGTTTCATAACTGTCATATTCTCCCGATATTTCATAGAAACGTACTTGCCCTATACGCATGCCTTTATATACCTTTACTTTCTGTGAGACCATGACCTCTAAAGTGAACTGACCAAAGAATCCTGGATCACCCAACCCTGCTGTCGAATGGATTTGAATAAACAATCGTCCCACGCTAGATTTACCGTCAATAATTGGAACATACTTTTTAGTCCCCACCATTTCATGGGTGTGCATTAAATAACCGATTCCCGGTTTTAAAACCAACCCTGAGTCTGGTATGTCAAATGTATGTACAGGTTCTTCTTTTTTCGAATCAATGTAACTGCCAGATTTAATTTCTATCTCGCCATGCCTAATCTCGGTTACTGACTCGTAGACTGCTACTTTAGATCCTAATGTCAAGTCGACAGAGATCGGATTTAAATGGTTCATATCGAAGGGGTTTATTACGATTGAACCATTACCTATTTCTTCCAGAATTTTCTTACCTGATATCACACTCATCCTGCCATTCCTTCCACAATCGCAATTCTCCCCATGATATCTTGTTCCTCTCTGACAAAGAAAACCAGTCTACAGCTAGGACCATAGTCCCCTAACAAGTCTGCATAGAAGGATATGTGGTCATCAGGACATTCTATTTTCTCATTATAACCCGGGAAAGATAAATCTGCCATTATTTCAATCCCTTTACATTTCTGTATACTTATCACTATATCCCGGGATGGTATCCTACCGAAGGTAAAGTTTTCCATGATTAAAGATTACCTGACAGATCAAGAATGGATAGACAGTCTTAACATAGTCGAACATATTAAGACTGAGTTATTGATTGAGGAACTTAATGATTTTGCTCGACGCGAGCTTGAATTAATAAAGAATGGGGAAGTCAAAGAAGATCTCCGTATTGTTCTGGTGTACAACGTTTCAATTCTAGCAGCCGCAGCAGCCAGATTAAAGAGTCTAACCGACTCCGAATAGTCTTACTAGAGTATTGAACGCTGCAACATCTATTCGAGGTGATTCTGATTCATTTACCAATATCTTTCCATCTTGTTTTACAATTCTTAGTGGAGTTTCGCCCTCTGCCAGGATACATACTGCTTCTAATTTCCTTAAGTTCGACTTGTTTAAAACACACCGGATAACGAATCGATGCACCTCTTTAGGGGGACTACTGGCTAATGGAAGAATGTCATGAGTATCTTGGGTTTTCGTATCTATATCTATATATTTATTTTCATTCTTTATGATTGAAGTATTTACTATAGTATTCTTTAATTCAATAGACTGTTCTTGAGTGGTGGGTATCTCAAAATCAGTTTTTATTCCAACCTCCGTAGGCGTAGTTGACTTAACATTTATTGTGGTGTCATAAGGACCTTGCGGGGAGTTTTCTTTATTATTTACGCCGCTACCATCATATCTGTGAATGTATGGAATTAAAAATTCTGGTATAACCTGATATATTTTATTGTCGCGGAAGTACTCATCGCTCTTCAACTTTCCGGTATAAATATCTCCATCAACATATTTTGATTCTGCAGGAATGCCGTCTACCATTTTAAAATAGTCAAATCGTGCCTTCCAGTTTAAATCAATGCCCGGTTCCGTAAGAAGTGGGACGACCCAGTCTCTTCCATGTGCCTTAGGAAGCTTCCATGGGAGAGTCATCCACTCATCTAATTTACGAACTGCCTCCATCAATAGCTCTGGTTTAATCTCATATACTACTTCGTCATGAACTGTAAGAACATATTTAATTTTGTCTTCCCACCCATTCGCCTTAATGTTCTTATCTACGAAGCACATCGCGAATTTTAGGACATCAGCCGAGGTAGCTTGAATAGTGTAATTGATAGCACATCTTTCGGCTTTCGAGCGAATGGCTCGAATGGGAGAATCTATGGTTGGGATGGGTATTCTTCTGCCATAAGCAGTAAATATGCACTTGTTGCGCTTAGCAAAGTTCTTTTGACTTTCTACGTACCCCATGAGAACCGGAACGTCTCTTCTTAGATTCTCCATGTGTCTCTGGGCATCTTCCATGGAGCAGCCAACATTGCGTTGAATTGCTCCTGCTCCGCCACCATATATGAAGGCAAAGTTGCTTCTTTTCCCACGATTCCGTTCATCCTTGGAAACAGATTCTTTACCAAACAGGGTTTTTGCAGTGATTTTATGAACATCACCATCCTTATTCAGGAAGGAGTCAGTCCATATTGGGTCTCCCGAGAGATTTGTGACTACCCGTAATTCTTCACCTGCGAAGTCTAATTTTACTAGAACCCATCCCGGTCTTGGTATTATACATGTTCTAATTTGCTTAAATAAGTCAGGTTTATCATCGTCTGAATCTCTAGGAATCCCTTGGAAATTTATACCAGAGTAACCATTTTCAATCTCACCTGCTCGGGATGCTAATCTGGCAGTATCTGTTCCCATTTGTCTAAAATCGGGTCTAACATCTCCATTCTTATCCACTGCCAGTGAAAGTGGCTCTATATAGCTACCTTTCATCTTAAGATAATGACGCCACTCTATGATTAATTCAAATAAACTTTCTGACTTAGGATTCCCATTCTTATCATTATGTCCGCTTCTAGTTACTACAAATTTTTTCCCGTATGCCTCGTGAAGAGATTTTAGAGCCTCATCTTTCAGAGTATATTGTTTAATTTCTCCAGAATTAGCTTCAGATTCATAATCATTATCTTCATCAGATTCTTGATTTAACTCAGTCGGATTTTCTCCTAACATAAACTGTGTCGGTTTTAATTTCAGTCCCTCAGGATCAGTAATCATGGCGTGCGATAATTGCTTAGGAGACCCGACATTCAGAGTGAGCCACTTCTTGGTTCTCCCTGTATTATTTTCTATGATATTCCTTATGATATCTCCCACTTCCTCAAGTTCTCTATCACATTCTGTAGATAGTTCCTTTACTCTTTCTATGTCTACATGTACCCTATTCCTTTCCATCTTTCTGAGAACGTTGCAAAAGCTCTTTTCGAGACTATATATCTTTCTATCATTATCACTTAATTTCTCTTGTAGCGCAAAGTACAGTTTATATGTGAAAATTCCATCTGAGCAACCATATGCTAATCCTTCCTTTGGATGAAGAACAGCAAAGTTGTGAGTAGACCTCTTTTCTCTCTTAAGCTGAGCCACCATTTCAGTAGTGAAAAGATCATGTAACTCAATCATGTCCACACCAAAAAGCTGCTTGGTGAGTGGCTTGAGACCACTTGGGTTTCCCTTAAGAGGGTTGATCACCTTGACCATCAAGAAGGTGTCTTCGTACTCATCTACTTTCCACTGCTCTTTATTAATCAGGGGATATAGCAACTCACAGTCGAACTTGCTGTTGTGAAGTATGGCTTTAGCTCCGCTATGGGCTAATCTTTCTAGTTCGTCCCATGCTAAGTCCCAATCAAGGTTATCCGATCCTTCAGGTTCGTGTGATAATGGTACGTAATATCCATTAATACCGTCGAAAGACATGCAGACGCCTACGACTCTATCCACAGTCCTCATTCCATGACGTGTTTTCTTCCCATCACCAAAGTATTCATCCGGATATACTCTAGTATCGACCCCGGTAGACTCAAGGTCTATACTATATACCCTTTTCTGAACACATATATCTACTAATTTCTTTAATTTGTCTATACTGTCTACTAAATGAAATTTGTAATCTTGCATCCATGGTCGGTCAAATGCAGGTCGATCGTCGATTTGTTGCAGGAACATCATAAATCTTTCACGCGGAGTATAGTTTAAAAATCCTACTAATGTACACTCAATTTCATCTGTTTTTTTGGTTATGAATCAATCATACTACGAAGTATTGGGGATTCCAAAAGAATCGAAGGATGAGGACGTTAAGAAGGCATATAAAAAATTAGTATCAGAACATCATCCCGACAAAAATCCGGGGAATGACCATGCAGAGGCATTTTTCAAGAAAATAAATGAGGCATATGCTACGCTATCAAATCCTCAAAAGAAATTAGAATATGATAGAAAGTTATTTCCTCCTGGGGATTTCCAGAAAGCGATTTTTGATGAAATATTTAAGCCATTTAACCATATGCATGGTAATGCGTTTAAACGAAAACATGCGTACTTCGATTCCCCTGGGGAAGATGTCTATATAGAATCTAGGATTAGTTTTACAGAATCATACTTGGGAACAAAGAGATCATTCCCAAGCATGTCTATAGAAGACTGTATTGAATGCAACGGAATGGGAGCCAGGGCAGGCACCAAGTTCATCAATTGTGGTAGTTGTGGAGGGTCAGGGTGTATACAAGAGATATTTCACGTATCTACAAGAAAGTGCCCTTCATGTTCAGGAAGAGGTAGCAGGCCTCTCCTATCGTGTGTAGCCTGTTCCGGAGTTGGTAAATTACTTAAGGAAAAGCCAATAATAGTATCGATACCATCCGGAGTGAAGAATGGGGATACACTAAGAGTATCAGGAAAAGGACAGCCGGGAAATCCACCTGGAGAATTATACATCATAATATTAGTACAGTCGATTTCTAATTATCTTCGACACGAAAATGATATCCATACTGCCATGAAAATTCCACTGAACATTATGGTGCATGGCGGTAAAATGGAAATTTGTACTCCGTGGGGAAGTAATCATATCTTAATCATTAATCCTTGTACAGATTCGGGTGATATATATTGTGTAGATAATGCTGGATTTAAAAGCCACCACGGTGTTGGTAATCTTCTGATCACATTAAACCCGATCATTCCAAAAGTGCTAACAACTCGGGCCAAGATGTTATTTAACGAACTCATGGACGAAATTAATCCGAAACAATAATAATATGGAACCCTTCTTTCATTTTAAATATTAAGCTAGATAAAATAAGTCGTTCAGACTTCATGATTGACTCATATAGCCAACACCTGGGATAATCACCTTCCCTTTTTTGTATTGATGGTTTCAAAGTACAAAGATCTGGTCTGTACGAAGCACAAAAATATCTCTCATTACACTTGGTATTATCTATTCGGTTTAATACGGCCTGGGGAGGACTTCCTAAATATTTTTTGAAGTTCGAATCGTAACCGGTTTTGGCTTCTTCTATTATTTTTCTGGGAATGAAAGGTATCCACTGAACGATTTTTCGCTTTACACTAAAATACTCTCTTATATATAAGTCATCTACCCTGTTTAGATCTAGCTCGGCAATGTTGATTGTTTCGCCGTTGGATAACTTTATATGATAATCTACAAATTCGATATACATTAAAACAATACGATCTTTAACCAGTCCGGATGTTCCTTCGTTCTTTTAGGATCGTCCCTTCTCATAGATTCTTTCTTCTTTAGAACCACTCCATGGATAAATCCTGACCTATTATCATTCAATTTCCTGTGTTCGTAAGCGTCCTTCTTGATTTGATTGAACACAGTAGGATTTACTTCGTGTCTAGATATCACATTTATACTACCACAATCGCTAGTGAGCCCGCTCAGGTACCCATATCTCTTCTCGATAGTTTCATGAGTAACATCTTTATGATTCCATATCATGGTATCCCATAATGTAATCTTGCACTCGTCTTCTTTAGAATAATTCCAAGAACCTCGTTTATTTAAATTCCATATTTCTCCATCAAAAACTGTGCCATTAGGTATCTGCATGCTATTGAGTTGATCGATTAAATTCGTAGGTATATCAAATCGATTCTTATGTCTACTGAATAGCTTAATGGTTATATCTTTCTGAATAATGACACGATATCCATCATATTTTTTCTCCATGATATAATCATCACAATTAACCCTTTTAAAAATATCTTCGTCTACCTTCATGGGCTTCATCGGAAATTTCCAAAGCATGTTGAAGATTTGACGTTTTCAGATAAGAAATTTTCGATGAATGTTAAAAATATGCTAGTTCGTATTGCCAGTCGTATTGCCATGATAAGCTCTCCACTAAGCGACAGATCAGATTATGGGCATTCAGAATCTTCACTGCCTCGTGGTGAATCTAAAGTGAGTTACGTTAGAAAAACCAAGAATAAAGAGCAGTGGTGTGTATATAGCGAAAACAATCCGGAATGGTCTGGAGGATGTTATCCATCGAAGACCCAAGCTGAAGAAAGGCTTCAACAAGTAGAAATGTTCAAAAGGATGAAGTCAAAGAAAAGAAAATCAAAGTAATTCTTCGACAACGAAAAAACTATCAATGAATCTTGAGGCTTTTTCTAAAGAAGATATCATTTCAGGAGTCGAACTTCCTGTCACATTATGATCCCATCTAATGGCGTCCATCATTCTATTAACTTTAATATACTCAGGAAGTGTAGCTTTGTGACGGTTTCTAATTAGTTTATTTTCAAGTATTTCGAGGAATCTAGGAACATCATTCCAAGCACTAGACTTATAACCAGCTGTCCGTTCAACCAGTGGAATGTGAACATTATCAGGTTTCTTAGGTACCTTAATTCCGAATCGCTTTTCTAGTGCAGATAAAGACTCATAATATTTATTAGAATTAAATCTTGAGTGTAAGGCTATTCCATCTAACCGGTCTTTGCATTTAAAGCAATAAAAATGACTTGCTTTATTTCCGGAAGCTGCATAATATCTAGCTGAAGGTTTATTCTTATCATCATGAAATGGACATAGTATTTGTAGACTGGTACTTTCGTCCAGTAATTCTATGCCTTTTTCTACTAAAGCGTTGTAAGCCGAGTAAAATTTATTTACTTCGGATATTCTACGATTAGTCCATTCCTGTTGCTCCGTTTTAGACAGGAATTCTCGATCCATATGATATATTACACTAGTCAGACTACTCTTTCTGGCCGAATCCGCAGAAAGTAACGGTATTCCTTTCACTATCATGATGCTCTATATAGAAGAAAGGTATATTATACCTCACTCTAAGATAGTCTAATGAATCTTGATGACTCGGGTCTAGTTAGAGCCTCTTCTACGGCTTCATATAGACCACCATACTCATACTCATCAGGAATCATTTCCTGAGCTATCATCTTCAATATTTCTCTCTTTGATATGCTGAAGTCTCGAGCCACTTCTTCATATTGCGCATTTAACCAAGCTTCTACAACGGGTCCGACCCCCACTACGTTCGTTAAGAAATTAACTTGTACAAATAACTTCACTTTTTCTGCCGGAACATCTTCTCCATGCTTATCTTTTAAAATTTTTGATAACTCTAAATATTTCTTTCCCAGAGCTTTTTGTTTTGGAGAAATTTTTTCGGATTTATCATCCATGGGCTTAAAGGTGGGCTTTAATTCCCCGATGGTAATTCCATTCTCTACTAAATATGTCTCTAAAAATAGTTTTTGCTCAGCTTTATTGGGATCGGCTACGATGTCTTTGGTGGTCTTGTTTAATCCTGGTAAACCATTTGTGCTTAAGGAGTTCAATAGTTTATTTAACTGCTGCTCAGTACAGTAGTCTTTATCATTATCCTTTATGTGCGTGATAAACCTTTCTAGACTAGAATATTCGAAGTCAGTATCTTTAGAAGATAGAGACTTTAGACTGTAACCTAAGTCTAATAGTTGAGTTTTAAGTTTACTATCTGGGATATTAGTGGTTCCTGAGATGATTTCTAATTCTTTTTGAGAGTATGTATCCTTATCGTTGTATTTTAAGTAATCTACAAAGGAATCTACATCATATATCTTTAAAATCTTTGAAACTTTTACGACATGTCGAGCCGGATTATATGTAGCATTGAAATGCGGATCACGACCATTTTTCACTTGTTCTTCGCATATTGGACATTCCATGGTCTCTTCATCAGTGCTCCAACCACAATAAGGACACTTAGTCTTCACTTCATAATATAAAACGTTTTCTTTAATTAGCTTATCAACCGTGTTTTGGTCATAGGATTTAGGATGATTCTTTTCGGTCACTTCCGGAGCGTATTTTTGTCGCTCTCTCTCTCGTTCTCTCTTTTCGCGAGTTTCTGTAATCTCCTTAAGTCCATGTTCGACCTTCGGAGCATTAGGTAATTTAGGCGGAATGACCTTAATAAGGTCGCCCTCCGCATTGTATTTGGGAGTGGATGACTCGGGAAACAACCCTGCTACTAAAAATTCTAGCTGATTCGCTATCTTGAATCTAGAAGGATACTGATCATAGTCTATTTTATTCGCAATAATTTTCAGAGCATTACTTAATAAAACAGGGTCCATACTACTTACAGCTTAAGATAAATGGCCTATTATTACTATTTATCGTCAGCTGCGTTCATTTGTTTTACCAGTTTATTTGCCCAAGACCTTCCTGGATCACCACCCCACAATAACCAGGCTATTCGACCTGCACTTGGGTATCCTTCCCCGCTGGGGCTCCAGCCTTTTCCTTTTTTATCAATTTCATGGCGATCAAAATACGCCTTCATTCTTCGAGCAGTCTTAGGGCTTATCTGAGTATCGTTTGATAAATCTCTAGCTCTAGCAACGCCAACTTCAGTACCGCCTCTCCCGAATTCACCTCTCATATTTAAACCTGATTCGGCTGCTTTTTGTACAGATTTCGGTGGCTTGAAATCTATATGATCATACTTCTTAGGAATTCCGGCTGATCTAGATATACCACTAGCAATTCGCTCAATAAAGTAACTATCCATAGTAAAAATCCTGAAATAAGGATCTATAACGTTTTAATCGATAATGCGACTATGATAATATTTGATCCATCCTGTTTTTTAGTCTGCAAAAAATGTGATAATTCTTGCTATAATAACTGTCTTACTTGTACTCAGTGTGGTCTTCGGTTCGTGATAGAAGGAGAAGATTTCGATAAACATCTTTTAAATTTACCGAATCCTACCCACGAATGTGCAGAGTGTGACCATCATAATCATAATCCTCATTGTTGCGTAAATTGTGGGTGTGAGTTTCTAAATCCCATACAGAATCAGCTTAATGTGGCTAGTTATGATACTGTAGAAAACACTGCCATGATGGATCCTAGTGTAATTTTGCGAGAACATCCGAGAGATGGTGGTCCAGTGTCATATATGGCATTTAGTAATGTAAAGAATATGTGTCATGATTTAATAGAATTGATGGAAATGCTTAATATGAACGATGAATTACCTCAGTGGGTTAATCAGTCGTTATCGGAAGCCGCAGACAGGGTTTCCAAGGCCAAACGCTATGTGTTTGGCCAAAAAGACGTTTAACCTTTGCGTCTTTTTTCTATATTTTTCATTAATTCTGGGGTGAGACCGTAGTCAAGTAGTACGACTTTTCCAGAAGAAGTCCTACCCCAACTGCTTGATAAAGCTAAGTCATTAAGTTTCATCCCTGATTCTTTAAGATCCCCTAACAATTTGATAAAATCGTCATGGGGAAATCCTTCGGAGGATTCTTTTTTTAATTTTAAAATATCCTGGGCCGACAATGACTCGTCTTCCATTCTAAAAACCACATAATCAATATCTGATAGAGTACCACCAGAAAATTTTTCAAATTCACTATCAGATATAGGTTTTACTAGTTCGGATATGATCCAGTAAAATGATGGGTGGTACTCCAGTATTTTCGTACTAACGAGCTTAGTTAGCGGATTAGTGTAAAAATTTACTTCTGATTCGTTCTGCGAAATACCTATAGGAAGATCTTTATCATTGGTCGCTACTTTGACTACTTTCGAACTGGTCAGGGTAAAAACCGCACGAGTAGACCTGCCGATTTCTTCCAGAGATTCCTCAAGATATGTATTTATCTTTCCAGGGTCATTGAGGGATTTAAAATAACTGATATTGAACTTACCATGTATATCTCGTACTTTTGCTAATCTATACGCTATTTTATGAAGGTTCACATCCATATTTTTTACGAAAAATTCAAGAGCTTAAGTAATCATATCTTCTGCCGTGAAACTAATCTGCTGTGAAGCCGACATGATTCTATCCTGAGTCATGCTTAACATCCCAGTTTCCAGATGCCTCATTCTCTTACTAAGCCAAAAAATTTTTCCTACAAATTGTGGGAAAACTGGATTATCACGATTCTTCAGACATCCCATATAGAATTGCGCTTGTTGTCTTAATTGATCATTTAAATAAGTATATGTGATTACGTCAGCATCTTTTTCTAATTGGTTAGCGTAAGAGATAGCAGCACTGTCGTATCTTCCATCAGCCTTATCGGCTCTGAGTTTTCCTTGTCTATTCATGTGGAATAACCCTAATACAGGTACCGTATTTCCACGGGCAAAATTCAGTGCTAAAAATCGACATTCGGTTACTACCGAGTTAATCATGGTAACGAAATCATTGGTCCTGTATTTTGGTTTCAAATTACCCATATTATCTAATATAATCCCGTCACATCCATATTTATTATGAAACATTTCCGCCTTTTTCCTAACCTCCTCTGCGCTGACTTGCATTGGGGGTCTCCATACATAAAGTTTCCCTTTGCTGTTTGCTTGAAAATCTTGAGCTATGACTTTTAGCCTTTCGAAATCAAGTTCATCTAATTTACCGTCTCTAACTTTTCGGTAATCCAGACCAACATACGGATTGGGTCTACCAGCCTTTATGTCCTCTCTGTACCATTCTGTCACGAACTTACCGTGAGAACTATGTAGTACGTAAAGTTGCCTTCTTAACTGTTTATATGGCATTTCGAAAATACCATAAAATATATTTTTTCCGAAAAGGTAAGAATTATTATATGCATAGTTTAAGGCGAGAGTCGTCTTTAACTCTCCTGGGTATGCGCAGTGGACCCATAACTCTCCCGATTTATGGCCATCACCTGCAGCATCGACCGGTTCCATTCCGAAGATATTCCTGCCGCTGTATGAATCAGACTTTGTCGTTATATTGTACTCATCTAAGAACTCATCAGCGTCTTCTTCTATGAATCCTTCTAATTTTTCTCCAGATTCGAAGTGGGAGAAATTTGACATTTTATCAAACATGAAGCCCGTAGCGTCTTGGACTCCGCGAAGCACCTTCTTACCTTCTATTGGTTTATCTAGATTTCGTCCATGCTCGGCTATGACTGATGCATCGCGACATGCAATTATAAACGACTTGACCTGCTGTTGTTCTAATTCAGATCTTACTATCGAAAGAAAATTCGTTCGTATGTAAAACTGAACAGATTTAATTTCGTCTAGCCTGCTGCAGACTTCAATATCATCCTTTTTCTCGAAGTATTCCCGAATTAAAGTGAAATCGGGAGGAGCAGACATTTGTTCATAGAATGTTTCTAAATACTCATATATTTTCTTATCTTCCTCTACGTAAAACCCTAATTTATGACTAATTAACTTATGCCAATTCGCGAGTGCCTCTTCGGCATCAGGAGCACTACCTACCTGAAAAACTGATCTAATAATGCGTTCCATCAGTTCTTCCTCTTAAACTTTTTCGCACTAGATATTCCCGACCCATACATCGAAAGACCCGCGTCCGCATCTTCATCCTCGGACGGCCTTATACGAGGCTTCCTTTGGGTTTCCTTTAGTTCTAGATGTGGTGATGATGCTTCTGGTTCTTCGGGTTCGTTAAAAACCTTCGGTGTACCTTCCTGTGTTATTGCAACTGACATTAGTGGTGTTACTGAAACTGACATTAGTGGTGTTACTTCCTGGTTTATGACTATCGGAATAATATCTTCATTATTATAATTAGTGGGTAAAATCCTGTTTACTCTGTAAGTAAGAAAGTACGTTTTAATCATATCCGAAACAGAATCCGAGAAAGCAAAGCTGCCAATAGTAAATGGTTTGTCCATGTCTGAAAATAACCAAGTAGCTTTATCCCTATCCACTCTATAATTAATAGCCTCTTCAAGTGCTCCTGATGCTGCTCTATTTTTATAGGATAATTCATTTAATCTTATAACCATTAAGTCGGGAGGTTCCATTAAGTCTTCAAGACTATTATATATTTTCCCATCTTCATCCCCCTTTGCTGCGCGGGATTTAGACCCTACGAATACGTCTCGTATTTCTCTGTCCGAAGTCACTTTTATTAACTTCGAAGGATTACCTATCATCATTCCTTTTAATATGGACTTTCCGTCAGCCCAACTTGCTATTACCATTATATGCTTGCGCATCATTTCTAGAATAGGTAATTCTAGATGTTCTTTCCTGATTTCGGCTTTGCGAATATATAAAGGCATCGAAGCTGATATTCGCTTAATAAATGAACATGTACATTCAAAAGATTTCCCTTCTTTTTCAATGACCCCAAGTCCAAAACAAAAACTGCACTTTTGCATATGAAAAAATATTACATCAAGCTACATATTTAGATTAGCGAATCGTTTTTCGTATCACACACTGATTATTTAGGAATCCGACATAAAAGAAGTCCTCATCACCTACCACAGATTTTATAAGGTCTGGATTAGAAGACGTGGCACTTCCGGGAAATATGTCTTCAATCACGTATATGCCGCCAGCTCGTAACAACGGCCACAGATTCTTAAGAGTGGCGATCTGGCTCTCAGAAGCATGACATCCATCATCAAGAATAACATCCATTTGCGGAACGTCATTCTTTTGGATCAAGGAGTCAACTTCTCCAATATCTGTCGAATTGCATAAATAAGTAGTGATTCTTTCCTCTGAAAACTGCGTGTCAGGAGCTATGTCCACTCCATATACCCGGCCATTATCGAAGTAATCTCTCCAAGCTCTCAATGAACCGCCAGGCGCATAACCCGGTAAGGCATAACCAACCATGGACGAACTCGCTCCGGGAATCATTGTACCGATCCCTATTTCCATAAAATCTATGTGCTTTGACCGCATGTCCTCAAATAGAGTGCGATATAACGGAGCATATCCATTTATTGACTTATCGCTACCGTATTTATTAAACAAGTCTGCAAGTTTTGGTCTCATGATGTACAATACCGACCCTTCATCTACTAAATATCAGAAAGGTCTATCTCTAGAGACTCTATAACGTCTTTTTCTAATGTTTTCGAATTTATGACCCGCTTAATAGTAATTTTTTTCTGCATATGTTTTACAATGGGTTTGTGAGCACTAGAAGCCCCACGACTTCTAAAAGACTGCAATATGTCTTGGACTGCATCCTGACTATCTAGTTTTAACCCATCCTTGAGAGAGTCACCCGAAACTTTATCAGCCAACTTCTTTTTAGACTGTAGAGCTTTTAGAACATGGTGGTCTATAGTATTCTCACCATTTTTCCTTTTACCTAAGAAATGGTGAGCCACTACCGTGTAATGGTTAGAACCAATTCGTATCATTCGACCAATTAATTGAAGGTAGTCTCCATAACTCCAAGGTAAATCCAAGAAGATAAAGTGTTCCGCTGCTTGGAGATTTAGAGACTCAGAACCTGCCATTGTGATCAAAATCACATTTATACTTGAATCTGGGTCCTGGAATTTTTCACGGGCACTCTGTCTATATTTGGGATCAGTTTCCTTGCCAGTAATTCTTACATAGTTTATATTCCTCTTTTTTAATTCAGTATCGACTACGCTTATCATTTTTTCAAATCTACTAAAAATAATGACTTTCCTGCCAGATATATCACCCTCCAGCATATCTATCAGGATGTCTAATTTCGTACTCGTTCCTGCGAATGGTTTTCCTTCTTCATCTAAAATGAGAGATGGTGCATCTACTGCTTGCTGACACATCACCAAACTGGATAAAATATCACTAAAATCGTCATCATCATTTATGTTACCCACACCATTTTCAGCCATATCATATAAATCATCTTGAATATCGGAAAGTTCACACTGAACTTCAACCGATATTAACTCAGGAAGTTCTTTAGCCACATCTTGTTTTTTACGAGAAAGAAAATATGGCTCAATCTTCTCCACGAATTTATCTAAATTTTTATAACCTACTATTATCGGTACCTGTCTTCCTCCCGGAATTTTTTGTAATTTCACTACACAATATTCATTTTGAAATATTCCTACCTTCGAAAATAAACTAGGATTAATCACACGGAATATCCCATAAAATTCCATGAGCCTGTTTTTAACAGGAGTAGCAGTCATTCCTATGACCCTATCGCAGATATCGGATATCTCTTTTATCTTCTCGTGTACTTGACTTTTATGATTTTTTATTTTATGGACTTCGTCCAATGCAATCATATATTTTAAATTAGGATTTCTTTCTTTAAGTGCAGTCATTAAATCCAGGATACCCTCCGTTCTCATAGGAGGAGCGATTTTGTCGTTTAATTTCTTTATTTCATTCCGAATATCTTTCAATGCTTTCTTTTGTTCGATAAACTCCTTTAATAGTTCCTCTTGCTTCTTAGACCAATCAGGTGGAATACTTAATGATTTACCATTTGTCCGACCAAATACATACTCCAGCGTATTGAACGTCCCAGAGTCTGTTATGTCCTTAAGAGCAGATTCCAAAGAATCATGACCCTCCTTTATTATCTTTTCATTCTTCTTAGCTTCTTTTAATAATTTTCTATCTTTTGGGTCCGCTTTTACACCTTTATCTTTAACAATAGCAGAATCAATATCTCGTACAAGAGAGTCATATGTTAGTAGAAGCACCCTTTTTCCGTCTGATTCAGAAAAGAATTCCAGGTACCCTTTGTTCCTTTCATGCGGCTCTCCACTAACAGTTAGTGGTTCCATATTTTGCATGAATTTACGACATTCAGCCTCCCATTGAAACAGCGCTGATTTTGTAGTAACGACAATGGGAAGATATTCTGGTTCCTTTAACCAAATATATCCGATAGTGTTTAGTACCTGGAGAGTCTTTCCAAGTCCAGTATCATCCGCCAAAATCATTTTAGGTGATTGAAGCATATTCATTACTCCAATCACCTGATAATCACGAATTTTTATTGTATGAGAAATGCCGCCATTATCTTGGTAATACGACTTAAGATAACTAGAATGTTTTATACTAGGATTCGTTAACTTGCGTATTTCTCGAAGATGGTTTAAACTATCGGAGTCCATCCGCAAAAATACACTAAATCAAGGAGTAATCAACATGCAGTTGTTATTCAGCATTCTAGCTCCACTAACATAATCTTTTAGAGGAGCTCTGATATTACCAGAATAACTGACAGTGACGTCAATATCATTATATATGGTATCTAGTTCTATGGGCATGGCCATCACTGCCACGTCAAAATATATCCTGTCATGATCCACTGCTAAGTTTTCTAAAAACCCAGGAATATTTACATTGATATTAAATGGCACCCAATTTAATGGTGCCGGTACAGGAGGATTTTTTTCCCGAGATTCATAAGGTCCAACAAATATATAGGTATCAGGAAGTATGTTCCACGCTGCATTATCAAAGGAGTAGTATAAACGAATCGCAAACTGCCAGTCCAGAGACACATCTGAAATGTCGGTTGGAATAGCTGTGATCTGAATATTTGTATCTAAATTCACAGTCCATCTATTTGGAAGATTAAACACCGAGATAGGAATTCCAAATCTGTGCTCTACGTTCGGAGTCAAAATAGCATTGGCGGTCTGTCTAGCTTCATGAATCACCGATTGATTATCGGTTTCGGCTCCAATAATTTTACCAAATTTATCGTTATACTTTGTAATTGCCGTATACTGTGGCACTGGTTGGGTCTGCCATGCCGCTATATTGAATTTTGCATTGTCGGGAACTAAGATGGTGCCTCTATTTACAACGCCTATATTCCCATATATAACAGCACCAGGAGTGAGAGTAGTAGAAAAAGCGGAATTTTGTTGTGCAGGTCTTATGCGATAGGAATATTTAATATTTGAGAAACCAACATCGACTTTATTGTTGGTACAGAACAAAGTCGGGGTATTGTTGTCTCTTAATACTAAGACATCAGGAAAAATGGGTCTTTCTTGTATTGTCAAATTTATGCCTGCAAATAAGGTATTTGACGATATGTTCACTACATAGTTATCTGATATATTTATCTGTGTCGCATCAAAACCTGTGTTATTGAACAATATTCCGCTAGAAGGATTTGCAACACCTATGTAACTACCACATGTTACATAATTTCCCGTAACCGTAATATTGTCTGATTCTTTTGGACTGTCATTAACGTTTTCCGATCCATTCCCTGCAAAATGGATCCCAGATTGTGTGTCGGCAAATCTACTATTAGTGATTTTAATGTCATTCCCGTGAGATACGATCGCCGCTATACTTTTACTTTGATTATCGGATATCCATTCTTCTATTTGCATCTCATTCACGTTTATGTTATCTCCAGTAATCTTCACTGGAGATACGCAAACCCACTGTGTAACTAAACCTGTAATGTTTGCTCCTCGCAAAAGTACCCGATTGAATGATATTTTTGAATAATCCATAACGTATGGACTAAGTAGGTCTTTTACCCCACGTATTATGTGCTGAATAGGTCTATTAAGGGTACCGTTACCCTTAGATTTTTGGGGAGTTGTGCCTTCGTACGTTAAATCTTCTACTAAACCATTTTCAGTAATCAAGAAGTAGGAGTCGGTCATATCTGTCCCTCCACTTCCTAAGTTGCAAGGGAAACTGTTGATTTTAGTGTTTTTTATCACATATGACTTTGGTCCTATTAAAATATTTGCTTTGACATCTTGATTACCGACATTTGTGATATTGACTGAAGGATTGGTAAAAACCCACCATTCTGGAACATAAGCTACAGATCCCAAGTCCCCCACAGTCAAAGGATAAAAATTAGTATTTAGTATATTTAAACTCTTTACACCTGCTCCAATAGAGAAATAGGCTAGTCTTTTTTCAAGTGCATCTTGAAGTTGAGCATATACTTCAGTACCATCAAATGTCAAATTTTCAATTTTACCCCAATCAGAAGGAGATGCATAATCTGCATGCTCTTTACTGGTTATATCCCCAGTAAGTTGTATTATCAAAGATTTTTGATCTAATGCTTCTATACGGCACTTATCATATCTGAGTTCATGAATTACTAACCCTGGACCAGTCCTGACGTCTGTTTTGGGATGTAGTTCGACTAGGCCAGTATTATATTCAGTTCTAAATCCTTTCGTATTTATGCCGTCAGGCGCAATAACATTACTATAGGTTCCAAGTCGTATTACGCATTTATCAAAATAAACACCTGAAAACTCAGAATAGTCAAACGATCCGTCAATTCTAAGTAGTCCTATATCAATGGTATCACTATTATTTATCAGACAGTTATCGAATACTACTGGAGGAAGCGGAATCTTTTCAGGTAGTAAAGGGTCATTTTCGTAAATTAAATGTATATTGTGATGAATATTTAGACCGGAGGAAGCACCTATTTCACAATTACTGAATCGAGCTAAGTAGGAGGACATTACATTTTCTTGATTACCGAATATAGCTATATTATTTAGATAGCAGTTTTCTACCAGTAAATTTGCGCGACTATAAATGCAAAAATTTTCGTTACTAAGAATGGATAGGTTTCTTAAGATAACGTCAGTCTTTGCGTTCGTTGGAGTATTAAAGAATCTTAAAGTAGCCCCTGGAGTAGTGCGATTTATGGATACTTTATCCTTAGCTATTCCTTCAATAGTCACACTGCGTGTGAATGTCAGAGTAACAGCATTAGTATATGTGCCTTCTTTAATCTTGATTACGACAGGTCTTTCATCTGCGGGATCATTATGTAAATACTGCCAAGCTTTAAAAATGGCGTCAGAACCGTTGAAATCTCCATATGAATTTATTCCATCACCACATGTGACTTCTAATCTAGCATTAAGTATTGAAAATATCGTACTATTAGAGGTAATCTTATCTGCGAGGCGGATCGCACTGTCACCTTCATTATCTGCTAAGGGACTAGTAAACTTAACTATATCTGCGCCCGGGGTATTAAATATGTTTTCATCAAAAATATTTGCCGGACCTGTTTTCCAGTATAATAAAGTCGCTAATCCGAATTGAAGAGTTCTAGAGTCAGAGGTTATGTCTCCTAACAGTGTAAAGTCATGGACACCTAGTGTATAAGCTCCAGAATTAATATTCCTGATGCTATAACCCAAGAATCTATCCGAAAGTTCTAGGATGGTGGAAGGGTCAGGGTCTACATCTGGTGTGTAAGTGTTCGCTGCGGTTTTCTCTACATTTACAGTTATTAAATAACCAGGATTTTCAGCTTGATCGTCAATTACATAATGACGTACTGAAGGATTTCCTGCATTAAAAGCCTCTATGAATAGATCCTGACCATTTTTTGTATATTCGAACATCAATAAAGAAGCGCTATTTATATTAAATATGAACTTCCCTACCTTTACGCTTCCTAGGTCATAGGGAAGAGTCTCAGGTTGAATATAACCGTCTAGGCCATAACGGGCTTGTTGCCCGAATCTAGCAGCATTCGTGTTATCTACAGCAAGGGGGTATTTATAAGAATTAGGTGATACAAGATCAGCAAAACGTTCTTTAGTAAAAATATTATCCGGAATATCTCCGGCTTCCATTAATTCCGGAATTAGTATAGAAATAGCATTAGTGCTAGGTACTTTCGAATCGTAATAAGGAAACTCTGACTTTATGAATCTGTTGACAATAGTAGTCTTAATAGGACTAACTGGATAAGAAGTAAGACCTAACGGAAGAATGGCCGTACCTCCAGCCGATATTTCATATATAACGGATGGTGATGGCGGGTCTATTTGTATTTCTGCACCAACGACTCTACACAGTTCCCAGCCCTTATATAGACCAATGGGAAGTCCTAGGGTTCTTTCCCCATCGAAATCACTAGTACTGATTATTTCTATGGTAGATGTTTCACCGACAGCCGCAGATAAAGACCGAATCCCAAATCTTCCACCGCCAGCGTTGAAAGCCTCACCTTGCGCCGCTTGTCCAGCGGCAGCAATTTCGTTGTTTATGTGAGTGATTATTTGACTGACAGTCTTTTGAGTTCCATTTAATGTAACTACTATTTGAGCATTACCATTCAGTTTTAACGTCAAATTAGTGAATACTATATATGGAGCCACTACCACAGATATGACTGTGGCTCTTAGGCCCCTGGAAACCACATTCCAGGAGTTATTTATCTCATCAGCTACATCCTGAAAAGTAGTAGGAGTAGTACTAAATATAGTGGTAAACTGGCAATTGGTGTTTCCGTAAATGTCGGTGTAGGAGATTTCTATGTCCTCACCACCGCCCAATAAAGAGAAATCGGAAAATGCTGAGCGAAGTGGGTCTGAACCTTCACACTTTGAATACCAATCAATGTTTAAGGACGGTAAATCGGTTTTCGATAACCGACCAAATATTGGTTGACCTGTCGGTATGGATTGTACAAATGGTTTGTCTGCATCAGCATTAGTATAATAAACATTATTGATGGCAGTTACATGTCTCCCATCCTCCCAAGCTAAATCGAGATAGCCGCCTTTCCTATCTGGGCTTTGGGTAACAATTCCTCTTGTGATATCCCGGCCAAGGCTTACCCGAGGATTTGCCATCGGAAAGCCGATAGCCGTCAGTATTGCATTGTTTCCAGATATTTCTACTCTAGAGTCTGAACCAAACGTAGGTGACGCTAATTTTAGAAAACCCTCCGGAGTTCGGCTCGCTACAGCATACCAATCAGGATTTTCAACTAACAGAGTATCGTTTACAAGTTTCGCCAGTCTATGGGCTGTAGTGAAATCTCCAACACCGGTTAAATTCACTATTTCGGTTGCAGTTACCGTTATTTCTACCGGGATAGCGTTATCAATGGATACTAGAAATTTATTTCCAATAGCCAAAAAGAAAGGATCCGTAGCTGAACCAACGATACTGGCCGGACAAGGATCTTCTACACCATTCGTTAATTTAGTAGCAGACTCGTTTATGGAGCTGGTGTATTGGGCTCCAGATATAATCGCAGAAAAGCTTCCTGATGCGGGGTTATCATATAAGGGGATCTTCGAATAACGTGTAACGGGATCGTTGATCTGTTGCGAACGAGGACGAGTCATTTAGTTTTATACCCCATAGAAAATGCAATCAGACTGTTTTTAGTCGAAGAGTGTTGTTTAACATGATGGCACCGTCTAAATAATCTTTTTTGGGAGTTTTAACGGATGCTGACCACCTTAACTCCAAGTTAAAAGCATTAGATGGAATTGGAGAAGGCGCAAGAGGCGAGATCGGAGGGAGTATTAAGAAAGCGGCTTCTACATCAAAAAAAACTCCATCATGGAAAGTTGAGACATTTGGTAACTCTCCAGTCAGAGTTAATGGAGAAATATATGTATCAACTATTCCAGGATCTATGATTGACGTAACCTCAAAGTACGAAGAACTCACTTCTGAATCAGGGAGGTCTATGTAAGTTATATTGTCATACGAATAGACTATTCTAGTAGTCATGATATAAAAAACGGGAGGGGCTGTCCACAGACCGTTTATACCCTGATGTTCTACGGTAAGACTAATATTCAAGTTCAGTTTCCAAATATCGGGAAGATTAACTACATGAATTGGATTGCTCGACCTAACTGGATTAATATAAGTACTAAGTGGAGTGGATGTGCGCTTTGGAAAAAATTCTACTATGCTAGTATCGGTTTCTGCACCTATTAAACTGCCTGGTAGTACGTTATTATGATTTATCGCCGTATATCCAGTACCGGCAGTATAATTCGCTAAATAACAAAATGGTGTAAGTATCGACAAGTCTTGTATTTTTTGTCCGGTATTACCATACACTATTGCTTTGGGATTGTGAATGTCTCCAGGACTTGTTTCCAAAGCGGATGGTAAAATAGATATTGCGTTTTTTAAATCGGTACTTATTTTAATGGTGTTGTCGTGTATGTGTAGTAGAGGCGAATCATCTAATATACTAGCATCTTCTGGGGTTATCATGCAGTCTATGGCAGCATCTATTATATCTGTGCAGTATCCTGTACTGACGTTATTGTTACTGATAATGATAGGATCCGACGTGGGTGCGAAACCGCTATTAGTTAAGTATATTCCAGAAGACAGTTCAGCTGCTGGTTGGTAATCACCCACTCTTATCGTATTGTTCGAAATCACATAATTTCCCCATTCAGCAAATAATGGGGTATACTCGAAGCTTATGTTATATATACCCCATTGTGTATCTGCAATTGTACAATTAAGTATTTTATAATTATGACCGTTGAACTTTATTCCATATGTGCGACTTTTCAAAACAGGACTAAGAGTATTAGTCCATCCTTCAATCCTACATTTATCGATATTAAAATTATTCCCTATGAAACTGCAAATTGATCCATACTCTTTATTCCATTCGTACCCGTTCGTGAGATTTTTTCCTACTATGTCTAAACCTGAAATAGATACGGCCCTTCTGGATAGAAATGATGGGGAAGATGGGTCTTCATTTATTATGAAAATATTGGTAGAATCTTCAACCCCATTACCGCTTTGTTCATCAGTTCCTAAGATCCTGCAATTTTCTACAATGAAAGAATCGAGAGAAAGACCATAAATAACGGTGGACACTCCAGTTAATCCGAATTTACTAAATATATCATTAAAATTCGTGTTTATGACTCTGGTATTATTACCACCAAAGGCAAACATCGTGCTGAAAGAAATTAGACTCGTGGCGTTTAAATCAATATCACGATAACCAGAAGGATTCACAAACTTAAACCAGTCGGGTAACTGACCGGACATCCCCAATACTGCATTTTGTGTTTTAAGATATAAATTACAAGAATCTAGAACTGTATTGAGAACTCCTTGCCCCACTATGAACTTTGCGATAGTTGAATACGGGGTTTCTTCACCGAATAAAACGTTAAAATTACATCGACTGAAGGTGAGGTTGTTAACCTGACCCCAATTGTTTGGTGATGCAAATTCAGCAGCATATTGAGAAACACTAGCACTACATAACTGCAGAATAATGGAGTCTTGCACTGCGTTTTCTATACTGCAGTCTTCAAAAATTACTGATTCGATTATAAGACCTTCTGCAGTCCTACCATCATTAGCGGGATGTAGAGCTAATAACCCGTTATCATGATTTAAATTCGGAAGAGTGTAAGGAGGAACTGATGCGACTGTTGGTGTCGTATATTTTCCTAATTTAAAGGATGAATTTTTAAACGAGACCTCCTCATATGAATTTCTCTTTGATAGTCCTTCTACCAAAAGAACGGTAAAATCAATACAGTTGCTACAGTCAAAAACACAAGAGTCGAACACGACAGGAGGAGAGTCATCATTTAATGATTTAAGGTATACTAAACTATTGGTATCTTTAACACTTGAATGAGCGATGGTGCATTGCCTGACGTAGGCTGCAGCACCATTGGAATATGTGGAGGAACCCGATGTGCTCGTTGCCCTGATAGACAATCCCAAGCCTTCAATATAACAGTTTATTAATTCTATGGTAACATTCTCACATTCTATTGCTCTAAAAATATTAGCAAATATCCTAATATTTTCTAATTTTATATGATTTGAAATTGAAGATGGGTCTACGGTACCATTAAAGGTAATGGTACCGTCATCTGATGGGGAAGGTGTAATTATGTTTACGTCACCCTCTCCTATGATTGTAACATTTCTATTCGAAAATACTAAAGGTTTTGCATTATCATTATGGTAAGTACCGGACTTTAATGCGATGAAGACTGGTCGTGTATCCGAAGCTGGTAGGACCGAAAGTATGGAACATATTTTCCATATAGCGTCAATCCCGTTAAAATCTCCAAAGGTACTGATGCCGTCGCCACATGAAATTTCAATGCGTCCATTAATAGACTGAAATATTGTCTTGTCTTCCACTATCCTGCTGTTAAGTCTTAAAGCGGAGTCTCCTTGGTTGCTCCCAGCAGGACTTGTGAACTTATAAAAATTTATTGTAGTATTATCTGAAATATTTTTATCACTAATTGCTGCAGATCCAAGTTTAAAATTAATGAAAGTATTTTTAGAAAAGGACAACTCCTTTACAAATGATGGAGAACTTGATGGAGCGAAAGAAAAGTCATTTTCTGGAACATACGGAGTAGCACTGTTTGCATCTCGGAAGCTAATACTAATCCCCTCTTCGCTAAGGTCTACGATTGAAGAGGCTTCAGCCGGTAAATCTGGGGTGTATGCGTTTACATTCGTCTTTACAGCATTGACTGATGTACACCAAGCAGGTCTACCAGTCTGGTCATCGTGAATATAAAGACGAATTGAAGGGTTTAAAGGATGGAAGCCCTCGAATATTAAGTCTTGCGAATTTAGTGTATATTGAAAAGATAAAACAGCACCATTTAATGGAAAATAAACATTTCCCGCTTTAACGCTTCCTAATTCATAAGGCAGAGTTGCAGCTTGAATGTAACCGTCTAGGCCATATCTGGCTTGTTGTCCTGCTCGTGCTGCATTTGTGTTGCTTGAGGCTAACGGATATTTATAGGCATTAGAGGATACTAAATCTGTAAATCGTTCCTTAGTGAAGATGTCATCAGGAACATCTCCAGCCTCTAGATATTCTGGTGTTAAAAGAGTGACCGCGAAATTTAAAGGTACGATAGTTGAATCATATGAAGGAAATTCTGTTCTAATATATCTGTTTAATATTGAGGTCTTGACGCCCGTGCTGTAATGAGATAAACCTAAAAAGGTTAGAGCTGTAGAACCCGCACCAATTATGTAATAAGAAGTCGGGGAAGCCGCAGATAACTGTATATTTGAACCACGGGCTTTACAGAATTCCCACCCTTTATATATACCGACAGGACATCCAAGACACCTCTCGGTATCAGAACTACTAAATCCTAATATTTCTACTGAACTTGATTCCCCGAAACCAGTTTTAGATCTAATACCAAAAGAGTCGGAGCCTATCACATAAGCTTCTCCTTGGGACGACTGCATGGCCGCAGCGACAGCAGTGTTGATTCTGGCTATTATTAAAGTGGCAGTTTTTTCTGTTCCATCAAAATTTGCGGTAATGGTCGCGTTATTATTTAATTTAAAATATAACGATCCAACAACGAAATAAGGGGAAGTTACTCGACTTATAACTCTGCCTTGAAGACCACCAGTTATGCTGTTCCACGCATTATTTATTACGTTTATAACATCTTGTAGAGAAGTTGGTCCAGCACTAAATGTAGCCGTAAAGCTATTGCTGGAGTTGCCATATAAATCATATGAGGAAAATACTAAAGTTTCGCCAGCACCCAACGAACTGAATGATGGGTTTTTGGAAACTACTGGGTTTGATCCTTCACATTTGCTATACCAGTTTATTTCTAACGAAGGAGCCGTGGTTTCGGAAATTCTACCATATACAGGTTGTCCAGTCGGTACTTTCTGCGATAAACCGTAAGCTGATGAATTGTTGAAATAAAAGGTATTCGATATGGCGTTTAATGGGCTACCGTCTTCCCATACTGCTTGAGCGTACCCACCGAACGAATCCGGTTCAACGGTAACTATTCCCCGTGAAACATCCTTACCGTAGGATATGGATGTGGCTACGTTCCCGAAACCTAATTTTTGTAATGTGGCTGGAAGCCCTGATATTGAAATAGATGATGAGGAACCCGAAGTCGGACTTGTTAATCTTAAATAACCGGAGTCAGTAACATCAGCTACGTTTGCCCAAGTTATATTTACCGAAGATAATGTGCTATTTATCAGGGTGATTACCCTGTCTACGGTAGCGAAACTACTGGCACCAAGAACCACCAATTGTGCAGCAGTGATTTTAATTTCTACAGCTTGATTTAAATTAACAGAGACCTTAAATGAGTTTCCCGCAACTAGTAAATAAGGATCCGCCAAAGAAGCTATAAGAACTGCTGGGCACGGTACCTCAACGCCTCCTGTGAATTTTAATATGGACTTATCTAAGAAGTCATTATAAGCAGACCCCGTTATCAGGGTAGAGCTTGACCCTGATATGGGGTTATCATGTAAGGGGATCTTCGAATAACGTGTAACGGGATCGTTGATCTGTTGCGAACGAGGACGAGTCATTTAGTTTTAAACCCCATTAAACTCTAAATATAAGCTATCAATAGTGGTCAGATAACCACTATTGATAGCTCAAAAGAAGCCTGACGACTAGATAGCCAAATACCAGAATTCCACAAGATCAGTGGTTAATAATTCCGGTCTAACGGGAGGGCTAGGACTATATGTAACGACCTTATCATCAACGCCACCCACGGTATAATCTATTCCGTATTGGAGTTTAACTCCATTTACGAACATCTGTACTGTGGAGGGGTCTGCAGGCTTCTTCGATAAATCAAATACTGTTTGAAGGTCAACCAGTACAGCTATCGATTCTTGTATTGCAGCCACCAATGGTGGATCAGCTGAACCGAACAGCAACGAAGTATTATTTCCGTACAAGGGCTTGCCTGCTGGCAAAACGTCATTAGGTAGTCTGCCTCTCCGCTTTTCTAAAGGCTTCCCCAATAACCTATATCTTTCTACTGCAGTATATCCCTCACTGATTCCGCTAGCTGAATGAACTATTTCATTGTCCCGCAAATAAGCCGGAACGGCCTGCGTTACCAGTATCATTTGTAGTTCATTGCCGGGATGAAGTTCTACACCCTGTGACTGTTCAGGATGAGATCTTACGAGATAGGCATTGCAAAGTAAGACTGCACCAACATCGGAATTTGGTCTTGTCTTGATGAATGAACCAGTTAGTATTCCACCAGGCCAAGGACCAGTGGTGGAATAAGCAGCCCCGCCACGAGTGGTCTTAAAGACCTTGGTATCACCTAGATTATAGGTTCCATCAACTCTTGCTAATGATTCTGTGCCGAACCCTGATGTACTACTACTATTACCGCAAAGATAATCTCGACCTTGCCAGGTAGACCTACCGTCAACGCCCTTAACCATTGACGCTTCATAATTGGTGAAGGTGAGTGTACCAACGGGATTTCCGCCGATATTACTTGCTGTTCGCATTTGATAAAGAGTTTTACCTACGAAGTCCTTATCTCTAAAATAAGCACCAAGAGGTAAATTAGAAACACACCCTGCAAATTCCGGATGTATATCATTATCGAAACGTTCTGAAATAGCCCCCGGAACCGTAGGGGGCCTAGTGGATAATGAGGATGGATCTGACGGCCATTTCGAAGTAAACCAGTCGTCATAGCCGACTCGATTTAATGAATATTCTCTAGTCTGGTCCACTAGAGTTCCTGCGTAGTCAGGAGGATTTAGTGGTGACTCGCTGGGAAGAAGCAGTGGTATTGGATTCGCTCCCGAAAGTCGACCAGTTCCAAGACTAGTCACGAATCGTACAGAGCTTAATATTTCGAAATTCCCCTTATTGGGAAGAGTTAGTGTTTGAACAGGACCAAGAGGACTATTATGAAGAGTTAAAGCCTCTCCAGTAGTCAGAGGTCCGAGTCTATAAGGATCATCGGAATACGCTGTCTGGGTGCCGAATGGGTCTCCCTGATATGGAGACCGAGAGTAGTATAGAGTTACCTCGTTGTTACTCGCGATATCACTCAAAGGAGCAGGGACTATTAAACCTAACGTGGAAACGCTAAAGTTCGTAGATAAATAACCGTCCCATCCCGGAATAGTCTGAGCTACAGATGATCCTAGCGTTCTAGCGCAAAGAATGCGACCATTTGTCTGGAGGAATCCTCGGTCATAAGAAAACAAAGTGCATTCGACCAGGAATTGTGCGTTATCAAAAGTGGTTCCTGCAGGAGCTCTCTTGAAGTCTATAACCTCGGCATTTAATACAAAGTATAGATCCCCGTTCGTATCAACGTCCAAGAGGAACGTTGGTCCGTCGAAGCTGTCTCGCAGAAGATTGACGTCTGTCCCTATCCCACCAATAAATATTCGGTCATTATTAAAGGGAGTGGAAGCGGGAGAGACATCAAGACCACTTCTGAGATAAATGCCAGTAATTCTTGCCGGTCCTAAGAAGGGTGGAAATTTGATTCCCTTAAAAGCCTGTCCCTCTCTACCTGTTACCTTTTCTATCGTTATCTTTTCACCGTATATGGATTTATTACCGTTGCTATTTCCATACACTTCTCCTACTTCCGGTGTCACTATATAGTAACCGGGGGTATTGGCTGGGTAGGAGACATAATTTCGGTTATAGTCCGGAGTATTTCCTACAACTCCCTGGCTCGACTTCATTAGGAAATTGATACCTGATGAATATACCAAATCAGTAATCGGAACTATTGGAACATAATGAAATCCTGGTTTTGGTAAGTACTGGAATGGTAATTCGACATACTTAGTAACAGACCCCGTGAAGAAGAGTGTAAGGGGATCAACAACAGGATGAACGGTATTCACGCCATCCTGGTCTAATTGCGGCATTGAGCCTTGGGTGTTCGCTCCACCATTATACCAATTTAGTAGAGCACCATTCCTGGCAACCAGAGGAGGAATGGTCAGCATTCTGTATGGAGCGACGTAAACAGTTTTAGAGCCGGGATCAAACATGACCTCCGACGTTTTGGCTAAATTACGATCGTTTCCGGTCTGAACTAATGGAGAATCGCCTATGTAGGTAGGTACCATTGGCGACAGTGTAGAAAGACCACTACGACGTAGAGTCTTTGTTACGTTAGTCGGGGTTCCTCTATACTGGACCATATGGATCCAGTCGGGTCGGTGAGATAGACCACGACCAGTTCCATATAGAACAGTAAACTCCACATACATCTTGTACTGAGATACTCGACCTGGATCGGTTTCTCCCTGAATAGCATCTACGAATTCTTGGAATTCAGAATCGATAGCGCCGCTAGCTAAAGTAATCACTAGATTACCGGAACCATCAACGACTACACTGATTCCTTGTCCGTTTCTAAGTATTCTTTGACCAGAAATCGGGATGTTTAAATAAGGGTCCGAAGCTGTTGGAGCGGTTGGGGGTAATTCTAGTGGATCACCCCCGTTAGGATCAGATGTCATTCCCTCGAATCTAACGAGGATAGAATCCGATAATTCTGATGGGGTAATAAATCTTATCTGATTTGCATCAGCAATCGAAACACCATTTTGGAATGGAAGTATGTTTACCGTGATTTGGTCGCCGTTCCACCAAGTTGGGTAAGTACCGTTAAGTCGGCTACCAGTTGGGTGAGCGGGAGCTGATCCGGACCATACTACTGTCCCAGTATATGGACTGACAGTGGTCTGGATATTATTCCCTAGTGTGAGGGAATTGCTAGGAACTGTGACGGGTAATACGAATTTTTGCATTACAGAGGCATCTGAGTATGCTCTGCGATTACCATCTGGAGCATCTAGTCTAGTAAGACCGCCCGTAAATATTGAAGAATCTGTGATTCTATCACCATATAGGATTACTGGACCAGCAGTGTTGGTTGTGCCGTACCTCTTCCAGGTACTTCGTAGGTTTCCTTTGAGTAATTCTACGACGTTAGATTGAAGTATGCTATCATAATCAAATTTATCAGCTATTGAGTGACGCAAGTCTAAAATATCAGTATTGGACACCTGATCCGCAAACAACCCGTCTGGCCGAACAGTATATATAAATAACTCGGTCCCGAATAAATGTGAGCGTGCTATTGTATTAAGTTGCCCTCTTTCAATATTGATTGTATAATTTATGGCTGATATCTGAATTACGCTGGTGACTCTTACTATCTCATCATCTATTCTAAAGTATGCCTCACCAAATGAGGTCAAGGTATCTAGAGGAGTTCCGGATATGCTGGCTATGGAAAAGCTAGTAGCGAAAGAGGATAAACTAGCTTGCAAGGCGATGGGAGCGGTAAATGTGAGTGCATTCACCCGCGTTAAAGCCTTTGAATTTCTATTAAATGAACCAGCTAAGTTACCGACGTCGCTGAATCCCGCAGCATTTCTTCTAAAAACACCACAAATCGGTATAGCATATACGAACCCATCTGCAGTTCCGAAAGTAGTTGGGTCGCCGGTTCCAGCACGCCACAATCCTGGGTCGCCTAAGGCTTCTCGCATATTGGAGAATGGAACGACTGACGGGCCTGAAAGGCTACCCTGAGCAAACACTAATGTAGGATCGAATCCCTCGGGATTGGATACTAAATTAATATCAGCAACAACGCGGATTCTGTATTGTATTTGAACACGCTTGGTGGTCTCAAAATTAATGTCGGGGTCTACCAATTCATCTGGCAGTGGGGAAAATCCACCCTCTACATTGCCAAATTTATATATATAACCACGTAGCGGTTTTCCAGGAGCAATTGCTGGTGCTGCTGGGTCTACATCAACACGCTGAAGCCAAACTTCTAGAAAAGCAAATTCTGCTCTATTGCCGCCAGTAGAAGTGGATGGAGGGTTTAGGGTAATTCGATTCCAATAGTCGACATTATTAGCAGCTAATGGAGGAGCGCCCGTTTTGGTACCTGCTACAGGTATGGGCCATCCATTTACTATGGCCCAAGTGATATTGCGGGACTCTCCAGCGAAGTTATTACCGAAATAAAACTGATTCGAAAATTCTGGCCGGGTTAAGAAATCAGCATAAGGGTTTATTTCATTCATCAGCCAGCCGGATGCCACGCGGCTGCGTGCTTCCTCAGCTTTGGACTCTAAATCAATGAGAGATATTAAATTTAATTCAGAATCCAGGGGTGGCTTACCAACCTGAAAAACTACAGCAGCATACTGCCGGTCTCTATCATTAATGTATCTGCTTACTCCGGCTCCGAGTGGATTAATGGGCATTTCAAATAGTCTCCGTCATCATAAGGGTATGCATCTAGGAATGATGCGACCTTAAGTGTACTTTACTCTTTCCAATACAAACAAAAATCTGATAATACAAAAGTGCGTGTACTGAGATTTTCGATTCCCACCAAAAAATCCCCCGTGTACATACCGACACTAGCCTGATTATAGCCAGACACAAGAGTTTGTAAATCTGCGCCCGTATTGTCCAGCAAGCGAAATTCAACATCCATAATAGGATCAAAAGATGTGTTAACCCTGTAGACTGGTGGACCCCACGCATTACCGTTAGAATCAGCAGTTATTTCGTAAACATTATACTCACAATAAAAATCGGTCGGTATATTAGCAAAGCTATAACCTGAGCCAGCAGTTCCTACAGATAGGATACCTGTAGGCTTTAGGACGGTCCGTCTATTTGGTCCTATGGAATATAAGTTAGAATATGCAGTGTTCAATATTGCAGAAGGGTCAATGAATTCCTGATTTACCGTATTGGTGTATGGAAAAATGCCGCTGACTTTATCAGAAATGTTGGCATATTTTTGGGTCAACAAATCAGATAAAGTAGGACTATCTATAGTAGGATCTATATTGAATTTAAAGTCGGAAGGAACACTAATTATCATTGCTCCAGATACGGGTTTATTATCAATATCGGAATAAGCCCCAGAAATGGAGCCCGTGAATTTATCGACTAAAAATTTCAAGAGGACCTCCGATAATAAAGTGGGTTTCCCCTTAATCTGAAGAGGGAAACTCCGTCAAGTTCTACTGAATCTGAAGTATGTATTTTATTTATGCGAGAGTTATATGAATAACCCGTAGCCATAGCCAGATAAAGACTTCCTTTCCTTCCAAGTGATGGGAAATCTTCCTTAAGCTCCAAGACGAAATCACTAGCTAATTTACGACGAGTGCTTATGTTGAAATCAGTAGCATTAAATGCTTTTAATATTATATTGGGCGAGTAAGGCCAGTAATTCCTACCATCAGCATCTTGTGTAGTTCCACCTGCGGTAGAAAGATAAAAGCCGTCAGAAGCCAAATAGGATTTCTCAGTCACTAAGACTTCACTGATCCCATTATCATTACCGTTTGTTACGACAGAAGACTCATGGTATCCAGAGAATAAACTGTCGGAATAATCGACTATTGGAAGTCTTGGTATCGCTAATTGCGTAGAAGCATCATATTCTGCTGAATCGTAGGATCCAGACCCGGAAGATATGAAGAACACTCTTTCAATATCTGTACGCCGATAAAATGATGGGGAATACATTCCTACTGGAACTGGTATCGATTGAATCGATCGAGTTTGATAAAAAACATCGATAGAGTCATAAGGCACCATTCCTAATGGGACTGGTGGACGATAAGCCACATAATCGACAGCTAGTCCAACACCAAGAGCCATTTCAGGGGGATTAAACTCTATGACTGTGCAACCAGCATTATATTCAATCCCAACCACTGCTTTACCTGTAATCACAACGCTGCTTGCATCGACACAGTCGGGGATCATGAATTGAGAGAGAGTGTGGTTATAAAACGTATCGCTTATGAGATTCGAGGGATAAGCGAACGTAACCTGTCTATTTACTAAATCAATATTAAAAGAAGTATTTATGCTACTACGATCCGCATCTGATGTGGCAGTGAATTCCGAGGTATCTACCCAAGCATCAAAATTATTAGGAACCCAGACCTTATCTATTGAGATGACATTTCTAGAAAGGCCCACATTTGGTGGATATTCTACCAAAGCTTCTAAAAAAACAGTCCCGACAGGAATATTTTGGTTAAATTCTATGGTGGCTGTATCGATTTCCGTTCCCGAAATAGAATAAACTATGTTTAATATGTGATAGGCTACGGAAGAATCAAAAGCATCATAAATGTTTCCTACGCCATCATTTATGAAGCATTTACTAATGCTAAGTAAATTGGTTCCTGCAGGAGCATTTGCCAGTATATTGATACCTGAAGCCCATGGCAAATCAACATTTATAGTGAGATCACAAGTCAGTGTATTGGTTGCCATTGGAATAGTAAATGACAACGCAATTGGATGAACCACTGGTTTATCTGAATATGAGGTTCTAACACCATCCGCATTCCAAATATGTGAAGAAGTACCTATCGGATCCTTCATCAGGAAGGTGTTTCCGCCAGTTCCCAAGGCAGATTCTTCATATTGGGTGGACAAGGAATTCTGCATTAATGCATCGACAGCATCATTCTTGAATTCTTGTGCATTCCAGGCAGTATATTTTCTCAGATCTATTAGGTCCCCCGAGGCTATCTGATCAGAAAATAAACCGTCTGGTCGAGGACTGACTCCACCGATTAATACCCCACCATTGAGATTTGTGGTTTTGTCCCAAGTGTCGGAATTACGTCTGACTACGACACACAATGGTAATGAACATATATAGCCATCGACTGACCCTATATCAGTGGCTGAAGCAGCGTCTCCAGCCCCGGAACGCCATAATCCTGAGTCTCCAGCTACGGCAGTGTAGACGTACGCAGGCAAATCATTTCCATTTACATCAGAACCGCCAAGATATGGAACCGTATGTGCAGTAATTGATGGATCGCCCAAGCCGTCAGGATAGGAAAGAATGTCTACCGATTCTATGATGCGAATCCTATACTGAATCTGAACTCTTCTAGATGTCTCTGCTAGATAATTCGGGTCTATTAGGTCATCCGATAAGTTTACTGTATCAGGAGCATTGGCATTACCATTTCGTAGTATCAAGCCACCCAGACTCTTGTTATCTACAGAAGGGAGAGGAGAAAGCAGTGCTCTCCATACTTCTAATATTAGAAGATCCTGCCTAATACCGGTTAATGGTGGAGCAGTTAATTGAACTAAGTTCTTACCATCGACATCAGTATTTGAATATTCTAAACGAAGAGCCCAACCGTTTACTAATAAATCACAAGCCGAAAATCTAATAATGTTTTCATTACCAGCTACTGCTGGTAAAAATTCGTAAAATGCTCCTGGAGCATTTGATTCTAATACGTTTCCGGATATGAACGTACTGCTGAATAATTTAGAAGCTAGATTTCTAAGACCAGCATTGCCGACCACAGACTGGATGAGATTCATCTCCCAGTCCATTGGCGGATGATTCTGCTGGAATACTACGGAATCATATGATCTCTCATCAGCTGAATAACTACCGCCCCCAGGCGTTACCGCCTGGGGGTTTTGGCTTATGATTGGCCCTAAATTCTCATAACCGCCCATCATTCATCCAGGCCAAAGAAGGTTTATCGGGCAGAAATCAGCCCTTAACAAGATCTCGGAGCTGCTTTGCAACAGTCACCTTGAGCTTCTTGCTTGCTGGCTTCGCCGGGACACTGATCATCTGACCAGTAGCAGGACTCTTCATTTGACGCGCCGGAAGAGCGGGCTTATCCACTAAACGGAGTCGAACCATATCGTTAAGAACGAAAGACTTGTTCGTCTTCAATTCATCCAGACAAACATCAGTAAGGCCTTTGAGCACCTTAGCAATATCGTTGTGAGTCAGTTCAGCTGAAGCAGCAAGTGATGAAATCAGTTCTTTTTTAGTCATATTTCCTCTTTTTCCACTCTGTTTAAAAATCAGAGCCTACATACTTTACACCTGAAATAGGTTAAAAATATATATACTTTGGTTAGGAGAGTGTCTTTACTATTCGTGGATATACGAATTTGGACTTCTCTCGGCCCAGCATTTCTTGTAATTAGGCTGAAAGAAGCAGACCATGTGGCTCTTCATGGTCTTGTAAATTTAAAGAGCTTCCTAAAACTCGTTATATCTTTAAACGTCTCTAAAATAACCACGGCAGCTCGTTCAGGTTTGCTTCGGCAAGTTTAGCTTCGCTCCGTTCAAGCGTCAAGCTTCATGAATCAATATCTGAAAAACTCTTCACGTACCTTCATTCAATTTTTTAGCAGAAATGTAAATCATGATAGAGCAATAGATGAATTCCAAAGATCGCTCATTTGGATCCACAATTGATCTAGTTCGACAATGAATCGGGCTTCTTCAAGCGCGCGAGGAGGTCATCGGTCGGCGCGCGATCTTTGAGGCACTGCTCCACACAATAAGCTTCGTCATCGGCCCGCTCATCCCTTAATCTCTCGTTCAACGCCTCCACATTAGCGGTAACGAACTCAAGGAGTTGATCAGATAAAGCAGACCATCCGATCTGCTTGTTGCTGAGGTCTTTTTCCTTCAAGAATCTCTTATGACGTTCATCACTTCTGGGGACCTCAACACCATCTAATTTGAGAGTGCCACCAGTGGTACATTCTGACTCATCAGGGATAAGAACGTTAAGGATCAGTCCATATGAATCTTCCTCTGTAGAAAAACTATATTTGACTGGAACTACAAATACGAAGGATTCCCCGTCGAAAATACCATCAAATGTGAAATGTGCCGTAGAATCATGATAATACCACCACCTTGATTCAGTCAATTCAAACATATTAAATATACACTAAAAAGTTAAGCGCTATATATATTTTGGTTAGGAGAGTGTCTTTACTATTCGTGGGTATATGAATTTGAACTTTTCTCGGCCCCAGCATTTCATGTAATTATGTGTTTCAGCATATTGTTTTTCGGTACATTTCATCTTCACTGCTCTATTATAAAGAGTTTTCTTGTGGAGGATAAACCCTTCTTCATTCACATAATAATAATCAGCCTTAACATTACTTACGTACCCCCAATTGGCTGCTTTATAGATGGTTCCATTATGTCCATAGGTACTATCTGCAAATGATATTATATAATTTATTCTAGTGTCACTTAATACCATTTTAGTCACTCTAGACAAAACCCAACTAGCGAAATTTCGTTTATGATATCTAGGATGAATGCAGAATCTATCCAATTCACAAACATTCTTCGGATGAAGTCCTAATGACGAAGCTGATTCTTGGCGTATTACGGAAGAAAACTTCGCTACAGCAATCAACACACTACCCAAATAGACTCCATAAATACTTTTCCCGGCCCTACCATTCGCCGCATAGTGAAAAGCATTTAAAAAACTTGCTCCTTCCTCTCTTTCTACTGTCTTAATAAGCAGATCCTGAAATCTGAAGCTTTCAATAAAGTCATTACCTGGCATGTTTTGTGGTATCGTGGCATTCATTAATTTAGATAATATAGTATTGGGATTTATAAATTCATGTTCATATAGATATAAAATTCTGGACTTGGGAGCTGCCTTCTCAAGATAAGTATACTTTGCGGCATCTCTTTCTTTTCTACCAGGCAAAGAATGCCAATATTCCCCCTGGCATTCTATATATAAATCATATTCATTGAGATAAAAATCAAAAACATAAACACCAAGAGCTTTTTGTTCTTCAAAATTAATATTTAATCCCTTTAAAATTTCGCTTACTATTTTTTCAATATTAGAACGACGTCCAGATTGAGCAGCTCTAATTAATGCAAATTTTTGCCGATTATCTTCGTTATCCCAAAAAGCCTTAGCACTTTCTGCCTTATTTTGCCTGTAATCGGGGTCATCCCACGCCCGACTAACCCCTTTTGATACTTTTTCTCTATATTCTGGATTTCCCCATCTAGATTTCGAGGTTTCACTTAATTTTGCTTTATATTCTGGATTACTACATATTTTCTTTAAAGTGTCGGAAAGGTTTTTCCGCCATGACTTAGACTTCCAAAGATTTTCATATTTCGCTCTGAAAGAAGGATCTTTCCATTTTTCTTTCATCATGCGTGACTGTTTTTCTTTATGATCAGGATTCAGCCAAACCTGTGTCTGCTTAATTACTTGATTATTCCTATATTCGTCATCATTCCATGCTTCCGATATTTTACGTGATATGTTCTGTTTATAGCTTTCATCAGTCCAAAGTAACGTCTGCGTTTTTGAATGCTCAGACTTCCACTCATCTGTTTTATAAGCTTCCTGCTTATTACGATATTCCGGGTCTTCCCACTTATTTTTAATCTGGTCAGAGATATTTAAGTGGTAAGAAGGGTCCTCCCACTTCTTTAAAGATAAAACGGACATTTTATTCTTGAATGCTGGAGTCGCAGACCTTTCTTGGATAATATTTTCCATCTGAGACCTATATTTTCCGTTTTTCCATTTATCCTTTCTAATTTCATGCTCCTTCAATATATTTTCAGGGACTGACCAGTAATCTTTAATTTTCTTCTTCTTTTCCTCTGTCCAAGACATTTTGCCTAAACAGCTACTACAGTAATAAAATTCCCTTTTTGAAATATGACTCTTTAAGAGTATTATCTTAGAGTCATGAGTCTCTAGACACCCATGGCAAGACACGACACATCTTGACTGATTGTCTTTTAAGACGCCAAATTTTAATTCTGTCGCATCTAAATCTATATGAACTAATAATCCGGAAATGTCTTTTCTCACATATTAAATATACACTAAAAAGTTAAGCGCCAAGTCCAGCTTAAAGTACTGCTCGGTGGCTTGTTTAATACTGGGAAGGTAACATAATTGCAAAGGGTATCTTTCCCAGTAACATCCGCTGTGGGATCATATGACCCATTCGGAGGCATAACCGGATTGCGGATAGACATATTAGTATTAATATCTCCCCCCAGTAATCCCATCTCAGTAAGAGGTCCGACTGCCTCATTATCTGCGAAAGTAATATTAAAGTCTACTACGTGCGAAGGAACACCACTAATAGCTCCTGCCGAGTCTATAAATGAGGATGAAGCAACGGTTTTCCGAGCAATTTCATTATATAGAGAACGCTGGTAAACATTAGCAGGAGGTGGGTTCATTTGATTCCAGCCAACATCACCGGTTCCTACTGCTAAAGCATATACTCCGAATTTCGGCTCGGACACATTTGGGGTAGCCGTAGATTTCATTAGTCTAGCCACCAGGATTCCTGCATCTAGTGTGACTATGTTTTTGATATGACCCTTGGTGGTCTCACCTGTCCTTGAATCTATTAACTCCCAAAAAATCTCGCCGCTAATACCAAAAAGGGACTCTACCATCGTGCTACTCATGGTGGCAGTGTTATTAAAACCCATTTTATTGAATATCTCTTTTGGCATTTTATGCTCCCAGTTACTCTACGCTCAATAGAAGATGATAGTTTCTTCCATAGTCATTAAATCAACGAACACACCCTTGGCATTATTTTCGCGAGTTCCCATGAAATCAAATACATTATTAAAACTCGGTACGTAATCTACTGAGAAATCTGGTGGATATATCCTTCCAGATGATACGTATGGCCCAAACACGAAAGGTCTGGAATTAATGGGGGGAGTCTTGGTTAAACCAACGTAAGAGTCTCCTGCATCACAAATTTCCTCTATACTTTCGACATAGATAGAATTGTTAGTGTTCGGGGTATTAAAAGATGGGGAGAAGAATATATTGCCTTCTGAATTCCCTAAGATAGGGTCTTTTAATTCGCCAGAAAGCTGATTAATGGGAACGGACCCGCCCATAATAGGAGTAGACCCAAAGAATTCCGCTAGGTATATGGATTCTTCCGATGTGATTTTTGGAGGATTTAAATTAATATTTGCCATTACACGCTGAACAATTGATTAGAGCCAGAGTTCCAATTGATTGTGTAATCATCACCAGTAGCATTAACTGGAAATCCTGGTACCGAATCGAATAAGCAAATCAGTGGACTTGTAGTCGGGTCGCCCGTATCTCGATAAATGATAATAAAGTAAATGTTTCCCATAACAGCACTAAAAGTGATAGGGTCTGCGGAAAAAGTCCCAGCAGAGATTGATTTATTCAACAGCGAAATTCCAGTAGTTATGGCAAAACCTAAAACGGGGTCTACATATTGATCCGTACTCGTGTTCGGTACGTAAGTATTGTCTACTAAGATTGCCTTTATATCATCCGTTAATAAATCTAAAGAACCGCTTAGTAGTAGTTCCTTTGAGTAGTTATATAAAGAATTACCCATTATAGTTTATTTTACCATAAGTATTTTATTGTCTTCAGTATTTTATTTTAAACATGATGGAATCATCAAGCATTGATCTTTCGATGATGTATTCATGAAACACCCCATCCGCCCAATTGAATACCTTTGAAGCTAAAATCTTTCCGGAATTCATATCTTTCATATATACTGTCTTATTCCCAAAAAACTCCCCAAATCCCAAACCTACTGTGAATCCAGGACCCGATTTACCTGAACACCCTATGAAGATTCCGGTCTCTCCATTAGCATCGTAAGACCAAGTATTAAGTTTTATCTTATATTTTATTGAGAAACCAAGGGATACCGAGTCAGTCAACCCATTTGAATTCACATAAGCAGTCTTGGTGCCTGTACCTGTTGTAGTATATGATAAATAATCCGGGGTAGAAGACACAACACCAACTGATACGGAGGTGGAATCATCAGCGTATAGAGCCCAAGGTATTGGCTGAGAATTTCTAAATCCCAGAACGTCAAGAGTAGTTCCATCAACAGATAAAGACGTTCCGGCCCCAGATGTGGGGTTAGTGAGAGTTATTCTTTGATCAGTAGATAAACTAGCGAAATTTAGGGGTATTCCCGAAGTATTATTTATTTTATCTACTACTTCCTGGCCTGTTGTTTCACTGGATGTAAAGATCACCCTTACTGGTTCATTAGCATAATTCAAATACACTAATAAATAAGTGTTATGAATAAGAGGAAATGGGCCAGTGTTGACACTGCAAATTGAAATATTCTCTGGAAGGTTTACTCCGGAATAATTCAATTTTAGTGTTTTACTGTTACTTAACCCATGTATTTTATATGTTTCATCATCAGAAAATGACGAAATCAAATTCGGAGTCCCTGAATCGATAGTCCATATCTTCAAACCATCATATAAGGAATTTGGAGGAGATGAGAGTTTTATGATAGCAGTACTAGAATGAACACCAGGTCGAATTCTATGTTGATTATATTTGGTTACAGTCTCGTTTAATAACACTATGAGAGAACCTAAATCGGACGCATCAGGCGAAGTTATGGCGTTTGCCGTATCGTTCCTAACATGGATTCCGGGACTCAATAAATGGTCATTGTAAGAAGACTTAAGTATATTTAAATTATCGACGCTATCCTGTAATGAAAGACCGCTCCCGAATTGTATCGAGCTAGTAGTTTTAACGTGAGACTCTTTATAATCAATATGTTGATTAAATAACTCGCAAACCTGACTCACGTACATAAAGACTAAGCTTAACGGGTTATAACTAATAGATGTAAAGCCTTCATTCACATCATCTATTCCATTATGCGCTTGTAACTCGTTCACCAAAGACTGGTTATGTTGATTTATCGAAATCAAACAAGAAGTAACCAGATCCATGGCTGTATTAAGATTTACGGCGTTTGGTTGAGCTTCTAAGAAATCAACGTTTAAGAAGTCTACAGTCAAGTGTGTACTCGACTTAAAGTGGTTTATGAATTTTTCTTTTAGTTCATTCGCAAATGTACAATAATCGGAAGGGTTACATGTGGTTTTAGGACCATTTATTAGAAAATTCAGTTCATTTAAGTACTGATTATCGTCATCTAAGAAGTTATGTAGTGAAGAATCATTAACATGAATGTTCAGTAGGTCTCTTGCACTGTAAAGGTATCTTACTAAATATTCTATATTCGCGTTTGCAGCGAAGATGTTATATATATCATTTCCGTCATGATACGCACCACCAGTGTTTGATAAGTGATCATTAAATTTCGTAGTCAGAATGATTATTTGGTTGTACAGGTCATCAATACCATTAGGATACGGTAAAGAAATCGTATTTGTAATATCAAAAATATTATCGTGTGGTGTCTTATTGGACAGATGAAAGTTAAAAACTTCAATCAATGCTTTTATCTGAGGGAATGCCTGACTAATATCATTTACATACTCAGTAACTAAGAAATTAGCATTATTCGTATCAGGAGAATCGACTCCCATATCTTTGTGCACAAAGTTCCCATTTTCATTGGTCATATGGGAGTGAAATAAATCCCTAAATAAATTTAGGGATGCTAGTATGTAAGGAACCTTGTCAGAACTTTCTCCGCTTAACCTATGTGGCAAGTAGCTTTTTATGTGAAGATTTAACGTTTCTGATAATAAGTTATGTGAGTTAATGCAAGATTCTAAATCAGTGGGATCAGCAAAAACGACTTCGTGAAAGGTATCATCGTTGTAATGAACAGTTGCTTCTATTCTATGCGAGTTATATTCATCACGTAAATCCTTAAGACAATTAATGAGGCCAGACAAATCTCCAGGTGCTACTGGACCGCTAACTACATCATTAACCAAGTCAGCATTCTGGTGAATTACAAACACTCCGAAATTAGTTTTAGAAATGTGATCTAAATATTTTAGTCTTAATATATTGGTTTCACTTATTAAGTTATTTAATGACTGCAGGGGACTTAAAACTGCATCAATGTCAGCGACATTTACAAGGTCATCAGAAAAATTCGATACCTGACCATTTTGGAATATGAAGCTTGCAGCGGCTATGGAATCAGAGGGCGTAACGTCTGTAACAAGACCACCCAAATTCGGAATATTTTGTGATTGTGTTATTAAGGGAATTCCCTCCCCTAAAGTAATTAGCCCTTGTACATCATCGCTTGCTAAGAGGTCATCTGTAGGAGTGCCCTCAGAGTACGAACTAAATCCATGGTGAGAATGAACGGATTTTAGTTTCAAATGCTCATAGGAACTCACCAAGTTTGACTGGTTTAAAACTTGGTGAGGGGGGACGAACCCATTCGTATCGTTTAATTTTCCAATAGAGTATTTAATGTCATCAAGCCATATAGACCTGGATATTTCTTGCTGATTAAAAGAACCAAATGCGATAAAATTTCCGCTTGGGACTATTCCAGAAAGAAAATCCAAAACGCTCAAAGGGAGAGTTAACACGTCAAAAGAAGCAGAAATGACAGGAGCTGCCGAATTATCTAGATAAACACTTACCCCACTAATAGGATCTCGTAATATTCTATAGGAATGCGGTTGTTTCCAGTCTACCTGAGAAAGATAATAAGAAGAAAGTCTATCGATAGGACCTCCACGGTACAACCCCATGAATCTTTGAGATTGAAGATATGAGTTGCCTACAGTAGAATCATGGATTACGCACAAAGAATTCCATTCAGTAGTGGACTTTGCTGAAGCAAGATCCCCATTGTTTAGAAGGGACCCTCCAGAACCAAATGTTAAAGAGGGACCATAAGACCCATTTTTTAATCCTGAATATGTGAAGGAACCGAAATACGCACCATCTATAAAGAAAGATAAATTATCGTTCACCTTATCGGTATAAATACTATATGAGTGATTTTTATTGTCACCCCAGTTGAATCCGAAAGCCGCCACTTCCTCTAATGTATTGGTTAGATTATTGAATGAATAAATTACAGCATACTTTTCATCTATTGGACTTATCGACAGGTGTAATTCTAAATTCTTTCCATTAGGTCCTTCATCTAAATTAACTAGAGCACCACAAAATTTATAATTACCAGGAGTAACAATAGTGTTGCCAGACTCAAATGAAGTTAGTTTAAATCTAAAATCTACTTTCCAGTTTTCATTTGGTATTATGACCGGATTTACGACTAGAGGATTCGACTGAGTGTAAGACCTAAAATCTATTACACTATTGTCAGTAATTACTAGTGTTCTTTCTAACATCTCTGACTTTTGAGATCCGGAAGTTAACCAAGTTGGATCGTCAAAGTTCGGAATACTTAAACCAGTATAACCAAATTTATACTCAGGCTGAGTATCACTCCCAAATATAAAGATTCCTACTGGAATTCCGAGTTTATCGAATATAGGACCACTTATAATTCTTAGATTGCTACCAGAACCAGTGTTAATACTGGTAAATTGAATAGTTTCTTGCAATGTATATGGATTTTGGTAAACGGAAGCGATATTTAAGCCACTCTGGGAATTAATTAAAACTACTAAGTCATTAACAGTAATTATATTATTTGGGCTTGTAACCACTATAATATGGCCGTTATCCACAGAGAAAACGGCTGTGTCTCCCGTAGAAATCGAAAAGGCTCCTTCATACACCAATCCTCTTATATGAGCGGGACTAGGATTAGCCTGTAAGAAGCACAATTGCGTAGCAAAAGTACCATCTCCTATATGAACTCCTAAAGATCGATTATCTACACCGAAGCTATAAAATGGGCTGAATAAAGAAAAATCTACAGTAATGACGTTCCGGTCTGTTAACGAGGGTTCGATCCGAAGATACCCTCTATATTCGCCTGTGACTTTTCCTGTAGATTCAGCATCGGCGTTACTTATAAAAGACGTTGAATCTAACTGAAGTTTATCAACGGGAAGTAAATATTCAGTCCCGCCTTGACCGACAGTAATCCACGGATTCATAGTGTATTCAGGAAGCGTATCAAATGTATAGCTTACCTGTTTGTTTTTCAGTATTTGCAGTGAATTTATTGGTAGTACATCAATTCTACTGAACCTCCAATAACTCTTGCTAGAGCTGGCATCACCCAACGCGCCAAAAAATGTTTGGTAGACAGGGTCAAATTGCAGGTCTAAATCGGAAGCATTTGGTAATTCTGAATAATCCACTGATGTTCTAGGATTAACATCACCACTCAGAAAGATACTAGCATTTCCATCTGGGGTAATGTAGAGGCGGTACGTAGTCTCAACAGTCCAATTATACGCAAAAGACTGCCAAGCAGACGCTTCTTCGAGAAATCCCTCATTCTTGAATACACCTACTTGTTTTACTTTATCTACAATGTTGATGTTATCATTGTTATAATGTACGGGTACGAAACTTCTGTGAGTATTAAACTTGCTTTTTAATTCATTGAGTCTTAGTATTGCTTCTTCTAACTGATTGACCTCTGTCGAGGTTACAGAATTCGAAAAATCAGAATTCTTGTGAATATAATTAGACCCTAGTACAATGTGACTATTGTAAATGGAAACTAAATGATTCGTCAGTCTTAGCAAGCTATCTAAGTCATATGCATCAACAATTAGTACTATGTTTTCATTATCCTTTGGTCGGTGAAATATAGCAGAATCAATATGAGAAGAATACTTATTCTTTATGTCATTACAAAGAAATATGGCGGACGACAGGTTATTTGCGTCAGACAGTAAACCACCTACGATTACCGCTTTTTGACCATCAGTAAAACCGAATCCTACTCCGTTGAATTCTCCATCTAAAGTAAGATTAGATCCATAATCTGCATAAAATCTGTAAGCCGCTGATATGAAGCTTGGGTATCTTAAGTCTAGTGAATGTGAATAAAAAGGGGGACCCGGATTACTAGAATAATTCCTCGTAGTATCTTCTATTATGAGCGTTGGATACTCGACAGTTAATCTTGTAACACCTTCTCCATAAAACACCCAAGGGTCAATCGCATTATTAGGAAGAACCACCGGATCATATCTAATTATATACTCAAATACCGATTCATTAAATACCGAATACATTATTCGGTTAGTAGGACTATTTAAAAGCAATGAACTCGGGTCATTAAGCTTAGCTGTATATTTATTTTCATATGCCTTATATTTATAATTTATCTTCCTTGGGGAAAAAGGCGATTTTATTAGTCTAGGATCACCAGGATTAATCAGGTAAGATCTCTGTCTGTAAAGGTGTCCTGGAACACCGGAGTATCCGTTATTACCCTCTTGATTCAAAACAAATTCGAAGCTATTTAGTCTTTCGAATTGGGTAGGGGGATTTTTTAAATATTTATAATCTACTAATACAGAATCTCCGTGATTTGGTTTATCTGTTAAGACCACGGCACCAAGCAACCCGAACACATAATCCACATCAGCGGGATTACCATTAACCAACACACTTACGTCAGAAGGATCATCCGCGACTACCCCATATCGGGGATCTTGGATTTCCCAATTAAATGGGCCGATCATTGATCCTGAACCTACGTAAGCTTTGGCAGAGTTTATGGCCAACCTATTCGCGAAGTCATCTTTTAGATGAATTCCTATGTCTTGTCTGTGAGCTTCGTATCGCTTTCTTAAAGCATTAACCAAAAGAAAGGTACTATCAAGATCAAATGCATCAACAGTGAATAAACTAGAATCGGGATCAGCGAACTTGTGAATGAATAACGGATTGTCGCTTAATAGAGAATGGATACTTATTTTTGTCTTAATTTCATTAAGTAAAACTATTGCATTCGATAAACTAACAGCAGGAGGGGTAGTAACCGAATTTACGAGGTCCTTTTCTCCATGAGAGTCAGTATTAAGCAAGTGCGCATTGAATTTAAATCTAATGTCATTAGCTAATTTTACTATGTCTTGTTCGATCTTATCCGAATCCGCATAGTCAAAATTAGCATCTAACTTTAGTATATTATAAGCTCTAACAGCAACTATTCGGTACGTACCATCATTTCTAGAAAGCGGACTTCCAATAATCTGAACATTTTTGTTCACATATGAAGCATCAAAATTCCCTGTGGGGATATTTATTTCATTTGGAGAATTAATATATAGATTAGGACCTGATAAAACAGTAAGTGGGGATTTTACTATGGGGCCTTTGTTAGTAAATACAGTCCTATCCTTGACGGAACTAAAACCAGAAAAATTTAGTGATGCCATTACGAGACCTGGTTCCCCGCTTTATCTGAAATCCCACTGATGTTCAAAGTATAAAGGGCTGCTGACATGCCTGCAATACCCAATTCTATTACGTTTTCGGAAATCCACATTCTTCTATTTATGTAAATAGAATCCCCTGGAGTGACCGGTAGTATTGACACATTATCTAAGGAAAGTTCCTCCATTTTCTTAGAAAAGAAAACTTGCAAGTTATCCGAGGAATATCCACTATTTTGCCTATACCAGCTTACTGCTGGAATAGGCACCACATCCGAAATGTGAGGGTTAAAACCTACACCCTTAAAAGTATAAGAAAATCTTTGTTCAAAGAAGATGTTGGAGGGTGCTCCCAAATAAACCACCTTTACAACAGCTGGAAACTCTAAAGTCAAATCAGCATCTATTTTCTGATATCCCGTCCTAAACACGATAGAATCAAATAAAGGAGCAGAAATCCACTCTTGGCTCGACCCGTTATGTAAAACTCCATTATTAGTATGATGATTCATAGAAGATCTTATTTTAGACAATAGCTTAATAGCTGAATGAATATCAGTAGCGTAAGCAGCTTTAAAATAAGAATCGTCCGGAATATTGTGCCACTTGGCACCAATTTTATGATTTAAATATTTATCTCTTAACTTATTAACTGAATCTACTATTGTATCGATAGTAGGAATATCCGAACCTGAAACGAAATTAATGGTATCCAGAAAGTAATGAGACTGATTTGTTCTATGTGAATCATATTGAATCCAAGCCTCTTGCAAAGCCCATAAGAGAGATTGGATAGATGAATATTCTTCAGATTCTTCATACTCTAAAGCTTTTCCTTCGTTCTTATATTCATATTGATTTTCGAAATTAAAAAATTCATGATCACTCGTAATAACAACAGAATCCGTATTTAAAAAAGTATGACTAATTAGAGAAGCTTCTGATGAAGCTGACTTCACTAGTGAAGTACCTGTTAAAAGATCAGTAGTGCTACTACCATCTTCAGATGAAACAGTGCACTCTATTCTGTATTGAGTACGAGGAGAACGAGATTTGACTCTAAGGTCTGCACTCCAAGAACTAATAGAATTTAACGGATTGCCCGGAAAACTACTAAAATCGGACGAAATAGCGCCCAAAAATGGGTAAGAAACAAATGGGACCAAATATTCTATAGTTAAGTGAGAATTAAAGGAAGCCTTAAGAGAATTAGCATAATCGTACAGGACTGTGGCTGCCTTAATCGGTAACCCATCATTCGGCAAGTTTATTCCATCTTTAGAATTATGTAAAGATTCTGATTCAGCATGACCTCTATACTTCTCATATAGATCTAATATCAATAGATAAGCAGATTCCATGTCCATAGCATTCTGAGTCACTACTAATTGAGAAGGGTCCCTGATCAAATGGACGCCAGGAGCTAGAAGATGTTTATTATATTGTAATTTTATGTCATTTAATAAGTCACAAAATTCTACCAAATTTGTACAATCGGGCTCAGTCACGAAGTGGTAATTGTCGGGGCTTAGATGAGTTTCAATTTGATAAATATTGTAATTCGTAGTGTCATAAACGCTAGCATTTGTCGCAAAATTAAAAAATAATCTTATATTATTGAATCCGAAATAGTAGTTATAATTTGTTAAGAATGAGTTAGTAGTACGGATGGTGGTGGCTTCCGAATAAGTGAGGGGCTTCGGGATGGTGTCCGGAACGCTTAATTTAATCGTTCCTAATGATTGATTTTGGCTAATATCAAGTATATCAATAAATGAGACATACCACTCATCACCAGAATCTACAGTCGCAGGAATTTGAAATCTAACGTTATTTAATGGTATGCTAGAGTTCCAAGGAACAAGTATTAAAGAGTCGCTAGGGTCAACGCCATTAGTTATGCTTCCAGAAGCCCCGGAAGAGTATTGTCCTACCTCTCTATCAAACACTAGGTCACAGTGCCCCAAAATAGAGAATATGCATAAGAGCGGTACTGCTCCTGCCGGAACGTTGGCAGTCCAGTTATGGGCAGAAGGAGTGACAACACCATCGCCGTTTGGAGTAGAAACCCCAGATATCTGAACAGAATAAACAGAAGTGTGAGTGAATGATTCCGAAAATATGAGTTCGTACTGTCTATTATCAGTATTAAAGGATTTTGCCTCCACTAGAGAAGGCAGATAACTGGTACCAGGCAATACAGAAAAAGCATAGTTAGATATTGTTAAAGCGTTACTCGGGTTTACTTCTTCTTGAAATAGGACTCGGATAGTTTTATCCGATAGAACTGTGACTATATAGTCTACGATGATAGTCATTTACTGATATCTTATTTGGGTTAGGTATAAAAATGAGAAGTAAATCCCATTTTTATACCTATACTGAATGAAAATTCAAAAAGAAGAACTATGATCTTCCCCGAGAATGGAGTATGACTTTTTAAACCCATTTTCATCTACACCATATACCCCTAAAGCAAATTTCCTATAATCTTCATACTTGTAGTTAAAAATACTAAATTCCTGACTATCCATTATTTTCTTGGGTTTCCTAGGACCTATATACGGCAAGGCATTATTTCCCAAATATTCGTCATTCAAGATATATCTTACGGTATATAAAGTGTGGGCTGGTCTTATGATGTGCAATAGCACTCGAATATTTCGATCTGCGAGTATTGTGTTGATTTCAGAAGGACTATTAAGGGCAATATCCACAGAAAATCCAAATTGGTCTGATATATCTAATCCCGAACCTGGCTTGCGAGCATCTTCATAATTAATATGAAGGATTACATCCTTTCCAGTAACCAGTTCTACGGCTTTTTCGATGGATTCTGGAATGCTTCCCTTAAAGTATATTTTAATTAGTTCTACATAAAGCTCTCTAAATTCAACATCTGAATAAGACAGCTCCAATGATTGTCCTTCCGGAAATACCAAGGATTTTACTACCTGGTTTAGGAACTCGCCACGAGTTAAAGCATACTCAGTATCATTGAATATCTGATCCAGATTTAGTCTTACTTGAGCTAAAGCAATTGCTATAGCTTTAAGCGATCTTGCATAAAATGGACCATCCGAGTTTGACTTCCAGTATGAACTAAGGAGCCCCAATAAAAGTGTGAAGTTTTTTGATGTCTCATCCTGTAAAGCATTTAAATATACTTCTCCACTTTCATAAGCATTAGGATTTGCTCTTACTATAGCCATTTTAGGCCTTTCTAAACGTAAGCGTTAAATTTCCTGGGTTTAAGTATTCAACACTTGAAGTAATAATATCCTTAACTCCAGAGTCATTGTAGACAAAATAACTAACACTAAATGAATGTGAGTCGGGAGTGTCAGCTGGTGTAACCCCATAGTCCAAAGACACCACTACTTTATTAGCAGTTAGTTCCATTCTAACATTGTCAATTTGATTTGCAGTATACCCAGAGTTAAGAATAGTTAAATCATCAGAGTATCCAGCTATAACAGCACCATCATCCCCAATAATATATGCCTGATTTACTATATCACCTATCCTATTTAAGGTAGGTGAAGTTGCCATAGCAATGTTATCTTTAAATACGTCTTTATGTACGTTCTCCGGACCACCACTATCTACTGTAGCAAATGGGAACGAATCTGTTAAGATATATACTGCATTAGTTCCACGAGACAATGAGGGAATAAAATTATTAAAACTCGGTATACTGTCTCTTACTCTTTGCGCCCCATTCTGGAGAGTCAATTTTGCAAACGGCTGAACTACGAAGTCTACACCATCAGAGTTATCAATGACAGCCGTAATGTCAGAAACGTGAATGGGCTCGCCTATTTCCCTAGATAATATTAGATTAGAATAACCAGTCCTAATGTTATTATTTACAGTGCTTTGTTCATATCCGGGACGCAATTGAATAGTTGCTTGTATGTCTAGTGGATTTGCAATAGCTTGCTTGGCTACCACATCAGCGGTGATGTGCTTCATTCTATTTACTTCAAGTTGCAGACGTGTCAGAAGGTCATTTACCGTGTACGTAACCTCGAAATTTTCATCATGTTCATAATCCACGGATACAACCGAACCGTCAGGAATATTAGAATCGATAGTTCTTACTATCCTGATGGCAGTTGTCGATGTGCCTGACATTAAGGAATAATCAGGGTCTTCAGTGTCTGGACCATTGAAGATGGTAGTTCTATCTTCGGAAAGCACCAAAATGGTAGACAGGTTTATGCCAATGTTAAGTAACCCCTCTTCAATTTGGCCGATTAGTACATGTGTCTCATCATTTACGATTATTACATCACCAGAAGGCACATTATCTACTTGTTTTATTTCTACGTAGTCATTGGCTAGACTACTTTCGCCATCTATTAGTGGGTCTTGGGTTTTATATAATAGATATCCATTACCCGGACTTATGATACCACTTATTTCTCCTACAACAGATGATACAGATATGACCGGCTGGACTGATGGTGTGAATTTATTGTTGTTGCGATATCTATAGCTACCCGTTATAAAATCATCGAGAGCAGTGTCTGGTTGAGGAACCAAAAGGCTTAATCTAATGGTCCTAAAATCTACTATTTCTACCCCTATCAAGTCATAGGCAGATGTTGGAAAATTGCTAAAGTTAAATAGTCCTAAATCTTGAGAAGGATTGAATAACACTTCCTGAATAGGGTTATCTACAGATAACCTTGAATCTCTAGCACGAAATACTAAATTTATGGGATCTATTACATCAAATCTAACATTTCTAGCTATATTAAATTCAAAAGCAAACGTCTCATTAATGGTTCTTTCTATAGTTCCCTTAACATATATATCTGCTTTTCCACCGACGTGCTTCATTCTTACGGGATCCCAATCCCGCATCATATATTCATCACCTGAACTTACCAAAACATAATCCTGGACACCGGGGATACTGGCGGCTAGTTTTTCATATCCACCAGCAGTACCCGTATCCAAAGAAACAAGAACACGCGATGATTCTGTGGCTAATTCTAAATTACTCTGGCTTTCGGTACCACCAAAAGCTGCTTCTTCATTTATTGTAAGTAGTCCAAAAGATCCAGAGACAATAGAATCTAAGCTCCCGGCAGGCACGTTGCCTGAAGCACCAGCTGTTTCGGCAATCATAGGTACTTTTATTTCATATCTTTTCTTATCATAATTATAATATCTAGATGCACTTGCGGCAGGTAAAACAACCTGGCCGTTAGCCATAAACCGTGGAACTCCCGGATTAGTACCGGACCTAACGACTGTTCCCTGATTTACATATAGATCTCTTAAAGGTTTGGTTGTGGTATAGAATGTTTGATTTACAGAAGCTAATGTACGACCCTTACGAATTACCCCGAAATTTTTAGCAAGAGAATCGAAGGCATTGTTTATGAGTTCTTGTACTGTGGTATCTGTAGGAACTGATAACGCAGTTTTCAGGTTCGACTTATACTGCGAGTTAGCCACAGGAATGCTAAAGTTAGAATTTGACGGGTCATCAATGGCTAGTAGGGCGGGAAAAGATTTTGCTCTATTAACAAAGTCCATCAAAAAGTACGACTTTTGGATTTCATTAGAAAATGGTTCAATATGAACTTCTCTAATGGTTGATCCGGGTATTAAAGACAGTTCAGGAGCCACAGACTGAAGAGTTTTAATATACTCCTGCGCTACGACGGATTGGTCTCTAATCCTAAGTCCCCGGACATTTATATCCATTGGAAGCGGGGACCCCACTAATTCCTCTGAATATCTGCTCTCAACCATCGTGTTTCTTTCATTATCTACATAAACTGCCGTAACGACATAATAAATAGGAATATAAGGGAGGATGAACCCGAATGTGTCGTTATTCAGAACTCCAGAGGATAAATCATCATTTCTATTATGTCGGAACTTAAACCTTCTAGTCTGTTCTAAACGAGAAAAGGTTAGTTTTACTCTGTAGTTAGGGGAAAGTAACAGGGGGTAAACATTTTCATACAATCTCTCTCTAAATTGATAATCGCTGGATGAAACCTTATCAAATTTTATGGAAAGACTTTGAGCCACATCTTGTTCCGAAAACGGAAAATCGTAGGATACCTCTCTAGTATCGATTTCAGACTCCGTGTATTCAGAGGGATTATCTACTGGAATGAGTTGGGTATTAAGTCTCAAGTATCCTGAACCAGTGCCTCCTGGGCCTGTACTAGCATATACATTATATCCAGATATGGGAGTCGGAGTATAAAATCCAATATCTTGAGCAAGAGTCCATCCTATCTCGACATAATCACTAAATCTATTCATCACAACGCCTGTTGGCGAAGCTTCTATGAGTGTTACGTTGTACTCTGTGGATACTGTTATACTCGCTATAGTGACTGGGCTAACACTACCTGATATGTCGACTGCTCTTAACTCTATGGTATTAAGACCTGCTTCTAACTGTAGTCCAGCAGGAAAGCTATTCAAATTCGGAACAGAAAAATTAGGTAAATTTAGTCCTATGAGCGTAGGATCGGATATGAACCCACTGCCATTGATACTAATTTGAACATCGACAGTATCTGCGTCCAGAGCGCCAGTTAAGTATATACTAGAAGTATTAGTATATACCACCAAATTAACAGTCGTACCCGAATTATCGAAATAGTTAAGTCTGGGTGCAGTGGCCATTTATTTCCTTAATCAATTAACACCTCATCTCATAATACCTGCTGAAATCCTCTTGCCGCTTGTTGTAAAACAGCTCCGGGACTGGTCGTAATTTGATATATGTCAGGTTCAGATAACTGTCTGGTTATCTGAACAGGCTCTGTAGATTTACTCATGACGGTAAAATTAGCGTAGAATATGGTCGGGTCATTCTTATTTTCGACTTTCGTATCCATGAGACTAATCGGATATTCCGCATCTGTAACATTTTGTCCGGGGAAGTTCAACAATTGCTGCTTCTTTATGTTCTGATATACTGAAAATGCATTCTCTATATCCATCTGAACAAACGTAGAAGCTAACCCAAGCCCAGTATTTCCCTTAGCTCCTATTCTACTAGATAGATTAGACCCTATCCATGGCCACTTCCAGTGCGTCCCCTTAATGGTAAATAGAAACTTGCTGAATTCTTGAATTAGTAAATCAGTATTACGGACCGTATTATACGAACCATTGTATATTGAATAGTCATATTCAACTCGGCTACCTAGGCATCTGGGGCAATATGGGGCAATAGTCTGATATGTAACAAATACTACTGGTTTACTATTGTAGACTGGATCATCAAATTCTACAATATACTGTTCTACGAATGTATATTGATTAAGTTTTACCGAATACCCACTAAATATTTTTCTACCAATACCGCACTTTCCTGGATTAAGTCCCAAAGTCTTGTAAGCAGCCATTATTCTAGAAGTACTTATGAGGGCGGACACCTTATCAGTCCACCTAGGGTCCGGGAAACTAAATAAAATACCATTGTATGGTGACTGAGAACTAAATACTACTTTCCCATTTTCAGCTTCTATGTTCAGGTCAGGAATAATTCGGCTCAAGAACTTAGCTAAAGTCTTCGCAGAAACTGCATTCCCAGCAGGAAGCTGAATAGTCCTAACAGGTTCATTATTCATACGGAATAATATTAGGTCATTAACATTGGAGATTATTCGATAAGGATCTACCTTATTGAATATGGCTACAGCCTTAGTATAGAGCCCTGATGGTGGAATATCAACACCATCCACGTTTATTTTTACTGAAAAATTTGATGGCGGTCTAGAAAGTGGGAATGATATCTTCGACGGCAAAGCCGCATCGAAGTCACTTAAGACTCCCAATTCATCTACAATGGTATGAGGACATACCTTGTCTATATAAAAATCATAACTCATATCTAAAATTAAAATGCATTAGGAAGTCTAAAACTAGATATCCGTAGTAAGGGTCTGATCAGTAGAACCACCAGGCAATCTTTCCCCAAATGCTTGGTAATTCTCAAGATCTTGTTGATTCATGACATCGGTAATTGGTCCTATCTTAAGACCCCAAATATCATTCATATCTTGAATGACGAACATGGCCCCTCTAGAAAACGCCAGATTTGATACTTCTGAAACTATCCCGTCTAAACTACGACTAGGTTCATTTTCATCTACCATTAATTTTAATAATTTTAATTCTTCAGATATTTCATCACTAAGATCTAAAGCCCTTTTGATTTTATATTCCAGATATTCTCTTTTGTATTTTATCACCTCAAGCTGCCAATGCTTCATTCTTTCTGTCTGAATACCCATTGGCCTATCAGCACGAATATTTCCCATTCGGTTAAACCTTCCATTACTAAATTCTTTGGAATCGCCGCCTGTTAAATCGTATATGTCGTTAGTTAAATCTTCGCCTGGTTTCAGGAATACAGGCAAATCTCTTTTACGAATCAAAAAATCTTCTTCAGGATTTCCCCCTAAGGCCTTGTAGGCCACGAATAACTTATAAAGGTAAGAATAAGGAATATCAGGCTCATACTGAACAGGATAATTGGTTACAGGATCATAATTGGTTTCTATTGTTCCAACCTGAGACAGTCTTTTTTCTAAATAAGCTACTCTATTCTTTAGGTCCTGCTCTTGTATTTTTGAAAAATAATAGAATTTGTCAAATTGACCGGTGGTGAAAACTCCATAAAAATTAAATGCCATGATTATTCACTCAGCTACCTTGATTTCCAGAAGGTTTAGGAATAGTAACGCCCGGTATTTGAGGGATAATGACCTGATTCGCCCCCTGAAGATCCGAGGGTGAATCAGTGGGTTCACCCTCGCCAGTATCAATGGCACCTACGCCAATTATGGTCAATATGGCGTTTATCGCATCAATGGCTCCCTTTCCTACTGTTCCAGCAGTTAAAACGAATCCAGAGTGTAAATCACTGGGACTAGTTATTGGCTTATTCTCAGCAGTGGTGATCCTAGTGATTAAAGATTCTACTCCTCCGCCTGTAGTGCCATATGCCAATATACCAAGGGTAAAATCTAAGTTCAATAAATTGATTAACGCTATGATAGCTTTCACTAATTCTTCTAATCTCCTGATCTTATCCATTATATTACGAATAATCTTTTCTGCTTCTTGGAGGGCTCCTCTTAAGGCTTTTAGAATGGAATTAATGAATTGGTTAAGAGCCATTAAGAAGCGCATCAGAGGGCCAAAAAGCTCACCTAGAGTGACCCCGTACCACCTAAGATAACCAGTTGTCACAGTAAGACATGAATAGACCGAGCTTAATAATTCTCCTAGTATTGCTCGCTTGTTATCATCGAATGAAGTATAAGTTATATCATTAGTTTTGGTAGACCAGGGGCCTACTGGATAAGGTCCGTTTAGATTCCTTTGACCCTTTTTATATGATAACTCTTTAGATAGATATGAATCAATAGTCGCTAGAGAAGATGGTGTTATTGTATTACTAAAGGGATTCTTTTTGTATTTAGGAAATGTCCAAGTAATCCCTATTGGATCGAATCCTTGAATAGATTTGGGATTACCAAGTAATCTTTCTACATCATCCCTGACTAATTCATACTGTGTCTGTAAATCTGCGCTTAGATTTGCATTGGAAAGAATACTATTAATAACAAGATTCAATAATTTTCTTACTACCATTATTACTGGAAGAAAGTTCTTGAACTTATTAGAGTCATTTTTCAGTAACTTATAAATTGCTAATTGCGAACCTACGTAATCAAGAGTCCCCCACCCAGTGGTCTGTCTTCGTTTAAATGCATCATCCGAGGCAGGAATAGCAGGAATTTCGAAATTTAACAAAAATCCCGCCATCGTGGCGTTAAAAATATCTGTATAAGGATCCCATCCGTCTATGTTTTGAGGAACAGTGCTTGATACTACTCGGCTATAAGAGCCTACAATCACATCATCGCCATTTCCTGAATAATTTATTCTCGGTATGTTATTTTTTACTTCTACGAATTCAGAATTTTCCTCTCTAATAGCATCTTCACTAGCCTCGCAATAATCTGACGGGTCCCCAAAAACAGCTCTTACTCTGTAGTAGTAAGTCTTTCCATAATCGACGTTTTTATCTAGATATCTATATGTATTAGAGAAAGTATCAAGTATGTTGCTTCCTACATCCCCTGTATCAAAGAATGTTCGCTTTTCAAAAAGTCTATATGAGGTACTACCATCTGGTTCTCTCAATAGTTTAAAAGTAGGGTTGGTTGGGATCCCATACTCTTTTTGAATATCTTCAATGAGAGTACCATTTATGTCTGTTTCTATTTGTATTTTAACTTCTTTCCCTTTTGGCAATTCACTCCTTTCAATAATGAATCCAGGTAAGCGGAATGCTAAATATGCACTAACCAATGAATTCATGAATCCGGGAGCATTTGACCCTCCAGGATTTGAAGACATGGACCAAGACAACATTAAAGAAGGTCGTAATTGATCTTTGCTTATTTTTTTAATTGTGTTAGCTAACCTTAAAGCACTGTCTCTAACATCTAAAATAGCAGAGTAAGGATCATTTGAATCAGCAGTAAGATTTACCTTGAGGTTGACCGGAGACGGAACTAAAGAAGTAAATGGAGCAGCCCCGAAGAACATATCTAGGATCTTTTTTATGATCAAGTATAACTGATAAGCGTTAGATACACTAAAAAACCCGATGACACATGCTACGACGCTGCCTTCCGGATAAGCAGGTCTATATAGATCTGATTTATCCCTCATTTTATAAACTATTTTTCGTTCAAAACCGCTAAATCCGCCAGATACTGAGTTTAAGATTCCTGCTACGTCTCCCCTTTGAAAATCTGGGATTATCAGTAAAAACGAGAATCCTGTGGCTCTAAGCTGGTTTATGATCAATCTGACAGCGGCAAGAATAAGTGCTATTAGTGCTACAAGCGGATTAATGAGAAAAAGACCCACCGCTTTAATTACTAAGAGAGCGATTTCTAATAATGACTCGACAAATTGTAAAGCTACTAAGGCAACTACAAGTGGGGGTTTTAAAGCATCAAGTGGGAGAAGTTTAAGGTTTACTTTTTCCCATTCTGCATTATTTTCGCTCATCGTAATTATCCATTATTCTTATATTGTTTAGTTTTCTCCTGCATACCCATTAGTTCTTTCTTATGCATTTGAATAGCCACTTCCAAAAGGGTTTTAATATATTCAAGTGGAGCCGTGACATTTCTAAAATTTGCCTGAACGTTATTTTGCCATTTTACTGACCCAGACTTCTCAGAGCATTGACTGTTGATATCCTCACTTGATTGTTCACCAGCTTGGCCGTGTCCGCTATTCTCTTGTTTATCGCTTGATTCCGAAGAGGAATCCACCCGTCCAGACGATCCGTTCTCTGTTGAATCCATAAGTACCTCCGGTTATATAATGAATCCCCTGAATTCATTATCTGAGAAATTCTATCGAGATTTTCGAATAGCTCTAGTTGTCTTTTGGATACATTGTTTACTCTTTCCGTTATGTCGCCCCAACTATTGGTTTCGTACCATTCCTTAGTCTCCTCATAGAATTTATTAGTCGATTTGTAACACGGAGCTAAGAATTCAGGACCCAAGGTAGATAACCAACCGAACAGCTTAATGACTTTATATTTTGTAACAATAGGCTGGGTGAAAGCATAAAATGGTTTTTCCGTGATAATAGTAACAGTATCATTCAAAAACGAATCTATCTGATATAAACCATAATTACTTCCTTCGGTTACCCAAACATATGAGTTTTCTAAGTTTTCAAATATTTTGCTGGTGTCCGTGATAGTGTTTAACGTTGTCAAACCACTTCCTTCATAGACAGTCTCCCCCATTTCGTTAATGATCGAGTCTAGGCACGTTATTTCTGAGTTTACCAAACCGATCAAAGCTGGAGCGACTGCTTTTACATCAGCATTGTTTTTTATTATATCTAATTCTTTCGAGAGTATACTTTTGTGCTGTATTACAACACTCACCTTTTCTATTATGCTTTGAGATACAGTAGAATTAGCAAAAGCCGAGTTAACCCTAAACCTGCTGGGGTCTATTATTTGTATTACTAGCCTTTCTTGTCCTAGGTTCGGACCATTTAAAAAGACGACCACATCTCCGACATTCACATTTAAATTACTATCAAATATTATATCCAAAGACCCTGGACCTGTAGGACCCACCTTACCGCCATGAATTAAAACGCTTGCCCAGAATTCAAGTTCATCTTGTAATAGTAGAATTTCGCTGTCTCTTCTTAGTGGAGGATTACTTGGTAGACCATCATCGTTGTAAATAGACCCTTTTAATACTGGAATCCTCTGAGGAGATGTTCTATTATTATTGTAAGTAACCGTCGTATTTAAAACGGAATTCGCGACGAATGCCCTCTGAAATTCCAATGGATTTACGAATGGAACTTCAATCGTGATATTTGTCAGTTCCCCCGTGCTAAAATCAGTATAGACATCGATGTTATCGAAGTATATTACGTTTTCTCCTTGATTATCAATGGCTTTACCGTTTTTGGCCATTCCGCCATATAGGGGGATATTGATTGGTATTGGAATGTTTAAAAAAGAAACAAGATAAAATCCATTAGGGTCTTGTTCTATTTTAGATATGTAAATAGGGTCACTTTGATTTAATATGGTACCATTATTTTCATAAATAAAAACTGGTTGTCCTACTTTAAATGGCGGCGTAAGTGTTTTGGGGTCACCATTCTTTTCTATTCTAACAGTATTGAAATTAATTCTTTTAAATGACTCAATAGCTAGAGCATACCTTATTACGCTCATGGATTCTATATTTTTTACGCCTACATTTCCCATGATGGAAAATAGGTTTTCAATAAGGTCGGGCGGCGCCTTGTCATTGACTACAAAGTTTTTATTTATAACTGTGCTGAACAATCGAGAGTACTTATTAGACTCCCACATGAATCCATATACAGGATAAATCCCAATTTCCGGAGGAATAAAACTAATTAGCCCAAATTCGTGATACAATAAAACACTGTCATCTATATCATTATTGATATCTGAGTATTTTTGTACTTGCTGGGAAGTAAGATTATACTTGAATTTACCGTCTGTACCTCCCACTACACGACCGTCATAATTTGATAGAAGGTCTTCATAATAATTTGTGAAATTATTATAGAATAGTAATAACCGTTTAGTTACAGTATCCAGGTTTTGGTATCTTGTCTCATCAAAGTATAATGATGGAATGCCGAAGTCCTTATTACGTATAGATCCAAAATTACTGAATACTGGCCCGGAAGTGGTAGAAGTGGTCGGAGTAGATAAAGCATCAGCTAACTCGGGTATATATGACTTGAATGTTTCGGCTCTAAAGAAAAATGAATCAGGGGAGTATAAATTATAATTCGATAATAAAGCCTGGCCTAAAAGGCCATTGCTGCTTTCGTCAGGAGCAATCGCATAGGAATAATTAAACTCGAATCGTGTGTCGGATGGAATGTACTGACGAGCAACATATGAACATTCTAATGTTTGCCCATATTCCAGGTTATTTCTCAGGGTTATTGATCCGCCATCAGTAATGATGTAGTCGATCTCATTACTTAAAACACGAGGGTTTACCCCGCCTCTTAGCAACGTAAATGGACTAGGGAAAACCGCTGACTTACGTGTAGAAAAATCGGGTTTAGGATCGACAACCGGTCCTAAACTTATAAAAATAGATGGGATGATAGCATTTACAGGAAGGACAGATTTAAATGATATAGAAGTAACGTCCTTTTTAATGTCATAAGAAGATGTTATAACTATGAAGGGAAAGTCGTTTATTTTAATAAGGTAATTTTCTTTAACGTCTACTGATCCGGAGATTATGACTGAATTGGATCCCTTAGGACATGTTTTCGATGCTTGTGTAACTTGGTTTAATGATACGGGGTCGCAAGTTTTAAATATGCCTTTGTAACTTACTTGGATAGGAGATTCGAACACAATCGACGTAGTGTCTTTTAACGAGTCATATACGCTAGCTTCAACGATGTATATATTAGTGTCTTGAACACATATGGCACTCCCAGGTTTTATGATTCCTGTAAAATCCTCATTTATCACTAGTATTTTATTATCATTGTCGGGAATAAATTCAGGAATATCTATATCAATAGGAGTATTTATGAGAGTAAATACTCTAGAACCCCCAGTATTTTCTTCTATCCAATAATCAACATATATCTCTTGATTTTCTAAAATAATACCTAAGAATATTGAGTTATTGTTGATAAACCGAATCTGACTTGCAGGAACAGTTATACCGTCTGCGATTACTCTGAATCCCTTTAATGGGACTATTGATTTATTGTCTTGGTTTATACTAACGTAGTTTTTACCTTTTACATAACTAGCTTTTTCTAAACGTATTTTGCTGGCAAGAATTTCGATTTTTTCTTCTTTAGTGACCTTTACGTTAAGTTCAGAAACATTTCTATTGATTCCTTCTATGGGAGAATTTATCCATAAATAATTAGCTCTGAAGACATCATTGGGGTCAGGTGTTTCATTTAGGGTTATTTGACCCAATTCAGGTATTATGGAATAATTAGATTGGTCATGATATTCATATTCGCCTGTATCTGGATTTTTCTTCTCCAGAGTGAACAATTTCATTCTTGGATTAATGGAGGTCCAGACCCTATCACATATGATCTCTTTTGTGGACTTTATATCAACGGTAACATTTTCGTCTTTAGGGAACAGCCCCTCAACTCTAATTGTATTACCATTTATGAAATCTTTTATGCGATAAAAACCAACATTCTCCCCAATCGATACCAAAATATATTTATTAACATAAAGAGCATTAAACTGAAAACTAAATGATGTGAAAGTATCTCCTTGGGCATGACCTAGAACATCAAAAGCATTTAATTCGTCATTTTCTCCTACAGATTCTAAAAAAGTGACTAAACCGGCACCGATATCTAAAGAATAGTCAGAAGAATCTAGCGGTTCATTGTTCTTCTTTATTTCGAATCCACCAGGTATTAAAGCGGCATATTTTAATTTTAAAATATTGGTAGTAACTCCTACAGTCTTATTCTCTTCTACCCTTTTAGAGAAAGAAAGAGTCTTAGTACTAAAGTCTACCTTATAACCTAGACCTAAATCTTCAGGATTTTCTGCTTTCTTAAGACTTCCACTAAACGTACCGCTACTTCCTGGGGCATCAGTGACTCGATACGACAGGTAAGAATCATCTATCGGACGGCTCGGTAAAAAAAGAAATGGAGACCCGCTGATGTTATCAGACATAACAGAATTCGTTATTTTATAATATTCGAAAAAATCATAGCTGTTTACAAATCCCGTTTCATTGGCACCACTTCTAAATATTTGAAAAGTTATACCATTTTCAATCTCAAGATAGCTATCAAGATAACGAAGAAATGACCCCTTAAGACGGTCACAATCATAGGAATTCATGTAAACATTTCCGTTTACTTTATTGATTTCGATGGTCCCTGAATCCGTAAACGTAGGATTTTCATCTACTACTGACACGTTTAAGTAATAATCCTTTTCGCTTCTAGATCCCCAGAATAAGAAACGTGTAGTATCATCTAAATTAATGAAATCTGTAGACTGCCCTATATATATTGACAAGGGTAAGAACGGTGAAGTGTCGGGAATAACAGCAAGTTGATATTGATTTGCGGAAGTTTCTCCGTTGATTACACCATCATAAAATATGGTTTCGCCTGAATTAGCTTCGGAATCATAAATAAATGCCCTCCCAGTGTCTAAAGCATAATTTATGATCCCAGAAGAAGTGGGGACGGGCATCGAAGATTCATTTGGATATGAAATGGATACTAAATATTCAGTATAACCAATTCTTAAAAGAGGGTATTCTCCAGAAGTAGGGATTGGATTCAGAAAGGCCTCGTAGGACCCATCTGAATTAATGGTTATGATATTTCCATTAAATCTGGCTCGATTAAAGAAGCTCTGGCGACTGATATAAACTATTTGATTTGCAAGGTCTGGGTTTGATATGTCTTGTTCACTAAAGTTTAACTCACCAGTCTCTCTATTTATTTCTACCGTTCCAGGAGGCGGATTAGAGAAACTTAGCACCAAAACATATTGAAATTCGTATACTCTCGGAACACTTACATATACTTGGTAATTCGATACTCCATTATCTACTGGAATTGGAGCAGTTAGTCTATTTTCATTAGAAATCACTCCTAGCCTTGTGGGAGAACTACCGGGAGCTGGAAACCATCTACGACTTACGTTATCGTAAGAAAATCTAAATATTGAATCATTACGAGTCCATCTAAACTTCAAATTCGGATCATTAATATAAATACCATCTGCATCTTTTGACTGACCAGTTACAAATATACAATATTCAGCTCTTTGAGAAATCTTGTTAAAATCATGGGTATCCTGAGGCTGTACCAAGGTTCTTGGCGGTAGCACAAGAGTATTTACGCTTTGAGAAAGTCTCACTCCCTCAAGCACAGCTCCTGAAGTATCAAATGACATGAAACACAATACCCTTAGATAAGTACACCCGTTCCAACACCACTAGCAGGGACGGGTGATGGAGGCCCTGCTATTTGAACCAACACGGAAGCAGTCGATATAGTAGCGTTTAATGAGTTACTAATGACATTTGATAAGGAAATTGCCATCGGGCTAATTAGACCCGCCGCTGCAAATGACTGTAAAAATATTCCGATTCCCGTTCCTGGTTCTTTAATAAGCAGTCTTCCTACGCCCGTTCCCACTCCGACAATTGGATGAACAGTCATAGGAATTGCAGAGGAAACCACTCCACATATACTTAGGCTTAAGCCTACTAACATACTTTCGCTTATGGATCCATTTATTAAAGCACCCTTAGCATTGGATAATAATGTGGGTGTCAATAAGGCAGGCAAGTAAATTACAACACCCAACGTTCCTTTGCCTACACCCGCAGTACCAGAGTCTATAGTAAAAACTGTGACTGATGTATTAAGAAAACCAAACAAACCATTCGATATTGCACTAGATAACTGATAACTAGAAGCACCTACACAGCCCGCCCCATTTAAGGCCCCACTGATAGCAGGAAATATTCTCTCCAAAGAAGGCATTAACCCACCGCAATCGTAGGAATACCCAAGATTGGAATTCCTGTCAGATAGTCCAAGTGCGGAGCATTTGGACCTGGAATACCAGCAACAGCCACACCTACCTTAGCTATCCCAATGCTTGTAACTGGGCTGGTTATGGCTGTTACTAAGCCCGTTAATGTAACAGCAGTGGTGGATGATAGAGAGATAGGCCCAGCAGAAGCTGCCAATGCTAAGGCACCCAATCCATTGGTTATACCGATAGCACCTGCCGCAGTAGCAAGTATAATATTACCCAATACCGTAGATTTCGTTATATTACCAGTAACTACACTATCAGTTATATTACCAGCAACTACCGTTCTACTCGCATTGCCAGTCAAGACTGTGCTTGAATCTACACCAGCTAATGTCAAATTTCGTTTACCAAGAGCGAATTTGGATGATTTATCTTGGGCATAGTACTCATTCGAGGCCCCCAATACGGTTACGCCGTGTTCTCCACCTGAAGACAACTTATAACCACCAGAACTCGCCACGACACTCACCCCATCTGCTTCAGTAGCATCCAAGCCCCCCGAAACTCTAACATTTGTGCCCTTGGTATATTTAAAATCTGATCCAGAAATGACTCTTGAAGTACTTCCATCTACGATATGACTCACAGTCGGGGAATCATCAACGGAGGTCCCTCCCAAATAGTTCACGGTAATTGGCCCGGTAAAATTAAAATTGTTCCCTGAAGCACTTGAGGTACCAAGTTCGAAGTTCATCCCGCCCTTTAATCGGAGATCGAGACTTAGTCCAGTATTAGGATCTTTTCCTATAATTCCTTTAACCAGACCCATGATATTTAGATCTAGAGATTTTCCTTTATCATCAGGTAAACCGGTCTGTGAGGCTGGAATATGAAGGAATGTTCGACCCTCTTTATTAATACCAAAGACCCACTGATTATTTGTAGTGGGAGACTGAATCCGATACAGACGGGCTAAAGCGTGAGAATCTAGGACACCTAAGTCTGTAGCATTATCTATAGACTCAAAAGTAGGATAGTTGCAAAGTTCTCCCTGATCAGAATCGGAGAACAACTGCATCTTCAGTACCTTTTTATATAATGCCCTGCCTTCATTTGTGACAAAGTTATTCCCTACGACAGTCCCGTGAACATCTTCTATGAAGACTTCTCTTTTCGATTCATCAGAGAAAAATCCGTCACCTTCATCAGTCACCGGCATTACGCCGTCCGAAACATGTCTTAACTCTCTTCTATCCTCTATATACGCTTCTTCAACATTATTGTATCCGGACTCTGCAGATCCAGGATACACATAATTAATTCTTCTGCCATCACTGGTTACAATATACGGGTATTCTAACATTCCCTCCGTAAAACTAAAGGTTCTTACTCCATCTTCATCTATTAGTCCATATTGAAATAAAATGTCATATACAGGGCTCGTAACCGGAATTTTCTGCTTGAATAGTTCCCCCTCTTCAATATCGAAAGGATTTGTACCATTGGTCTGTTCGTTTAATGGAAAATAATCTGATAAAAATGAAAAAGCGTTTCTCTTTATTAGTCCTCTTCTATAGTATCCAGCTGCATTCGCTGTAAATTCATTGATTGTTTGAAGCACAGCAGTCTGATCAGAATCTCTTAGGATGAACTCATTTCCGGAACGGTTAGTAATTACCACATTTCTATCTAATAAAATGTCAGAACCCGAACTTGCAGACGCTAAGAAATCTCCAGAATATGCTTTCCTTAATTTTAATCTAACAGTATTGGTCTGTAGTTTTGGGTCAAATTCTAAATCCGGTCTTAGAGATAAGACCTCATCTATTTGCTCCGGGGGTGCAGGAAGAAACGGAGCATAATCCCTAGAATTATAAACACCGGCAGAAAGTATGGAGAGGATGAATGGGAAATGACTATTACTCCCAGGACCCATCGGCTTCCAACCACATATAACGGTCGCCCCCTTTTCAGGAATGGTTCCACTGAAAGAACGAGGACCACCACCTCCCATTGCAGGCAGTGGTATATCTAGTTTCTCATCAGGTGAAGTATTAAACCCTACTGAGCACACCATCGTCTCAACATCTACGTGAATAATGTATCCTACCCATAAATATTTTTTTGCATCCGGGTGAGATAAAGATAACTGATATATACCACCAGGAGTTCCTGGTTTAAGCAATAAAGGGTAAAATTTTTCTTCCATATTTCTTATACGGTACTATTTATAGGGAATCAATGATGAAAACCATATTACAAATAACTACCCTCTCAGGAAATTTAATAGATGAGGCAAAGTGGGAAATAGATTTTACAATCCAGCCAATGGAATCTCACGAGATATCTTTAAATTTCGAAACTAACGATTCAAAATTAATATCATTTATCAATGCGAATGAACGAAGTGGAATTGTATTAGATGGTGATCCGGAAAATGGATATAACATGTCAATGAGATTTGACATTAAGAAAATAAAGCACTTAGTGGACGTTTCTACGAAAGAAGTGGATACCTATATACTACTGAGTCCTCCAAATAGGACTCTGGAACAAATAATTTTATATGTCTTAAATTCTAAATACTGTAACGGGAATTTTCTAAAGATTTTAAAGTCTTAAGTATTGGGAGGCGGACCTTTAAGAGCTACATTATCAGGCCTTACTGAACCGCTAGCATATTGTCCAGGATTCAGTATTGATGCGAACTGCGGTGGGGTTCCTGGAGGATAAGAGGGAACACTCGAAGCCCCGAATCCCTGCTCTAAGTTCTCCCAATAATTTTGTATAGCTAACTGTTCTTCTAAAGTTCCTTCAAGCCCGTACGCCTTTCCTATATTCTTATAATAGTCTGCCGTAGCACCAACAGCTGCTTCTACTCGGTCTTTATTTTTATTATAATAAGAAGATATTTCATCACCTAATTGGTTGAAATTCGATGAGACATTTGATATTCCCTGGGAATTGAGTCCGAATAGCTGATTTGCTTCATTCTGAAGAGCACCAATAGCGTCTTGGTCCCCATTGGCTGCCCTATCGAACAAAGACCCTCCACCCGGTAAATCAAATAGATTTCGATTACCAGCGAAATCAGCATAATTCTCACTTACTCGCGTCTGACTTTCACCACTATATATTCTTTCTCTACGAACATTGGAATCAATTTCTCTATTAAATTTTTCAGATAAATATTTATTCAATGCTACCCAGAAGTTGCCCATGGATACTTCTCCGGATATCACCTCAATTTTTTCTTCTTTGGTAACCCCTAAAGCACTGGATACGTTTCTTCCCGCCTCCACAAATTGCACGGGTAGAGATCCCGAACTTCTTAAAACATCCCTTATTATATTAGAAGGTAATACTGATATCCAGTTAGTGCGACCCACCCCACAAGCACAATTATCAAAGGCTGTGCTGAAGTTTTCCAAGTCCACCGATGGTTTCAGGTCGGATAACAATCGTGATTTGCGGATAGAATCCACCTCAATAAAAACACTCTTACCAATATTTTGGTTTATGTCCGCTACATACGTATTTTCACTAGTCATCAAGAAGTCACTAGGGGTATCAGTACCACCACTTCTACTACTGGCTGCTGTCGCCCAATCATCTGGACGCATTTTTTCAAATGCTTTGGAAAAGTCTACTGTGCTTTGTTGAGGAACAGATACGCTCTCTGTAAGCAGAGAGCCCGTTGCTGCAAATTGGATGTTAATCTGATTGGCCGAAGCGTCTGAGGCAAATGTGACTCTACCTCTATCCATATAAGCCCCGCGCCCATATCTAAAATGCCCAACCACTTCATAACCAAATTCATCAGAAACTGGTCTTACCAATACGGAAGGATCATTCAACACACGACCAGCCGCGAATTTATATTTATTTTTATCCAGTTCTAGTTCTTTCTTCTTCAGAATAAGATCGTTTATTTGCTTACCGGTATCATTAATCTCGGTCCCTAATTCTGAAAAAGCAGAGTTCTTCTTAACTGAATCTTCAAATGCCTTAACTTTTTCTTCATCTAGATTGACAGGAGTCTTTGCCCCTAAGTCTCGAATTTCCAGACTAGAAACGCTTGGTATGATGACTATCTCCCAGGATATGGTCCCATTCGGTTTAGTTTTCTTCTTTATAGTAACCCCGGCATTCGGTATACCAGATTCCTTTGCAACTACTGCGAGTTCTTTTATTTTTTCGTTTATTTTTTTGGTAAGGGTGATATTAAGCTTATCAATTTCTTTCTGGATAGTTTTAATTTCTCCTTCGATCTTCTTCTCTTCTCCTTGATATTTTACCTTTGATGCCTGGTCATTACTTGCAGAGAATTGTTCTTTTTGACCACCAGACAATGTATCACTCCAGGTAATGGAGGTAATCTTTATTAATTGAAATTCTTTAAACTGTCCATCAACATCTTCCGCATAATCAAATGCACCTTCATTAGCAGCGCTTGTTTCATACCTGTTTTGTTTTATTCTTGAAATTAAGTCAGTTTTATCTTTATCATTCAATAATTGCCATGCTTGATCTCTGGAAGATTGATAAATACTGCCCGATAACCCTGTGGTAGGTTTAGCGTTTTTGCCTTTGCCTTTCTTGTTCTGCTGCTGTTTTTTATTTCCAGGTGTCTTGGTTAGCAAGTCAAGCAATTCCTGATTATTGTATGTCCTTCTTAGGACCATTACTACTCTAGGATAACCAAGGAGTTTGCCCGTCTTAGGGTGCCTCATAATTATGGGCTTCGCCCCATCGGTTGAAGCTCCGGTATTACCCCCTACATCAGGAAAGGAAATTTTATAAGTGATAGCATTTTGCTTCCGTTGCTGATTAGCAGGGGTATTAAGCGGATCTTGAACGGGAGCACTATTCTGAGCTGAAACCGAGGCAGTAGCTTGCCCAAATCTTTCAATTTTCCCTATATTTTTTGGAGCCAGGAACTTACTTCTCTTTGCCATCAATGTAAGAGTAGTGGTAGCTTGTGACCCGATGCTAAAACTGTGCTGGATTGCATTGATATAATAAAAGGCATCATGCCGTGGAATGTAAACCGGAAACCCCATTCGAAGTTCGGGTCTCATCGGGATAGTAACGCTTCCGTTCATGCGCCGCGCATTAAGTCTGTCCATAAAGTCAAGAATGTAGTAATACATTCTTCGCATAGAACCAGCCCATTCTACTTGAAAATCATGACGTCTATACCCATATTTTCGCAATAGGTGATAATCGAAAGCACCGGTTCTTGGAGTAGTAAACTCGTCGTTTATACCCCAATCAGTAACACCCCCGAATGCATGACCACTGGCTACAATGTGAGTTATTATTTCGCCTTCTGAATCCTGAAACTGTTCATCGATTAGGTCAATATCTTGGATCCAAGATACTGGCTTATTAGGTAAAACATTTAAGTTGAAGAAGGGGGGCTTACAAATTATATCTCCTGTTGTATCACAATAAAATTCGTATCCTATTTGCTCAGCAGCCTGTTTAGCGATAGATAATTTCGTCTGAATTTCGGGCTGGAAAAACCCGAATTGAGCCACTTTACCTATATCCTTCTTATATGCTGCTATCTCGGATGGATCATATTTTATTACTGTGTTAGTCTCATCACTTCCTCTTAGATTCGCTTCCTGTTCAAATATAGCAGCAGCTAATTTAAGTGGATTAGAGACCGCCAATCCGTCTCCCCAAGTCGGATAAACTGCTCCAGTGGTTCCATATATGACTAAGCTAGACCACATGTTGGCAAATTTAGCCTGCCAGTATAACATGATTCCACCGATCATATCATTATTATACTCACGTTCAGCGCCTTGCTCAGGAATGAAATTTTCGTTCAGTGAGCCCGCAGTGAATGACCAGTCACCCATCGACTCACGGGCTAAAGCAATTATGACAGCAAATGGGTGAGCTCCAGCAAAATTATTACCCCACAGAACGAAATTACCGCCCGTGCTATTTCCTACTGGATCGAGAAATGCCGGATTAATGGTCGTACTGGTTTTTTCCCACCAATATAAAATGTCACGACAGGAAAGGCTAACTGTCGTAACACCATTGGACCAAGATTTTGATATGTTAGTAATTAAACCCCAGAATATCTTATAATATTGAGGGACACCCCCTATTAGAAAATACCCCTTTGCATATATTTCTACCTCCATCATAGGAAGTAAAACTAAGTTATCTTCTGCATACCAATCATTAATTGCAGTATCAGGAACAGTAAAATTTATGGAAGCATTTCCCGGAGGATTATCAGTAGAAGTATCTACAGACAATCCTGTCATATACTCGTTAAAATTTATAACTCGGCGACACTCGCCGCATCCTAAAATTGTGGTTTCGCCTTGAATCGCTACATAAGCATCAGCCGATATAGTGACATAAGGTCTACTGTTATTTACATGCGTTCCACTCCAGCCAGAAACTCTTGTCATATTACGGAATTCCTTGAGCGTTAGCTTCTCCTACAGAATCCAACAAAGCTACATCATATCTTACCGTAAAAGTAAAATCATAGTCTAAGCTAAAAGGCTTTAAAGCATTATCACTGATTTTAAATGAATCGAAGGAACCAATGTAAATGTGACCATCATAATATATAAAAATCGACATCCCAATAACGGGAACTCCCTTGTTAGATGCATTGTATAATTCTCCTGAATATATCCAACCATTATTTTGATACATCATTAGCATTGACTGAAGATTTGCATATGATAAACTATATATTCTATTCGTATTAGTAATTCCGCCGTTTCCGAGAGAATCAACCACATATTGACCAGAAGTAGTTCCGGATCCTTGAATTTGTATGGGCTGTTCTAGCCACATACTTATAATATTACCTCTCCAACCACCTGCATAATCTATGGTATGCTGATGAGATCTGTTAAAGGAAGTTGGATTTATGTATAATAATAATGAAGGAGTGGCAGAGACCCGCTCCACTTGTTGATTTAATTCTCTTACTACGGCATCTGTATACTTTTTCCTGCCGTCATCTACCAACAAGTTTCTACCGTACGCTGCATAAGGATCTTCAGGTTTATCTATTATATTTATACTCGTCATAATTCCGCCAGCCACTCCTAACCCCTGAGCACCAGGAGTTCTAGAGTCTACGAAATCACGAGTAGGTGGTCCGGATTTTAACCTTTCCTGAGCAGCTCTAACGTTTTGTTTCCAATAATCCCAACCTGCCCCGGAACGAGGATAGAGAGTACCTACAGTATCCTTTACCTGTCCGACCGTCACATTACCATCATCATCTTGATATGCCTTATTCCCATTAGCCGCAGCCGATCCAGCAGGATAAATTATTTGCTCGTCAGGAGAAGTCGCATCATAAGAACCACCGTTAACGGCTGCGTATACGTTCCATGGATCTTGAAAAGGATAAAGGGAATCGCTGCTCCCCTTCTTCTTGGCCTTTGCCTTTATTGCGAAATAGTCAGCTATATAGGGGGCCTGTTCAGAAACAGATTTATCCTTAATGGTTAACCAATCATCATAAGTCATAATTTCTCCTGGCCCCAACGCTTTTCCAGCGTCTTCTTTTTTTTGAATAGGCCCACCAGGGTTAAATTGGATTAAGCCAGCAGCACTAGGTGTCTGCTTAGTCTTATCTCCCCCCCAATTAACTGCATTAGGATTAAACGCAGACTCGGCAGCTATTCCCCACCATAAATCAACAGGGTCCATTTGTGGCACCTTTCCAGCCAATTCACCTACAATGGAGTCAAAATCTTCATCGGTCCACTGTTTAAGTAAACTAAACTTGAATCCTTTAGATGCTACTGCTACTTGTGCCGAAATTTCCTGCTGTGTAAGTATTGTATTTTGGCCTGTTTTAGCATTAGGCTGTTTTATTTGTACACCTTTGGAGGTGGTAGCTGCTACTTTTTTCCCTAATTTTGATATATAAGGAATAAAGTTTATATTGAAATCTGGGGGGATGAATCCTATGATAAAAGGACGGTCTGAAGCATGTCTATTTGTTGATACTATTGAATAAAATGATTCATTCACCGCTTCATGAGCTATAACACTGTTCTTATTTAAATTATCAAGAAAACCAGTAATATTAAAATATGTATTCTGAGTATATAACTGAGAAATATTAAAACCACCGCTCTGATTGCTTTGATTAGTCATCTTTCTCTAGGGTTCCCTAATATTTTATAAACAACGCTCTCTATTTTAAATTCCCAGGACAGATTTAAGGTGAAGGGATTAACATCATCCTCATTTATACTAAAGGTGCTGAAGTGTCCATTATATACACCTTTATCCCAAATCATTAAAACAGTCGAACGCACAACGGGAGTACCATCTGAATCATACACCATTCCATTAGACCTAAATAATTCCAATAAATCAGTAAACCGTTCATATGCTAGTGTTCCTCTTCTCCCCGTCAATGCCCCGAAAGCTCCCACCTGTTTAGAAGAAGCTGCAGTGTATCCTTGCGAGGGACTTATGAAACCTCCTGTAGAACCACTAGCAGAAACGCTCGATATTTCATCGGGCCACACCCATTCGACAAACCCCCCATAAGTCATCACCACATTTTTGGATTTCGTATAAGTTTCAGATAGTTCACTAGGGTTCACATACAATGCGAGGGCTACGTCATACATGGGGTCTGTGCCGCCAAATTGAGCTACAGTAAATAGTATAGGTTTACCTCCTTGGTAATCCTGTGGTAATAGTCCGCCCGAGTATCTGGGGTATTTTATGGATGGTCCAGGCATGTTCACTTAATATTGAAAATTCGGTACATTTCTCCAGCCACAGCCCGAGCAACTTGTCCGGGAGTAGCATTCGACATAAATGGTAAGTTAATCACTACGGAAGCGGGACCAGTACTTTGACCCTTCGCCGGGTTGGTCACAATTTCTCCAGCATGAAGCAAAGCCAAACCCGTGTGTGGCATCACTCCACCATCAGCAAATTGCGGCGTATTATTAAATGTTCTGGAGAATGCATCATCAAAAGTTTCTCCATCATTTTTGAAAAAACCTGAAAGCACATGAAGTCCCTGGGGAGGTAAATTTTTAGCAGTCCCAAGTTTAGCATAATCAGGGTCGGCTTGGATCTTGGCTAAAAATAAAGCATGGTCATATAAAGGCACTTCAACGCCTCCTCGGACCGCTTCCTTCATTGACGCAAAAAATGCATTTGCATTCTTGCCCACTAGTTCAGCCACATTACCTATTTCATTTACGACTCCCTTATTTAGGGTATCAGCTGTATCAGCTGTAGATTCGGCGGTTTTTGCAACAGGACTTTCTGCGGTTGTTGAGCCTGTGCCAACAGGCGAACCACCAAAAACACTGCCAACGCTTTGAAACACCTTCATAAAACTCGACATCGCATTGGCACCAAACGACGAGCTATTAGCTCCCGAAGCCATCCCAAACCCGCCTTCCGCGAATTTCGCTTTATGAGCTTCTACATCTCTTATTGTATCATCAGCTTCTGCTTTAGGCTTTATCTTCTCCACGGGCATGTCATAATTATGTGTTCCTCTACTGGAGGCACCGCGACCAAGTTTCATGCCTGGTATTTCAGCTAGAGCTAAAAATTCTCTGGGACTAAGATATCCGAATTCTCCTCTCTTCATTACATCAAGGAGATTTAATTCTTCTTTTTTAAGACTACCATCTTCTTGTTGGGTAAAAGTCCCCTTTATAAATTGATCGGGACTTATGCCGACAGAACGCAATTGGTCTGCATCTAAATTCTTCAAAATATTGGTATCAAACGTTTCTTCAACTGCCTTTTGCATTACTACTTGCGAATTTCCTAATTTATCTCTGCCTAAATCCGTGCCCGCTAGTTCAATGGCACGTCTATACACACCACTATATTCTGATTTCGATATCATTCCTTTATTTTTTACATCTTTATCATCTAGAGCCATATACTGTTCTCTATATGATTCTAATTTAGGAATATAACGTTTTTCACTTTTATCGACGGCTGTAGACGAAGTAAACCAACTGCTTATTTTATCATATATATTCATCACAGTTTCGGATATTTTATGAAGAAGTCTGGCTATAACCTGAGTTATTTTCTCATCTATAGAGGTAGTTTTATCACGTATAAGTTTTTGTATGTCTTTATCATCATCCATTTTATTTAAGTTCTCTTGATGATATGATAACGCCTTTAACATATCATCTTGTGTAGCAGTCTGGAATTCTTGGAGAGTAAGATCGAGGGGGTTTTTTCCTAGCCTTCTACCTACTTGTTCAGCTAACGCTTTATCAAGCGCACGAGATTGTGTCGTACCATTATCATGGATGGCTACCATGTTTTCTTTTATCGCCGCAATCATACTATTATAAGCCTCCTGTTCCTCACTGCTAATTCCGATTTTCTGGCCTGCAATTTCCGAAATTCCTTGAAATCGATCGAATTTATCACCAAATATATTTTGACCCTTAGCTTGTATACTTTTGACTAATGACACAGTACTACCTGCTTTTGCAGCCGTAGCTAAACTCAGGGGGTCTCCCTTTTGTCTCATCTTTTCAGCATAAAATGTATCCTTTAACGCACCCAATTTTGCAGGTGGTATTGTTGGGTTTGTTTCTGCTTTTTTGATGGCTCGTAAGAATTCTGTTTCGTTACCTGAAGCAAAGGCTCGGCGAAGACTTACGGATAACTCATCACCCATATCCCTTGTAAGGTCTGTCATTTTTCCAGCGAAATCTTCTTTAAGTATGCCGGACATTTTAAATTCTCCTGACTTTTCTTGGCCAGCTATTAAGACATCATGGAGTCTATCCATGGGACCTTTGCCCTTAAACCCACGCCCAAGGGCTTGCATGAATTGACGAACTTGGTCCGGACTCATAGTTTTACTAAGCATTCTCATGATATTGGTAAGTTCTTCCATCCTATTCGTATATAAACTGAGCCCAGGAATAGTTTCGTCAAATATGTTCATGAATTTATTAACCGGCATATTAGCAGCACGAGCATTATCTATTAATGCCACGAACATATCATTTGCAGATTTAGCACCGTAACCATAATCAGTATAAAATGAAGCTATTCGGGTTCCTACTTCCTCAGTAGTCATTCCTAAACTTTTCCCATATACGATTAAATTTGTCTGAAAAGCCTTCATCCCCCCATCCATTTGCTCGATTAAATTATATCCTCGCACAAAGCCACCAACACCAGTGCTGAAGGCATTGGCACCCTTTGCTGACTGTTCTAGAGTACCTCCTAACATATTAATAGTTTCTTCATTTTCAAGCAACGAGGTCCGCATTTCGTCCAACGCTTTAGTATAATTACTAGTAGAATAAGTAGAATCAGCTACGGTTGGAATATTTTCAACCAGTGATTTATTGAGACCCGATATATACTGACTAGCCTTGACCAATCCATAGGCAAGACCTCCTACAGCAGCTACGGTCCCGGCTATTGCAAGCGCCATGGGGCCTAAACTAGCTAGTAATTTAGCTGCTTGAGCACCGGAAGAGGCAGCAGCCAATGATGATGATTCGGACCCAGCTACGTCTCCTGCTTTTAATTGTCTCCTTGATAATTTGGTGAGGCGCTTTTCTTCTCGCTTTGCAGCTAAAGCTTTTCGAGAACGACTCGATAACATACCCTCACCTAGTGCTTCTGCTACCCCCGCAACAGCACCGGGACCACCTCTTTTTAAGCTTCCGAATACTCCTTTGGCAAGATCACCCTTACCGTAAGAAGCCATTGATTTAGCCTTTTTTAACTGTTTTTCCTGTTCCTTGCTTAATAGTTTTACAACTTTTAAGTACTTTTGATTCCCCTTCATCAAAGCACTTCCCGATTTCGTTAAATCATCTAGTTTAGCTTCTGTCTCGGCTAGTTTAGTTTCCAACTGGGCTTTTGCAGGACTATCATCACCTAACGTTGATAACTCTTCCGCATACTTTTTAGCCTCGTTCCGTTTTTGATTTATTTCTTTAGATAATTTATCAAATTCCTTGAAAGCGTCTGATGTACCTCTCGATAAGGCACTTGTAAACTGCGCAGCGCTTTTAGCGATATCTTTTAATTGTTTTGCTGTGGCCGCAGCTGATTTGATGGTTTTTCCCCCTATATTATTATCTATCTTCTCGATAGAATTCATCATTTGGCTTAAGTCCCGGCGTAAATCTGTAACTGCCTTTCTATCTAAAGTAGGAGATACAGGTATATTGATATTTAATTCACGGTCGGCCATCGTAATTTCACCGTGTATCAGAACTTGAATTCTTAATTTCCGGAATAATATGTTGTTCCGGACTGATTAATAAATCTTTGAGTCTTTTGACTCTTTCTTCAGCTTCACTTCTCGTTAAAACAGATGACCCTGAGTTTTCATTCAGTGGTTTATGGCTCGATATATTGATAAGATTTTGTCTCTCGTTATGGATTTCAAGACTTCGACCATTTACATTCCTAAAATGAGTTTCTACCGCTAAATCGTGAGAGTCTTTTTCATTGTTCAAAGCAGATGAAAGCTGACGAGCCAAATCTTCAGCACTGTCAGCTCTAAATCTATTAATTACTTCCGCCTGTCTTCCGTCTGGAAGTATAACGGTCTCAACTGGCGATTCTAATTTCTTGGTCGAACGATTTAAGTATTGTCTTAATACCTTTAATTTTAATTCTTCTTTTTCCTTTTTTTCCCTCTCGGCTCTCATCCTATCTTTATCATCTAAGGCCCTTATGCCCTTACCCGCGAAGCAACCGCCTATAAACTTCGCATTTTGCCAATCTTTTTCATCTTGATCTTTTCTATCATATATTTTATTTAGAGCAGTCCACATAGACTGCGCCCAATTCAGTCCCAAAGAATCCGTCCCTGAGATTCCAGTATTATTGACACTATTGATGGGGGTGCCGCCATGCTGGAGCCACTTGAATCTTGACCTGTTTTCAAATGAGTATATTTCTATAAGAGGAAAAGCACGAGAAGCTCGTTCATTTAGTGACTTAAGATTTTCGAATATTTTTTCCTGATGTGCGGAACCTAACTTAGAAATCACTTTTACTAACTTTGTAATGCTCTTCTCTCGATCTACTAAAGAATTATTTCCATTTACTATGAATATACTTTGGGCAATAAATGCTGCTCTAAAGAAATTTCTGCGTTCTAAATCCGAATTAGTAGAAGGCCGCATGAATTCTATCTGGCGCATTTCCAGATGATTCAGAGTTTTAAAAACAAAAAATTGATTCTGAATAACTGCGTGACTAGTTAGGAATCCTTGAAATATATATGATTCTGCATCTTCCCAAACAGAATCATCGATTGGAGAATAATTTTTAGGGACGCTTACTTCTATGCGCCCACTATTCTTCTTTTGGCGCGCATCTTCCAATTTTTACCTCAATGGAGGTGAAAAGCGTGGATTGACATTTATTACTTGAGGGTCAATTATAGGAGCCGAGGTCAATTTTTCGGACGGTTTATCTATAACGTCCGAATTCGTGTTGCTTTGCGAAGCAAAGGGAGAGATGAGCTCCACATCTATCATTGGAGCTCCCTTCGGGGTGGCGGTGAAATTCTGGGCCGGAGAGGTCACACTCATATCAGGAGCGCCCTCCGCCTTGACCGCAGTGTCTGCTTTTTCTTCTGCGGGTGACGCCAGATTAGACACTACACGAGCAAAGGGATCGAAATCTAATTCAACAACAGGCTTTGAATCAGTTTCCTTTAGTATCGCTGCTTTTTGGTCAGTTAATTTATATTCCTTAGCTTCAAGGTTTGGTGGTTCTACCAATAAGGGCATATTCAACTGTTGACGAATCTCCGAAGATCGTCTTTCGAGTTCGAGAAGTTCATCAGTGGGCGACAAAGCATTCTCGAATTTTATACCCTTTAGATTTTCCTTCTGATCAGTCTCCAATAAATCAGCGTAAATACTAAAGGCATCATCTATGAATTGAGAACTCCAATCCTGCATCTTAAAGTATAAATATTTATCCAAGGATACCTTGAATGTTTTACCATCTTTACCTTTATGAGGAAATCTGGGGGTGCTATCTCGGTATTCTCTTAAGTCCAAGTCATTTATACCGACCATGGCATATGCGAGAGTCACTCGTTTAGTTTCATTTACTACATTCATACCAAGTGAGTCAGAATTCGACAATACTTCATTTACTCTTTCCTGACCGGATAAAGTAATAGGAGCCAACCACAATAAAGTGGCTCCTACTTGTCTCTTCCACAGTTTTTTAGCACCGACGTTCGATAGATTATTCTCTAACTCTAGTATAAAATCTTCCATAACACATTACTATACCAAACACAACAAAGGCCAACAGGTATAAAACCCATTGGCCTTTGTTGTTACGGTGACTAAAATGGACCGTAGAGTAAAGAACCTGAACCCGACTGTAAGAATGGGTTGTTTCCAGATTCGAGAGATTCGCCGTAAGAGTTAGGATCGCCTGGCTGGTATTGTGTGGTTCCGTCCGTAACGTCCGTGACCTTAGCAGAGGCATCTTCCATTACGATTGCAGAATCACTAGGGAAGCTTACTGAATATTGTTCTAGCCAGCATCCCTTAAAATAAGTTATTAAGGAGAACCCTCCACCTGGACCGCCAATTTCATTTTGCCCACCCCCAAACTGATTATTGTCAGCCTTGTTTACTAACTCTGAAAATACAAGTTCGGATTGTATATCAAATGGCCATTTATGCTGGCGTAATGAACGAACAATACCATCAACACCACCCTTATATCCTAGTTCCTGAACAATCCCAGCGGTATATAAAAGGGTGCGGTTCAGGGTCATGCCCATTGGGTCGGTAACACCCGGCACTAACTCAGCGATTTTATCCCCAAAACCTACCCCTCGAACCGGATCAATTGATCGGGATTCCGTGTAGTCGAAAGTGGCAAGAACCCCTACTTGTTTAAAAAGGCCGGGACTCTGGCCACTGTAAGGCTTACTAAATACTCTATTCTTTTGAGAAATAGCTACTCTTGTATTAGGACTACTACCTACTGTGTACAGATAAGTGTCATTAGGTCTTGCCATTTTTAAATCCTCTAATTACTACTAGTTATTAATCTGTTAATGTATTTATTAATTATAAAATATGAATCATTCTTTAGATAGCATAAAAATCCATAGAAAGCAACAAAATGCAAGACGAAAATTTGAAGCTAGGGAATTGTTGAATATATTAAAATCAAACCCATGTAAAGATTGCGGCGAAGGATTTCATCATTGTCAAATGGACTTCGTTAGAGAAAACGCCGCACAACACAATATTTCAAAAATGCTGATTAAATCGAAATCCACGATAATATCAGAGGCATCGAAATGCGTACTACTTTGTGCTAACTGCGCCAGACTACGAATCTATAGAAGCCAAAGAACTAAAAGAGCTAGAGAGTAGTTATCCCTTTTTAGAAATCCGAAAAGCTATTCTCCTAAGAATAGCAGCTTGTTTATTCCCAGGTTCTTCCTGCTCTGGCTCTGGCTCTGGCTCTGGCTCTGGCTCTGGCTCTGGCTCTTCTTCGGTCGTGATTTCAAAAATATCTTCATCTGGCTCAGATTCAGAATCATCTTCATCTGGCTCAGATTCAGAATCGTCTTCATCTGGCTCAGATTCAGAATCATCTTCATCTGGCTCAGACTCATCTTCATCTGGCTCAGACTCATCTGGCTCAGACTCTTCTTCCTGGGATTCGGATTCAGAACTAGGCTCTTTGATTTCTGGGGAAGGGGCAGGCAGTTTATCTACCTTCTGAGCAAATTTATTACCGTTATATTCAAAAACTGCACAATAATAAGTGACCCACTTACCGGATTTCACCTCTAGTGAAATAGGATAATGAGAGTGTTCTAAGGTAATTTTTTTAGGGTCGGTATGATCGACCCGGAGACTCGCAGGAATGTCCTTATGGTCTATTATAGACCATTCAGTTCCATTCCTGGGTTTATAATATAAAGGAAACTTTAAATTTAGATAAAAAGGAAGTGACTGAATCACAATACCTCAAGACTCGCCGTGATGTCCCTTACCACGGGTCTGAAAGTTATATGTGCTGGGCTTATTCAGTGTGCCATTACTATATAACTTATGGACTGCTTCTTCAATCTCTAGAAGAGAATGTGACGATAACTCATCGGCAGTATCACACTCCGAGAATATCCCAGCCAATCTTGACACGATCTGGGCAACGCGAGGACGCATTTTCGAATTTTGAGGACGTCGAGAAATTTCGACAAGACGGGCTAATCCCGCAGTAATATTTGCTATCTTAGCATAATTTGCAGCAGGAACTACTGCCGCAGTGTGCAGTTTCTTGATTTGCCCAAGAAGCACGTCCGGATTCATCGAATCAGAAGCTGTATGACCTGAACCGAGTTCGGTAACCAGCATATTTGTAATGACCTCAACCTCAGGATTTTTAGGATCGGTCGAAGCAAGTTGCTGGATCAAACTTGATATACGAGAAATGCTGCTCATAATTTCTTCTTTCTCCCGTCACTAACAGTTTAAATAATGTTATGTGTCTGAGTGGTGTGATGATTTTTTGCTCTATTGGACGAGGTAAATCATCTCATTCTGAATCAGATAAAGACGACAAAAAATTAACGATACTCATCACGACGCGAGAATCTTTCATTATCTATAGCAGTGTTTAAATAAAAACGCCTGAGCTTATTAGTATGTAGGTCATGACTTTGAGGCGAATGACTACTAATCCGACTTAATAAAGCGATAATTCCTACTGAAATTACCAGTAGTAAAAATATAGATATCACTGATCAGACCTAGTCTGTCTAATAAACCCTAATTTTTGAACGCGGTTTTTAATTGCTTCCTCTCCATGGTTTCTCATGAACATGGAAAACCTAGAAGCACCATCCATAAAATTGGATTCTGGAAATAAACAGCCTTCCTCATCATCTGTTTTTAGAAGAACTAATGAGTCAGGTTCTTCCTCGTCCCCCTTTTTAAATGCTAGTGAATATCCCAAGGGATGCAAAACCTGCCTATTGATCTCAAATATTAATCCAAATTCAAACAAACTAGAGAGTTTACTTGTTTTCATATTTTAAAATACAGTACAAACAATAAGAGATTCTTAATAAATTAATGTCAGTGTGAGTATCTCCATATCTGCTGTTCAGACTAGTGCAAATGCTTACCGCATTGATGCTACTATCACCATTATTTCTAATGATCCGATAGTAGATCCTATCGTTATTGTAAACGATAATATATTATCAGTCTACGCAGATTTAGGGATAACCCCCGGATCGTATGTCACTAATTATATCATTTACATAAAAGGGACGAATCCGAGTCCCAACATTTATAGTTACTCATTAGTCGGCAGATTTACTGATAAAGTATACTCAATATATGACGCATTTCTTGGACCAACTGGATCGACCGGTCCACAAGGATTAGGGGTAACTGGATCGACTGGATCGACTGGTGTTACAGGTCCCGCTGGTATTTTAGGTCCTACAGGTCCTTCTGGGGGACCAACAGGTACTACTGGTATTCAGGGAAATACTGGACCTACAGGCGGGATTGGACCCACTGGACTTGGAGCTACTGGTGCGAGTGGAGTAACCGGGTCCACTGGTGCAGTTGGTCCGACCGGAGCTGGCGGTACAGGACCTCAGGGTTCTACTGGTATTCAGGGAAGTACTGGATCTACAGGCGGGACTGGACAAGTTGGTCCGACCGGTGAAACTGGAGCAGTCGGAACTACAGGGCCTGTCGGAGTGGGATCCACGGGACCGACTGGTGATATTGGAGGCACAGGCCCAACAGGAATACAGGGAGAAACCGGACCTACTGGAGGTATAGGTACAACGGGATCTACCGGCTCAACAGGTGATATCGGACCAACTGGCTCAACCAGCATTGGTGATACAGGACCCACTGGAATTTCAGGTGGGACTGGACCAACGGGCGCAGAAGGTCAGACAGGACCTACAGGTTTTACGGGAAGCCAAGGGCCAATAGGTGATAAGGGAGATACAGGGTCAATAGGAAACACCGGATCACAAGGAAATACCGGTCCGGTGGGAAATACGGGACCAACTGGCATCCATGGCGATACCGGGTCCACAGGGTCGATTGGATCACAGGGTGAAACAGGACCCACAGGTTTACAGGGTGTTACTGGTATAGAAGGATCTACAGGTCCTACAGGCGTAACTGGACTTACAGGATCACAAGGGGACATCGGACCGACTGGAGAAACAGGCGCACAGGGCGCGACTGGTCCTACAGGCGTAACAGGACCTACAGGCGTACAGGGCATAACTGGATCTACAGGAAATACTGGCGCACAAGGCGATATAGGACCTACTGGCGTAACTGGATTCACTGGCGCACAGGGCGTAACTGGACCTACTGGAGAAACAGGACCTACCGGTACACAGGGTGAAACTGGATACCAGGGTGAAACTGGATCTACAGGACCTACAGGCATAACTGGATCTACAGGCGCACAAGGCGTAACTGGATTTACAGGACCACAAGGGAACACTGGAGAAACGGGCGTAACTGGATCCACTGGCGCACAGGGCGTAACTGGTTCTACAGGCGTAACTGGATCCACTGGAGCACAAGGCGTAACTGGACCTACTGGAGCACAAGGCGTAACTGGACCTACTGGAGCACAAGGCGTAACTGGACCTACAGGTGCACAGGGCGTAACTGGATCCACTGGCGCACAGGGCGTAACTGGTTCTACAGGCGTAACTGGATCCACTGGAGACACAGGCGCACAGGGCGTAACTGGATTCACTGGAGAAACAGGACCTACTGGAGAAACAGGACCTACTGGCGCACAGGGAGACACAGGACCTACTGGAGAGTCGAACTTTCAGGGCATAAGTTCACTCACTGCAGTCTTAGAAGTAGACAACACAAACCCGAATCAACCCGTACTTAACATTCTGCAGAGTGATATAACTACAGATGGATATTTAAGTAGTACAGACTGGAATACATTCAATAATAAAGGAGAGTCGAACTTTCAGGGCATAAGTTCACTCACTGCAGTCTTAGAAGTAGACAACACAAACCCGAATCAACCCGTACTTAACATTCTGCAGAGTGACGCCTCGACAGAAGGTTACTTAAGTAGTACAGACTGGAATACATTCAATAATAAAGGAGAGTCGAACTTTCAGGGCATAAGTTCACTCACTGCAGTCTTAGAAGTAGACAACACAAACCCGAATCAACCCGTACTTAACATTCTGC